CCCCCCCCCGATTGGAAGTCTATTAATTGTTGGCATAATATTTCCTCCTTAATATGTGAAAAATAAATGATTGTATTAGAAAATTATCCATAATAAAAAGCTATTAGCTCTCCAATATCATTAGCTCTTGCTGAAAATTGTGTAGTAGCACCACTATTAATGAAAATGCTCATTGCTCTGGCAGTGCGATCGTTTACACTACCTATAGATAGCGGATTATTATTAAGTACCAATACATAGCAAAGTATATTTTTTAAAGAAATAGTTGGTGTTACTTTATAAAAACTATAATCAATTCCGCCCACACCACTCACACCTATATTAGTAAGTTTATACGGGCACAAAACAGATTTCAACTGCCCCCCCCCCCTGATTGGGAAAGAGCATCCTTACATGCTTGAAGAACTACGTTATAATCTGTTGATCCAGTCATTAAATTGTTTAATACAGCCATTTTTATTTCCTCCTATAATATATAATATAGTTTATCTATTTACGATAACGCATGATAATGGTATATCTACCGTAGGTTTAGTACCATAAGCGTATAATATTAATCTTCCATTTTGTTGTTCTATCTTAGCAATACTTGCTTTCATACATGCTTTAACTTGATCATCATTCGCATTATTACTTAATCCCACTTCAACGATATTATTAGCTGTTACTCCAGCAACAGCAATATTGTTAGTATAAGGAGCAGCACTACCAGTCCAATTAGTAGATGGAGCCACTGCAGTTATAGGCGTATGCATGCTTTTCATATTATTATAAATTTCTGTTATAGCTTGTTGAACTGTAGTTGAAGTCATACCGCTAGGCGGTGTAAATGCAGCATTATTAGCAGGAAGTGAATCTAGTGGAACACCATCTTTTATAATAAGAGCTATATGTTTACCATCGCCACTTATAATATAATAAGTGCCGACCTTCTGTTTATCTGCAGGTAAATTATTATACTCTGTTTGAGTCATAGATTGCGCTAATTCATCAACAGCAATCAATCCTGTGGGTGTTTTTATTACTTGCATAATATTCCTTTTCCTTTCTATAAATTTAAAAAGCAAAAATATATGCGTATGAATCTAATCATATGCAGAATACAATATTTATACTGCAAAGAAAAATAAAATAATATATAAGTAATTAAAATAAAGAAATTTCAATATATTTTTCTTTGTAGTTGCTTCTTAGCGATAGCAGATTAATCAGTCTATTAATGAAATGTTGCTAATATCAAAAATGCACTATGGGATTTCCCATAGTGCAAATTTAATGATTTTTATTTTGATGATATTTTATCCAAATAATTTACTTTATAATCTCCGGCTTCTAAAAAAGTAATCTTTAATTCAGTATCAGAAATATATTCATACTGAACTTGTGATTCTTTAAAATGCATCCATGATCCAAGTAAGTCTACGTTAAATTTAATTTCACTAATTAAATTTCCTGTAATATCATCCTGGTCAATAATAAACTTAAACCTTAACGTCTTAGAAAGATAAGACTTCCAATCATTTACAGGAATAGTAGCTATTTGATCAAGATAGCATCCCTCATTTAATAACTTATCTTTATCGGTAGCATCTATATCGTTCCAAGCACCATTTTTATAAGTTTGCCATGTAGCACCACTATCTTTAGAAACGGCAAATTTAATTGTAGCTCCAGCAGTACTTCCAGTAAAAGTAGTAGACTTAATAGTATCAATACCAGATGTATTAGTATCTTTAGTTTCTACTATAGTTTTATTTACTTTACCAGAAATATCAATAGTATCATCTTCCTCACTAGAACTTACAAGAAATCTTACTTTATCTTGTAATCCGTTAGCGCTAGTAATCATATATTTACCATAAGTTTCATAAATATTTTGTGTTGGAGCAGAAGACTGGTCTGGTAATAATACCCAAGTATCATTACCGGAATCATTAGTAGTATTATCGATTAATGTAATACCATTAAAATATTTATACCCATCAGAGTCTTTCGCAAGAATATATTTCTCTGGACTTCTACCTAACTCAATCTCCACAAATCCATATGCAGTCCAAGGATTCTCAAGATTCCTATTTGAATCTTGTGCTAGTGTAGCATACCCTCTAAATATTTCAGTACATAGAGTGGGGTTAATATATGATGTTCCACCATTACTTAATCCAGAATCGGTAGCTTTTCCGCCGCTATAGCCGCCACCTCCTCCGCCACCATTCCATGAAACTCCTCCACCGCCCCATCCTCCATAATATGGACTATAGGATGAACTTGGATTTCCAGATAATATGGCATACGTATTACCTTCACTGCCTCCAGTACTTCCAGCGGTTAATCCAGCACCACCACTTGCACTGCTAGAACCTCCAGCGCTTGTACTGGTTCCATTCTTTATATCAGCATCATTTCCATATCTGCTTGAACCTATACTCGAGCATACATATGCACCAGCACCACCGCCAGCAACAAATAATACATCAACTTTTCTATTAACGGGTGTAAATGTATAACCACCAGAAGGATTATCTAATAATACTACTGATGCTCCTCCGCCGCCACTACCCCAAGCAGTGCCATTAGATGACCAACCTCTACAACCAACTAAGATATATATAATTGAACCCTTACTAAGTAAACACGAACCTTCAATTTTAGCCCCTCTACCAGGTCTATTAAGACTACCAGTTACCTTACCGGTAACTGGATCTATTGAAGCCTTACCACTTGATGTGGTACCTCCAGCAGCTCCTCTGACACTAAATTTAAGTTTAGATGTATATGGAACTGTATATTTTTGCCATCCATATCCAATACCCTCTACGTTTACCATATTAGGATCATTTTTATAGCATTCTTTAATATATGTACCTATTTTATCAGGTGTATACATAGATCCAAAATATATATTAGTAGGGGTAGTATTATAACCAGTATATTCACCGCCATATGCACATGATTTAAATTGTAAAATTGTTCCCATATTAATTTCACCGCCTATCCAATATAATTTATATCTTTATATTTCGATAAGTCTACATCTTCATACAGCATATGTGTTCCCTCAGATGAACTATCGAGCTTTAATGGGATAGATTGAAGAGAAATAATTATTCCGCTATTTAATACAGCAATAAGATCTTTATCATATATAAATTTATCACTATCATTAGTTGTAAGTATTATTTTATTTTGATCTTTTAATCCTTCAGTTTTCTTTAATATTTCTACAGGCAAAAATGCAAAATACTGATTTGAATTTACATTAATTATTACCTGCGCACCTTTGGCAGCAGAGAAATATTCATGCTGCAATATATTCATATCTCCTACTTGTTGAGGTATATCTTGAGCACCTCTACCAAGTACTTGATATGTATTATCTTTATATACAGATATAGATGGGTAGTTTCTTACACGAGAATCTCTATATACTACATATAAAGTATCTTCCGAACCAGCGTCAGGCAAATCTTTTTCAGTATCTTCAAATATAACCTTAATACCAATCTCAACATCATTAAATACAAAATTACCATTAGCGGATTGGGAAATCTTATCTAATACGCCTTTATTATTATGCTTATGAGAGCTATTTACGGCTTCATCAATCTTTAATGCAGTAGCATTAGGTCTTCCACTTATATTACTCCAAGTAAACTGTAATGATACTTGAGTTTGATCTAACTGCAACCACTGAGTACCGTCCCAAATATAAGTAGCACATGCTATAGGAGTACTACCAGCAGCTGATGTTTGCACATATCCAATATTACCAATATCATTATTATCAGTTGGTAATTCAGAAGCATTGTGTACAAAGTAGCTCTTATTCATACCATTCCATTTATCTTTATCTGCCTGAGTAACATGAATTGTAGTATCGGCAATATGAGTATTATAATCGGTTAATGCAGAAGAATCTACCTTTTTATTCCAATTATCTTTATCATCCTGAGTAACGTGAATAACTAAATTACTTGTATGGTCAGATAAGTCTTTCTTAATCTTATTTTCATTACTTCTAGCTGTAGAAGCTTCAGTATTTATTGAAGTAGTAGCACTATTTAATACATCTGAATCCTTCTTATCAACATCAGCTTTACTATAAGAACTTGTAACACTTGCTGGAAGGTTTGCTTCTGGAACTATTCCATTAGCGTCTAATCCAGCATATCCATTAGGCTGCCCTTTATTTAAAATATTCTCAGGTGTAAATCCTAAAGACTTTAAAATATCTTGTGCAGTTACAGCTACTGAATAGAATGCTCTTAAAGTAATTAATTTAGTTTTACCATCGCCAAGTACAATTATATTTTTATTAGTATCATAAACTAATTCTCCATGCTTAGGTATATAATCTGCATCTGTAGCGTTTGAGCTGTCTTTCTCATTCAATTTTACATTTATATTAGTACCATCTACTGAAGTAAATTCAATCCACGTACCAGCACTTTGCCCATCTTCTCTAGATCTAAAATATAACTTAGAATCATCATTTGGTTCTGGAATTACTGTAATAGCTGAAGAATTTGCATTATAGTGAATAACCCTCAGTACTATTTGATCTTGGGTAGTATCTATAGAATCAATCTTGGCAATATATCCACTTGTATCATATACCAACTGATTTATTTTCAAATCAGAAATATTAACTTTCAAATCTGCTGAAGTTACAGTTTGTTTAGCGCCAATTTTTGGTGCATTGATTAGATCGGTAACTTCAATAATATTAGCAGGAGTAGAATCTCCAGAACCAGAAGAAGAACTGGAATTAAATTCTCTCCATTTTCCTAAAACAGGATCATAATCATTAGATGAATTATATTTATAATGCTTATTTGTTTCTTTACAATATGAGATATGACCTTCGTCAATAAAGGAGTCAAGATACGACTTCATTTCAGAAGTCGTATCAAAACTATTTCTATTATCCAAAGGTTTCTTTCCTCTATATTGAAAGTTGTCTCCTATCTGAATTGGCATAATAGAACAGCCCCCTTTTATTAAGCATAAATCTGCTTAAAGTTATCTACGGTTGTAGCATCCTTCATTACATATACATAGTAATCTACGGAATCAATAGCTACTTCCTTGCACTCATAAGAGCTAATATAATCGAATCCATTATTATCTAAGATAGACTTTAATGTACCGAATGACTTAGGGTAAGCATATACAATCTTAGAGAATGAGCAAGTGATGCCAGAATAAGTAAGATCCTTAGTAGTCTTAAGACTATTCTTCTGCAATCCCTTAACAGCAGTAGCGTCTATAGTAGCATCATTAGCTACGAAACCATAGTAAGATCTGTTAGTAAATACAATACCTTCAACTGCAGATGCTGTACCTGTTCCATCAGTTACCTCAACCTTTAATGAAGTATTGGTAGTAATATTGCATGTGTAAGTATATGAGAATGTACCACCATTAGCTACATCTTCTGTAATGGTATTAATTAACTGGGTTCCATCATAAATCTTGATAGATGTAATATTTTTACTCTTCTTAGTTGCAGTAATTGAAAATGTAATGCTAGAAACTGTAGCACCAATCTCATAAATTGTAGCTGCAGGGTTAATAGAGATAGATACTTCTGGTTTCTGATATGGGAATAAGATAGATTCCAAAATATCTACAACAGACTTATCTTTAACAGAAGATCCGGCATCTAAACCACCAACTTTAACAGTCGTAGTATCCTCTCTAGTAATCTTATCACCGCCAACAGCACTGATAGTTACCCATCCATCTGTATCATCCTTATGAATCTTAAGTAATAATTTAGCAGCATCGGTATCATCAATCCAGAATACTCCAGTATCAGTAGGAGCTTCACTACTAATAACAAAAACAGATTTATATTTTCCATCATCTGCTAAAAACTTGTCTCCAGCTCCAGTGCTAATTAATTTATCAAGTAAATCTTTATTATCATGAGTATGACCGCCACCTGTAGTATATTCTTTCCACTTTCCAAGAGTAGCATCATCTTCATTTGTTGAATTAAACTTATAATATTTATCTGTTTCTTTATTATAAGCAAGGAATCCTTCTGGTAATCCGGATTCGATAAAGGACTTCATCTCAGCTAAAGTATCAAATGACTGTCTGTCATCAAGAAACTTCTTTCCTTTAAATGAAAAATTAGCACCAATTTGAATTGCCATTTAAAACACCTCTCTTTTCACATTATGCATAAGTCTGTAAGAAACCATCGACAGTAACAGGATCAGTAAGAGTATATACATAGTAATCTACTCCATCAATTGTTACCTCTGTTCTAGTATAACTAGGAATATATTCGAAACCACTACCATCAAGAATAGATGATAAAGCCCCAAATGATTTAGGGTAAGCATATACAATCTTAGAATTAGTTGCAGTAATACCATTATATTTTAAAGCTTTAGTAGTCTTAAGATTATTATTTTGTAATGCTTTAATTACAGTATCTGTTACGGTTACACTATCGGCAATAAATCCAAAATAAGATTTATTAGTAAATGCAACACTCTTAGTAGCAGATACAGTACTAGTACCATCAGATACTTCTACCTTAAAAATAGTATTAGTATTAATAGCAGTATTATAAGTATATGAGAATGTACCACCATTTGCTACTTTATCAGTAATTGTAGTAACCAAAGTGCCTCCTACATATACTTTAATATTCTCAATATTATTGCTATGCTTTGTAGCATTAATAGAGAATGTAATACTCGGAATAGAGTTTCCTACTTCATATACTGAAGTAGAAGGATTAATAGAAAAAGAAACTCCTGGTTTCTGATATGGGAATAAAATAGATTCCAAAACTTCTTTAGTTGTTTTATCTTTAACAGAAGATCCAGCTGGTAATCCGCCTACTGTAGTTGAAGTTTTATCTGTTCTATCGAACTTTTCAGATCCACTACTGCCACCAGATGATCCATTTTTTAAATCATCTAATGCTTTTTTAACAGTAGAATTACCATATAAAACTTGCCCAGCATTAGTTTCAGGATGCAAAATTTGTTTTACACCCTTAATTTTTTGGGTTAATTTACCATTAACAGCCATTATATTTCCTCCTTTATTCATTATTTTAATAAAATGTTAAACATAATGGAATATCCCCTATAATATATAATATTACGTATTAGAAATTTTTAAATAATCTACAATAATAGATTTAATACTAGGGGATTTTTCTGAATTATTAGTATTCATTCCAGCAACAATATCGAAAGTTCTATCGGATATAAGTTGCGGATCATATTCGGAATCTGTTAGTGCTTCTAACTCAGTCTTAGACATACCATTAGTCATAATATTAGAAAGTGATAAAGTGTTCCAAGCACTATTCTTATAAACCTTATATGTCTTTCTACCATCAAAAGATACAGCATATTTAATATCCGTAATAGCATCTTCAGTAGTTTCATCTGTAGTAACCTGAGAAATAGAATATACATCAGAAATATGACTTGTATCATTTGTTACTATAGTACCAACAGTATTTGTTGGATATACTTTTATTTTTTCTAATGTTGGGGTCAGATTAGTATCTGATAATCTCGAAAATGTATACAAAATATTATCATTTTCATCATATATATCAGCTGCAGCATCTCCAGTAGCATTCACTTTAATCGATTTCAAAACCTTCAATGGGGTTTTAAATGTTATAGTAATTGATTCTCCCTTATAAAAATCTTGACCTCTTGTAAAAATCCAGTATGCATATCCACTATCATGGTAGGGACTACTCATTAGTACGTTTATTACATCTGAGTCATATTCATTAGCTTTACTGTTATTAGAAACCCCTGTATAGAATTCACCCCATGCGCCATCTTTATAAGTAATAAAACTTAGATTCGCAATTTGTCTTGTACCTGATGAAGTGGATCTAATTACTATTTTCTTAATCATTATATTATACCTCCCTTAATAATAATATATTTTTAATCTATGCAAAATTGGAGTGTAATGAACATCTGTAGATTTCATAACGCATAATATGTCTAAATTAAATACACTATTAAAATTATATCCCAATATAGATTTCATATCAGATATTGTCATACCATTAGATAATATATCAGACTCCGCAACTGTTGTTTTAACATTATTTTTTATAATAAACCATGTAGATTTATTATCCGTACTAAATAAGAAACGTATATCACATTTATCATTTAAATCATATTCTAAATCTACTTTAATTATGGCACTTACGTTATTTAATCTGGTACTATCTGTCGTGACTATAGTACCATTATTATTAATATCATAATATTTGGATAATTCATACGTTGGAATATATTGAATCTTATTTCTATTAGTTATTGTCGTTATAGTATACTCATGAATAACTTTATCATCATATCCATAAACTTCTATAGAAAAATTACCACTAATACCAATAGAAGTTAAATTACTCGGTAATGGTATAAATGAGATTTTACTAATAGAATCTACTAACTTTTTAAAATATATTTCCACAGAAATATTATTAGAATCAGATATCCAATATGATGTAGTGGCATTAGTATTTATTATATTTATTGGATAATAACCAATTGCAGATCCTGTAACTTCACACTTAAAATTATCAGTTTCGCCAATTAAATTAGTATCAGTAACAATATTGCCAGGTTCAATAACTTTATTTGCTCCATCGTAGAACCTTATACTACCAATACCTAAATTACTTAAGGAGGTATTCATATTTTTAAAAACAACTTTCTTTATCATGATGGATCAACCTCCTCATATGTTAATACTCCTCCGATAATATTAGTTACAGTATTATCAAATGTAGCAGCATTTTCATTACCAGTATTTAAGTTTATAGTATTTCTTGCAAACTCTACATTAAAAGATGATAATTTAGATCCTAAATTACTATCTTGAACAGTATTATTGTATGAAATATTCTGGTTACTGGTCAAATCAATTATAACTCGAGCTAATTCTGTATCTCTTGGAGCTATATTAACATTATTTGCCTTATACTCTATGTAATTTTCCGGATCGATAATAAAGTTTTGATTAGAATCATTATATTCAATTACTTGAGCTAATCTTGTAATATTTGATTCTTTAAGGCGGCTAAAATTACCATCTCTTTCTATTGCGCCTGTAGCCGTTTTAAACCATCTTGATTATTGTATATGAGCTCATAAACTTTAGCGTCCTGTTTAATATTCTCATATACACCAAGCTGAACATATGCTCCATTTACGTAATAATAAATATTTGCAGTATCTTTATAAACCGTATTATCAGGTAAATTAGCAATAACATCAGCTTTAGAAGCTAAATTTATTACTGTTCCATTAACTTTAATATGAATTTTACTAGGAGCATCTTGTTCAATTAAAGTATATAGATTACCGCCTTTAAAAAATTTAACCTTACTCTTTGAAATATTCATAAGCCATTACCCCTCAATCCAGATATCTCCATCTTTAAAGTCAGTTGGCTGTGTAGAACTTACAATTATTTGTGGCCTAGCTTCTAAATCGGCAATTCTTTGAGCTAATGTATCATCCTCTGTTATACTAGTTACTCGACCCTTAGCATCTACACTAATAGCTTTAATATAAGTAACAGATTGAGCTGTAATTATATTCTTTAATTCTGGAGCAGCTGCATTTCCGGCTAAATCACCAGCTAACTGGATAATGCCTTTAGCAGAATCGGTAGCATCATTAACAGTAGTTCTACCACCACCATATATCCAATTAGAGCCGTCATGTACATATTGAGTATTTCCCTGATTATTTTTTGTTTCATCAGCCACAATATATACCCAATCGCCATGTTTTGGTGAAGTAATTGCGGCTTGCATAGCTGCAAATGTAGCATATTCACCCTTAAAACTAACACCGTTTGTTAAAGCATCAATCTGATTTTGAATATTACTTCTAACTCCTTGAAGATAATTTAATTCTGCTATTGTAGCTAATAAACCAGTTATATTATCAGCTTTGTCAGCAGCATCAACTTTACCATTACCATTAGTATCATACGTATTTGTATCCATGATTGTCTTAGAATCAAATACAAGTTTATTGCTTGAATTTACATCAAGCTTATTTAATACTGTATCGAGATTACTATGATTATGATTCGTGTTTGAAGATGCTTTATCAGCTAACTCTTGACTAATTTTACTAGCAGACCAAGCATTTGATGTTGTTGTAGCGGTATCGTCTATAGCTGCAGCTCGTGACAATGCTGTAGTTAAACCGTTAATCTGAGTATTTACTCCATCAAGAAATGTAGATGGCACAGAGAGATTATTATTCGTATCTTTAACAATGGTTGTCCCATCTATAAAATTAAATGGTGCATTAGAAATATCGTCCCATTTAATAGCATCATAAGTCCCATTATCTTTAAGAACCTTACTTCCATCACCTGATAAATCAATTGCATTTATAGCATTTATTTGGCCTTGAGTAAGTGTTTCACTTCCAGAACCACTACTAGAGCAACAACATATCCTCCATCTACCAGTGATATCATTGTCACTGTTAGTAGATAGGAATTTATAATATTTACTATCTTCTTTATTATAAGTAATAATTCCGTCAGGTAAAGATGTTTCGTCATAAGCTTTCATGTCAGATAAAGAATCAAATGACATTCTATCATCGAGAAACTTTTTACCCTTATACTGGAAATTATCTCCAACTTGTATTGCCATACTATTTGCCTCCTTTGTTTTTCTTAATAAAATGTTAAAGATAGCACCATGGGTGTTATCCCATGGTGTAGTATTTATTAATTTAAATCCGCCCCTGTAAGAAGAGCAAGAAAATCAATATCAGCTCTTTGCTTTTCAATATCAATAATATTTAATTGCTTTTTATATTCTTCATACTCTTCTTTAGTAAGTTTAGCTTCTTCATATTCATATGAAGTTATTGTATTTCCACTATCAGTTTTTGTAGTATGCTCTACTACATTCTGCCTGATATAAACGATGGATTTAGAAGACGTAGTATCAACTAAATCAGGCTCTACATCCGAATATGCTTTTTCATAATTTAATCTCATTATATCACCCCTTATTAAGAATTACGTACAAGTGGCTTACATGATAAGCTGGTTGATAATGTATTAGAACCAAATGCTGATTTAAACGAATATCCAAGTATACCTGGCAATATACCGCAATAATGGTAGCTCTCTCTAGCATCTATACCTACAATTAATGTAGAAACTGAACCACCATCTTGTACAGTTCCACTACAGTAATATGTAGTAGATGAACCACCGGAAGTTGTTGCTATTATACCATATTTAGTAAACATACATTTCTTTATATAACCATTACTACCTAAACCACCAGAAAGAGTTATATAACCTGTAGCATTGATATCATCATACCCATCTGCAGTTGAACCATCTTGCTGACCATAACATGCTTTAATTTTAGTATAACTACTACTAAATAAACATCCAGCGACACGTCTAAAGTTTAAGCCATAATAATTTTCAATACCAAATATCTTAACACTTTTAGAGCCATTAGTAGTACCATAAAATAGGCCGCATTGATCTGTATTACCAGTATTTTTATACGATTTAACAGGTATTCCAAATTTAGCTTTAACATTTGTAGATTTAGATATTAAGAATATTAATAAATTTAATAACTGTCGATCACTAAATAATTCACCATACCAAATGTTACTCCCATCAATATTATTATTATTTATATATCGAATCTCAGTATCTCCATTATTATGACCTTCAGCTGATTTACCAGAAAGACTTCTATAACAATTATTAATAAGTGAGCTATTATATATAGGCATATATGTATAAGGCATAACATCGCCATTTGCATCTAAATGAGCAAAACAATTATAATCATTATCAACTTTCTTATCACTTATATAGTATTCTGCAGTATTATCATCAATTTCTACAAATTTCACATATACGGTAGGAATACCAACCATAGCATTTCCTTCATATAATTCATTTGATACATCTGAATCTAGCCCATTATCTTTGCGCTTACTAAAATCATTTGGATTTAATTCATAATCTACGGTTCCATCTTTCTTTAGCATGCATGGTTTAATATCTCTAATAAAAAATGCACTCCCCCATGAACCATAATTAAAAGTGTCTTTACTAAAATCCATATGAGCTGGCTCGTAGCCTGCATTATCTGATAGATAAGTAATCATAGCATCAGGGTTAGATTCAGCTTGATTTATTCTAAACCCATAAAGTTCATATTCTTTACATAGCATGCTAACCTGATTATCTGTAGAATTATTAATGATCCCAGTAGAACTAACAGGGAATGCTTTATAATAATAAGTATCACCAACATTAGGACTACATGCTTCATCAATATAATATACGTTCTTATAAGAACCAAAATCACTTCTTGGAACTTCTAGTACTAATTCACCATCGGTTTCATTTATTGGGGCTGAACCTAATTTTCTACGAATAATTACTTTTTCAACTTCACATGCTAATTGTCCATCTATTATAGTATCAGGAGGCTCTTGAAATTTAAGTTTATTCTTCTTTTGATTAGAATCATATACGCCAAACATTTTAACCATTGGTTGGGGTATCATATTTATTATGTATACATTATCTGGAGTGATAGAAGTGTCCACCCAAGTAGATGTATTTTTATCATAATATTGAAAATGATCATTATAGTATCTAAGATTACCGAATCCATTAGCAGTTAAGAAATTTCCCTGAATATCTATCTGCAATTTACCAATATTTTGTATTGTTGAATCGCTGAAAGTAACAATAATATTATTCTTGTCATCTTTTGTGATGGATTTAATAGATTTACCATCTTTTCCAGCATCTCCCTTAGAAGATTCCCCGGTATCAACCCCATTAATTAACCAATTTTTAGATACAGGATCAATAGCAACAACATCACCAATAGTACCAGATTGAATCGTAATCTCTTCACCATCAACAAATATTGTTTGCACATCTTCCCCAGCACTATCTTTATAATAAAACCATGTATTAGCAGCACTTGTTGTTAATGTAGTACCACCTTTTATATATCTAACTATATAATTGCCATCGCTATCCGGAGCACATGTAGGTAACTTATCACAATAAATAGCTTTAGACTGCATTAAGGTTTTATGAACGTCGTCTATAAAGGTTTTTAATGAATAAGTTGTTTTGGTACCATTCTTAGCAATAAGTTCAACTTCCCTAGTGATACTATTAAATTTTAAATCGCCTAAAAACATTTGGCTTAATATATAACCTTGATTAGCAGATAATGGAGTAATTGCACTTTGAGTATTTAAATCGTCTACTATATCCATAGTGGAACCACCGGCATTATATTCTCTCCATTTACCAGTATCAGGATCATCTTCATTAGATGAATTAAACTTATAATACTTATCTTTTTGCTTACAATATGAAATATGTCCTTCATCTAGCGAATTAATATCGTATGCAATCATATCTGATATTGTGTCAAAAGTATCTCTATCATCTAAAGGCTTCTTTCCTCTATATAAGAAATTATCGCCTGTTTTAATAGCCATTTCTTTTCCTCCTTATCATTTATTTTATATGTTAGTTACCACACTAATAAGTAACTTATCACAATTTGTGGAGCTTGTTACTCCAATAGTATCTCCAGTAATTCTTACTTTAGCTTCATATTTAGTTAAATCGCTACCAACAGCAAGCTGAATGTAAGTAATCACGCCATCATACTTAATATTTAATCCCCTTAAAGTACAAGTATCGGCATATGTATGTCTACTAAAAGCAACGGCAAACATGAGAGTTTTAATTGTTTCTGTAGAAAATACTACATTTCCTAAATTTTGTATAGATATTCCATCAGATAATATAATATCTCTAGCAGAATCCCAATTAGATTTCTCTTCTGAAGTGAAATTATCATACAATTTAGTAGGAATATTTACACTTACATGATTCCATGCATTAGTAGAAACATCATACGTTTTCCAAGTATTACCTTTATCAAATGAGAAAATAAGTTTAATAGCACCATTATTTTCTATAGTATAATCTGCAGTAATATTATGAATTGTTTCATACGCAGCCATAGATAACGGTTCTATTGTTGAAATCATAGATTTATCTACTTTAATACCATTTATATTTAATGTATTTTGACTTGTAGATATAATGGAAAAACTCTTAAATTTATCTATAGGTTTAAATGTTTCTTCATTAATCGTAATTTCTTTAAATAAATCAGAAACATTAAATTCATAATTATTAAAATTACTAACACTCAAATCAGATATTGCATTATAATTTTTTGCGCTTGAATTATAATATTTTTCATCTATAGAATAATAGTTTTTATTTGATTGTAATATTACACCTACAAAATCATTACCCCATAATTCAAATTCAACTACTGCTACACCTTTGTTTTGTATTTCTGGGATAATCATAAATTTTTTTCCGACTAATATATTATCAAATTTTATTTCTTCCAATGTATCATTTGTATTATTAAATTTGAATGTGCCAACTTTTTTAAATTTAGATAATTCAGAATTTACATCCAGAGAATCGTCCAAAGTATAATACAAATCAAAAGTATTACAATGCACTCCCCAATTTTCAGTAGTCATAATCTTCATTGATGATATTGATTTTTTGCCTTTTAGGGTTACCATTAATTTATTTCCGCCATACCAATTATACCCATTTCCAGTAGTTAAACTTCCATCTATTGCGTTATTTGGAACGTTATATCCATCATCTGAGTCCGCAGTAGCAATCGCCCCATTAGATTTAAGTGCCCAGTTAGTCATTATACCACCTCAATTCCAATAATATCAATAAAATCATTTTTAATAATAATATTAGTTTCAAAAAATCCTGCAGTGTTTACATTCAATTTATAATCATATTCATCCTTAATTTTAGCACCGCTATCATCGATAGTAATCTCATCAGCATTATTAATAAAATCCTGTTTTGTATCTGATAATAATTTCTTTAATTCACCAGATTGATTTAAAGTACCATCTTGAATTTTATAAACCCCAGATATATAGGCACCTTTAAGAGAAAAAGCAGAATTTAACGTATATTCTTCATTAGCTTTAACATTCTCAAATACTTTACGAAGCATTGTATTTCCACTAATAGCACCAATACTATTATCAATTAATTTCTTAATTTCATTACCTTGTTTAGCGGATAGTGGCTTATCGCTATCCTGATGATATAAATCATCAATTATATCAGTCGTTCCTATCTTCTTTCCTAATGCAGTATTTACAATATTAAGTAAATCCTGTAATTCTTTAATTGTAGTAATCTTGGCAGTATCTACTTCAGTTCCAGTAAAACCATTAGCTAAATCTTTATTCTTATTAACGTAATCGGTTAAATCAATACCATCAGTAACGCTTAATGTAACTTCAGTACCGCTAATAAAAATAGTCTGTGAATAATCACCCGTTCCCGTAGGATAATAAAACCAAATATTAGTATCATTAGTAGTCTTAGTCTCTTTATCTTTTACATAAGTAATAATATATGTAGTATCACCATTATCAACTATAGATGGTTTTGAATCTACAACAATACCAGTCTGCTTATTTAAAGTATTGAATTTAGTATCTGTATAATTCTTAGCAGATGCTAATACTATTGAAGTGTCAATGGTCGTAGGAATATATTTATTACTAGCAGTATCGTATGATAATACCTGTTTGTCAGTAACCCCAGTGTCATCTACATTCTTTAACTCACCGATATTAGTAGAAGTAATAATTCCGCTGATATCAACATCAATACTATTATTATTCTTATAAGTTATAGTCAATACTTTAATAGGTTTTCCACTTTGCTGATCAACTTTAGTATTAAAAACTATAGATTGCATAAAGCTTAAATCTATTTTATTTAATGCACTTACAATATCTAAAACTCCAATTACAGATAATTGTGACATATCGCCGATTGCTTTATTTATACTCGCAATATTTTTCTTAATATTAGTATCATTATAAGTATCACCAATATATTTTTCAATATTACCATCAGCAATATCCGTAGATATATCTTTACTAGTATAATCTTTTAATACTTTATATATAATATTATTACATACTACATATTTACCGGTTTTATATGGAATATTTACATCATAATCATCAAATGCTACTTCAGCATTAGTGCTTTGAGTTACTGTATATTCTCTCCATTTTCCAAGATTTGTATCTTCGCTATTAGATGAGTTAAATTTATAATATTTATCAGTAGCTTTACAGTATGAAATATGACCTTCATCTAAAGAAGTTTCATCATAAGCTTTCATATCGGCAATACTACTAAATGAATCTCGCTCATCTAAAGGTTTCTTTCCTCTATATAGAAAATTATTGCCTGTTTTAATAGCCATTTCTTTTCCTCCTTTGCCCATAATTATTAATAAAATGTTAAAGATGGCACCATGGGCATTAACCCATGGTGCGTTAATTAATAAGTTGAATTTGTTTTTGCTATATTAATATCTATATAATCTCCATAATCAAGTATTGGTGATATTTGAGATATTAATTTCCTTAATTCATGTCTTTGAGAATCTATATTATTTTCATCATAATCCTTAGAAGATTCAATAATAACAAATCCAAGAATTACATTATTCTTGTCAAATATAGCTTCAGTAACAGCATACTTTATTTTATCAGATGATATAAAAATTCTACAATTCATGCATTGTAAATCACCATCATTTTTAATAATATACTCCCCATCTTTTAATAAATTATCAATCATAGTATCAAATAAGTTAAGTGGAATATTGGAGTGCTCGATTGAATGCTCTCTAATACCACTTCCTATTCTCACATTTTCACAAATGCATGATACTTTGAAAAACTTAACGCCATGAGTACTATGTGTCCCATTATGGAATAAATAAATTGCCAATCTATCAGCATTTAAATTATCCATACAATCTTTGCAATAATCGTGCATTGATTCTTTTAATTTAACAAATACTTTCATGAGATCAGGTTCTGATTTGGAGTTCTTCTTTTTATCAATCTCCAGCATCTGATCAACCATTTTATTAGCAATTTCCATCATACCATTTTTGTATTCTTCATTGTTTTTTATAGATTGGTTTTGAAATTTTTTGTACATCCTATTTACACTACATATACAATATACAAATAGTACTAATACAAAAGCTAATATAACTGCATATGGCCCATAATCACTAATTGCTTGGACTACTGTTAATGGATCATTATGTTCCATTTGATCGCACCTCCTACATAAATTAATCTTATGTTCACATAATACAGGGGTTTAGGTGCAATCATTCACCATTAAATTCTTTATTGCCAATATATCCTTTAGCAATATGCCATTTTTTATTAGTATAAATATACGGTATTACTTTTTTAGATTTACCATTTATATTTATCCTTGCATAAGGGAATACTGTAGTAAAATCAATAGTTACACTTACTACATTATATCCATCAGTTATATAATACTCTACTTTATATTTGGTATATGATTTTAAATCATGTATAGTTACTTTAGAATTAGCAGGTCTTGTTTTGTCATCTTCAAAAGATATATTATCATTATATGTAGTACCATCACTCGTTAAATTACATTTTTGCCTTGCAATATTTGTTTGATCATACTCTTTTTTATTGTCTATTGATGATATAAAATTAACAATAGCTGAATACTGATGAATTACTAAATTAGAATATTCTACCTTTAATAGCTTTGTATTAGTAGAGATATCGGTATAATTTAATGTAGTAATACCATCAGATAATGAAGCTTTTACAGTATAAGCCGTATTATGACCTAGATTATCAAATGTAACAGGATCTGATCCATCTTTTAAATGCGCTGTTTTTGTACTAACAATAGCACCATCTGATTTTACTAATTTTATAGTAACATTAGCTTTTGTATATTCCTCACCATTTACATCATTCCATGTAGCCTTAACAGTAATTGACTTTGTGGTTTTATTAGTAACTTCCATAATACCTAAAGTTGGTGGGACGTATAGATTAATATCTGCTATTACTAAAGGCGCAGTATTATTAGCACATCCATCACACCCACAATGGGCCCATGCATGAAATTTAGTACCACTTATTTTACCTGTAGCGGTTTTAGTAAAACTAGCATCACTATTAATAGTATCCTGAGGAATTTCTATTACTGGATTTGAAGAGTCTGTTCCTACATAAATTGTCCATGAATACTTAAAACTACTATCTGCATCTGTAAATGCAGAAGCAAAAGTTATTGAATAATTTCCATCATCATCAACCCACCCAGTCATTTTCATACTCTTAGGTGCTTCAGAATGATATATTGGTCCAAAATTATGAACAGCCATAATTTATCTCCTTTACTTTAATTATCCTTGAATAAGCTTTAATATAGTGATAGCCATTATTAGGCTATCACTATACTATTGATTATTAGATTATTTTAAAATACATTTGTCCCTCAACAGCATCTGCTGGTGGATCTTCAGTACCATAACTGCCAGATAATACAATTTTATTAGTTTTAGTAGAATCAATAACCGTAATATTATTTGAAAAGGATACGTTTGATGATTCTATTGATAATGGCTTCAATACACCTTGAACTCTAGCCCTTATTACTGGAGCTCCAGTAGCAAGATCTAAAGCACCTCTAATAATAGTATCACTCAATTGCATATTATCACCACCTTATTTAGCCCTTATAATATAATAAAACTTAGGGATCAATGCAGCATTAATCTTTATAGATGATTTATTCTGATTTGGTAAACTAAATGTTTCCGCTGTAGCTCCATACGTATTACCAATAATTTGATATAATTCGCTATAATCCACTTTACTTAATGATTGTCCATCGCAACTTAACCAATTATCTGGCAAATTTGTTGCATCGCTAACTTGCATTATAAATCCTATTGGTACTTTAGCTTCCTTTAATTCTTCTGTAGTCTCGCTATTAGCATTAACTACATTTTTAATTTCATTCATATCTGCAGCGGTTACCTTGTTCTTTATATCGACCTCTGGCAATCCTACAATATCTTCTTTATCAGAATACATTATTTTCATTATCATTTCCTCCTTTATTTTTGTTCTTCCTCATAATAGTATAGAGTACTAAAGAAATATCCAGCCTTTATATTTGGATTGTCTATTGATATTAATGTCTTAGGATAATATTGTTTAATATCATACGTATCTAATATAATAGATTTATATTTCACAGTATTAAGCTGATACTCTATAATAACAGGTTTTTTATTATTCATTAAAGAACGTAAATATTCCTTAAAATGATCAACACCTCGTTCGGTAATAGTTTTAGTTGGTACTCTAACGAAAAATCCAGTTTTAAATGGATCATTACTAACGCATATACCACAAGTATCGATTTTATTATCAATCATATTAGAATAAATCATAGATGGGAAGTAATTACATATTATAGAATTTGCATCTGTTCCTTCTTTAGCGCCATTAAATTTATAAAAATATATACAATACTTATCATTTTCTTCTATCTTACTCCATGATTCATTACCTGTAAGAACAAGCCTACCAATTCTATTAATAATATAAGATACTTTTTTAGTAGAATCCATAATAAATGTATCACTTATACCAGATGGTAGTGATTTTAAATTATTATTCAAATTAATTGTAGTTATACTTTGTTCTTTATTATTTTTAGTAATTACATTAAATGAACTAATTGAAGTTATATCTATAGGATTATCTGGAGAGGGTTTATTACCGCTTACTATAGTAAGACCGCTAGCTGTTAATATATCGAGATATCCAGCTATAGTATTACTAGCAGTATATTTATTTGTAACTTTCGGATAAGAAAACTTTTTCTGTAAAATAAATTGTATACCATCAGGAATCATTGATGGTGATACTTCATAAGCTATCAATCGTCGTATTTTTGTATTAATTATTGTATGGGCAATTCTACCTTCAATAGACAACTGATCGTCGCCAGATAATGCGTATGGTAAATGAATGATAAAGCATCTCTTTTTATAATTAAACAAATACAATCCCGGGTTCACATTCTTATAAATGTATGGTGGTTTTCTAGTTTCCGTAAATGTATCGGAAAGCATATAGTAATCGCCGGTATTACAAACTCCAGCTTTTGTTATAGTAATATGATTCTGCATGCGGAATAAATATGGTATTTGCCGTACATATTTATCATTAGGCATTAGTATACACACTCCTATTCCAAATAAATTGTTTTCTAGACCCATCGTAGATAAAAGTATATACATAATACTCATTATCCAGCGGTGTAATATAATTATAATCTATAGAAACATCGCTATTTGGAGGCAGAAAGATATCAGACTCTGTAATTATTATACCGCAACACCCATCATATACATTATTAATCTCTATAGCTTTATTTGCATTAAATCCGGTTATTAATTTAACCTTATCAGATAATTTATAATTCCAAACATTTGAGTCTAGCTCTAAAAATGAATCATATTTATCAGCTTTATCTCCCTTTTCGCCCCTTGCTGCTACTAATTGATAATATTTAGTAGCACCTTCTTCCATAGTAGGCAATTGCCCTTGAGTTGCTATTCCATCTATTTCATCATCATTAATATTCACATATGAATTTCCATTATAAGTTATATAATCGAAAAATTTATATTTAGCATTTGGATCTAATTGCCCTCTAGGATTTAATCTAAAGGCTCCTAAATTAATATCTCCCAATATTAAGCACCTCCTTATATACCAATATATAAACTTATATTATTAGTAGTAATTTTTTTAGGAAGCAGTCCATATTCAGTGGCAGCTCCATCTACTACCAATGGTAATATATAATTTTCATTATCAGTAAGATATTGTATCTCTGCGCCTGTCTTAGTAGTATTTGTTACTTTCATAAAATTAGCTGTTTGCTTCCATTTATACTTAATTTCACCATTTACTGCGATTAAGAATTTAAATCCGTTACTATTATAAAGCTCTAATGTGCATAGTAAATTAAATATTCTTGGATTAGTATTGTATCCGATTTTACTGGTATACGTCACTTTAGAAGTGGAATCATAATTATATATAAGCATCCACTTATCATTATCAATACTATTGGAAACAGCAGTAGCTTTATCTACAAATCCATATTTTTCATACCCAGTTTTACTCATTATATGATTTTCAGCATTATTTAATAATGGTTTTAATGAATATTTGCCGTTTGTACTGACTAAACGATATGATAATAATACGTTATTATCATATACTATTGTACATATTTGGCCATTATATACTGGCCCACTTTGTATATAATCCCTTAGATCATCAACAGAATTAAATAATTCATATTTTTCTAACGGACTTTTACTTATTCGTTGAAAACCTACGGCTGTAGGGACATAGTTACCCATATTCAATCCTCCCTTACAATTTAATTATATAAATGTTTTAACATGGCACTTTATGCGAAACATTCCTATAATAACAATTAAAGGAGGGTTTAAAATGTCTGTAAATGATCAATATAATATGGGCAGGATTCCATTAAGACCATTAGCTCTTAAAGATAAAGCGCTTGCACAAACTAAAGAATTATTAATAGATAACATAGGCGATCATCCTACGTATCATATTTATATAGTTGATACTAAAGATAGAACAAAGGTAATAGATTTAACAGCATTATCGGCTCAGAATGTAGATATCAATGGTGATAATATTAAAATATCTATAGATGGATTATTAGATGCACAAAATTTAAAATATGTTATAAATTATATTTATAAAAGATTCGTATTACCAGATGATGCTAAGGGATATGATGAGACAAGAGATAAAGGTAAAATATTTGATATTGATACAAAGAATATTTTATTGAAAGACGTAGGGCAAAATATATATTTACCTATATCATTAGCAACAAATATCTATGATAATAATGGCGTTACATTACAAGAGAGACTTGATAATATGTCTCGTATTGGATTCTCAACTGCTTTTGTTAGAGCAACATCCGAATCACAATCGAGTTTTGAATTTGATTATCCATTTCCAGATTATAGAGCTGGAGGTAATTATGTTGAGGTAAAAATAGGATCTACATTCATAGATAAATCAAGATATGAAATTATAGATGATAAATCATCCGACGGGCATGTTTACAAAGGGACAATAAATTTTATAAATGAATCATTAGATATAAATAGAGCAATAAATTTATTATTTATATATAATTCTGCTGCTGTATCTAATGGCAATAATTTATATTTATATGGTGGGTATATTACCAATAATTCAATACCATCAACTAAATTAGAAAAAGTATCTGATAGTTTCACATTACCCGATTCTACATGTCTACCAACCAGTAAAGCACTTTATAATTTATATAAATTCTGTTGTAAAATGCTTAAAATAGATCCTGAAACTAATACTCCAGATATTGGTGATTTAAAAATATCAACAAATAGATTTGTTTATACTGTTCAACAAGATGGTGAAAACGATATTCCTTATAGAAAATTAGCTTTCAATAAAGATTGCGATCATAGTATAATCATATATAGAAACGGTGTAAGACAATTTGAATCTATAGATTATTCTATGGATACTGTGAATAAAACAATAAATATGTATATTGTGACAGAAAAGAATGAGCGTTTTGTATTTGAATATTTAATAGCTGAAAGGAAGTGATATTATGATAGAATTTGACACCTCTGGAAATAACAGTAAAGGTTCGTATGAAATAAAAGTATTTGCTAATGAAGATTATAATACTTCTAAAGCAAATATTACGATTATGGAAAATTCAAATTATAATATTAATGTAAGATTTGAAGTTTGCATTAACGATTCGGTAGTACAACAATTAGGCCCCTTTAATTTATTTCCTGGAATTAATTATTATTCATTTAATGTATCTTTCGAAGGCTCAAAGGATAATAATGTTAAAGTAAAAATAACTTCAAACGCAAATGCAATATTTAATGAAATTACTCAAGAGGATATTATTGGTATTATCCCTAAAAAAGAAGCAGAAGATTTATCTGCTTCTTATAATAAAAAATATGATAAAATAACAGATAAAGAAGTTACAAATGATTTTACTAGTAAAATATGTATGGGAAAATCTATATATAATGCAAATAATCAACTAATAGATAAAAATCAAAAACTAATTACTTATATATCTAATTTATGTATGAGTAATCCTCTCCCTCAGCAAAAAGATTTATACTTATTTAGATTTAATATAAATAAAGGATGTAAATCCATATCAGCTACCGTATTAGGAGATGTATCTAAATATAAAGTATATAAAGCATATGCTGATAAATCCGGATTAGATATTAGTGAATTATTTAAGGTAATAAGTTCTAATAGTAAATTTTATGTAAAAGTAGATTTTGATACCGCATATCCTACTAATGATATTATTAGCTTATTATTATCTACGAACTAAAACTTATACCCCTATGGGAATTTCCCATAGGGGTAAAAAGTATGGCATAATGATTTAAGCAATATCTTTTGTGCATCTAACCTTAAAATGCGCCCTTGTCATTTGGGTTATTAAGAATACCAAATAAAGCAAGTAAAGACACAACGGTTGTAGCTACACCTGAGAACTGATCAGCATATGATTTAGAAGCAAACATAGCAACTAAATTAGCAATCAACGGAATTGCTGTAACCCAAACTACTTTACTTGATAATTTCTCAAGAATTTTCTTATTCTTCATAGTTAGTACCCTCCTTTACACAGATATTACTGATATGTTATTTAACCTTGATATTAAATCCAATATCGTCATATAATCTAGTAAAATAGCCATTGGATATAAAGATCATGTATTCTTCTCTATATCCATATTCATTAACATACATTACATTATCTTTAAATTTTTGCATTTTAAATTCACCTAATTCTCTCGAATTTACATCGGATTCAGTAGTAGTTCCAGCTTCAGTAATACCATCTGTAAATATAGGTGTAGTTTTATCGTTCCTATTAGCTTTAATAACTTCAGCTGAATTAATATCGGGCAAATAAAATGTAATGGCTAAAGCACCTGAATCGTTATATGCATAATTTCTAGGTACAGCAAATACAAACCTATTATAATTGCCAATAACGTAATTATTAAGAGTTAATTCCCTTGTAGGCTGTACAACTTTATTTAATACTTTAATAATTTCTTTTGGATTTTTACTATAAATATCTTTATTAGTTCCATCTACTAAAGATTTGTTTACCAATCCATAATATATAGGACTACAGAAATTAATATTTATATATGCCTCGCATGTATTAAATCCATTAGAAGCTTCAAGTTTAAATTCTTTTAATTTAGAATCTTTATTAATTAATAATTTAGGTTGATAATCATACTCATAATCATCTTTAATTGGAATAGCTACATTATTTAATTTTTGATGTTCTATCTCTTCAGTATTATAATTATCATTATAAGCCCATCTGAACGTAGGATTTTCTATCGAGATTCCATTCTCTAAATATGTTTCCCCGCTATATTCCTTACCATTATTTACTAATACAAAATATAAATAATGTAAATCATATTTTATAATATTTACATTAGGAGTAGCATCTAATACTGGAATAACATAATTACCATTTTGATCCTTCGTAAAGAAATCATCTTTTTCATAATCATATACAAATGGAGCCTTATTATAATCATACCCATTAGAAACCCAGAAATCTCTTACTACTTCATTAATAATTGCTATTCTAGCCACATCGACATTCATAGACTCTTCAAAATTAGATATTTTAATGTGTTCATTAAATAATTTATCTAACTCATTATAACCCAGATTCTCCTTGATATAATTAATTAAAGTTTCATATTTAGATATTCTATCTGATGATATATATTCAGATACCTCAACCATATTATCTTTTATTATAGGATATATACATAAGTCATTTGTGCTCATTGTATCCTTAGTAATTCTAATAGTGTCAGTTGAAACTCTAACCATATTATTTTTAGGAATTTTCTTACCATTAATAAATATAGCATATAATTCTGGATCTAATGGATATTTTAAATTTAATCTTTTATATTCAATATAGCCATTTTCCTGTAACCGTATAGATTTATCTGCATTTAAATCCATCAGTTCATATGGTAAATAAAATAAATCTACTCGATCTGTTGGTTTAAAGAATTTTGTACTATAAATATACATACGATCAAATGGTCTTGTTAATTTTGGTATAGTAATAAGATAATTCTCTTTATCTACAACTCTACCATTTATAAACAGCCAATATTGTTTCTGATTATCGCAATATTTAAATTTTTTATCAAGTAATACTTTATAAGTTTTCCTATCAATTTTTAGTCTTTGATATGCAAACCTTCTAGATGATACTGCTGTAACTTTTTTACCAATAAAATCATCGCTTACAGATATACCAGTATATTCTACATATCCTAATCTGGTTTGTAATTTTTTACCAAGAGCATTATCATCTATAGATACCGTCTTGTATGTTCGATCATATATAGGGAATGATATTCTATCAAAATCATATTTGGATTCTGGGTATTGTAGCATGCCCTCTACATCAGTAGAAAATAATCTTAATTCATCTTTTGATATTGGATCACAATGATCTTCATCAATATAACTATCTATATTAACTATATTATTATTTATACCAGTAATATACATAATTTCGATCTCATCAGTAGGATCAAAATCTGATTGAACTGGTAAAAATAATTTATTTGCACATACTTTCATTTCATCATAGTTATAGACTAATTCACCATTGATAAATATTAACGGATATGTTTCATGATCCTCATCAAATCTCATTCTAGGAATTTCAATACCACGAGTATTAACTAATACTCGCTTCATAGTATCCTTACCATTTTCCTCTAAATATTTGTATTTATACTTTTTAACAGTAATTATTTTTTCATTTAGTTCATTGCCTTTATAATATTTAAATTCTATATTTTTAGTATACAAAGGCTCTAATAATAAAGGATTATAATCCAATACCTCATTCATAGAATCCAATACATTTTGACTGTATAACTTAGAATCATAAACATCAAAATCTAATGGCTCAGATATCATATCCTTATACCCTGTAATATCTTTATTTAAAAAGAAAGATTCAGTCAATCTCTTTTTAATATACTTTTTATTAGGAAACTGATCAATATGAGTGATTAGGTGATCACAATTACCCATAAAAACAAATATAGATATATGGTTATTTTGAATTTGGTGGTATGGTTTGCCATCAGCAGTATAATCAGTAGATTTATCAATATCATATACTTTAAAATTATTATACATTTGAAGATCAAACTTATAATCTGTGCATATGCATCCATTTTTAAATACAAGAAAATTTTCATTAAATAAAATATCTTTACCATTAACATATTCATCGCTATTATTTAAATGAACATGTGTTAATTCATTTTGTACTTTAGTGCCTAGCACATCGTCCTGTATATATAATCTTCCGTCTTTTACCCTACCAATATATGAATTTCCATCAACATCAGTTCTTTCATAATAAACTTCCGATTTATCAATAAGGTAAATAATATTAGTGCCATCGTCACTTAATTCACCATTATCATTAAATTTTAATAATACATTATCAGGACAAATATTACATAATCTTTCTAATTCAACGTTATCATAACTATCTCTATCAAAAATATTTACTGTTGTTTTGACATACTCGTCATGACCGTTTTTATTAACAATTTTATTCACATCTATTTGTCTTAATTTATCAATTCGCTCTTGCGATAATACCCCTAAGCGTTTTAATTTATTTTGGTTTAATAACCAAAATCCGACATTATAAGTATTATGCTCATATGTATAATCAACGCTAGTATCTGGTAAAGTAATAAATATATCTTGACCTTTAACAACAGCATTAGTATTAATATAAGAACGTAAAGCTTCAAAATTAGAATTAAATGAATAATCCGGTTCTGTACCATACAAAAATGATATATTATATGGTAATATAACCATTTTTATATCTGATATGAGATCCTTATAATATTCCGGCCCGTGAATCTTAAGAAAAGTCTCACCATAATCATATACTATATCAATTTTACCCCATGGAACAAATCTATTATTTATAAATAATAAAAATGGTACTAATTCATTATCAAATATCATCTTATCAATACTTGATGTAAATGATTTAGCGGCGTTTCCTACGCGTTTATATAAAGATCTATATGGCATACGCTCGACATATAAAATTGTAAATGATTTTTCTGGTTCATCAGCAGAGTATGCATAACTATGCCATCTATCCATATATCTATATTTATCACAACAAAAAATCTTACCAGTATTTAATACTGGTAAGAATGCTTTTTGGTTCTTTCTAATAACCGATAGTGAATGTGCTCTAAACTGATTAACCATAGCATACTTTTGCTTATCGGTAATCATACAACTCTCGCTCCAATCTCAAGAATGTTTTTAGTGAAATCAACCATAGATCTACCTGCAACTTTTTCTATTGTCATTTGCTGATCAATATACCCTCCGACATAAGTATTAGTCATCATCATAGAAAATGCAGGGAAAAACTCTAAAGCAAATACAGTTCCGGTGCCAAATGCTTGCATCCACTTATCTATAATAATGGTGTAAGTTAAATCTTTAAATTTAAAGATCCTATTCAAACCATCAATAAAATGATTAATATCTAAGAAATCAGAATCCTCAAGCATTATATCAACAATTTGTGCATCTTTATTATCAACATCAGCAATTCTCATTGCTGTAACTTTTATTGAATCTTGATATTTAGAATAATCTTTACCTAAAAGATTGATTTGATAATATAATGCAATTGCATATTCAACTCGTTTTCTTAATTGCTGCACTGTACTAATTTTATATATTCTATCAAGAATATATGAGAAGCATTTAACGAATGCTTCGCCACCATCTTTTACAATAGATGAATTATTAGTAAAATTATTAGGTACTTTAGCATAAATTAAAGATACCATTGCATTGATAGCATAACTAATAATCCAATCCGGGTGATTACAAATATATTTTCCATTTTTAAGGAAAATACAATCACTAGCATCAATAAATACTTTATCTTTAGTTTTATCTTCTTTAATATCTTTAGCGACGAATACTTTAAGTGCTTTAGGTAATGCTTTACCAGGTTGAATAGCAATAACCGTATTTGGTGATTGAAGAACTTTAGCGACAGAATCGCTTATCTTTCTCCTTTTTACATCATACAATACATCTTCAAATTCCTCACTTGTAGCATCTATACGATCAGCATTCATAATAAATTGAAATAATTTTTTATCATACTCTGGATACTTTCTATATAAGTATGTATCCGAAAAATTCCTAGCCATATTATTCGTACCTCCTTAAAATATTATAATAATGTTTGGGCTATCAGAAAAAGTAATAAATAATGAGGCCGTTTACATTAAAGTATAAGGTTTTAGGAGGTAATAATAATGAGTGATAATAAACTAGATATAGAAGGCTTAAATGTAAGTATGGATGATTTCTTTAAACAATTTAACCCAGGTAAAATTGTAGAAAAATCACCAGCATTAAAAATAAATACCGATATGGAAAATAAATTATTTGCGGTAGGATTTGATATAATATTAGACGATCCAGAAAAAGTTGGATATGATACTGATGATTTGAGTAGTGATACTTTAGTTATGATTGATACCAGACATATGATGGAATGTTTAATGGTTATATCAGGTGCATTATTCTGCATAAAAAAATATATTGTGCATAGTAATGATATACATTTTATATATAACGATTTTATATTGCAAATTAGAGATGTCGTATGTAAGGGAGTTATACGGTATAATGAAATAACTAAAGTCGCTACATCTATATGTAATGATTTTTCATCAAATGGATTGACTGGACAGATTCAGGAAGCATTATTTAAAATAATTGCAAATATATGGTTTTTACCATATAGCGAAATTGATAAACGTAAAGAAAAAATAGAGAAAGAATTAGGTGGTAATAATGAATAATTTAATTAAATTATTAGATTCATCAGAAGTTGTTGTAAATAGCGAGTCTAATTCTCAATATACATACAATGGCATATTAGTACCAAGAGTAACAGAGATTATATCAAAATGTATACATTCAGATTCATTAATGTACTGGGCTAATTCGTTAGGATTTAAACACAAATCATATAAGAAAACATTAGATTTATCTGCTCGGATTGGTTCCCAATGCCATGAAACTATAGATGCTTTTATAGCAAGCGAATTTAATTATGAAACGCCAGATGACATGTTTAGGGATTCTAGATTCGCCTACGAATCTTATTTAAAATGGTGGAATGATATAAATATGGGAAATACAGTAAAAGTAATATACCATGAATTCCCATTAATCTGTAAATTCTTTGGCGGGACCATGGACGGTCTATATAAAGTAAATGGGAAAATATATATTGTAGATTATAAAACTAGCAATCATGTTACATTTAGATATTTCCTACAAATTGCAGCTTATAAATATATCCTCAGAGAAGAATTAGGTATTGAAGTTGATGGTTGTATTGTGCTGCAGCTATCGAAAAATGATATATCGTATAATGAATATGTGCTAAATTTCTATGTTCCGGAGCATTTAGCATACATAAATGAATGCGAACAAGCATTTTTAGCTATGGTATTTTCATATTATAATATTTCTAAAGTAGAAAATGATTTTAAAAAAATAGAATGGGGGGTATAATGTGGTGGAAATATTTCAATATATTAGTGAATATTCTGAATTGTATAAAGAACTTATATCTCTTAAAAGATATAAATTTATAACACGAAAAAGATTAAATAAAACTTTAGACAATATAGAGAATATTATTCGTGGTTTAGATATTCACGACTTATTATGTGCCATGTATAATTATATTTATATGAATAATGGATTGACAAGATATTATAATACTAAATACGTAGGATGTAAGGAATACTATTATGATATATCTTATTTAGATAGCGGTATGATAGCTATAGACATACCAGAAGGATATATTCAGTATTATCTTAATAATAAAGAATTTAAAGTTGTTTATGAAAATTCAATATTTTATATATCGAAGACACAACCATTAAAAAACTCTAGACTTCAATATATTTGGGAACATTTGTTACCTATAATTTATGATTTAATAATGACTTCGATTATTCTATAATTTAGGAGGGTTAATATATGAAGAAAAATAATAAAAAAGAAGACGTTAATATATTCATAAAACCAATATTTGATAAAAAGTATAAGCATTACCTCCCCAGTTATATAGAATTGAAGAGGCTACTAAGGATGATAAAGAAAACTTCTCCAGATTTCAATATGATGATGGAGATATATAATTTCATTAAATTATTAGAGGACGTTTACATGTATGGTAACGATCCTAGTCATAATTTATTTAGCGCAACAGTTCCTAAGAATTATGATGCAGCAATGATATACGCTGAAGATAATTTTGAAATTACATTTGTTCTAGGGAGATCAATCAACAATAATAATACAATAAATATACAAACTCGTAGAGCCACACGATCTAGTGGAAAAATAACTAAAGATTTAAAGTTCAATGAAGGCGAAAATATAATTCATAGTAAAGAAGATGAACAATCACTTTTATTTATTATATCATGCTTAATGAATGGAGTTGCAGAGCTTGTCACTTATTACTATAACAATAAAAAATTATAAAACATAGGATTCCCCCTGAGAAATTAATCTCAGGGGGTCTTACTAATTTACACATGGAAGTTAATAAAGAACTCATCTATATGTTACATTATTAATATTAAATTTCAATTGTATATTATAATAGTAATTATACGGAAAGGAAGGTTAAAATGAAAAAAGGAAAATTGATTTGTTTTGAAGGTGGAGAGGGAAGTGGTAAATCCACAATGGTTAAAAATACATACGAGTATTTAAAAAATAAAGGAATTGAATGTATCACGTTCAAAGAACCAGGAGGAACAGAAGTAGGAAATGATATAAGAAATATATTATTAAACAAAGAATATTCTAGCTCATTAGATGAACAAACTAAATTGTATTTATTAGAAGCTGGGAGAAGAGAGAATTACTTACATATTATAAAACCAGCACTAGAAGCCGGAAAAGTAATATTAGCCGATAGATTTGTTCTATCATCATTAGTACTGCAAAACAAATCTTTAGGCACAAATGTAATAGATGATTTAAATAATTATGTTACCGATTGTATTGACATAGATGCTACTATTATTTTAGACATAGATCCTAAAATAGCAATTAATAGGATTACTTTAAATAATAGAGAAACAAACTATAACGATGTACAACCATTAGAATGGCATACAAATATTAGAAATCTACTTATATATTTAGGTATGGCTATGCCTAAATTTAAATCTCATATAGTAGATACTAATAGAAATGAAGATGAAGTATTTAAAGACGTGATTAATTTAATAGAAGAGGTAATTAATAAAGATGAATAATAATAATAACCCTTTAACTATAGTAAGTATTGCAGATATTCATTTTGGAGCGTTAGATCCAAAATATACTTACGAAACTTTAAGAAACCAATTTATACAACCGCTGCAAAATATTAGATTTGATATTTTAGCAATTTGTGGTGACTTATTTGACTCTAAATTCATGAGTAATAACCCTATAATTTCATACGCATTATTATTTATGGATGAAGTAGTTAATTTATGCAAAACAAAACAAGCTTCCATAATATTAATAGCTGGAACAGAATCACATGATTGTGGGCAGCTATCATTATTTTATCATTACTTACAAGATCCTACAATTGATATTCGAATTGTAGAGAATATTCAGTTTGAAGTAGTAAAGGGATTACGGGTATTATGTATTCCAGAAAAATATGGATTACCAGAATCAGAATACAGAAAAGTATTATTCGAATCTGGCGGTTATGATTTATGTGTACTGCACGGTACATTAAAAAATTCCTTTAAGGGATCGGATGTTGCTACTTTAAATAGCAACCATGCTCCTATATTCGGAATAAATAATTTTATAAATTGTAGCGGACCTGTGATATGTGGTCATTATCACATAGCAGGTTGCTATGAAGAATATATGTACTACAATGGTTCACCATTAAGGTTTGCGTTTGGACAAGAAGAACCTAAAGGATTTATGATAACTTTATATGATCCTATAAGCAGACGTCATTATACGCAATTAATTCAAATTGATTCTTATATTTATAATACAATTAATATAGATCATTTGATGAATGAAGATCCTAAAAAGATTATTGAATATATTAAGCACGAAAAATCGGTTAATCACATTGATTTTATTCGTGTTCAATTTAATAATCCGGGAGAAAATATGAATGTAGTGCGCTCATACTTCCGTAATTCGGGAAATGTGAAACTACAAGAAATTAATAAAAAAGAAAAACGAGCACAGCAGATAGATTCCGCTGTGCTTGAAAAATTTAGTCAATATGACTATATACTAGACCCTGAGGTCAGCGATTACAACAAATTCTGTATGTATGTAAATCAGTCAGAAGGATATGATTTTATTACATCAGACGAATTAATAAATCTATTAGAGGAGGCTATTTAAATGAAAAATTTAAATCACATGGATGAATTAGTAAGTAGTTTATTTAACAAATATGACCCTAAAGAGATACCGGATTTATATAATATTTACAAAAATATTATGGATTCATTTAATAAATTATTTTTAGAATCTATTAATACTATTTGGAATGTATTTAATGCAAAACTTAGAATCGCTGCAATGATAAATATGCTTATAGCATTGATTGGCGTAATGATTAAAAATCATACCTTTTCAATCATTGTTATTGTAATGCTTACAATTTCACTAATATCAAAAATTTATAAATATTTTAAAATAAAATACTTAGTAAGAAAGGCAATAGATGAATTTCCGTTAACAAGTGCAAAAACTTTAAGTATTACTATAAACAGCTATCTGCAATCTAATGATAAATATAGTGGAACGGTGAGCCAGGAGGATATAGATCAATTAAATGAATTAGCAGCTAAATGTGTAGAATATTCAAATAATATAATGAAAGGATTAAATAATGAAAGATAAAGATATTATTCAAGAAACTCTTGATAAGTTAGCACAATACAAAGTAGAAACACCACATGATGGATTATTTAATATCTTTACAGATGAATTTGAAACTCGTAATAAAGTTTTAAATAAAAATAAAAAAGATATTACTGATAGAAATAAAATTGTATTAACTTATTTATTTACTATGGCGCTAGTTGCATTTCTAGCGCCACATCCATTTAATATATGCATTGTGACCTTTTGTATTTTATTAGGATTCTTATATACATCAATATCGGAATACCTAATACTTAAAAGAAAACAAACTTTATTGCATGACATGGACGAATATGCAGAATTCATTATGAATTTATTTTTAGATCATAATTTGGATTTCTATGATAGAAATATTAATAGTAGTTCATGGGAAGGGTTTCTAAAAAGATGTCGTAATTACTGTCAATTTGCAATAGATGGAGGATTAAGATGAGCGATAATAATAAATCAGAATTAGAAAAAAATCTTAAATTATTATATGATGATATACAGATAGAATATACCATTAAAAAACAGAAAATTGATCAGGCTATAAATAAACTTAATACAATACGTCCCATACTAATACTAATAGAAACAATTATTTGCTTATTCGGTAGTGTTATAGCGGGTATGATATTGGATAATTATATTATTCCTAATATTTCTCTTATAGCAATTGCTATTTTAGCAGTAACTGTTATATTCATGGGAATAGCAACAATGCATTTAAATTGTGAACTTCAATCCCTTAAAGATAAAATCGCCGCTCAAAAAATTAATGAGTATAAAGAAAATAATATAATAATTGATGATGATGTTAAAATTTTATCAGTATTATTTAATAAATTTTCTGAATAATATTCTATTAATATCAGCTGGACATAAAAGTACAACTGATATAGGAGTGGAAGGTAATGAATGAATCTAGAAGAGTATTGTATGGAAAAAATCCTGTTAAAAATAAGGATTTAAAAATAGATGTAAATTTTGATATAACAATGCTAGATTTAATGTGCGCATATATTGTTAGCAGCAATAGAAATATTAGGCGTGGTAGTGTTATTAATATGAGAAATTTATTCTGTATTATAGATATGAATGCTTATAATAATGACAATGAACGTTTAAATAGAATTGATTTTATCAATAAGGGCATTGAAGCTAGATTACAATATAATTTAACAGATCGTAATATGATTCTCCATCAGATTGCTGGGGAGTTAGGACGTGAGTTAAATGATTGTTTTAAAGAATTAAATAATGATGAGATAGCATGGGTTAATAAAACTGTAAGCCAAATTCTTAAGGATTCTATTATATATAATGATGTGGATAGAGGACTAGCCCTATTCACAAAATTTAAATCTACAGAATATGCTAGCAGAGGACCTATAGTAAAAGATATTGAAAATTTCATTAATCAAATGCAGGTTAAGTTCCGTAGAGCTAGAGCTGATGATTCATCAGATATGGAATTTAGACTTACAGGCGATTATTATGAATCTTCAATGAGAGAAACGCATAGAAAATTATCATCACCATCAAATAAATTAAGATTTGGAACTCAAGCCTTAAATATCTTAACAGGTGGTGGCGTAGAAAGTCAACGTGTATATACATTATTAGGATTACCGGGTGAAGGAAAATCTACTACATTAGCTGATATGGCTATTGAAATAAAGAGGTACAATAAAAATTATAAATGTAAAGATCCTACAAAGAAACCATGTGTAGTTCTATTAATAATGGAAAATGGCGTTAAAGAAACAATCCAACGTATATTCAGTATGTGTGTTGGAGTTGATATGTTAAACTATACAGAAGATGAAGCCGTTGAGATATTAAAAACTCAAGGAAATCTTCATGTTAGTACGGATGATCAAATTGATTTAATTATTAAATTTAAGCCAAACCTTTCAGTAGATACAAGTTATTTATATGATATGGTTGAAGATCTTGAAGATGAAGGATATGAAACAATTTGTGTATTGCAAGATTATCTTAAAAGAATTAGATCGGTCGATGGATTATTTGGCGGAGATTTACGTCTACAGCTCGGAGCAATTGTTAATGAGTTTAAGACTTTTGCTACATTAAAAGATATACCTGTTATTACAGCATCTCAGTTAAATAGAGATGCAACAGCACATATTGATGAAGCAAGAGGAAAGAATAAAGCGGATTTAGTAAGACTTCTTGGTAGAAGCAATGTTGGTGAATCTAACTTAATTCTTGAGAACTCAGATTGGGTATGTTTAATTGCACCTGAGTATGATAGAGACGGTAATAAATATCTCGGAATGCAAAGAGTTAAATCAAGATACTTTATTGCTGGAGATTTATATACTGCATTTATTCCGTATATTGCAGGCACCATTAAATTTGTCGAGGACTTCTATTCTCAAGTACCAGTTCATAAGACTACATTAAGACCTGAGATGGATAATGGAATTAGTAATAATAATCAAGGTATTATTAATGACATTAAAGAATTTACTGAAGTCAATAATGTTAAACTTCCAACAGACAATGGAACAAATATGTTTATGAATGCATCGGCAATGGTAGCTTATAATATGGCTATTATGCAAAGATTTGCACAATCTCAAAATGTTATAGCAATCAAAAGAGTAGCAGGTTAGCATATTGCTAACCTGCTAAATTTATGCATTAGATTCTTTATTTTTTTCATTATAAATTTTAATATCATCTTTATCTGAATTAAAAATTCTTGATGTTATTAAATTCATATTATCTTTACTTGGCATTAATAATATATCTTTAGTAAATTCTTTAATATTACACATATCGTTAATTTCCATTATAATAAATGCTAATTCGCCATTACCATAAATATCATGGCATAATAACTTAGGTTTATACATATATTTGAATAATTGATCTGGATTTAATTTAATAGTCATACAATAATTTTCCCTAATCTCATCTATATAATCGCTTAGCACATTATAAGTATTAAACCTTATACCATCATGCTCATCAATAAATGATAAATTATTATAACAAGCATTATCATCAGATTGGCATTCTATAAATTGATCTAATGTATATGTATCTTCCGATTTTATATAATCATATAAATATGTAGCAGCCCCCATATTATATTCCTCCATTATATCTTCCAACAATTCTAATATTATTTATATCTCCACCAATAAAGGCTACAATAAACTTAGTGCCCTTAGGAACAATACGTTTACCAAAAAATGCAGTATACTCTAATGGTACTTTTAATGTAATAGTATCATCATATGTAACATTTGATTTGCACCTATATATATTCATATTAGCAGAGTTACTAGATGAAGCGTGTGTACGTCCTACTTCATTCCCTGTCATAATTGCAGGTATTTTAAATCTTGCACATTTAGGATCTTGAGATTTTATATCATCTTGTAGAATTGCTATTTCTAATCGCAAGTTATCTTGCGCCATATATGATTGATTGTCTGAATTTTGCATAATTACCATTCCCCTAACTTTAAAATAATTATATAAGTGTTCGGCTTATATAATATAACCGTTTTAAAATGTCTTACAATTATATATTATAAAAGTATAAAATAATAAGGAGGTCATATATTATGGCAAAAAAGAAGGAATTAATAACATACGACATTAAATGCGGATTTAATGATTTTTGTATGCGCGAATTAAAATTGGATATAACCGATGATGATAAAGTATATTATATGGATACTAATGAAATCTTAAAGTATAATGATAAATTCCTTAAGTATCCAGAAAGCGAATATACTAATATTCGTCCAGATGAAATCGAATTTAATTTATTAAAGAATACTAGAATTATGGAAAGCTTATTATCTAGATTTCTCGATGATTACCAGCGCCGTAGTAATATTGAAATCACATCTATTTTACAATCGCCAAATCCTGGAGGGGATGGGTATTGTGCTTTCACATACTTATGTAATGGGAAAACTTTAGAATATAGATCTGATAACTTCAAAAATGAGTCGTTAAGAATGTTTAATTTGATAACTAAATTAAATAATACTTCTCACTTATATGATTTTTCAATCTTTGATATAGTGGAGGAATAATATGTTTCAACTAAATGAAGGGCAAAGATTTGTAGTTGAAGAAGCAGTAAAGTGGTATTACAATAGCCATGAGCAAGTATTTCAATATGACGGGCCACCCGGAAGTGGTAAATCAGTTGTACTTATGGAAATTATAAAAAGACTTGGTTTAAATATAATGAATGAGATTGCCCCTATGAGTTTTATTGGTTCTGCATCTCTGGTAATGAGATTGAAGGGCTTATTAAGCGCTAAAACAATTCATTCATGGTTATATAGTGTAAAAGAAGTAAATGCATTAGATGAAAATGGTAATGTAATTATGGATACATTATTCAATAGACCAATTAAAGCACCAAAATTTATACCAGTAACAGCACTAAATCCATCAATTAAACTTATAGTTGTAGATGAGGGATTTACAGTGCCATTATCAATGAGACCACAATTAGAGAAATTTGGGTTAAAGATATTGGTATGCGGAGATCAAGGACAGTTACCTCCAGTAGGTGACTTACCGGGATTTCTAGTTTCAGGTAAAATATATCATTTAACAGAAGTTATGAGACAAACAGGAAGGGATGATATTATATATCTTACTAATAGAGTAAGAGCAGGATTGCCATTGCTTAACGGATATTACGGTAATTCATTAGTTATTAATTATAGTGATTTATCAGATAATATGCTATTATGGGCAGATCAAGTAATCTGTTGTAAAAATAGAACTAGAGATGAATTAAATTATAAAATACGGAATATTATAGGTCATAATTCAAAACTACCTGAATATGGCGAAAAAGTAGTATGCCGTAAGAATAATTGGATTGAGGGGATACCATTTAGTAATGGTGGAGAACTTAATCTTGTAAATGGATTGATAGGTACAGTTGCTAGTAATCCAGACGTATCATCATTTGATGGTAAATTATTCTCAATGAATTTCATACCACAATTGGTACCGAATATGATGTTTGAACAAACAAGATGTAATTACAAGTATATGGTTTCTGATTATCAAGGCAGAAAAAATATAAAAAATAATAGATATGAAGTCGGAAACATGTTTGAATATGCATATGCAATAACAGATCATGTTGCGCAAGGTAGTCAATGGCATAGAGTTGTTTATATAGAAGAACGTATGAGCCCAGATATACAAACAAATCTTAATGTTGTTGGTGCATCAAGACCAGATCAGCAATTAATATATGTAAAATCTTATTAGGAGGATTTATTATGGAAAAACAAATGGTCGCTAGGGTAGTGGAGAAAAATCCATCACAACGAATATTACAAAAAGATCCAGAAGAAAAAGTATATTTACTTTGTATTGCTGGAAAAGATGGAGGTTCTGATTCTTGGGAGATTATTACAGGAAGAACAGAGCTCTATGAAACAATTAAAAATTCAATTGAATTTATTGATTTGGAGAAATCATTCACTCTTGTAGAAACTGCTAAGCTAGAAAATAGAAAATCTATAGTAGCAGTAATGAAATATCTGGAACAATTTTATGAAGATTCCTTTGATATAGAAGATTATATTAAAGGAGATTGGGATGAGGAAGATTATCGTAAGCATAACGATATTGATTCTGCATTTATACCAAATAATGATGTATTAAATATGCAAGATATATTAAATGGCGATGTTAATACTAAATCATTAGAGTAAAGTTGTTTATAATTATATATTATAATCATATAAATATAAGAAAGGAGAATTTTTAATACGTAAAAACTACATGAATAACTAATTAAAAATATTCAAGGAGGAATTAGAATGGCAAGAAAAGGAATTAGCTATTTTGCAGAGGAAAGAGGAAGAAATAATAATCCTAATTTCTATGTAAGTATGAGAGATGAAGACCTCAGAAGGCAGGTTAAGCGTATTGTTAGGGATATGCGTAACTCTAATATTGAAGAGCAGGATTACGTATATTTTAAAAATGATAGGATTATTTCAGCATGTATTACTGAATCCTATGAGCAGTGGAAGAGTGCTGAAACTATTAGAAATGCATTAGCATATTATTTCAACGTACCATTATCAAATGGTACACTTTTATACCCAAATATTAATCTTTGGGAAGAAAGATCAGTTGTATCTAATGAATTAGGTAAGGTTACTAATAAAGCTACATTATGGAACATTGCATATAGGATATTCATTGATATTTCTAACGGCGCTGATATTGGAGCTTCGATTAGTAATTTATACAAAATTGATTCTAGGATATTTTATGATTTATAAAACAATATAGTAATCATTAAAAAAATAAGCATGGGTTACTTAATTGTAACCCATGATATTATTTGAAAGGAGATTACTATGGAAAAGGATAAAGTTATTAAACTTAGAACAGCATTAAAGGCAGGGAAAAACTTACCATTAGCAGTTCTAATAGATAATGATTTCAGAGTAATTGATGAGTCTATGACTGGTCATTTTACATTCTGGGATGATACAAATGGCATCTTATACGAAATGGCATATGCTGATATACAATCTGATAAATTTGCAACGAATAAAAAACAAGTATCCATGTTTGCTGTAGATTATGATTCTATTCAGTGTATGAAGAATGCATTAGTTAAAGTAGAAGATCTTGATGATTTATTTACTACGATTAAAGCATCCGGAAAAGATATCAGTGATGATAGAATAGCTATGATTAAGAACTTCTATAACAAAGTTCTTGATACTGATAGATATGAATTATCACACGAAGAAACTAATAAACTTCTTGGTTCAGATCTTGATACTCGTGATGATTATTATCATGGTAGAATGACAGAGCCATTCAAAGAAACAACAAGATATAGAGATCGAAATAAAGAGATCGATGACAAGAATAAGGACAATGGTTAATATAAATTTATAACCATGATAACTAAAAAGTAATAAATATGATTATAATTTATTTACTAGATTTCGGTCTAGTAAAATAAATTATAGTTGTATATTATAAACAAGAATTAGATGCATAATCTAATTCGCAATTATAATCCATTGATTAAAATATTATTATTAAGGAGGAAGAAAAAATGGATATGAACTATTATGGACAGCAGGCTTACTATGGAGCACCAATGTACAATCAACCAGGAATGTATAATACTGGAATGGTAACTCCACAGAATAATCCATCTCTTACAGCTGAAGAGATGCAAATTATTAAACAGGTAAACCCATCAAAAATTGATATTACGATTACAGAAGCAGATAAGTTAAGAGCTATCTGTAACCATAAAGATCAGAATAAGATTGATCGTGTTGTTCAGATTCAGGACGGTTCAGGTGATGTATATTGCCCAATCTGTAATAACAGATGGAGTCCTGAAAATCTTAGTAAGGAAGAAGTAAAAGAAGTATGTGACAAGCTCATTGCAGCTATGCAGAATGCTAAATGGGTTGGAGATTATGGAGTACAATTAACAAGAGAGTACTTTGCTATGATCCCGTTACTTGAGAAGTTCCCAGACTTATATGAGTATGCTATGAAGCAGTTCAATAAGTATTGTAATGTAAATGGCTATCAGTCAGCTAATGATGCAGCTATTTATAACCAGTACAATAACTTAATGGGATATTCAGCAGCACCAAGCTATGGAGCACCTCAGGGATATTATGGAATGGGTATGGCTCAGCAGCCAGCAGGCTATCAGGCAGGATACATGGGCCAGCCAATGCCTGGATATATGGGACAGCAGGCAATGCCGGGATACATGAATCAGCCAGCACCTAGTGCTGCTGTAGCTCAGAATGCTACTAATGTAAATCCAATGCAGGCTAATATGTATAACCAGCAGCAGCCATATGTTAATCCATATGCTCCAATTGCACCAACTCCTGGAGTTCCAACAATGGGAGCACCAACATACTCTCCAGCAGCAGCTCAGCAACCACAGGCTACTCAGGGAAATACAACAGTAACTGAGAATGCTAATGGAACAACAACATCAAGCACTGAAGTTCAGCTGTCTTAAGATTAAAATTATTATAAACAATAAATTAGGACTAATAGGCGTTGTCCTATTAGTCCTAAATGTTGCTTTATATTAAATGATTTTTTCTTAAGAAGTGGTTAATATGAATATTAAAAATATTGTAAAATTACTATAATTGCAATTGTTACACTATTAGCAAGTACTTATTTCGCTATAGGGATTAACATTGATAAGTTAATTTATAATATTTTATATCTCAACTAACCAAAGAATTAAAGAGGTGATGATATGGCAGAGCAAAAAATTCATAAACAAAAAGAAATGCAATATCTAACGAGTGAGTTAGAAGCGGTCAGAAAGTTACCAGACGTATATATTGGGGCTCTCGGTAACCGTGGACTAACCAATATGTATAGGGAGATTATTCAGAACTCCCTAGATGAAATTATTAAAGGAAATACCTTAGATATGAATATTATAGTTTCAGTAGATACTAGAAATTATACGTTCATTATTGAAGATTTTGGTCAAGGGATTAATTTGCCAGATTTGGAAAGGGTATTTTCAGTATTGCATTCATCAACAAACTATGATAAGAAAGAGGGTTCTGGTGAATATTCTTCTGGTAAGAATGGTATGGGATCTACAATTACAAACTTCTTATCAAAATTCTTTAATGTAGAATCATATCGTATGGATGGTACTGCAGCAAGAGTTGAGTTTGTAGAAGGAGTTGTATCAAAACATTTAACTCCTATAAAAACAAATAAAAACAGTAAAAAACACGGATTGATAACTACATTCGCACCATCTGATATGGTTGGAGATATTACCGTGGAATGGCAAGATCTTGAATATCTTACATGGTGTATTACTCATTTATGTAAAATTGGTACTAGGGTTACATTCAATACCATTGATAAAATGGGTCAAAAACATAAGTCTATTATTGAAAACAAAGATGGATTATATGGAATTTTAAATGGTATTTGTAAGAATAACCTTATACAGCCAATTCATTTTATGCATGATAATGGTACAATGAAAGTAGATATTCTATTTTCATATGATGTAGCAGCAATGGATGATCCTGAAATCTTAGGATTTGCAAATATGTGTCCATCTAATAAGGGAACTCATATTGATGGCTTTACAGATGGATTAATCAAATTCTTTAGGGATTATATGAATAAAATTTACTTAGCTAATAATAAAAAGCTTACAGTAAATGCTCAAGATATTAGAACAGGACTACGTGCGGTAGTTTCGTGTTTTCACATCAAACCCTTATTTACCGGTCAAAGTAAAGAAGATTTCTCTAAAGAAGATATGAAGCCATTTGCTTGTGATCAAACCCTTAAAGCTTTAGATGCATGGGCTCAGTCTAATCCCAATGATTTACAGAAAGTATGTAAATACTTAAAAGAAGTATGTGAAATTAGATCTAAAGTTGATGATAGTAAAATTAAGCTTTCAGATAAATATACTACATCTGTATTACCGGGCGGATTACCATCTAAATATAAAAAGCCAAACGGAAAGAAAAATATTGAAGTTTGGATTGTTGAGGGTGATTCAGCTGCTTCTTCTCTTGAAAATAATAGAGATAAACAAACACAAGGTAAACATTATGCCCCATGCTATAGAGATATAGCGTGTGTATGCTTTTGAATTGCTGGGAGTTGCTAAAGCTTAGATGCCTAAATTTAGGAGCCGAAAGGCAGAAACAAGTTCTAAGATGGTTCAAGGTGAAATAAAAGCGTATTTATAAAATAAATATGCCCTAAAAACTATTAACAATGTATAATCAGCAGCGAAGCCTAATATTTTATTAGGAACGTTCAACGACTATCCCCTATACGGGACGTGAAAATCGTCAATTGGAGTACGGCTCAAGTGAGTAGGTGAGAATCCTTTAAATGGAAGTGGAAGCACATCTTTCTAAGATGGTGATATAGTCTCAACTCTAAGAGAAATACTTAGGAAGTTCATAAGAGAACTGCATAGGTTAACGACCTATGTGAAGAGGATGATAATGCCCATTAGAGGTAAGTTTTCAAATGCGTTAACAACGCCTAAACAGAAGTTCTTTGATAATGCTGAAGTATCAGGATTATTAAATATATTTGGGTATAAGGGATATTCAAAGAAATTTGATCCGGAGAAATTTAGACCAGAAAAGGTTGTAATAGCAACAGATGCCGATGCCGATGGTGATCATATAACATTCTTATTATTTACATTCTTCTTAAGATATTTACCATTCGTAATCGAACAAGGAAAATTATATGTGGCAAACCCACCATTATTCGGCGTTATAATTGGTAAACAAAAGAAGTTCTTTGCTAATAATATAGATTATATTGAATATGTACAATCTACATTCTGTAAAGAAAATAAGATTTTTAATCTTAAAAAGAGACCTTATACTAAAAAGGAAATTACTCAAATTCTTTATAAGAATAGATATTATGTAGATGAGCTTAATAAAGTATCATTAACATATTCACTTGATCCATATTTATTAGAGTTTCTATTATATAATAGAAAACTTAGCGAAAAGAAACTCATATCTTTAATTAATAAAACTTATAAGTATGCTGAGGTTAAAACTATAAATGGTGTATTGGTTCTTAAAGTATTAAGTAATAACCAAATCCAAACAGTATTCTTTACACAAAGATTAATCAATGATTGCGCTGAAGTGATCAAATATATTGATAAATCAGAAGAATATTATATAGTCAATAATAATAAAATGACTATATATGGACTTATGACATTATTTAAATCATTCGAACCAAAGAATATATCAAGATATAAAGGATTAGGCGAGATGCCAGGCGAAGATTTAGCTGCATCAACTGTATTGCCAAATCAAGGGCGTATATTGAAACAATATACAATTGATGACATTAAGAAAGAACTTAAATACTTTACAGAATTACAATCTGATAAGTCAGCATTTATTAAAGGTATCGAAATTCGAAAAGAAGATATAGTATAGCGCAAGCTATACTATATCTTTATTTTTTATTTTTTAATTTCCATCTCCGGTAGAGCCAGTCTCATCACCATTTCCATCGCCAGTATCAACGTCGGTATCTACATCTACATGAATATCGTTATCAATATAATCTTGAAGCTTTTTATCCAAATCCGCAATGGTTTTCTTTTGTTCTTCAATTGTTTTTTGTTGTTCTTCCATCTTAGTATTCATTTCACTAATCTTATTATTAATCTGCTGAACTACAGCATCACTAATACTTCCACTACCATCTCCACCTTCAAAAACTAAATCTGAAGCTCTGTGTGTATGATGCATAAAATCATAGAATTGCTCAATGGTAATAGGGAATGTCATATTGCTATTGACAGAATTACTTTGATTATCAATTACAATCTCAGGATATTTACTCATATGCGTATTATTACCCATTTTTATTTCCTCCTTCACTTTATTACATTAATGTGGGTATTATTTTATCTATTTTATAACATGATAATACTGCGAAGTGCAGAATAAATACATATTAACTTTATTATTTTTATATGGAGGATTAAAACATGAAAAAGATTTCCAATGAAAACAAAAACACAACAAAATTTACTCTTAAGGATATCCAGGCATTTTTCTTGCAGGAAGCTTCAGAAGATATTTCCAGAGAAGTGCTTTCAACAATTAAGAGTATCCCATTCAATAGATTCTCAATTCCACTTAATGCATACAGATGTGATATCTTTGGAACTGAAGATGATACAAGTAGCCATAAGTGCATTACAATTGGCTTCATTAAGTCATTCGATCCAGATACTTGCACATTCAATGCAACTATCTTTAATGCATTTAAAGATGCAGTAGATGGAATTAGCGAGAAGGGAATTGGCATTGATTTCGGTGTATTTAAAGATCACCTTTCAAGAGTCAATAGACTTGTCCTCATCAATGCTTCAGGGGCTACAGAAGAGACAAGCGAAACAACAAATTCAGATGATGAAGGATCACCAATCGAACAGACTGAAACTGCTGAATAATTAACAATAACGTACTCAACTAGTTAGCGCTAGTTGAGTACAAATTTTGTAAATTAAAAATTGATTGTATATTATAGTAATATAACAATCAAGGAGGTAATAAAAAATGAAAGATAATATCATACAGGTTGATTCTAGAGAAGAATCAAAACGTGGTATGGCTAGATACTCATTATATATATTATATAATAGATACGTGCCAGATATTAGAGATGGTTTAAAACCAGTCCAACGTAGAATACTATATACTATGTTTAACGACACTAAATGTATTAGTATTAATACAAAACGTAAATCAGCTAAAACAGTTGGTGATTGTATGGGTACTTATCACCCTCATGGTGACACGTCTATTTATGATGCAATGAAACCAATGGCTAACTGGTTTGAATCAAAAGTACCATTGGTAACGTATGATAGTGCAAGTGGCTCAATCCAGGGCGGCGATCAAGCTGCAATGCGATATACTGAATCATATATTTCTGATTTTGGATTGCATTGTGTAATTGGTGAATTAGCTGAAACTAAACAGGTTGTGAATTGGCAACCTACATTTGACAATCATGAAAAAGAACCAGAATCTTTACCAGTTAAAGTACCGCTTCTTTTAGTAAATGGTACATTTGGAATTGCAATTGGTATGCGTATTGAAGTTCCATGTCATTCATTAAATGATGTAATTGATGCTACAATAACATTACTTCATAATCCAAATGCTAAAATTATCTTAATTCCAGATCAATGTATGCCTTGCGAAATAGTAAATACCGATTGGAAAAAGATTTCCAATATGGGATTTGGTAATTTCTTGGTACGAGGAATTATTAGAGATGGTGAAGATGAGAGTGGTAAATATTTATCAATTCAATCAACGCCAGATTTAGTTTGGTCGAATAAGGTTTATGAAAATATTGAAGACTTGATTAAGGAGAAGAAACTTATTCAGGTGTCTGATATTCAGGATCACTCTACAGATAAGCAATTAGATTTACGAATCTATCTTACAAAAGGAGCTGATCCTAATTACGTAAAGCAAGTCTTATATAAGAATACACAGCTTCAGGTATCTAAGAGAGTAAACTTCCAAGTACTAAATGGAATGGATATTCAACGTCTTAGTTATAAAGCATATTTATTGTACTTCTTAGAGTATCGTAGGAGTATTAAATTCAGACTTTATAATTTTAGATTACAGAAAATAGAAACAAGATTACATCAGATCGATACTTATATTAAGATTCTTAAGTCAGGAGATGTTGAAAACATCGTTCATATGATAAGAAATCAATCATCAATGGATGAAGCATATCTTGTAGATTGGCTTGTAAAGAAGTTAAAGATTACAGATTTACAGGCTACATTCGTATTAAGAACTCAGCTTAAAGCTCTCTCTAGAGGTAATCTTCATAAGTATGAAGATGAACAAAAAGATTTATTAAGTAAGGCAGATATTTGTGTAAAGTATATTACCAATGAATCTTTAATTGATACAGAGATTGAGCAGGAATTATTGGAAATCAAAGCTAAATATGGATCACCAAGAAAATCAATATTAATTTCTGAAGCCGAAGCATCGGATATACCTGAGGGGGAATTTAAAGTAGTAATTACAGAAGCTAATTTCGTAAAGAAAATGCAAGTAAATGATCCAATAAAGGCGTATAAAGGTGATACTCCTAAATCTGTAATTATAGCGGATAATTCTAAAGATTTACTGCTATTTGACCAGATGGGTAAAGTATTTAGATTACAAGTTCACAAAATTCCATTTACAGATAAGAACTCAGCAGGTACAGATATTAGATTACTATTGAAGAAATTAACTTCAAATATTATATCTGTAATGTACGTGCCTATCTTAGAGACTTTTGCTAATAAGAAATCTAAATATTATTTATCTATGGTTACTACAAAAGCATTGATTAAACGCATTGATCTTAATGATATAATTAATGCAACTCCAAGTGGCATTACTTATACAAAACTTAATAAAGGAGATTCCGTTAAGGATATTATTGTAGTAAACCATAAGTCAGATATTGTAGTTTATACTAAAGCTAAAGCTCTTAGAATGCCAGTAGAAGCAACTCCATATCTTAAGAGGTCTACTTTAGGTAATACGGCAATGAAAACTACATTAGATATAGATGGCATGTCTGTAATCACTAGAGATACTACTGATATTGTTGTAGTTACCGATAAGGGCAAATTTAATAGATTTAATATTTCCGGTCTGCCTATAAGTGATAGGAATAAGGCTGGTAATAAGGTCATTAAATTAGTAAAAGGTGACTATATTCATAATATCTTTAGTTGTAATGCTAGTTATGCATTACGAGTAATACGACCAGATGAGACATTGGAAATTAATGTTTCAGATATTCCAGTTGGTAGTTCTATTTCTGCCGGAACAAAGATGTGTAAAGAAGGAATTATAAAAGTAGAATTAATTAAAAAAGAGTAGGGATAATCCCTACTCTTATTTTACTTATAAATTATACTTATTAGGAGGATTCAATATGAGCGAAAAAATTATGATTGATAAAAAATGTATAGTAAACTTATTTAAAGGAACATCATGGGATATTGATTTATTATGTGAATTTTATCCTGGTTGCGAACTCCAATTTAAAAAATTACAGAACGGCGACGATCTTGAAATTTCAAATGAAGAAATTGATTGTACCCTTTGGGCTTTAGGATTTCTAGAAGATCAACCAATATTTCTAGAGCAAAAATATGTATCAGACATAAAAAATTGGAAATCTCTTATTAATAATATTAGCGAATATGCATCGCATAGTATGGGTATACCTATGTTTTTAATAGATGCATTACAGTATAAAAATATTTTTGTAACTGAAGGCTTTGTTAGAAAATTTCTACAAAAAATAAGGCTACTTGATGGTAATGCATATCACAATACATTAAATCTTTTTCATTTAATTAAATATCCAGAATTTTTATACTGCTATTATAACGTTGGAGATTTTGACTATTTATTAAGCGGGGCATTATTCAATAATATAAGTGATTCGGTAAAGCAAATAATTTCAAATGAAACTATGATACCGCGTAATGTTATTAATAATCTACGTGAGAATAGTATCTTTGTAACTAAAGAAACTATTAATTTCATAAGTCAAGTATTAGAGCATTTTGAAATTAAACCAGATAATGAATTTGGTCATCCCATGCATGAAATGCCTAAAACGAATAATAAAGATATTATTGAAAATATTCGCAGAGATTGATAGGTTATTAGCAATTACAGATATTAAGTGTATCGAAGCATATTGTAATACTAAGATTAATATGTCTAAGTAATAATAAAAATAAATATGCCTATGTACTATTATATTAGTACAAAATAAAAATGGAGGCTTACAATGAGAGGAAAGAAATTAACTTTTAGGATGAAAAAGTATATAGGGGATAAGATGAGATTAGACCCAGATGAATGGAATTATATTAAAAATACATCTAAAGAATTTATTATTAAAAATAGAAATACAGGGGAGGAACGCATTATTGATAAGGTAGAGCATAATATTACATTATTCTAAGGGAGTAATTAAATGAGCAAAGGAAAACCAAGACACAATCCAAATAAGAAGTAACTAAGAGTTATATAAGAAAAATTAATGATAGGAGATAAAAACTATGCCAAATTATTGTGATGCTAAAATTATTGTTTCAGGAAATGCAAGATGCGTTGATGAATTTACAAAAATTATACAATCAGATTATGATTATGAAGAAAAGCGATTTACTCATACACCGCATTTCTTTAGAGTATTTGAGGCCAGAATCATTGATGAAAAAATTAATGGTTTAATGAAACAAACAACTTACGATATTACATGCGCATGGTCTGTTTATTGTTGTATGATGAATGGTCCACTGTCATATTATGATGAAAATAAATCATTTCTAGATGAATATGGAGTATTCTATGGTACTTATTTAAACAAATGCGCTAAAAGATTAGGATTATTTATTGAAGTATTTTCAGTCGAACCTGGAATGGCATTTAATGAATATTATTTAATAGATAATCACGGATATACAGCAATTGATCGGACCTATGATATGAGAAACTATGATCTTAATGATTATAAATCAAGAGATGATTTCATTAAGCAAACTGGTGATTATATATCACCAGAAGAGTATAAATGGTCAATGGATGAACATGAAGGGTGGTATTCTGTAAATGGCTATAATCCTGATGAAACCGGATATATTAGTGAAAAATTATGCAACCCGATAAAATTAGTAGCAGCAAAGGTAGTAGAAAACAAATGACGCAGCTATTATTATCTTCAATAATTATATTAATAGTATTTTTAATAAATTGCTATTTTATAATTAAATTTACTAAAAAGAAACACATGTATAAAGCACTATTGTGCATCATGTACATTTTCCCATTATATGTATTAATTGAATTTGGATTAATGTATATATACCTTGAGTTTGATTTCTTTAAATAATAGGGGATAATTCCCCTATTATTTTTTATTCAGGGAGGTAATAAATGAATAAAGTACAAGAATACAGAAACTATATTATTGAGCATATTAATTATGTGAAATTAGCGTTTAAGAATTATGGTGAATTAATATGCAACGAATTAGATTTAGACTTACAAGAAATGGCTAATCAGGTCGATAATCATGACGAATCAAAATGGTCAGATGAAGAATTTGATTTATATATGCGCAAATTCTTTCCGGAATCAGAAGAATCAAAAATATCCGATCATGAATTTAATATAGCATGGCTACATCATATTCACTACAATCCACACCATCCAGAGCATTGGATTTATTATGATGAAGAAAGTAATAAGATTACAGTATATAATATACCAGATAAATATATAGCAGAAATGTTATTTGATTGGATTGCAATGAGTTATAAATTCAAAAATAAAGTATATGATTGGTATGAAAAAGAAGGTAAAGAAAAACTATTTACAAATAATACAAGAAGTAAAGTAGAATATTTGTTAAATAAGATTAAAAAGCAAGATATTAGTAATAATTTACAATAATAATAACAATATATTGATGAGAAAAATAAATAGTGGAGGAATATAAGTAGTAATATATGGGAATGCGCAAACCGTATATTATGGTTGCCTTTAGCCGGGTTTATTATGACTGCGGCGTCGATGAAGAAGGAATCAGTAGACTCTAGGTGAAAAATATATTTCGGAAACCTTGATCAAGTTATATTTGGAACCGAGCATTATTTTAATTAGCGCCGCGTAGATTATGACCGGGTGGTGGCAGATGTATGTCAGGCCCGATGAACGGCGCGCAAATATATGAGGGTGCATGTATGGTGGAAATCCATACCTATTTATTATCTCATCCATGTTCCTTGTAGTTCTTGTAGATATTTCTTCAAGTACATATTACCGGTACAATCCCACTGTACCGGTGATACGGAGTATTACCCAAGTTGGTGACGGGGGGACATTGCTAATGTTCTAGGTCTATTTATATAGGCGCATAGGTTCGAGTCCTATATACTCCGCTTTATAGGGCATTCGCCAAGCGGTAAGGCACGGGATTTTGATTCCCGCATTCACTGGTTCGAATCCAGTATGCCCTGCTTATGTATTTTTATAGCAATACATTAATCCATGGGTAGGTATGCAAGTGGTTAAAGTAGGCAGACTGTAAATCTGTTGCCTCGGCTTCGTTGGTTCGAATCCAACCCTGCCCACTTAATTGGACCATTAGCTCAGTTGGTTAGAGCGCCCGGCTCATAACCGGGTGGTCATAGGTTCGAGTCCTATATGGTCCACGCTAAATATGTAATCATAAAATTTACCAAAAACTATAGAGATAGGGTTGATTCCCTATCTCTATTTTTATTTTATAAATAATACATTTTTTTAATTATATATTATATATGTATATAAAATATATTTCATTTAGGAGGATAAAAGAATGAGTAAAAACATCAAAAAGACACATGGATTAGAATCAGAAAGAGATGATAGAATATCAATTCTGATGAAGCAATTAGCTGAAAGTGACAAAAGAGTAGAAGAAAATCGAGAAATTAAATATAATATTTTAAATTCTGGTTGGGATGTAAATATGCTGGGATTATTGATTCCAGATTTACCCCCAATTGAATTTAAAACGTTATTATATACAGACTACAAGTTCAGTGCTAAGCAGCAAGAAACTATAGCATATTATATAACTCTTAGGCATCCTTATAGTAAGCAACCGGAATTAAAAGGTGACGTATATACAAATAAAAAATGTATACCGTGTAAAGAAGCATCTATGAATAATTATACTTCTTTAGGAGTTAGCTCAGAATTTTTAAGTATGCTCTATAATAAAGAAGTTAAAGTACCAGAAAAATTTGCAATTGCTTTTAATAAAAGATATCGCAAGCTTACTGGCAGTGGTATGTTTGTTAATGAACAAATTGTAAACAAAGATGCTACTATTAATACTACTGATACTCTTAAGAAACTTATTAATGATATCGGAAATGCTAAACTAGATGCGAAGGAGTTACGTATATTAGCAGCTCAGTGTGAAATATATGCAAAAATATATGAATTAATAAACTAATAATTATAGAAGTAGGGAGAGATATAATCCCTACTTCTTTTATTTTTTATTATAGGAGGTTATATTATGAAAACAGTAGCAATACCATTATATATTAGGTTTGGCGAGATTCCACCAAATGAAAAAAGTAAGGCTTATAGGGGAGATCAAATATTACGAGAGGAAGCTGGTGTATCTGTATGGAGAGCTATAAAAGCAAACGGTGCATATTATCCAGTTATGCCAGATGAGCCAAATGAATCTACGATTGCAGATTATTTTAATTTTATTATGAATTGCAATTGTAATGTATATCTAGTTACAGGTGATGAATTAATAATCGAAGGTGCTGATAGAGAACCATTATTAACCAACGTTAAAATTATTAAAAATATTACATATGCTTATAAGAAAAGTAAATAATTTAGAGGTAGGGAATTATCCCTACCTCTTTTATTTTTTATTTATTACTCTCTTGAATTTGTAATGCAAAATATGCATTAATAGCTCTATAATATGCTTGCTCTGTAGCATCATTATTTCTTCGTCTTTTAAAATGTTCAGAGTTATTCATAAGAATAATATTTAATAATTCTTTCTGTCTTATTAAATATGGATTCTTAGTATTAGGTTTAGTTTTAATACAATAAGTTACAAAACTTATATCTCTCACATCTTTAGTTGTAGATTCTTGAAAGTAACAAACTACCATTAATGTAATCATTTCTTTAATATAAATAATATTCCTATTATCAGCAAGCATTACATCTATAATAGATTTAACTTCATCTAATTTAACCAAATTATTAGATGCCATTTTACATAATCTTTGATTAGCTCCATGAGTATTTATATCATTCATTGTAGCCTCTACAATAGATTGTACTTTAAAGCTGTCTGAACCTGCTAAATGATAATTATCTTCAGATAAATCATCAGAATCATAAGTAATATAATCTTTATTTTCATATGCCTGATAATATAACGATGCTATATTATTCATAAATGACCCAATACGATTATGAAGCTGCTGCACAAGATATACGCAATCGTCATCATGAAAATCTTTAAATCTGCTAGTATAAGTATTAATCCATGTATTAGAAATACTTTTCATAGCCCCAATTACAGATCCCTCTCTAGCAATATCAAATTTATTAGTCGTCATATGAGTAACAACATATTCCATTATATGCTCTTGAGGAGCTACAGTTGGAAATGATCTATAAAATATGCTAGGATAAAACTTACCACTAAAAGCAATATTACATAACGCTAAATCCAATTCTTTACTTTTATTATTTAATTTAAAAAATCTTACAATGCAAAGCATTGCTATAGTAATTTCATCTTTAGCATAACTTGGATTGAAGTTTGCTATATCACTATAATAAGTATTCTTTATCGCATTAGTAATTACAGCTTTATTGATCCCCAGCATTTCATAAAATTCAGTTTCATCATCAGCAGTAAAATATATTTGTTCACATGGCATATTAGAATATAACTGTTTAGATCTTTTATTCATGAATTTAGATATATATTTTTTATACTGCGGTATATTATTTTTTATATGCTTTTCAACTTCAGGATATGCTATATCTAATATAGCTTTTGTGTCTTTCATATTATATAATCCTCCATTCACTTATAAATTAATTAAATGTCAAATACGATAATTATTTTATTAATATAACATTTTTATACTAAATCACTATACTTTATCATAAAAAATAAAATATTTTGATTTTGGTAATACCGTATATTCTATACTTACGTTTTACGTACGTATAAAACACGTTTCACTTATATATTATACATATATAAGTAAAATATATTTCATTTAGGAGGATAAAAGAATGGGTAATAATAAGTACGAAATGATATATAGGTATGATAAGAATAACAATTTAATTTATACTAAAGATAGTAATGACATTGAGAAATGGATGGGGTATGATGAAAATAATAATTTGATTTTTATTAAAAAATTCTTTTGGATATGAAGAAGATTATGAATATGATAAAAATAATAATTTAATCCATACCAAAGACACCAATGGTTCTGAGAAATGGTTAGAATATGATAAAAATAATAATAAAATCCATACTAAAAATTCTTTTGGATTTGAAGAAAATTATGAATATGATAAGAATAACAACGCAACTAAATATGCAAATTCCGTTGGACGGGTTGCAGAGATGCAATATGATAAGAATAATAATTTAATCCATACCAAAAATTCTTTTGGATATAGATAATTATGAATATGATAAGAATAATAATTTAATTAAATATACAAATTCCGTTGGTTTGTGTATAGAGATGGAATACGATAAAAATAATAACAAAATTCATACTAAAGATTCTAATGAATGTGAAGAATGGTATGAATATGATGAACATAGTAATTTAATTCACAGTAAGTCTGATGAATGTGAAGAATGGCATGAATATGATGAAAATAATAATTTAATCAGATATACAAAGAATTAACTGTATAGAATTATTAGATAATAGATAGGGAATTCCCTATCTATTATTTTTTGTACATTTTATTAAAAAGGAGGTTATTATATGAACGCAGCAAGATTAAAAGCAGAACGATTAGTTTATTCAGTAATGGATGCATTAGATCCTTCTGGGGATAATACTGATTTCTGGAAAGAACAATTTGCAAATATGAGCGATGCTCAATTTAAAAATTATATCTCTAATGATTTTCCATTCTATTTTCAAACTGGTGCTTTTAAAGAACCATCTATGAATCAAATTGTTAAAGCATTAGATGTACTTAATGTACCATTACTTGAACCTTTATATGTACCATATAAGTATAAAGATTCTCAAGGTAGACCTTTAAAGACAAGAGAATGTTTTGTAGTATATCTTCCGATTAAGAGAATGAAACAGATGCTTACTAAAAAGAATGGTATGAGTATTAGTACTAAATCTAGAGATATGAAAACAGGATTATTAACAGGAGTTGATAAGAATGGTAAAGAGTCCGATAGAGAATTTGAATCTTTAGCAATTTGTGGATTAGATAATTGTATGAAAGAATTCTCTAGAGCTAGAGCTGATTCTATGAATGATAAATCTATAATGAATAATACTATTAATAATCTTGGTCAAGTATCTTTAAAAGATTTACCGGATGATCCTACAGATTCATTATCAAAGAATTTAGTATCAGTATATTTTATTGGAGCCCAATTATATACAAATATTGTAAATGAAGATTATATGACTCCATATACTATGTCCCTGAAACAAAAAAGAGTTGAAAGAGAGGTATAAATTATATGTAGTAGGGTTAATTCCCTACTACATATTTTATTTTTGTAATAAAAAAATAAATATATAACATGAAGATATTGAGCAGATAATTGGAAGATAAGAAGTGATAGATAGTAAGGAATGTAAATACCTGAAACCAAGACTAAAACTAGAATCAAGACCTAAAACCTGAGATTAAGACTAAAAACCTGAAACTAGGACTCAAGAGACTTATGGGGGGTAAGGGGGGCTAAAGAATATGTAAAACACTAAATTACTAAAACCATAACTATATAAAACTAACTATCTATCACTTATTATCAACTTTATATCAAAATATATTTTTTAAAATTAATTCTTTCGGATTTAATTTAGATTTAAATACACTCTCTCCAATAATTATCATTGGTCTTACGCCAATATATGCATTAAAAGGAACAGTATCAAATCTACCGTGTTCATTAATACATTTAAAGGTATAAGCATCTTTAATATCTCCAAGAAAGTATGGAACTTCAAAATGATCTTTAATGAAACTTTTATTATATTGAAATAATAGTAATGTACGAATATCATTTTCTGTCATTAATTTAGCATCTAACATTGGATACTCACAAAAGAATCCAGTTAATGCTCTTGGTAAATAATATTTATTGATATATAATTCTTTTGATGTATCAATAAAATTTCCAAAAGTATTTTTAGATTTACCAATGACTCTATCTGGAACTAATATAGCATATTTATTCTTATAAAATCCAGCAAATCTATAATATATCTTATTATGCACAATATAATCTCCAACATACAAATCATTAGTAACAATTCCATGAATCATAAGCATTATTATATTACTGCTTAAATCTGATACGTTCCTACCTCTAAATCTACTATTACTTTCTTCCATAAAATTACCTCCTCTATAAATTATTATATATGGAATTTATACGATTATAATATATAATCAAATATTATTTTACAATATATATAACTTTTATATAAATATATGACTGAAAATAATAGTTAGGTTATATATCCTTCTAATTCCTTATTACTCATGCATAGGAGTAGGACTATGTTCCTACTCCATATTTTTTGTATTTTTGAAGTATAACGAATAATCATAAAATATTATTAATATAACACATTAGTGAATCAGAAATATTTCATTATATACCCCCAAACGTATAAGCTTCCCCTATGGGTTAATTCCCATAGGGGTAAGTTTTCTAAATAAAGGAATTTATAATTGTATATTATAATAGTATAATGAAGCTAACTTATAAATAATGCCTAGTTAGTTTTAAATAAAATTAAAGGAGGTAAATTTTTATGGATGAAGTAAAATATGGTATTATCCATGAAGTAGGAGAATACCAAGGAGTTCAGCCGTTATCTGAGCAGGATAATAAGTTCGTAAATGAACAGGATAAAAAAGAAAACAATGATTCTAAGTAAACCAAAAATATGCAGGGTATACATAGTTATACCCTGCAAAAATAATGGAGGTACACAACAATGAGAAATATGTGCAAAAATTTTATTTGCTCGATTTTAGTATGCTTATTGGCAGTAAATATACTATTTAATATGGGAGAATTTACACCAGCAAAACAAACCGAAGATACAACTAAATTACAGGTTGAAGATACCGATGACCAACAAGATGAAGAAACAGAAGTGGTTGATGTAATTAATACAAATGTGCCCATTGTCGGTGCATCTTATGAAGATAAGGAAGTAAAAAAAGATAATACTTCTGATTCAAAAGATACGCCGCCAAAAATGAGTAAATATGAATATCAATTAAAATATGGAATAATCAAAGAGGAAGAGGTGGGATATAATGACCATGGAGATATTGCATGTGCGTCTCTTACTGTAGATACTTACCCTGGGTATTTTACCAGATATATGGACTTATCATGCAGAAACAACATATCAATTGACCAGATGAATAAGATTATCAATCATTGGTTAGGTGATAGAAATTCAAAATTGAAAAATCAGGGTGAAGCTTTTATTAAAGCATCTCAGCAGACAGGATTAGATCCTGTATTCTTATTATCATTAGCAGCACAGGAAGCTGGATGGACAGTTTCTAATTTGCATGCTAGTAAAAATAATCCATATTCTATTAATATGGTGGATTCTAACCCATCGCAGGGTTATAATTTAGGAAATGAATTTAGTGACGGAATTATTAACGGCGCTAAATGGATTAAAAAGCATTATTATGATGAAGGACAAACTACTTTAGATTCTATGATTTATGGAAAGAAGCAATATTCTTCATCAGCTGACAAATGGATTAATGATATTAGTAATATTATTACTAAATCATATAATTATATATTAAACGATTAATTTTAAGGAGGAATTTATAATGGAATTAGAAGTATTTGGTATTGGAGCAGCAGGAAATAAAGCAGCTATCAAAGCAATAGAAAGGAATGTAGTATCTAAAGAGTACGTTAAGTTGTTTAATACAACTACGAAAGACATTCCAACTGAATATAAGAACGACGATATCGTTGTTCCATTTGCATCTTCTATTTTAGGAGGATGTGGTAAAGAGCCTAAGAAGGGTCGTAAGGCAATTCAGGATGCAATGAATTCTGGTAATGTAAATATTGCAGAAATGATCCATCCAACAACAAAAGAAGTTGTACTGGTAACTTCTACCGAAGGTGGTAGTGGATGTGGTGCAACACCATACATTGCAAAAACATTAATTGCATTGAACATTCCAGTTCATGTATTTGCATTCGTAGGGTTCCAGGAAGATTTTCGGTCTATTAAGAATACATTATTATTCTTCTCATCTATGGATGATAGTGTAATCTTGCATGTAATTAAGAACTCTGAGTTTTTGGATTACACAAATGATTTCCAGTCAGCAGAAAGATTAGCTAATGAAGAATTTGTAAATCAACTTAAGACATTAAGTGCTAATCTTATGCCATCTGAGCAGAATATGGATGATAAGGATATCTATAAAGCAACCACTACAAGTGGCTACATGGATATTAAGAATATTTCTTTATCAGGTGTAAAGAATGAAGAAATGTTCAACAAGGCAATTATTGATGCATATACAAATAATAAAGGATTTGATTTTGATCCTACTGCAAAAAGGGTTGCTGTTATCATTAACGCATCAGACAAAACAAAATTGGCGATTGATAATACATTTAATGTATTATTCAAATATACCGGAGATCCAAAGATTACAGGTGAATTCTTTAAACATATTCAGTATGATCCTGAGGAGCCGGAGTACATTAGTGTAATTGCATCTGGAATTAGAATCCCTGATAAAGAATTTGTTAAGATCAATAACAAGTTTGAAGAGATTAAGTCCAAGAGAGAAAACAATAATGTATCATACTCCGCAGTATTTTCAGGATTACAATTGGATGATGATGACGAGGATGATCTTGATATGGATGTTCGTACAATGAACAATCCTGACAATGTAAACAAGTTCTTTAAAGACAAGGTTAAAGTTAATACTCCATTGCAAAATGTAAAGGTTGATAACAATGGAGTAGACAGTATAGAAAATTATTAAAGGGGTGATTATCACATGCCAGATGTATTTAATAAATTCTGGAACGAAACAAAAAAACACGATGCCGATCATCCGGTACTAGTAGCTAAAGTTAGGGTTGATGAAAGCCCTAACTTTAACTTATCAATATTAAAACAGAATATAGATCATGTAGATACAATGAGTGATGTTGAATTAAGAAATTTTATTAAACGTTGCTTTAAATCTATTATGGTTAATTTATTTGGTAAAGAAATGCCTAAATATATTCACTACTTTCAGGATGTAAGATTCTTAGATGCATTTATTGATGTATTAAAATCTATGGATTTTATTGAAAAGGATGATATCGTTAGGCTCAATACAATGTGTTACCATTATATTACTATCCCAAAAGATAAACAGAATTACAGGGTGGTAAGTCGTATGATGGAAGTATCAAATATTATTAACCGTCATAATTTACCAAGATTATTAGGTCTTGGTTTATCTAGTAATTTAGCATCAATATTATTAATTGCTAGATATTCCGATATTGATTTAAATGTTTGTGTAAAGAGAGTTAATTTCATTATAATTACACAGCCAAAAGAATTAATGTCGGAAAGAATGATAGAAGAAATCTTAAAGATTCTTTATAACGTTCTTGATGATTTGGTAAGAATTTTCCCACCTATTATGATGGATATCTTACCGGATTATGATGAGAATAATCCTAATACTCTTTGGATATCAGATGATATTCAAGAAGTAAATTCGACACTTAATCTTGCCTTATTGAATATCCTGGATAATTTGCCAACACAAACCATTAGATCTGTATTATTAAATTATACAGAAGCAATGAATATGGTTTATAAAAATTATCAGGTTAGATTTTCATTAAGATGCCTAAGTGAGGATTATTATCGTATTAATAATGTCATTAATGAAATGGCATTAAATGAAGGAATATATGTAATTTAATTAGGAGTAGGGTTAATTCCCTACTCCTTATTTTTTGAAATGGAGGAAACTATCATGAAAGTAAAAGATCTTATAACAGAATTACAGAAATGTGATCAGGGTGCAGAAGTTAAAATGCACCACCATATGGGAAATACTGCATTATTTGTATGCGAGGCAACTAATATTCCTGGAGAAGTATGGATTGAGGATAAGGGTGATATTGATCTTAGAGTTGAGATTGATGCTCGTATCGAGAATTGTGGACCTGTAAATGAAACTTTCTTTAAAGAGTTAAAGAAGATTGGAGTTACTCTGAGAGATATTCAAACTTATTATCCTGAGATCTATGAAAATGCAAAAAAGTATTATAAAAATTAAAACTTTTAATTATATAATATAATATTGTAATCAAAGATATAGATATACTCAGGAGGACAAATTTATGAGATGCATAGTAGAGTCAAAAGGTAGCACAATCACGTATATTAATGGGGATATATTTCAGGTTAAATCCAATCCATTAGTTAAACAAAAAAAGAAAAGGAATTGGAAGCGCTTTGTGAAGGAAACATTGATTCCTTGCATAATCATAGTCGCTATGGAATTTGCATTTGTTGTATATATTTTCCATAGACTTGGATGCTTTTAGAAAATAAGAGGGGATTATTCCCCCCTCTTATTTTTTTATAAAAATATTATATAAAATACATTACATTAATAAGGTATTTTAAGATTCTATAGAAATATAGGGTAAGGAGGAATTAGAAATGACATTATTATCTATGGCTTTTAGAGAGCAAGTAAAACAAACAAAAGATTTAGCAATGACATCTGAAATGACATATGGAGTATCATATCCAACTGGATTTCTTAATATGGATTTTGCTAATGGTTATATTCAGGAAATTAATGGTAAAATGAAATTTGAATTAGGAATTTCAGATGGCTCTATGAATATGATAATTTCAGATTCTGGTGTCGGTAAAACAACTATTGCAACACAAATTGCAGCTAATATCATTAAACCATTTCAAACATCATGTATTTTATATGAACAGGCCGAAGCAACAGGTACAAATATTCAGCGTCTTAAAAACTTAACTGGAATGGATGACGAAACTTTTGAAAAGAGATTTATTGTTCGTGATGCTGGAATTACAACAGAGTCTATTTATAATAGAGCTAAAATGGTTTACGATATTAAAGTAAACAATCCTGATAATTATATGTATGATACCGGCATGGTTGATATTCACGGTAAGCCAATTTATAAATTCGAGCCAACTGTAATGATTATTGATTCAGTAAAGTTAGTATTATCAGAAAAAATCTCCCAAGCAACAGAGACAACAAATATGACTGGTGCTCAAAATGCTAAAACTAATTCAGAATATTATTCTAAAATGCTTCCGTTGTGCAAAATGGCAAATATTATTGTATTCTTCATTAACCATATTACAGTTGATGTGAATACTGGATTTTTACCTAAGAAAGCAGAATTAGCATATCTTAAACAGGGAGAGCATATTGCTGGCGGTAGATCGCTTACATATATTCAGAATAATATCTTTAGATTGGATATTAAATCTAAACTTAAACCTGAGGAAGGTCTTGGTATTTCTGGAAGTACTACATCTCTTGATGTCGTTAAATCTAGAACGAATACATCTAGTAGAGGTAAGTGTATTCTTGTATTTGATCAAGCAACTGGATATGATAATGATTTATCATTATTCATGATGCTTAAAGATAGAAAACTTCTTGAGGGTTCTGGTGCATTTCTTAAACTTCCTGGATACGATAAGAAATTCTCACAAAAGAAATTTAAAGAGGAATTATATTCAGATCCTGAATTCTTTAATGCTTTTGTAAGTATTTCAATTAATACATTAAAGAATGATTTAATTGAAGAATATGAAAGAATTAAGAAAGAGAATTCATTATCTATTGGTAAATCCCCATATGAAGCTATGCTCGAGCAGTTATCTGCAGCATAATTTATTTTTTCTAAATATCTCATAAACTCCATTTTAATTATATATTATATATTAGAATGGAGGTGAGATATTAAATATTAATCTAAATTAAATGGAGGAATTAGAATGGCAAACGGATTAATGAATATTGACAAAGAAGTTGATTATTATGCTTCACAAGTTAATAGCTACGATAATTTACTTGGTAGGGGTCTAATGGTCCCTTTCAATCCAAGCAATAGTGGTTCAAGAAAGCTTAACTCATAGGCTGGTTATACGGTAACGTATAGCAATAATATCTATGTGAATTGCTGGGAAAAGCTAAAGTCTAGATGCCTAAATTTAGGAGCCGAAAGGCAGAAACAAGTTCTAGAATGTCATATGCTGAGAAAAAGCCATATTTTATATGGTGCTAAGTGATATTAAAAATGTTTAATCAGCAGCTAATATAAATTATATTAGTTCAACGACTATCCCGTTAGGTAATTGAGATATTACAATAGGAGTAGGGCCCTAGTGGTGGGTGAGAACCCCTTAAATCGAAGTGCATAGCCCCAATAATTATTGGGTGAAGATATAGTCTACTTTTAAGGTAACGCTTAAATATAAGGTATGAGTGCGATTCATAATGAGCATCATATGACTCTTAGCCATGCAGAACCACCTATAATTCAGACTGGATATGAAAATAGATTTGGTGAAAATTCATCATCTTTTATCACTGCCGAGTCTGATTATGAGGTTATTTATAAAATTAATAAATTTTCATTTTATAATAACCATTATTTTCTTATCGTTAGAGATAAGAATACTGGGGTTTATGATGTTATTGAGAGAGTCTTGTATAAACATAATACGGAATCTTATGGATATCTGTATAATAATGATTATCTTGATTCGCTTAAACCTGGAAGTAGCATTAAGAAGGGCGACGTTATTAAAAAATCAGATGGTTATGATGAATTTAATAATAAGATGAATGGTGTAAATCTTACTACACTTTATCTAAGTTGTGCTCAAAATATGGAGGATTCAAATATTATTTCTGAATCTGCCAGAAAGAAATTAGAAACAAATTTAATTAAAAATACTGATATAACCATAAATGATAATGATATACTTCTTAATCTTTATGGCGATCAGAATCAATATAAAACATTTCCTGATATCGGAGAAGAAATTAAAGGCGGAATATTCTGCGGTATTAGGAGATTGGAAAATGACAATATGCTTTACACATTATCTCAATCTAGACTTAGAGATATTATGATGAGTGATAAATGTATATTAATGGATGGAATAGTTGCAGATATTGATGTATACTGTAATAACCCAGAAGCAATTGGCGATTCATATTATAATCAGCAATTATATTTCTACTATACGGAAAGGATTAATTTCTGTAAAGCGGTAAATGATTTAGTTGGTCCATTATATATGAATGGTAAACTTAGCTATAATCTTCATAAGTTATATGCTACGTGCAGAGATACTGTTGCTGGAAAACAGTTTTATAAAGATAAGCAGTTCAATAATGTAATTATGCAAATTATTGTAATTGAAAAATTACCAATGAATCCTGGAGATAAAATTTCCGATAGATATGGTGGAAAGGGTGTTATTTCAAAGGTGGTTCCAGATGAATTAATGCCTAGATTAAATAATGGTACTGTTGTAGATATTATCAAGAATCAGTCCACATGTATTAACCGAGAAAATATCGGCCAGTTACATGAACAATCTCTTACATTTATTGGCTCCAGAATTATAGATTATTTCAAAACAGGAGTATTATCGTATTCTGAAATGGCTCAGATGTGGTATGATTTTGTTGTTGAAGTGGACCCTGAGCAGGCTAATTGGATGAGAGAATCATTTAGCCTTAATGATGATTATGAAGCAAGATTATTTATTGAAAGCATTATTGAAGATGATGCAATATATTTATCATTAAAACCTTTTACGGGTACTGTAGATATTGATCGTATAGCAGCGATTTATAAGAAATTTCCATGGATTAAACCATATACAGTATCGGTTCCAATTGAAGATTCAAATGGAAATACGAGATATGTAGAAACAAGAAGACCTTTGGTTGTAGGAAAGATTTATAATTATAGACTAAAACAGTATGCAGAGGAAAAATTCTCTGTTACATCTTTATGTGCTACTAATCTTAAGAATCTTAATACTCGTTCAAAGGCAAATAAAATCTATGAGTCTAAATATAAGAAGACTCCGATTATGTTTGGAGCAATGGAGTCTGGAGATTTAGCCCATTTATCAATGCAGTATGTTATTATGAATCTTATGCTTTATTCATCTTCTCCTCAAGGAAGAAGATTATTCGAGCAATTATTAACTGGTAATCCATATGAGATAGATATTCAGTTAGATAAAGATTCTAAGAATAGGAATGCAGAAATTATAAATGCTATTTTTAAAACTATGGGTCTTAAATTAGTATTTAAGAAGATCCCTAAGGTTAAGCAGTATGTTATTAATGAAATAGCTGCTAAGATTGTACCTAATAAGGGATTTAAATATAAAACTAATATCAGAGATATAATAGGTCATGATGATGAATTAGCTATGAAGTATAGTGCTGCTATGCAGAATAAAGATAATCCGGTTGTTATAAAGCCTATTGTAATCAAGAGGGTTAAAAAAGATGATGAAAATAAGTGATTTACAAAACGTATATGACGTTTTATTAAGTGGTAATATATCTGTAATTACAGATGTAAATATCCAATTAAGTATAACTGAATACGCAACTTATTTGATTAATAAGCATCCATGGAATCAGGAAGAGCAGATTGTTGCTGATCTTATTTTAAAGATTAGTAATACTGCTTATAATGATACTACGTTGGATACTTTACCATTAGATGATGGCGTATATGATCAGCTTCTTCAATCATATAAAGCTTATAATCCTAATTATCAGATTGGAGCAGTGCCAATTAATTATGAGGAAAAAGCTCAAAATGAATTTGATGAAAATCCAATAGCGATTATATCTATATCAAATAAAGAAGTTGAATCAAAGCTATATATAAAAGATATCTGGGATCAATATACTAAAGTTGATCCTAGAAGAACTCTTGTGGCTGTAACTGTAAGAGAACCAATAACTAAAAGGCTTATTAATACCAAACATTCGTATCCTGAATTGGTTGGTACATTAGATAAATGCAAATTTACTCTTAACAATGAAGCTATTGAAAAGGGCGTATTTGATAAACCCTCAGTTCAGGTATTTGAGAGGGATTTTATTCAAAAGCATTTACAGATGGGTATTATTAATCCAGCAATGGAATTTGAAATGGTTGGAGAATTAAAATATGATGGTGTATCTGTAGAAGCAGAAGTATGTGGAGATACAATTATATCTGCTAGATCAAGAGGTGATACTGGAGAAGATATTGCGACTGACTTAACTCCTATATTTGGCGGATATAAATTTCCAAACGCAAAAAATGTACCAAAAGATGAAAGATTCGGAATTAAATTCGAAGCTGTTATCACTAAATTCGATTTGCAAAAGCTTGGAAATTTGAGAGGCACTTCATATAAGAATTGTAGAAATGCGATTATTGGACTTTTAGGTGCTAGTGATGCATATAAATATGTAAACTTTATAACACTTATTCCATTATCCACATCAATGGAAATGCCAAGAGAAACAGAACTAAAATTCTTAAATAAATATTACAATTCTGGTCAATATAATAGATATGTAATGTTTAGAGGTAACTATCAAACTATATTGTTTCAGGTAAAACAGTTTGTTGAATCTGCTGAATTAATAAGAAAAGTTTTACCATATCTTATTGATGGTGTAGTTATTAGTTATACAGATCCTTATATTAAGAAAACTCTCGGTAGAGTAAATTCTGTAAATAAGTATAGTATGGCTATTAAGTTTAACCCACGTAAGGTTAGAACCATTTTCTTAGGATACACTTTTTCTGTTGGTAAATCCGGTGATGTAATTCCAATGGTTCATTTTAAACCATGTGAGTTTATGGGTAATATTCAAACCAAACAAACTTTACACTCATACAATAGATTTGTAGAACTTCAGTTATGTAAGGGAATGCAAATTGATGTTGAGTATAGGAATGATGTACTAACTTATATATCTAAACCGGATACTGAGTACAATAGAAAAATCGCAGCCACCACAAGACCGGAGCCGTTTATTGAAACTTGTCCATATTGTGGATGCAAAATTGTAGTTTCAGAATCTAGTAAAAGTGCTAAGTGCCCTAACCATGAATGCCCTGAAAGAAAAGTAATGAGAATTGTCGATATGCTTAGTAATTTAGGATTCAAAGATTTTTCTGAAGAATCCGTTAGAGCATTGGATATAAATTCATTGACTGATTTAATTGGTATTACTTATGAAAGAGCCTGTATTTTAGGCATGGGCAATGCCAAAAATTTTATGGATAGAATGTATGCCTTTATGCATAATCCTATTGCAGATTATAAGATATTGACAGCTCTAGGCTTTAATAATATAGGAGCTGAGAAATGGAAAATAATTTTAAAAGAGATTACGATTCATGATTTAGCAACTATGGATAATAATATCTTAATGAATAAATTAATCTCTATGCCATCCATAGCCCAAAAGACTGCAGAAACAATTTGTAATGAAAGATTGATATATATGCAAGATTTAAATACAATATTGACTATGGGTAATGTAGTATCGTCTAAAGGCTCAATTGATAAGCCTAAAATTGCATTTACTGGTGATAGAGATAGTTTATTTATCGATCTATTAAATAATAATGGCTATGATGCTAATGATAGTTATTCTGTAACTAAGAAAACATTTGCTCTTATTACCAATGATTTGAACTCAAATTCAAGTAAAATGGTTAAGGCTAAGAAATTTAATATACCGATATATACTAAACAGCAATTTATGGATGCCTATAATATAAAATTATAAATGACTAAACTTATTTATAATTATATATTATATATAAGAAACAATAAAATATTATTTAATAATGGAGGAATTAGAAATGAACAAGACATTTTCACAGACAAGAGGAAACCAGATTGCAACTGCTATGATGAGATCCATCGGACTTATTGTAGGTGGTAAACTTCAGAGCAGTGCAAACAAATCATTTGAGGAAACTCAGTTAAGCCAGCAGTACATTGTAAATTGTGATACAAATGGATACTCATTCGGTGGAGATGATATTCCAGAAAGAATGCTTAAATCATTTATTGCTGCAACTTCTGTATATCTTGGAAAGGTTAAGGTATCAGATCCTAATGTGGCTACAGCATTAGTACTTACGGATGAAGCAGGCAATTTCATGTTTGCAGGTATTGTCGAGTATCATGAAAATGAGGAAAGCAAGGACGAGCCTGGAAACTGGAGTTATGTATTAACTCTTAATGAGGAAGATTTAACTAATCTTGAGAATACTAAAGAGGTTAAGAAATATCTCTATGGAGATGATGCCTTCAAAGTTATCCTTGATAAAGTAGGATATGATATTGGGGGAATCGAGTTCCAGAAGGATACATTCATGTATGGATGCTGCAAAATTCTTGTTGAGACAATTCTTCAGGTTCTTGATTCTGAAGCAGTTGCCAATGAGACTGTCGATATCGAACTTAAAGGATATGTTACATTTAGTGTTGCTGTAGAAGGCGATGAAAAGGTATATGCAGTGACTCCAGATGGAGCAATGAAGAAGTTAATCAAGGATGATGCAGCACTTGAAGTGCAAGATTAATTAAACTATTCTGATAAATAAAAGCCATATGATTAATTTCATATGGCTTTTTATTTTTGTTTGGAGGCTATATTTTAATGAAAAAAGCATTGATTAACAATAGGTTATATGACGTTGTAGACATGCAAGAATACTCAAAAAACCAAGATATATACAATGCAAGCTTTACAGCGATAGAAGGCCATGGCAAGGTATTACCAATAAAAAATAAGAATGAGTCTGGTGTTGGTATATATTACCAAAATGACGGAGCTGTATGTTCCGTAGTGAAACCAGAGCCAGATGATCATTCATATGACAGTGATATAATTATAGATTATAGTGATTGTAAAACTGTTAGAGATGTAATTCAGAAAGATAATCTTGTAAGAGATATTGAAAATGAATTACTTACAAATAAAGATAATATATTCAGTCTTAATATAGGGCCAGATGATACGCCTGAAATGAAGGCTGTTAAAGAAGCGATTAATCTTAAGAAAGTGGACAAGAAGCAATACGAAAGTCGTTTTGATCAATTCCAAAATGATATTAGGCTTCTTAAAGGAAAATCTATTACCCTTGGTAAAATGATAAGCATTTGTAATAATTTTGATATAAGTGCTGAAATTACTTTAAGAGATAGAGAGGGTTGTGCTAATCCTATGAATTCTGAAATTAAAATTAATTTGACTGAAGGGAGGGATTAGCATGAAACAGGCTGAAATGATTCATCAATATAACGAAGCAAATAGACCCAAATTCAATCAGGAATTATTTATTCGTCATGATGATGATATTGTTAAAGCAATACGTAATGTTGTTTATAGTACGCAGAGAGAATCATCATTTATCATTAGAGTTGAAGGCTTTGAAGTGATTGATAACTATGATGATATTAACCATATATTATGGGCATATGAAGATTCTATCATAAATAAAAATAAAAACACCAATAAACCAGAGGATAAGAAGAAACCAGCCAAAGCATCTAGTAATAGTAAAAGGGCTGAAAATCAGTTCGATTTCATTAATCTGAAAGATTCCGATATTAAGATTATTAAGGTAACTTATTATATTGGAATCACAGAAAAGAAAAATGGATTTGTATCTGATCATGTAGTTGTATATATTACAATTCCAAGAATTGTAGATAAATTCTATTTTCGAATTAGCGGCAATATTTATTCGGCAATGTATCAGATAGTCGACGCCAGTACTTATAATAATAGTAATGCTAAAAATGCAAAAAAGCAATCTATTACGTTTAAAACAATCTTTATGCCAATAAGAGTATATAAATATATTGGCAAATTAAGGAATGTTGATGGAGATGATATTCCATGTACTTATTTTATCGGCAATATGTTTAAGAAATCATTATTACTAATGAAGTATATATTTGCGAAAATGGGGTACTATGGAGCTTTGAATTTCCTAAAAGTACCAGGTATCATTATATCTGAAAATACGAATAATATAGATAAAGAAAATATGCATATATTTTCGGTTAGAGATAATTTATTTGTTTCTATACCTAAGTATATTTATGAAAATTCTGTTATTGCTCAATCGGCAGTATATACGATTGTTGCTGTATTAACACATATGAAAGACAGTGAAATGAAAGATGCTTTTGGATATGACATATATCTTAAATCTTTAGGGGCAGAATTTACCTCAAAGGATATAGATACAATTAGAAACAAGGGACTTTCAATACTTGGGTCTTTGGAATTTATATATGATATTGGGACTAAGGAAGATTTAAAACTTAGTCTTGAAGATAAAGACGATATTTATCGAGTATTAAGATGGATGATGTACGAATTTAGTGCATTACGTAAAAAAGATAATCTGGATATATCTACAAAAAAGGTTAGGTATGCTGAGTATATAGCAGCATTATATGCTGCTAAACTAGCCTTTGGTATTTATAGATTATCTGATAAAGCAGATAAAGCTGATTTAGATACCATAAGAAAAGCAATACAGATACCACCAATGTTTCTATTAAGTGCAATTACAAATGCTAAATGTCAGTTGGTTAATTATAAAGATTGTGTAAATGATCTTGATAGCTTAACAGCATTAAAGTATACGTATAAGGGAGTTTCTGGTATTGGAGAAAAATCAAGTGCGATTAGTTCAGCATATAGAGCTATTCATCCTTCACATTTAGGAAGGGTTGATATTGATAGTTCTTCAAATTCAGATCCTGGTGTATCTGGTACATTGTGCCCTATTAGTAGTTTTCACGATTCCCATTTTATTGATTTCATGGAGCCAAGTACTTGGAACTCCGATATTAATAAAATGATTGATCAATATAAAGCTATGAATAGCAAGATAGAAGTTTGTAGAATTGTTCGAGATAACAAATTATCAACAAAACAATATGATAGTACAATGGTGGAACAATGTAAATCTGTTGCTAAAGATTTGCTTAGAATGCCTACGATTGTAGAAAATACATCTGAATATATTAACGGATATGATATATTTGGTGATGATAAGTTCTTTGTAACTAGAGACTGAAAATTTATTATTTGGAGGTGAGTAAATTGAATAGTACAGGAAATTCAATGTATTATAGATATTTTCTATATTCTGCCGAGGAAGAAGCTTTACGACAAAAAGTTCATGGGAAAAATGTAAGCTTCGGGACTGTATCTGTTAGGGGGGTATCTAAAAGATATACATCTATCGTTAATTCCATGACAGATGCGGCATCAGATGCAATAGTATTGATTAAGGGCGATATTAGAAAAATCAAGTATACTACACCAACAAAATAATAAAGAAATAAAAAAGAGCAGGATAATCCTGCTCTTTATTTTTTTATATTTGGAGGCGTATTATGAAAGAATCTCAATTGGCAATAAAAAGAATTGATATGGGCGAATGCCCACATTGTAGATCAAAACAATTTTTTGTTTCAGAAATTGTTAAAACTAATTATTTATTAAATAGGGATGGGACAGTAATAGATTCTGAAGAACCAGTATATGACGCAGTTGGTATTTGTATAAAATGTGGAAAGCAATATCAGATGAAACCAATATTTGATGGATTTGTTCCATTAACTCCATTACGTAAATATATGGAAGAAAATATTGATATTGGTAGTAATATTGATCCTTTAGAAGTTGATGATATTAATAACCCCATGCAACCGGAGGTATAATAAATGCGCATTAAATATGATGCTAATCCATTATTAATATTAAATAATGAGTTACAAAGAAGAATATACGATTTTGTAATTAAAGATGAGTTTGAAGATGCAGAAAAAATAGATGATGTTATTAAACGTATGCTAGAGTATAACAGTGTTGCTTTTGCCGATAGCGTTAAAGCTAAAACATATTTATTGTATGATAATATTTATTTATATTTTGTATCTGGAGCTAAGGGAAATGATTATAATCAAGTATATGATTATGTAGAAGTGTATGGATCGACATATATAATTATTTTTCTAGATTATTTTAAGGGTATGAAAACTAAAAGAATACCAGAACCAGATAATACATCTATTGAGAATAAATTAAGTTATATGATGGGTAACTCTATTTATTTCGATGCTATATGTAACATAGTTGCTTTTTATATTACTATTATTAGTAAAGCAAAACCTAACCCTGGTTCTATTCAAGATAAAATTAATTCAACAGCACCAGCTATGATAGCAGCTAATATTATTAATAGTATTAGGGAATTATCAGAGAATGACTGTGAGGATTCAATTATTCCATATTCAAGAATTATTGAGTTAATGCAAATTCCAATATCAAATATTCTTTTAGGATTATTTTAATTTATATAAATTCTATTACATTGTATTAATATATGTAATGGAGTGATAAAATATGATAGAAGTATGTAGAAAAATAGTTCCATATAAATGTGATAAGTGCGGTCAGGAAATGTTATTTTTTTATTCTGATAATGGAATGCTTATAGACTATAAAGCATTATTTGAAAAAGGATATAATCTATACGACATAAAGAAATATTTGCAATACAAAAACATAAAATATTTTAAATGTATAACTTGCAATAAATTATACATTATGGATTGGAGAGATGGTTATCCTAAACCATTATACGATACCGAATGCTTAACGGATTTTGGAGTATAAATTGCACAACTTATGAGGGTATGGCTTAGGTGCCATACCCTCTAAATAAATTGAGCTGAAGTTACTCCATCGCCACCATCCTAACGACCTCTTTCGCTTAAGATTCGCAACAATTTATTTACATAAATGTTCCAAAATATTATTCAATTATATATTATAAATGTAATAAATATAAGGAGGATGATAATCATGAAAAGAATTAAAGGAAATTATGATGAAGCAAAACAACAAATTTTAGAAGAGTATTATAATTCAGACCAGTCTATTTGTGAATGGTTTTCTAGTGTTATATGCGAAGATTTATCAATTGATGAAAATGTAAAATTGTATGCTGAATTAAGAGACCAATGTGATGGTGATATAACATGTAATATTATTGATAAAGATTCAGTTATATTATTATCGAGTGGTAATAATTGTACTTTAAGAGAAGTTATTAAGTTAGTGGAGGATATGTAATATGAAATTATATCATGTATCTGTCTTTTTACAAGACAAGAAAGTATTATTTAAACCAAGGGTACCTAAGAGTGCTGCTGAAGGAGAAAACGCTACAATTGAAAGAATATGTTTTTCTACATCAATAGAAAATTGTATTAAAGCAATAGGTCCATCTAAATTTAAAAGTGGTACTAAATTTATGATATTTGAAGCTGATATAGATGCAGATTCAGAATCTTTAATACCACCACAGGCATTATTTGATCGTAATTATGTAAAAGATGCATTAGAAAATGAAGAATATTGGTATACTGATTCTATTGAATTAGATGGTAAATTTTATATTATAGAAAATATAGATTACGAGCCGCAAATATCATTAAAATGTGTAACTATAGATGAGATTAAATCTATATTGCTAAAAGTATCTAGTGGATTTAAATTTGTTACTGATTTAAATTTGGAATCTGCAGATGAATATTATGAACATGCAATGTATTTTTGTAACTTGAATAGATTATATAATCTTGCTGATGATGTATATGATACTATAACGGAGCAAATCAAATATGCTCAAAATTATAAAATCAATAAATTAAAAATAAAAGAAATTTCAGAAGGAGCAGCGGTACCGATTGAAAGAATTACAAAAAGTGATTATTATAGATATGGCCAAAAAGATTTGTGCAATGAACTATTTGAAGATAATAAATGCACTAAAGATAAATGCGGAAATTGCGGTATTCAATATTTATATAGGTCATTGGCAGAAAGGGAGGATTATGAGAGTTTCCATGCGTTAAAATTAGTATATGGATGCAATTTATTATTAATAAATAATAATACTGAATTTGAAAATATATTAAATATTATTAGTAAATCATATACTTATGTATACTATGAAGCTAAATATATAATGTCTACCGATATATCTGATTTAATTGATGGTGAATTAACTGCAAATTTAGTGGCTATATTGGATTTTAGAAAAATTTCATACACTATGAGTAATATCAGAATAATTGCTAATAAGCTACAGGAATATAAGGTAAATAATCCTGGAGTTAAAATAATTATTATTGAAAATAAGAAAAAGAAAATAATAAACCTAATTCAATTATATTCAAATATTATTCTAGAACAAGTAGATGATAGTGATGAATATAAAGTAATTAAATCATTTCCTATGAAATATGCAAATGATGAACAACATGTTAATTTAACTGAAGTTCTTTAATGCAAAAATTATAAGATAGGGCGATGCCCTATCTTTTTTATGTAAAATTATATATAGACTCGTACACTATAGTAATACGTACGTTTAGGAGGTATTGATATGAAATATCAATGGATTGAACTTCAGAATTATGCAGGTATATATAATGGCATGAGGCTTAATCAAATAAAAATAGATTTCACAAAATGTAAAACAAATAAAATATTAATTAGAGGAGATAATGGTTCTGGTAAATCTACATTAATGAGTGCTATTAATGTAAATCCAGACCAAAACGATAAATTCATTCCAGAAGCTGAAGCTAGAAAAAATTTATGTATAATTGATAATGGTATTGAGTATATAATTAGATATATACATCCAGTAACAAATTCTGGTAGGGGAACGACTAAGGGATATATCTCTAAGAATGTAAATGGGCAAATGGTTGAATTAAACCCTAATGGTAATATATCATCTTGCAAGGATATATTATATCAAGAGTTTAATTTAGATTCTAATTTTATGGCATTATCGCAATTATCTTCTGAAGATAGAGGATTAGTAGATAGAAAACCGGCTGAAAGAAAAAGGTTATTAAATGGTATTCTTTGTAGTCTTGATACTTATAATAATATTTATAAGACACTAAATAAAAAAGCTAGCATATTCAGAAGTACAACAAATTCATTAACTTATAAAATTGATTCTATTGGTGATGAAACCACACTACAGTTGAATCTTAAATCTGTAGAAAATAGAATTAATTCATTAGAAGCAAAGAAGAATGAATTAATTGAATCTTCGGCCGCTATTAAAGTAGAAATAAATAAATTTCTTGAAATTCTTAAAGTTAATAATTATGATATTATTGTAAATGAATTATCTGAAGTAAAAAATACTGTAAAATCTTTAGATAAGTCTATAAAAAATGTTATGGATAAATATGGAATTTCAGATATATCTAAAATTGATGCATTTATAAAGCATATAGAGGCCGATTGTATTCGATTAGAATCTGATATAGATAATGATAGAAAACAACTACCATTATTATTAGCGCAAAGAGAATCTGAATGTAAGGAGCTTGAAGATAAGACTGCTAAATTAAACGCACTGCAAAGTGATTATAATTATTTAGATATTAAAAATGCTAAACAAGAAGCTGAAAATGTAGTAAATGATTATAATAAAATATTTAATGAAATGGGATTAAGAAATATCGATCTCATTACAAAGTCTGAATTTGATTCTGCAATAGAGTCATTGGAGTATTTACAAAAAATCGGTAATGCTTTAATTGCAAATTATGATTCCGATTTAATTAGGATATGTTTATTACACAAAAATGATATTATTGCTGACATTTCTAATCTTAAATCAAAAAAATCTGCATTGGATGCTGCAAGGCAAGAGTTATCTAATTTAGAAAAGAAATTATATGAATTTGAATCTATGAGGAATATAGCGAATGCATTAACACATAGACCTAATGAGTGTAATATAGATAATTGTTATTTCATTAAAGAAGCTATAGAAGCAAATAACAAATATCCAGAGGCAGAATATAATAAATTGGTAGAAAAAATAAATTATGATAAGCAATTTATATCCGAATCTGAAGAGAAAATTGTTTTTATTGAAGAAAGTTCTGAGGTGATTAAACAAATAGATATTATTAATAGAGAATTAGATTCGAAAATGAGATTCATTTCTAAATTACCAATTAGACAGGATTTTAAACAAACATTTTTAGATCGCTTATTGAATAATGATTCATTTGATGATATTACTAGATTATATAAATATATTGATTGTGGTAATATGATTGAAGAATATAAAGTTGCTAAAAATAATCTACATAATTTTGAAGTAGAGTTTAAAATTTATGAGTCTAAAAATGAAATGATTGAATCTATTATATCATCCATAGATATATTAAATTCTAAAACTAATGCATTAGCGAATGATATTAATAGTATGAATGATAAAATTAAAAAATCGGAAATGGAATTATCTAATATGAAAAGTATTAAGGATAAAGTTGATTCATTGTATCATAAAATTAATGATGACTACATCCCTTCCAAATCCAGAGAGGAGGAACTTATTAATATTAAAAATTCATTGGAAAATAATAATATTGAAATAAACAAATTGCAGACAGAATTGGCTAATATTAATAATATGCTTGGCTCCATAAATAATGATATTAAACGAGAAACTGAAACTAGAGACAATTTAAAACATCAATCTCAACTCTTAGTTGAATATAAGCGCGAGTACGATATTTATATGAAGAAATATACGAAAATAGAAAAAATTAAGTATTATGCGTCTCCAAATACTGGAATACAAACAGTATTTATGGAACTTTATATGAATAAAATAATTGCAATTGCTAATGATTTATTATCGTTATTATTTGAAGGGGAATTCACATTACAACCATTTATTATTAATGAAGGTGAATTTAGAATTCCATGTATGGGGTCTGGACTAATGCATGATGATATATCTTCAATGTCTACAGCTCAAAGATGCATGATTTCAATGATACTATCATTTTCATTATTATACCAATCATCAACAAAATACAATGTAATTAAACTTGATGAATTGGATGGATTTTTGGATACAAATAATAGGGGATACTTCCTAACACTATTAGATAAATTAATGAATCTTCTAAGATGTGAGCAATGTTTTATTATTTCTCATAATAATGAGCTTGCTGCATATAATTGCGATATTATTCTTCTTAAGAGTAATGATGTAGTTATAGATGGAGGAAATATTATATGGAAATATTAGGAGGCTAGATGATTATGTTTACAAATGAGCAAATTAAAAAATTAAAGGAAGATATATATAGACTTGATAACGAAATTTGTGAATTAAGGGATGCTAGAAGTAAGGAAAAACGTTATAATCATATTGAGCAATGTTTTGTAATAAATCAAAAAATTAATATGCTTAGAGATAAGAAAAAGGAAATTGATGATGAACTTCGGCATGATTATAATGAAAAAGTTGGAAGTACATTTGCTATATCTGATGAAACAGTTAAAGTAAAAAGGAGGAAATAAATAAATGATAAAATTAATTGTACTTTTAAGCATGATGTTTCTTCATGTTGTTGATGATTTTAAATTTCAGGGAATATTAAGTAGTATGAAGCAGAAATCGTGGTGGAAAAAGAATTATCCTAATAAGCGTTATAAGTATGATTATATTATTTCGTTAATAATTCATGCTTTTTCATGGGATTTTATGATTCATATTCCTATCATTATATACTTATTTTATTATAATATGTATGGGATTTCATCATGTTCATTTGTGCCTTTGTATTCAATTGGATAATTCATATTATAGTTGATAATATGAAGGCTAATCTTAAGATAATAAACCTAGTTCAAGATCAGATAATTCATTTTTATCAAATTTTCTTTACGTTTTTAATATTCATGTATTGCTAATTAATAAATTAACGGATAGGGAATTTCCCTATCCGTTTTATTTTTTTTTTAATAATCTAAAATACTTTTATCTTGACCATTCACAACTACCAATGGATAAACCACATTTCTATTGGTATCTTTAGCGAATCCACCATTTACATTAATATCCAATTCCCAAATATATGAATCATCTGGCTTCTCTACATTTGGAACTGGTTGTCTTGTAGTTTTATCTACAACTTCAAACCACCTATTACCAGACGCTTGATCGTAGAATACTACTGCCTCGACTGCACCTCTAGCTTCAAGAAGCATTCTATTCTCTGCAGGGTTTAATCCTTGCTCCCATGCACCTTGATCATTACCAATTGCAACCCTATTCATATCTGGAGCTCCGCCCATCAGCGTCATATCTGCCAATCCAGGTCCTAATACATTCTGGCTTCCATATGTACCAACTGGTGTATTAATAAATGCATCATAAAGATTAGCGATTCTAGCCGTATCATCTTCTTGACTAGCATCGATCTTTAATTCTTTCATTCTTCGTAAATCCATATTATTAGCATCATTAATAGTTTTATTCTTTTCTTTGATAGCTCCAATTTTAGTACTAATAATATTAGTGATACTTTCTGTCATATCAGTTATATAATTATATTTATTTTTTAGAGTTTTTGATGATTTAACAGCAACCAATTCGTTCATCATCTCAGAGCCAAGCATATTTAACTCATTAATAGCTGAATCCAATTGACTATTAGTATCTTTATATGCTGTCATATAAGATACATCTGATTGTAAAAAATTTGGCGATTCTGGAACATTTGCTGGCGCTATACTTGTAGAACTAGCTTTAGCTACTTCATTTTTCTTTTTTCTTTTAGGTTTTTCTTCCACTACAACATCAACTACTTTTTCAATTGTATGCTCTTTATAATCTTTAGATCCCTTAACAAAATTATCAGGATTAAATCCTAATGAAGACATAATAATTACCTCCTTAATATATTATAAATTATTTGAATGTTTTAGGGCTAAAAACGGATATGATTATATATTATATTTATAATAAATTGAATAAATAATGTTCTCGTGACATACATATAATAAGGAGGTTCTAAGGATGATTAGAGGATATGATGACGGCGCGAATATTACATTGCTAAATGTAATATATCATAAGCCGAAAAAAGATATAGAAACAGGAAAATATGATACTGGATCGCTGGATATTATTTTCAAAGATATGAATACTATGGAGAAGAAATTACAGCATATTGAAGATCCAGAGTATACTTATTATATTTGTAAGGATGGGTGTGCTCCTACGTATAATAAGTTATTTATAGAAAAAGATAAAGTAGAGCCAGTTACTTGCAAGTATCGAGAGATTAAAAAAGATATTGCTGAACGTACTGGCAATATAGAATGGTTCTATGATAATATTAGGAATGGAAATGCAAGAGAAAATGATAAATTATTTACTATTCCAAAAATATTTGAAGCTGATGTAAATATTGAAGATTATTATAGATATTTATTCAATAAAAAATATCAAAATATACCATTCAATCCAGATAAATTATATTTCGATATCGAGGTTGATGGTATTGACCAGGCAGGTGATTTCCCGGAAATGGGAGAATGCCCTGTAAATGCATGTACATTAGTTCATGATGGTACGAAAACTGTATATGTACTATTATTAAATACACCCGGTAATGATTTAATTGAGAAATTTAGAAATGAACCTAATCTAACAGCTCAATTAAAAGATTTTGTTAGAGAAAAAGTTGGCGGATGGAAAGAAGAAATACGATATGGATTAGATCAATTCAGTTATAAAATATTATTTTATGATGAAGAAATTCAATTAATCCATGATATTTTTAATATAATTAATACATTGAAGCCAGACTTTGCAATGGCATGGAACATTGCGTTCGATTTACCATACTTAATTGAACGTATTAAAGTTTTAGGATATTCACCGGAGGAAATAATTTGCCATAAAGATTTTCCATTTAAAGAAGCATGGTATTATATTGATAAACGTGCAGATAAATTTGAAGAGCGTGGTGATTATGCTCAAATATCTTCATACACCGTATATATAGATCAATTAATTAATTTTGCTTCAAGACGTAAAGGCCAACGACAAATGGCAAGCTTTAAACTTGATTTCATTGGTGATGCTATTGCTGGAGTTAGAAAACTTGATTATTCACATATAACAACTAACATTGCTAAATTACCATATTTGAATTATCATGTATTTGCGTTCTATAACGTAATGGATACAATTGTTCAGAAATGTATTGAGCATAAAGTTGGAGATATTGACTTCGTATATAATAAATGCATTATGAATAATACAAGATTTGCTAAAGCTCATAGGCAGACGACATATTTAGCAAATAGATGTATGAAAGAATTTGATATGATGGGATTAGTAACAGGATGTAATGCAAATAAATCCAATGAGAAAACTGGATTCCCTGGCGCATACGTTGCAGATCCTAAATTAGTATCTGATAAGCCTAAGAAAAAGATTAATGGAAGACCTATTATGGTATGTAATAATCTAAATGATTTCGATTAATTTTTAGTCGCTTCATACTGGAAACGGTGTGATGAAAAATCTTTTGAATTGCTGGAAAATGCTAAAGCTCTCTAGCCTATATAATAAGGTGAAGAAATTCAGAAACAAGTAGGGAGATGGGCTATGCTGAAATAAAAGCTCTATTGGTATAATAGGGTGCTAAGGTCTATTAACAATGTATAATCAGCAGCTGATATTTAAAAATAATTGTTTGAAAATTTGAGAAAGGAAATAATGGCCGGATTAAATTATAGTAAAATTCTTTGCTTTGTTACGCCAGTTATACCTTTAATGGATGGTGAAATTTTTATAAATGTAACAAATTATGCTGTTCCAGGAGTTTTTAATTGCTATAAAGTGAGTAATTTAGGAAGAGTATATGATTGTATAAAAAATAGATTTTTAACTGTACATAAGGTATTCGAAAATTATCTTGGTGTATCATTAAATACTGAAAATAAAAATATAGTCATGCCAATTCATAGATTAATGATGTTATGTTTTTATCCTATAGAAAATCCTGAAAATTTTCAGGTTAATCATAAAGATGGTATAAAAACACATAATATACTAACTAATCTAGAGTGGGTAACTAGAAGTGAAAATATTTTACATGCATATAGAACTGGTTTGCATCATATTGGTGAAGATAATGTTCATTCTATCATAACTAATGAACAAGTAATGCAAATATGCAAATTATTGCAAACCAATCAATACACTAATCAACAGATTGCTGATATATTAAATGTAAGCTGTAATATAGTTAATGATATTAAAACAAGGCATTCCTGGAAACATATATCAAAAGATTATATATTTAATCAGCGACCTGGAAGATTATTTACTAATGAGATGATAAATAATATATGTTTATATTTTCAAAATAATCAAAAAGGTGACATTACAATTAATGATTATTGTAGAGATGCATTAAAGTTTTGCGGGTACGATTATACTAATGAAAAATTAGTAGATTCTACAAGAAAAATATATAATCATAAATACTATACAAATATTTCAAACAATTATAATTTTTAAATATTAGTTCAACGACTATCCCCGGAAGGGACGTGAAATTCGTCTATAGGAGTACGGCTCAAGTGAGTAGGTGAGAACCCTTTAAATGGAAGTGGAAGAATACTTGAATAAAGTATAATGATATAGTCTCGTCTTCTAGGTAACACCTAGAGAAGTTCATTAGAGAACTGCATAGATTAACGACCTATGTGAAGAAGCGTATAAGGCACTGTATCCATCTATAATTGATGAGAATAATATGTCTACAGATACAATGGATGGAAAGATATTATTACCGGATAAGATCGACCCTAACGAAAATAGATTTAATAATAACTATTTTGATAGAGGAGTTTGGCTTGTTGAAGATTATATCAGCGGCAATAGGCTAGATTTCTGTCATAGATATCTTAACTTAGGAACTTATGAAGATGTATATGATGATATTATTGAATTCTTTAATACTAGAAGAAATCCATTAAGCGGTGTATTAAAGCATGTTGATTGCATTAGTGGAAATAAAATAATATGCAGAAATATACTAAACGATCAAAAGCGTATAGTTATATCTAGAGTTGACAATAGCAAACCGTATAAGAGAAAAGCCATTATTATACAAGAAAGGATGCCTGATAATAATGATAATGAAAACAGTTGATTTAATCACTATCAATGAAGCTTCTAAAGCTTTAAAACAAAAAGATTTTATATACTGTGATGGTTGTATATATGGAATTGATAATATCAATGGCTATATGACATACACATATATACTAGATAAATTACATGATAAATATAATAACTTTAACGGGTTTATATTTAATGCAAGAGAATTATCAGCATTTATAAAATCTATTGGTACAGAAGAAGATTTTAATATTATCTTCAATATAGAAAATATTGCTAAAATATTAAGCCTAAATGGTGAATTATATATTAAGAATAATCGATTCTTATTATCAATGGTAAGATCCAAAAGAATTAAATTTGGCCCTATGGCGAAATTAGCAACTGAAAAATTAGAGATTACTAATAATATTAGAGGATTATATGATCTAAAGAAAACAGATGGGTGTTATTATTACAAACCAATTGTTAATAATACTCGTTATTTTATTACTTTATTTTATGGATTATTGCCATTAAACAAAGCAGATAGAATATTCTTATCAATATATGATCCTGATTATTTAAGTAATAATTTCATCGCATTCTTTACGGTTGCTAAAAAGAAATTTGAAGTAAATACGATACTATGCTATCTTAAGGTACTGGGTTAATTCCCAGTACCTTTTATTTTTATAAATAAAGGAATTTATAATTATATATTATATTTGTGAATAGATTATAAGGAGGAATTTATTTATTAAGATTGGTCCATAATAAAGATTATATGGTAAAAACAAAGGAGGAAATAAGTATGATTTTTAATAATGAATTACCATTAACTGAGCAGGAAATAATTGAAGTTCTCAAAAGAGATGCGGAAGTAAATAGTGGCTTTATATTTAGAGTGGATTATGACAATGATCAATTAATATTATCTGAAGCTAATATATCTCAGGTAGATTTAGGAATTCAAAAATATAATAAGAAAAAACAGCCGAGGTATATTATGATAACTGCGGCTAATAAATCTGATCATTCAGGTAGAATGAAAGTGTCATTATATAATACTAGAATAACACCAAATAACAAGAATCAGTATATTTCAATATATAGAAAGGACCAAAATACAATTAGCTACGATGGATCGTTAAAAAGTATAGATATGACAACTAATGAATTTAAACAATATGCGCAGCTATTTATTAGGAATGAAAATTTAATACAATTTATAAGATATACGAATGGCAAATATGATTCTTATGCAGATAAAGCATTTATTGATGATGAAAATTTAAGACGACAGGGGTATAATGTTATTAGAGATAGATTTACAGGTAGCGCCGATGTGTATGATCAAAATAATAAATTGGTATATATTAAGAATATTGGAGGCGATATTACGTATGCTAATGAAGTACATTGAAGGGTATGTATATAATGATTCAAAAGTATATTCATATGATAATTGTTCTTTACAATTTGATGAAAATAAATATTCATTAAATATATCTGATGAATATCTAGAAAACGATATTAATAATAATATATGCTATTTATATAGTATATTTGATGATTTAGTTAAACGAAGATTATATTCATCTGAAAGTAATGCTGAAAGAGCAGCAAGAACTGGAGCATTATTGGCATTATTAAGTATTTCTTATTGTACGGATATATCAAGATCTACGAGATCGCAGGGGATATATTTTGATAAAGTAAAAACACTAGAAGACTTAGATAAATATTGCTCTGCTGTTAAATTTGAATACAATTTTAAAACTAAAGAAATTAAGAGATATGAAATTTATGGAGATATATATCTTGAAACTCCTATAGAAAGACCAATATCATATTATACTAAATAAAATAAGCAGGGCAAAGTACCCTGCTTATTTTTTTGTATAGATTTGACCGCTAAACATCACATTAATAATTGAAGGGAGGAAATATCATGGCGAAAAATAAAGATGATAATACTAAATCTAATATTAGATTTAATGCATTAAAAAAGATAGCCGGGTTAATACAATCAAATACAGATGATATATATAAATCAACATATTATACAGATCCAGAAAATAAAAGACAGCTTGATAATCTTAAAAATAATATAGATACATCAATAAAAAATATATTAAATAATAATATCAATTCAACTGGTGAACCTAATATGTCTCGATTCTATGAGCGTTTATTTTTTAATACTCAGAATGATAAAGACACTGTAGCTGAATTTGAAAAGATTTTTGGTGATAATGATTTTATCAATAATTTATCTAGTTCATATATGGATAATAGATGGATTAAAGCTATTGATGATGAATTAGATGAAACACTCAGATATATGCCAAAATTGGAAGAAGCATTACAGACATTACGAGATAATGTGTTATCCGCTGATAGTTTTAATAAAGACTTTTTAACTTTAAAGCCTGCAATTGATGGTGATGGAAGCCAAGATCAGTTTGATCATAACATTCAAGACCTTAAAAAGAATTATGATTTATTAAAGCTTATTAATGATATTTATTATGATACTTCAAAGTATGGTGAGACATTTATTTATTGTGTGCCATATGAAAAAGCAATTCAAAATCTTATGGATCATAAAAATGATAATCGTGGAATTGCTATTAGAAGTAATTATAATGAATCCGCTGTTATTTTAGAAGATACTATTAATGATACTTCTGAAAAAATAGATATGTCACGATTTAATCTTGATAAAATGAATGAAGTTAATGACATTAATCTTAATTTTGAAATTGATAATAGTGGAATATTACGTTCAGTAATTGAATCTGAAAAAGATGCAAGAGATAAGAGAAAAATGGTTAATGAGCAATCTCTATGCGAGCAATATCTAATGGAACTTGGTATGACCGATATTAGAAATGATGGTAAAGCATACGCATTTGATAATGTAGAAAGATATCAAGTTGGTGGTAAATTACCAGAGCATCATAACTTTGATAAGACTCTTAACGATGATATGGAGCTTCCTAACATTGATAGTTCGGCATCTGACGGATTAGTAAATACTGATAAAGCAAAAAATGTTAAACTTAAGAGTATGAATGGTTGTATTGTTAAAAAATTACGTAGAGAGTGCGTTACTCCTATAATGATTAATGATATCTGCTTAGGGTATTATTATTTTGAATTTGATAATAATATGGCATTCTTTGATGAATCGCAACCATCTACTGGAATGGTAAATACTATTACTGGTTTACGATCCAATGGTAGAGCAGAAGCATATGATGTATTACAACGTAGAGATGATGCTATTAGATATGTAGCGTCCATGCTTGCTACAAAGATTGATACTAAATTCATAAATGATAATCAGGATTTAAAAAGGGAAATATATTACATTCTTAAATATAATGATGAATTTAGTAATAATGAAGCTAATATGCAAAATATTAGAGTATCATATATTCCACCTGAAGATATTAATCATATTTATTTTGAACTTGATGAGAACACTAGCAGGGGAATATCTGATTTAAATCTTGCATTAATCCCTGCAAAATTATGGGTAGCCATTTATATTACTAACTGTTTAGCAATTATGACCAGGGGTAACGATAAAAGAGTATATTATGTAAGACAATCTGTAGAATCAAATATATCTAAAACATTATTAAAAACTGTTAATGAAATTAAAAAGTCTAATTTCGGTATAAGACAGATTCAAAATATTAATAATGTATTAAATATAACAGGACGTTTTAATGATTATATTATTCCTAGAGGAGCAGATGGAAATTCTCCTATTGAATTTGAAGTAATGCAGGGGCAGCAAATTGAAATTAAAACTGAATTACTTAATTTATTGGAAGAGGCAGCTATTAATTCAACAGGTGTGCCACTGGAATTAATTCAGAGTAGACAATCTCCTGATTATGCCATGCAGCTTACAATGAGTAATACTAAATTTTTAAGATTTGTGTATGGGCGCCAATCATTATTTCAGCAAATGATTCAACCATTATTAACAAAAATTTATGATATTGAGTATGGTACAACTGACTCTATTGATGTAACGTTACCACCACCATTATTCATAAATGTAACAAATACAAATCAGCTTATAGTAAACACAAGTGATTTCTGCAATTCAATTGTGGAAATTTTTATGGGTGATTCACAAGATGATATAATTAAGGCTAAAGTTGGAAAAAAGCTTAAGGCATATTATTTAGGCTCATATGTGAATATGGGAATTATTAATAATGCGATAGAAGAAGCAAAACAAGAAAAGGCTAAAGAAGATGCAGAAGCAGCTGCAAAAGATAATGGTGATTCATATTAAGCAAATAAAAGACACATACCCAAACGGGTATGTGTCTATGTTTTATTTACCTACTTTAACATCGTTTGTGTCATTGTAGAAGCTATCAGCTGTATAGTTTGCATTAGGGTTTGTTGCACCAACTGTCTCATAATCATTACTAGCACCATAGTTCTTAAGGGTTTTACCAATAAGATCGATTCCAGTGTAATTATAATCATCGGAATTAACCCAAATACGTCTAGCTCCAGCACTTTCACTTAATAAGAAGCTAAGCATATCTTGAGCAGCCTTATCAATCTTTGTACCAATAATAGGATAACCTGAGAATTTAACTGTTATTTCTTTCTTAGAAATATCCCCTTTGGTATAATTATACATTGATGTATCAGCAGAATTCAACTGAGCTCCGATAATAAGTGTTGCATACTCTACTTTTCTCATAGTATTATCTGCAGCGATAAAGAGGAAAGTAAATACTTCATTCTCAAAACCAGGTTCAAGAATGTTATTATGGATAAGACCATGATACGTCTTAACCTGTGTACGTGGATCTTTGATGCCTGTAAGATACAATCTTGCAAATTTGGTTAATGGAGAACCAGATTTCTCATCATATGTAAGAGAGAACTCTGAAGCACTCTGCATATTAACCTTATTAATAACATTAATGCTATTAAGATCATCACCAAGTTGAATAGTATCGGCAGATAAATCTTCCAAACCATCAAATGATTTAAACTCATACTCAACAATATGAGCCCAGTTCTTAATCAACTTATTATAATCTGTATTATACTTAGCTAATACATCAATAAATCTTGGCATCTGACAGATAATAAATGCAGCATAGCCTGTTTCGTACGGGTTAAACTGAACAAGTGAACCGAAATCCGGTACGCCTCTCATAAGTCTATATGCTGTTACATCTTTAAAATCCTTAGTATTAACAAACATATTTCCTACAACACCAGAATCAGTTGCAGCCTTAAATGTACTCTCTGAATTGCTAGTACTAATAGATGTGTTATTTGATACATTATTATTATAAATAGGCATAATGAATCATTCCTCCTTTCTAATCTATAGCAATTACTTTAAAGAATTCCTCATTAACAAAATGACGGAATTTAACTTTAATTGCTGCATAGAAAATATTATTTGACTCATACTTCTCATCAGCCATATAAATCATTGAAATTGATTCAAAATTATTTTTATATTCCTTAATAATAGCATTAGTATCAGTCAAGTAATCCTCAAGATCATCACCATCAATGAATGTATATCTTGATTTAGGGCATCTTGTTCTGATAACTTTAATAATTTCCTGAATACCCATTACGTTATGAAGGAATGATAACTGTGTATATGCATCATCATTAGTCCACATAGCTTCCATAACTGCAAGTCCATCATAGTATGAAATATAGTTAACACTTGCATCTGCAAGTTTTTGCTTCTGATCCATTCCAGGAATTACAATTGGAAGGAAGTTGACTGTATCTTCAATGATTTCTGGGAATGTAACACTATTTGCGATACCAGCAAATGGTCTACCGACTCCAGTACTAATATGATTTACAAGTTTAGGTGCAAGTAAATATGGCATTGTTACCGTAATCTCTTTCTTAGTAAAGTCATCAATGATATTAAATGAATTATGGTAAATTGCTACGTATTTAGACTTAGTGATTTGATCAGCAGCTTCAATAATGGAGTCGAGATTACTTAATCCAATACCAAGATCTGCTAAAAATACCATATCTCCACGGAAATCTACCATGTCGATAATTGCATTTTTAACTGCTATTGGATAAGCACAGTCAAAAATAGCATCAACCTTATATCTATCTGGATCATAGATGATAGGATCGAAGTTATTATTTGTAGTATCTTTACCATAAGTACCAAGCAGCATTTTTGTATACTCTTCAGTATTTTGGATTGGCGCATCGCCCATAGTACCATTTGAACCATTCACAAGCTTAATCCCTTCAGCTGCATTAAGAGTAAAAGCCTCAATATCAGAAGGTTTGAAACTTTTCCATAAATTATCGCTATCTGCTGAAATTCCATCTGCTATATTCTTTGTGATAATTCCACTAATAGGATTTTCTCTCTTATCATATCCATTAATATAATCATAATTGATCAATTCAGTATATGGTATTGGATCATTAACAGTTGTCCAAGTCTTATGACTTTCATTATCAACAACAATCTTTTCAACAGGAACCGTTGCAGTTTCAGCAAGAAGTTTGGTGAGCTTAAGAACGCCATCCTCGAATAATTTAACCTGAACTTGTGCAGAAACATTATTAACTTTATTCTGAATTGACTGCAGTGTAGAATCAATAATAGCATCTGGGTTGAATGTACAAGTTATAGATTCAAGAACATCATTGTTCTCGCTAACTTCGAAAGAGTACTTCATATATGCAGAAGATTTACTTGCAAAATACTCAGGGATTAATCTGATTGTAATTGCACTTGATCCTCTACCAAGTGTAGTAACTGTAAATAACGGAATATCATAGATATATGCATCTGTCTTTTCAGTCGGTGTGCCTGGTTTTGCTACATCTTCAACCTTAACAATAGCAATTGGTGAGAATGAAGCTACTTCAATAGTAACGGCTCTATCTGCAATTTCTTTTGGAACAATTTGCTCCCAAGTACCATCGGTGGTTTTATGCATTGCAATTACTGTATCTTTTGCAGTAATACCTGTAATACCAAGTTTAACTTCATACTTACCGTTCTTAGGTGTAGCCGGAGTTCCAGTAGTATCAAGGCTAATATCTGATAATGCAACAATTGTAGCTTTCTTTTCAGCAGTAATAGTTTTAGTAAGTTCAGTATTAACTGAAGCTACTTCGTCATCAGAAGAAGCCTTACTTGTATATCCTTCAGAGATAGAAGTTACTACTAAGAATAATTCAGATGCAGTTGGTAATTTAGTGCTAGGTTTTTCAGAAGGTTGTGATGGCGTATCTCCCTTATCAGAACCGCCTTCGCTTCCTGAAGGTTTACCGGAAGGCTGTGCTGATGAATCGCCTTCATTTCCTGAAGGTGGATTTTTGCCAGAGGATTCTGAACCACCGCCAACAGTAGTACTGCCAGCACTTTGATCTGGAATAGTTGTTCCCGGATCTCCATCAGAAACAGCGGTACCATCGTTAAGTACATGGCCTTCAACGTCAGTATTGCCATCATCTGTTGTGGTATCTGGGATAATATTACCTTTTTCATCAACTACAGCATGTGTAGGCAATGCATCTGCATCAAATTTTGCATATCCTGCTGTATATGCATCCTTAAATTTCTTAATATTTTCTGCTGAAGTTCCATAAAGGTAAACATAACTTACTTTATTAACTACAACGACTCTTGCTTTAATGGTAATATTAGCTAAAGTAGCATCATCAGATACCATTCTTTTTGCAAGTACATATGAACCATTTCTAAGCAAATTAGCAATGGTGAACTGTGGTTGACCATGCTTTGTAAAATTGAGTCCGCCGTGACGAGTAGTAAAATCTGTTAATCCATTACCGCCATTAGGAGATAAAAGTTCCCAAGATTCGGTACCCTTTGGAGACGTATAAGAACCCATCATTAATGCAACAGTACCGCTTACAGTATTAGTAGAAACTTGTTGCACAGAAGTGTTATTTACCAACTCAAATCTAGTTCTAGAATAACTCTTCATTATTGTTTTCCTCCTTTTATTAGTTTTTTTATTTTATTTATAAATAAAATAAAGCTTGCTTAGCTTTACTCATATGTTTATAAATAAGGGCACCTGGGTAATTAATTCATAACTACTCTTTCAAGTGGAGAATTGATGTGTTTATCTCTTAATTCGATTGCGTTTGCAATTGCTTCATCTGCATTTTCTGAAGTTACAGAGGTATAAGGAGATACATATTTAGGAATTTGCGTAATAGGTATCATCTTATAAGCAGTCATATCTGTTTCTTTAGAAAGTCTAAATGGTTTACTTAAATCTTTAGGATCTCTACATAATTCAGAAACAATTGCTCCCATTAATTGGTTAGTTACATTATATTTAACTCCATTAATATCTGCATTTTTTGCTATTAATTCATGTAATTTATCATATGGTATATTTTCTGGTAAATTTGCTCTAAATAGTAAATTAATAAATTTTTCTGAATTAATTACAGATTGCGGTAGTTTTGTAGAACAGACTAATTCAGAACCATCTTTAAAATGTAATAGTCTATATGGTATTTCTGTATGTGTACCTTTTAATAATAAGCCACTTTCTTTTGTCATTGATGTAGGTTTACATTTAATCATGGTAGGATATTCAAATAGCTTAATACCTTTTGATTTACCAGATTTATCGAATATATCATAATTAAAAATTCCCATTGTTTCTACATATTCGCCGATAGTAATAGCATTGTTAGTATCAAAATATTTTTCTGGGATGTAATATATAAGTTCCCCATCACCCTTAAAGTATAAAGTATCATCAACTTTTTTCATATAAACTGGTAACATATTCATCACTCCATTCATATATAATAATTACTATAAAGTTCAAATAAATAGACACTACGCAATTAAGCGTAGTGCCATTATTTTTTTATATTAATTATTTGAATTCTCTGAACTATTATCTTTATTTTCTAGTGTTTCTGTATTCGCAATATTGGATTTAGAATCATCCTTAGATTCTGTGCCATCGGGATTTTTATTTTCATCTTTATTACCACTATCGGAACCACTGGATTCAGATGATGAGCTATCTTTATTAGCGTCTTTATCTTCCTTTCCAGATTCAGATGGTGGATCTGTTTTACCTTCATCTTTAGAATCTGATCCGCTATTTCCTTTATCTTCACCTGATGATGGATTATCGGAACCATCACCCTTATCAGTGCCATCTTGGTCTTTATTATCGCTAGATGGAGGATTGTTAGGGTTGTCTCCCTTATCGCCTGGATCTTTATCACCACCAGACGGTGCATCTCCAGAACCATCGCCTTTATCAGTGTCTGGGTCCTTACCATCACCTGATGGTGAATTGTCAGGGTTATCACCTTTATTAGTATCATCTGGATCTTTATTATCGTCTTTTTTAACCTCTATAATATCACGCAATGATCTAATAAATATTTTTACAATATTAGAATATCCGGCTGTAGAGCCATCAATGATAATATATGATTGATCAGTTACAGTATTATATTCACCTATATATCTCACACATTCTGTTGGAATATTGTAATCTATATATCTAAGAATTCCTGTAATCTGTCTTACTCCATCTTCTGTAATGTAAGTAATTATATATTCCTTACCATTTTCCAGTATAATTGTTTTATCGTCTTCTTCCTTTACTCCATATAATGTAATTTTTAATGTAATAAGCAGTTGACTTTCTACATTAATTATATTAGATACTGGCATTCTGTCAGGAATTTTACAATTACATCCTTTAGCAGATGGTATGTAAGGTGGATGCTCATAATATTTATCATCATGGTCAGGTCTTTTAATAGGTGGTAATTTTTCCGGCTCACCATGGTAGTGGCACGGACAAATTGGTGGTTTTGGCCCATAAGGTACAAATGGCGGTCTTTTCGGCTCTCCGTAATTATGTGGATCACGGTGAGGAGCCATAGCTAAAATATTATGATTTTGGCATCCATCGGCTATATAGTAATTTGGATCATAGTCATACATAATTAAACCTCCTTAAAGATTTATAATTTTATTAATGACTACAGAAATATTTCCAAATACTTTTTTAGCTAAATCACTTTCAAAAACTGCTTTGTCCAAAACTCTAAATGCAAAAATATTTTCTATTGATCGATGAATATATGCAAGATCTTCAATCTTATTTACGTCAAGATTGTATGATGATTTACAAATAGCAATAATAAATTCTTTGATTTGGAGTTCTGTATATCCAGGCAATGCCTTTTTGATAATAGGATATGCTCCCTTAATATCCGGAAGTTTTATCTCTGTAGTATTTACTTTTTTGTTGAAGTAAAAACACTCATTATCAAATGAGTTTTGAGTTATTTTTTTAAGTTTCTTTGCAGAGATGTGGTCTAACCATTCTGATTCCTTTGCATATATTTCTGCATCTTCAAAGGCTTGTTTAATTTTACTCAAAGCTTCAGCTTTTTCTGGATCTTCTGTTTTAATCTTATCAATATCCTTATACACACTTTCAATATAACCATTCATTAATGATTTATATTCTTCAGTAGAACTAATAAGGAGATTATTCATCTCTTCATTAAATTCATCTATTGAAGCGCTAAATTTAGCGTCGCCAATAAAGCTATCAATAAGGATCTTTGCAGCATTATCTTTAGATACCTTTGCAGATTCTGTTTTACCTACAACGATTAAACCATCTGCAAGGTTTTTAACTGTAGGAGGTAATTTATTATATAGTCCTTGAGCAATACCATCGTTTTTATATTGCATAATTATTTTAAATAATGCAACTGAATCGTCATCGGATATACCATATTCTTTAAATAAATCCCTGTAATTATTTTCACTTTCATTAATAGTAGTATCTACATCTGGTAATGATTTAAGTTCTTTAATATATTCATCGCTTAATCCTGCTGCTTTTAATGTTTCATCATCAACTTGCGGAGTTCCAATTCCTTTGGATTCAATTGGGGTTATATTATTGTAGCTTGTACTTTCAGTTTCTTCATGGGCTTTTTCTAATGCTTCTTTGTTTGTATTTTCTCCTTTAGAATCTAAAGTCTCATAAATTTTAGATACTTCATCGTTTGTTAATGTATTTTTTTCTTCTTCATTTTTCATTTTTTTAATCTCCTTATTCCTTTGAATTATTAATAATATTTTCGATACTATCGCTATTAATATTACCCACCATGCGTTGTAATTGTAATCTAATATTGGTAATCACTATAGGTAAATCTTCAGGTCTATTAATAATGCTACAATAATATGTATTAAAGAAATTACCTCTGTCTGCAAATGCATTGTCTAAGAAAGATACTACTTCCATATTTACATACGTTGATTGAAATATATTAACTAATCTTATATCTAAGGTACTAATATACTTAATAGCTTTTTCAATATTAGCACTTATTAAAACAAATTTCTGATCAGCATATACTTTCTTTCCATACATAAGGGAACTATCTTTATTTTTTTTAACAGCATCTAAGTTTAATGCACCATATAAAGAATCTTTATTATTAATAATAAAAGACACAAAGAAATTTACCATAATACTGTTTCTGTTGCATACTAAGAAATCATATGCATAAAAAGCTGCTGTATAAAGATCAATGGTATCATCTATAGTATTAAATTGTAAATTAAATTTATCGCATAATATCTGAATAATTTCTGTATATACTCTAATACGCACTGCATTAATATTAGATTCGTCGCCAGGGAATTGATCTTTCATTAATTTAAAATTTTCTTCAAAAGAAGCAATAATATTTGGTTGTATTAATGAAGATGCAAAATTAATTTCTTGAAGTTTATCTTCGATAGTACTTATGATATAATCTGAATCAAAATGAGCTAATATTTCCGTAATATTATATTCATTACTGATTATATATGGTTGCATGTTATTATCCGGCATTTTCAATATAACCCTCCTTATAAATAATTGTAAATTTTAATTACTTGTTTTACATATTGTAAAAAAGGACAAGTTATTTAAAAAATAATTATATATTATATATTTGATATTAGATTAAAGGAGGATAAAAATATGACAGAAAATTCATTAATTTCAAATCTTATGAGTAATAATGCTAATTGGAGAGAGGTGGTAGAAAGTAAAAAAATTGGAATATATGAAGATGATAATTATATTTTATTATCATATGGTATTGGTGCTAATTTTAATGATCCTATAGTTAAAGAAGCTAGAGGCATAATATTAGATAAAGAAACTTTTAATGTTGTCTGCTGGCCATTTAATAAATTTGGGAAATATGACGATTATTATGCAGACGATATTGATTGGAGTACTGCTAGAGTACAAGAAAAAATTGATGGTAGTATAATCAAATTATGGTATGATGCTCGTGCAAATATATGGAGATTTTCATCTAATACTCAGATATATATTGAGAATGCAAAATGTTCAAATACTATTACGCCATTATATGATGAGCTAAAACTAGCTACTAACTATAAGGATTTAGAGGAATTAATAAATAATGATAAATTAAATAAAACTTATACTTATATTTTTGAATTAGTAGGTCCAGATAATAGGATGGTTATAAATTACCATGAAAGTAGAATATATCATACCGGTACAAGAAATAATATATCTGGCCAAGAGTATGATATAAATATTGGTATAACTAAGCCTAAAACGTATCTTTTAACTTCACTTGATGAATGCATAGACTATATAGATCTTTTAAATCGTTATAGCGATAATAGCATTGGTATTTGCACTGATGAAGGATTTGTTGTAGTAGATGCAAATTTTCATAGGGTAAAAATAAAAGCACCGGTATATTCAATGCTTCATAATATAGTTACGGGAAGCAAAAAATCTAAAAGAATTTTATTAGAATTAATAGATTCTAATAGATTGGATATAGAAAGTATGTGCCTTAATTATAAGGATATAGCGCCATTTATAAAATATTATGACTTTAAATATACTGAAGTTATGTGTAAGTTAAATAGATTTGTTAATATATGTAGAAAAGTATATATCATGTGCGGAAAGGATAAAAAACTATTATCAACTAAAATTAAAGATCATTCATTTGCATCTATAGCATTTAGATCATTAGATAATGACTTATCAGTTAAACAATTACTAGATACTAGCAAAATGGGTAGGATAGACTGGCTGCTTAATCATATAGAAAACTATGATCCTGAAAACTATAGTTATATATTTGATGTATTAAATCAGGAATAAATAAAATGGGTGGAATTTAATCCACCCATTATTTTTTTAGAAATTAAAATGATCATAGTAATTGTAATCTGTATCATTTAGTAGATTAGCGTCCTGCTCTGGAACACATGTTACATTTCTATTCATTAATTCATTATATTGATTATAAAGCTCTTCAGTATTAGGCTCATAAAATCCTAAAAATACTTTATCCGGAATATTAACATGACTACCGTTATTAACCATATGGTCAATTGGTACATCATCTGGAATACCATATTTTTGTCTATAAGCTTTTTCTCCTAAAGGAGTTCTTATAAGATTATCCATATATTCTTTTTCTTTAGCATCTCTTTGCTTTAAGAATTCATTTAATGGAGTCCCGCCAGCAGCAACCGCATAATTAATATCTTGCTCAATTTGATCATATAATGGATCTTCTTTATTGAAGCTATCTACTATTTCTACAGTATCATCATTGTAGTAATCAATTTGTTCATCTACTTCATCATCTGTTTTGATTGAAGTTTTCTTAATACCATATCGTTCAGAAAGATTAATACCTTCATACCATACATACAGAGCCATTAGCATAGAAAATACTTGGTCATCATGAGTACTATTAGAGTGCTCAACTTTACCATTTCTCTTAATTTCCATTCCTAATAATTCATTATATATGATTGGAGATATTATTTTATCTTTATGATTTTCAACACGTTCTATTAATATATCTATTAATAATTTACGTATTTCTTTAGTAGAATTTAATCCGAATACTTTAGTTCTTATTTTTTGTTTATAGCTATGAATACCGTCTTGCTTTTCTTCAACTACAATATCTTTTATTTCATAATAAAGATTCTTTTTTATTCCCATCTTTACTAATTTAGATATAACGGTTGAGCCGTAACCTTGGTGTTTAGATATATGCGCAACTATATACCCCATGGCCAATTCCATGCATCCTCATTACAAGGAATGAACAGACTATGTGTACATCCTAAATATAAATTTAGGAGCTGGATTTTTCTTCCTCCATATACTTGAGGCTTTACTCCCTCGCAAAGGGATAGTCTTTGGACGTAATATTAATTTCTAGTTATTACCCTAGCAACTTCAATGGTTTGTCTTCTATTAGTTGGCCTATCAAGATTTCTAATTTGATAGCCCTTATATGGCCCTAATGCTATCTTTCTACCATTTCCAACCATATTTTTAAGACTAACTTCTGAGTACCCAATCAAATCAGCAACGCTAGATCTGCCTTTGCATTTAATACTTTCCGTATCATTGTATACTTCATATGTGCAAGCAAATGGCGATATTTTTCTGCCTTCATCAAAGGCTTGTCGAATATTTTCCGATTGAGTACCCCATTTAAGATTGGATACTTGGTTATTTAATGGATCGTTATCTTTATGAAGAACTACCGGTAAATTATCTGGATTAGGAATAAATGTTTCTGCTACCAATCTATGAATAGATTCATTTTTTCTACGCACAGGATTAGTGTTTGGAACTTCTAAAGTAGTACGTAGGTATCCAGAATTACTTACTGCAGTTCTCATTACGTGACCATTTTTATTAATAACCACTCCAGATTCATTAATTTTGTAATCGCCATTATAACCAGGGATTTCTTTCATCATAATTTTATCCTCCTATATAATTAATATTTATACCATTCCGTTCACAAAATGCATAGTTGCATTTCTCACATAATGGTATTTATATAGAAGTTGAATTATTAATAAATTAATATTTTCGCAACTGCACGTTGGCTTGTTAATAATAGCTCTAGGATTTAACCATACTATCATCCTTATAACTTTTTTCCGCTTTCGCAACATTCACGCTTACCTTTTGAGTTACGTTGTAGTGTATAAGGTTCTTGACCAATTAGTCGCAGTTTTAACACAGGAGAACTAGCAACTTACGCTACTAGCTGTGGTATAATAATACGGTGCCAACTACAATAAATATATGCATAACGGCGCCGACTACGTTTCTCACCATTGCGCTCAACGTTCACAACCGCGTTAGGCATCCAGTGTTTTACAATGAAATCAATACATCTAGCTAAATCAATTGTACTTATGTAGTTACAATTCATACAACCAAGTACGCAAGTAGTTCTACTATCAATAATAGTTATTGTTGAGCTATCTTGTTTATATCCACTAGATACATCGACTCCTATAATTGCCGGATAAGTAACAGTATCTGTTTGTAAATAAGTTTCAAATGGGTATCTATCAAGAAGATATGTTGTACTTATTGGTTCTTTTACTAAATTACCGATAGCATCCAAATCTTCTTGTCTAAATGGTGAATTTTCAACACCAGTAGACCACTCCAATAAAATCTCACGTCGAATATCCGGCCAAGAATTTTTAAGAAGCTTACTTACTTCACGGAACCATTGCTCTGATAATCCTAACTGTTGATACGTATATCGTATATAAATAAAATCTGATTTAGTATTAGCGTTTACAATATCCATTATTTGCTTATAGTTTTTATCATACCATGATTCATCAAATTTAGTAGAATCTTGTTTAGTTTCATATGCTGCTTTACCTTCATCAGTTGACATAACGAATCTTCACATAGGTCGTTAATCTATGCAGTTCTCTAATGAACTTCTCTAGGCGTTACCTAGAAGACGAGACTATATCATTCACTCTATAAATAGAGGTCTCCGCTTCGATTTAAGGGATTCTCACCCACCTACTTAGGCCCTACTCCTGTTGCACTATTTTTAATACACCGTGCCAAATGGGATAGTCGTTGAACGTTCCTAATAAGTATTAGGCTTCGCTGCTGATTATACATTTTTAATAGTTTTTAGGACGCATATTACTATGCGCTTTTATTTCACCATGAACCATCTCTCTACTTGTTTCTGAATTTCTTCTCCTTATAGGCTAGAGAGCTTTAGCATTTCCCAGCAATTCAAAGAATTATTAAAATAATATCTATATATTGCAATACGTCTATGATTTTATAAGATATTATAGTGGCCCGTATTCTATATGGTGAGCCAGGTGTAGTTGTAATTAGTATACCGTACGGAGCATGAGCTCTTCTCGCATTGTCACTTGCTGTTTTAAATGCTGGTGCTGCATTCATATATACTATATCGTTGAACGGCATGAATCCGTACTCATCATACCATATGAATGTAAGCGTTTTCAGTGTGTTCACATAGGTCGTTAATCTATGCAGTTCTCTTATTATTTGAACTTCTCTAGTTTTTCTCTAGATGTTCAGATCATATCATCATCTATATATTATATATAGTGGCGTTCCATTTCGATTTAAGGGATTCTCACCCACCTACTTAGGCCCTACTCCTATAGACGAATTTCACGTCCCTAACGGGGATGATCGTTGAGCCTTATTTATTAATAATTTTAATTACTTCTACTCGTCTTTTATGATTATTTAATCTAACTTCTTCCGGTGATACATATGGTACGTCATTCATCGGTTTTAATTTTAATCTTTCTCTAGCTTGATTAACTGCATTAGCTGCAATTATAGGATCGCTAAAAGTACCAACATGAATTACGCTATTATTTACCTGAATCGTAGCCCTATATGAGCTATTACCATATTCATAAACACCGAAATATTTATTATTAAATTTATCATGGTGATCAATAGCAAGTCTTGATATATTTTCTCTAGCAGGTATAAACATACAAGTTTCTGGGGAATATTTTTTCATATTAGTTGGGATTCCTTCTTGAAGTATATCTTTATCTAAATGATATTGAATATTAGGATGACTTATCATATCATTATATCCTGGTAAATATTTTATATCATTAAGAAAATTGGCATAATTATGCCATCTTTCACATACAGTAATTCCAAGTGCACCATATGTACAATATCTTTTATCATTTGGATTATAACATCTGGATATCATGCATGCCCATCTACCATGTATACTTCTATTATGCTCTTGCATATTCGGTTCTCCAAAATATCCAACTCCATATACTCTTGGATAATATGGATCTTTAATATGCCCACTAAATATATAATCATTTCTTACTATAGTTTCATATCCGGTTAATATAAATTTTACTTTATAATAGGAATTCCTATTATCATTAGGATTATCAACTTTACATATAACTTTAAAATCACCATTATTTTTTGTTGAGTAAATGTTACCAATCTCGACTCTATTTTCCCTCATAATATACAATCGTCCTTTCATAATTTATATATTAATGTGGGTAAATAAATTAAATAAAATTATTAATAAATCTTGGTTGCTGATTATACATTATATAATACCTTAGGACGTACTTACTTTATAAATACGCTTTTATTTCACCATAGCACATCTCTCTACTTGTTTCTATCTTTCGATACCTATATACTATAGGCTAGAGAGCTTTAGCACGTTCCAGCAATTAAAAACGCTATTATACCACATTACTGTAGTATAGGGCACTAGACCCCTCAAGATGGACGCTGCTTTCATCTTATTAGTGGCAGAAGCAAATGTTTTAATATTATTATTATTAAATGGATTTGTTAATAATGTAACACTATCTCTACCTTTATCGGTTTTACCATTTCCTAATGGTCGTTCTTTCATTTGTAAATATGGAGGCAAGCAGTCTCTTATATCTTTCATTGTCTGTAAATTATCTTTTGAACCTTCAGCATTTTTATGCAAGAAAGCCATCTTAGCATTTGTAGTACCGAATAAGAATATATATAAATATCGTATAGCTGCGGAAACAGTCTTACCATTTTCAGTATATTCACGTAAATCGTTAGTTTACGTAGCTAATAAATAGCATCTCCGGTATTTCTCCGGATGTTTAGACTATATCATCACCCATTACAAAATAAATAATGCATTGGGGTGTTCTTCACTTCCATTTAAAGGGTTCTCACCTACTCACTTGAGCCGTACTCCTATAGCTACCTACTCGTAGCCCTCCTGGGGATAGTCGTTGAACTAATATAAAAATATATCAGCTGCTGATTATACATTTTTAATAACTTTTAGGACGTATAAATACGTTTTTATTTCACCATGAACCATCTCTCTACTTGTTTCTGAATTTCTTCACCTTATAGGCTAGAGAGCTTTAGCATGTTCCAGCAATTCAAAGAATCATTTTAACCACTGTATCCCTACAATAGCCGACAAACGTCGCGGTATCTCAAGAAATATATTAAGATTAAGCGCCATACAAAAGTTAAGAGCTAAATTAGCTCTTGTTAATTTATATCTAATGGTGCCATTTGCACCTGGTATACGAACAACCTCACGCAAGAAATACCAATAGTTACACATACATTCTCTTAATACTTTTTGCTTATAATATGCATTAAGATGTGGATCGTGAGGATCTATATTTTCTAGATCGGGATCTATCAATGCTAACATGAATTCATTATTTTTAATCCCAATGGATTTAAGATAATGATGCATGTCTAAGAATGATTTATTCTTAGTAGTTTTATGAGAATAAATAGTCCTTACCGGTTGTGGCGGTCTTCTTGGAGCCGCCGGAGGGGGTGGTGCATATGAAGGACCTGCATAAGGACGTTGAACTATATTAGTATTATTTAGTCCATATTGAACCATATAAAAACCTCCTTTCGATTTATATTCATGTTTTACATTAACAAAATATTGCGTTAATATTTATAAAAAATATAACATTAAACTTTAATGTAAATGAATTTATAGGAGGATTTAATCATGAATAATCAAAGACAAGTAACACAGCAAGAGGCAGAATGTCAATTATACTTAATTCAAAATCCAGGATATGATTCCGATTGGGTTGGAGAAGCATCAAAAATTTTAACTAATCAATTAATTGAATTATCGGAAGCAGATTTGGTTAAATTCAATGCATTACAGTTAAGTATCTTTAATATGATTATGGAATCAAAAAAAGATGATGATACTAAGGTAAAAGTAATCAATACATTAATGGAATCTGATTTAAATGCGACTCAAATGAGATTATATTGGATTGGAATTGATCATGGATTAAGTGAGAATATCATGGCTAGATTTTTAGATAAAAATATTCCATATGCTAAATCCAATTATGCTATCCAGGCCCTTGTAGATGGATATACAGGCATTACAGAATACTTAGATAATTTTAATGCAAATCAGATTGCTGAAATTTTTACTGGAATGAAAGATGGTATAGATTACAAGCTCTATGCAAAACCAGAATATCCTGCAGATATGATGAATCTTATTAGACATGCTATGGCTACTGGATTTAATGTAAGACTTCATTTTGTACATGACAATGTTTCTATTGAAGTAAATACTGAAAATAAATAAAAAAATAAAAGCCGTATGGGATTTCTCCCATACGGACTTTTTATTATAAATTTATTATATTACTATAATTTACACTATCATTATCAAATCTTCTTAATCCTATACTTTCTAATGGAAAGTTCTTTAAGTTATCATTAATAATACTATTGTAATCTACAAATTCCAAAATCCAGTCTGGCACTTCTACGTCTACTGGTAATGCGATAATCTTTACCTTTTTACCAAGATTAGGATCATCAAACAATCCCATTAGTTTCTCATACACATCTGGATATTTATCTTTTATTCTTTCTGCGGAATTTTTATTTACATTAATCTTGATCTTAATAATTTTATTTCTCTCTTCAAGATTAATTGCAGGCATATCATCTTCTCGTAATGCATTATAAATCATAGCTGCAACTATACCATTTACCTCATATGGATTTTTGCTATAACTATTAATAGAAGCTATATTATCTGGTTTATAATATTTAGTTTCTTTATTCATAATTGATTTATAAATAATCTTTTCAAGAATGATAAGTTTCTTCATAATATTAACCTGATCTATATTATCTGTTGTTAGTATATCTTCTACTAATATATTTTGCATTCTCAGTTTAATATCTTCTGGCAATGTCGTTTTGTTTATTGGTACGTTTCTTCACACTAGTCGTTAATTAGTGCAGTTCTTTAATGAACTTCTCTAGGTGTTACCTAGAAGACGAGACTATATCATCATCCATCACTGGATATCTTATTACTTCCATTTAAAGGGTTTTCACCTACTCACTTGAGCCGTACTCCTATAGCTGAATTTCACAGCCCTACCGGGGATAGTCGTTGAACTATATTTTTATATAGCTGCTGATTATACATTTTTAATAACTTTTAGGACATATTTATTTTATAAATACGCTTTTATTTCACCATGAGTCATTTCTCTACTTGTTTCTATCTTTCGATACCTATATAGCATAGGCTAGAGAGCTTTAGCATTTTCCAGCAATTCAATAAGATTTAGACACTATATTACTATAGTGAATGGGCTACGCCGCTAACCCCATTACAGCTAATCTTTCAGATTCAGGTATTATATTACCTTCCTGCAAGGATTGAAAATCCGCATAGTTTCTTCGATTTGGTGTTAATAATGCAGAAAGAAAGTAAAATTCCAATATCTTCACATAGGTCGTTAATCCATGCAGTTCTCTTATGAACTTCTCTAGTATTTCTCTAGATGTTGAGACTATATCATTATCCTAATAGGACATCTTACCACTTCCATTTAAAGGGTTCTCACCTACTCACTTGAGCCGTACTCCTATAGACGAATTTCACGTCCCTTCCGGGGATAGTCGTTGAACTTTTATTATAATTTAAACTCTTTTTATTACAATTTTTGGTTTCATGTTGTATTTTATAAAATCTTTTGGATCTACATACGGTACATCATTTAGTAACGGAATCAATTCAAACCTTGGAAATTTTTCGTGGTATTTTAAATAATGATAATTATAAACAGCTGCTGCTATTTTTTCATTTTTAAACCAACCAAAATATATTTCTTTACCACCTACATATAATCTTGGCCTATATAATAATTCATCATTTATTATTCTACTATCTACACCAAAATATTTTGAAGTAAGGGTATTTTTATTATGATTTCTATATTCTATAGAACGTAAATTTGTATTATCCATATAATGAAGAAACATACATGTTTCTTTAGAATAATATCTTTGATTAAAAGGTATACTATTCTTATATGCTATAAAATCTTTATCTATATTATATAAAGTTGGGTATCTATACCATTTTTCATATTGCGGCAGCAATGGTAAATCGTTATAAAAAGTATTAAAATCTTTCCACTCATTACATACCGATATTCCTTTAGTACCATATCTATCATAATTTATTGATTTAGTATCATAGCATCGTTTAATTATGCCTTTCCATACAGGTTTTATAATATTTAATAATCTATCTTCCCTATCTTTAATTGGTATATTATAAATATCTATTGGAATTGTGTGATTTAATAATTTATCCCTAACAATCCCACGCCTTACAGATATTAATGGTGCTTCGCATTCATACCCTGTTATTTTAAATCTTATTAAAGCCATAGTTTTATTACTATTATTATATTCAGGGTGAAATGTAAAGGCAATTAATTTAAATATACCATAATTATTAGAATAATATTCATTTCCAATAATTAAACCATACTTTTCATCATTCATAATTCTCCTTTATGAGTTTAAATTATAATATTTAGCTGCTGATTATACATTGTTAATAGACCTTAGCACCCTATTATACCAATAGAGCTTTTATTTCAGCATAGTCCATCTCTCTACTTGTTTCTATCTTTCGATACCTATAGGCTAGAGAGCTTTAGCATTTCCCAGCAATTCAATAAGATTTAGACACTATATTACTATAGTGAATGAACAAATCTGATGTATTCTTCATTATCATCCTGCATTTTACACCTTCTTCATAACTACCGGTTAATTTAGTATATTCATTTAAATAATCTACAATTAAATCACTACATATATATGCAATAGTATTAACTATAGAATACTTTAAAGAATCTTGAGGTATAATCTTACAAGGTTCAATCATTCTTTGCACTTCTACAACTTCATCTGTATAGAAATCATAATCGAACCTAGGCTCTACAATTTCTATTGCTTTACGCTTTGGTCTATCGCCAAATTCATCTGCCTTGATATATTCGGCGATATTAATTTTTTCATGTTTTATTGGCATATCTAATGCATATACCTTTTCCAGAACAAATCTATACCAAGCATCAAATGATATAATAGTTGAATCTGTCATTGTCTTCACATAGGTCGTTAATCTATGCAGTTCTCTTATGAACTTCTATGGTTTTTCTCCATATGTTGAGACTATATCATCATCCATTATTGGATGTCTTTTCCTTCCATTTAAAGGGTTCTCACCTACTCACTTGAGCCGTACTCCTGTTGTGGAATTTCGCCACCAATGGGATAGTCGTTGAACTAATATAAAATTTATATCAGCTGCTGATTAATGATTGTTAATAACTTTTAGGACCTATATATTAGATATATAAGCTTTTATTTCACCATGAGTCATCTCTAAACTTATTTCTGAATTTCTTCTCTTAATATAATATATTAAGCATTAGAGCTTTACACACTCCCAGCAATTTGAAAAGATTTTTAATCACTATATTACTATAATGATGCGACACATATTTTATCGCTTACGCATACAATATCTCTTTGCATATACTCAATCCTATCCAATTTATCTATATATGGATATTTATAATATACATATTCTTTCATCATTTGAGTTAAAGTATCCAGATCATCTTGTATTTCTTCTGGAACGTTATTAGGTGTCATGAATGGAGTTTTTAATTCTTGAAGAATTTTAATATTTAAATCATTTACGACTGGTAACTCCGCAAACATGTATAGATTGTTTTTATAATATAATCTATTTATATCTTCTTGATTTAATGACTCCAATCTTTCCCATAATAATGCCATTTCTTTTTTAGTAGGAACCCAAATCATTATATCCGCATCATGCAATAATTTATAAAAGCATTCTTCTCTAGTAATGTTTCTATCCAAAATATATTCATCTAATAATTTTCTTTCATTCTTTTCCGAAACTACGTTATGAATAAACGTAATTACTTCGTTTAAAGAATTAAATTTAGAATTACCACCTAAGAAAGCTTCAAATAGCATTATACTACATGAAATATATGATCTACCTTGTCGTGTTACTGCTTCTGCTACATATATATTGTAGAACAAGCTTGAACACTGTCCTAATACCAGTATCTTCATACAGGTCGTTACTCTGTACAGTTCTCTAATGAACTTCTATGGTTTTTCTCCATACGTTGAGACTATATCATTACCCATGTATATGGGTATGCTTCCACTTCCATTTAAAGGGTTCTCACCTACTCACTTGAGCCGTACTCCTATAGACGAATTTCACGTCCCTTCCGGGGATAGTCGTTGAACTATATTAAAAATATAGCTGCTGATTATGCATTGTTAATAGTTTTTAGGACGTATATTAAGTATATACGCTTTTATTTCACCATGAACCATCCTAGAACTTGTTTCTGTCTTTCGGCTCCTAAATTTAGGCATCTAAGCTTTAGCAACTCCCAGCAATCCAAAAGCATTTTCTTACTATATTACTATAATAAGCGGCATATATTTTACCGTATACAGCATTGGCGTTTTGCTTCTCCAATAACTGAAAAAGATTATATTTTGCAAATTCCTCTGAGCCTTTAGGATATTTAAACATTTCTTTCTTTAAACGTCCTCTTTCCTTAATGAAGCCCATGATAACTTTAGATAAAGGATTATTTGCCTTTTTGTGTTTCTTAAATAATACACCACTTGATGTTACTATAGGCTCGCATGAATTAATATAATCCAATACGTCTAATAATGTACCATCAAATCGTTTCTTAGTATAGTTATTATCTATACTAACCTTAGGATTATTAACTCTTTTAAGAATAGAATAATCAATTGCATCGCTCAATTCTTTAATAGATAATCCAGTAAATGAGTTCTGTAAACCTTCAATAAGTACTGCTTTATATTGCATTACTACTTTAGCTGTAAGAACTCTTTGTTGAAAATTAGTATCCATACTTTTCCTTCCTTTCCTTAATTTAATTATATAATATATAATTACTTTTAAGTTTGAGTTTTTGTCTTTTTTCATTAACATGAGATTAAATAAGGAAATAAATATTCTAGAATACTTATTTAAAATTTTTATTAAGGAGGACATAAAAATGCTTTTTGATCAGTATATGAGCGAATCCAAAGTAGATGATACTGTAGAACGTAATGACGTAGATGCAGTTGCAGGAGATACAATTGATCCTAACACACAAGAGGGTCAGGAAGCAATGGCTAAAGAGGTTGAGTCAAATTGTGAGGCTGCAGCACTTTGTGCATTACCATTCTTTGAAAATGGCGAACAAGCGCTTAAAGAATTTTGCAATTCTGAAGAAGTTCAGGCTCTTGTAGAAGCAAGAAAGATGCCTAAGAAAACATTCGTTAGAATTGGTAAAGATGATGATTTAACAAGACGCGCAAATATGGCTTGTTTGATTCTCGCTAGAGAAAACAAAGACCCATTATTTGATAAGCTTGCAAAGAATCGTGTTCAGGAAAGAAAGCTTAGAAATCAGATCTATAGACGTTATAGAAACAAAGCAATTAGAATTGCTAAGTTGAGCCAGAAAGAACACATTAAAGACATGCAGAAAATGAAAGCATTACCTGCAATTTCAATGCAATAAAAATTATACCGATAGCTCCATGTGGGCTATCGGTAAAGTTTTGCTTTTTAAACTATAGCGTACTTATAATTAAGGAAGGATATAAAAAACGATATAATTATATATTATATATGTAATAAGGATTAAGGAGGAATTATAAGTATGCATTTAGTTAACTACAAAAATTATTTAATGTACGCAGATATGGTCATGAATAATGAAAAGAAAGTTGTCTATGTTCCTAAGGATATAACACCTAATAATATTGATGACCATATAGATGCAATAACAAATATCCTTAAAGATGGTATAGAAACGCCGTATGTTCATAATACGAAAATAACTGTATCATGGGGTGGGGATATTGAATGTGATTTAAGTATTGTTGATTATTGGTTTAATCTTTTTATGTGGTCAATGATATTAAAAACTAATCAACAAATCGAACCAAAACATATATTTTGGCAGAAAGAATTAAAAAGATTTAATTTAAAGAAATTTGTAGATGATTTTATTGCTTGTAAGCAAAATAAAATTTCTATAGATAGTAAACAATTAAATTCTATAATCTGTGATGGATTATGGAAATATTCTTATATTGAAGATTTCTCTTATTATTTGGCTAATACAATTAATAATGAGGACGATATAGATTTAATGAATGCTTGTCCGGAATTTTATGATTTATTTCATTGCTCTATGCAGGGTATACCATTCGAAGATGTAAAAGAGGCAGGTATGAATATAACCAATAGAGCCATTGCTATTATCAAAGATAGTAAAAAATATATTGGCTATGAACACGGATTAACAAATTCATTTAGAGCTAATGAAGCTATTAATCCAAGACAGTATAAAGAGGCATCATTAAATATTGGTACTAAACCTAATGGTAGTGGTTCCGTATATCCATATATTATTGATAAATCATTTAAAACTGGCGGTGTAAATGATCCACTTAGTTATTTTATTGAATCCTCTACAGCTAGAGCTGCACAGATTATGTCTAAGACTAATGTTGGGGATTCTGGTAATTTTGCTAGATTATTAGGATTGAATAATACTGATACCATTCTTAATTTAGATAGAAATTATCAATGTATGTCTCAGCATTTTATTAGGTATGAGATTAAAACTAAAAAGCATTTGTCTATGGTTAAAAATAGATATTATAGATTTAATCCTAGAGGAATGGAGCATATGGTTGATGATAACGATATGAGTCTTATCGGTAAAGTTATATATCTTCATTCTCCAATGACATGTGCTTCAAATTCTAGTGGTCATGGTATTTGTAAAAGATGCTACGGGGATTTGTATTATACGAATATTAATATTAACGTTGGTAAAATTGCTGCCGAGATTTTAACATCAATCTTAACTCAGATTTTGTTATCAGCAAAGCACTTGTTTGAAACAAAGATTGTCAAGATTCAGTGGAATCCTGAGTTTACTGACTTTTTTAATATTGATATTAATAGTATTAATCTTAATACAGATTTCTTTGATGATGATGCTATATTAAAGAAATATGTAATGATTATTGATCCAGAAGATGTGACACTTGTTAATGATGAAGATGAAGATCGGACATCTTATGTAGATGATGATTCGGATGAAATTATTGTTACTGATGAGACATATAATGAATATATTACAAAATTTATTATTAGAACCCCATCTGGTGAGGAAATTGAATTTGGTTCTAAGGATCAAGACCCGCTCTATATTTCTAATGAGCTTAATACTATTATTAGACGTAGAGCTAATAATGCTAATGGTAAAGTTAATATTCCATTAAGTGCTTTAGGCGAAGATATCTTATTCTTTATTAAAATTAATAATAATGAGATTTCTAAAACAATGAATGATATTATTGGCGTTATTAATAAAGCATCATCAATTGAAGGAAAAACTAAAGATGAAGTATTACAGACTTTAGTTGATCTTGTAGTTGAAGGTGGATTGAGTATAGATTCAGTACATCTTGAAGTGATATTATCAAATCAGATGGCTGATGCTGATGACATTCTTAAGAAACCTAATTGGAATAATCCATACGCTCAGTATAAAATGCTTACGCTTAATCAAGCATTAACAAATAATCCTAGTGTTATTATCAGCTTATTATATAGAAATCTTGGAAGGGCTTTATATAACCCACTTACATTTTCAAAGAATGCCCCTAGTTTCTTTGATTTATTCTTCTGTGAAGATCCGCAGAATTATATTTCGGATGAACTTCTTGCCGATAATGTTGATGTTGCTAGTCCTGAAAAGAAAGTATTAGCTATTAAACGAGTAGATAATTCAAAACCAAGAAAGGATAGATAAAATGAAAACTGTAAAAGCAATTATTAATATTGGGGTAAATCCAGGATATTTTCATAATAATGAAAATAATATTAATTTTAATAATTTTCTCTCTAATTTCTTAGAAGAAAATTGTGAATCCATAGGTGAATATATTCCCTTTATAGTTTACCCTGTAAAAACTATTTATAAGAAAGAATGGGGATGTCCGGATGGTGGTGAGGATACTTATATATTAACAGCTACAGCAAATCCGTCATATGTTAAAGATATTAAAACTTGGGAGATTAATGTCATTAAATATGTACAACGATTACAAACCATATTGGGACAAAAAACTGTTACCTTGGAATTTGTAAATATTGATGCTTATTATTATTTTAGAGCATAGCGGATATGGTTTAATTGTTTTGGGCAAAGATTGTCGGATATATTTGTATATCCGATATGAAAGAAATGTTTTAAAACAACATTTAGGAGTATGGCAATTAGCCATACTCCTAAAAATTTATATATATAAGAACAGAACGGCAGTACTAGTATCTGCGGAATACTAGTCATTTATATGTTAACAAGGAGGGATATATAATGGAACCAAAAATATTAGTGAAACATACAAGAATTGAAATTAATAATTATGAATTAGGCGATTGCCCTAAGCTCGAATATATTTTTTCGGTATGGGACCCAGTAACTCATCATTCATACCCTAAAGGAATAGAATATAATGCTGATGAAAAGAAACTTATATTGCCAAGGGGTATGGATATTTCATGGCTAGAGAATCATTTTAATGCAGAAGCTGTAGTAGATAGAAAATGTGATGATTTTATTAATTGTAATCCTATTCCAATTAAGTATTTGGCTAAGGATGAAAGGCAATTACAAATATTAAAATTTTTATTAGGCGAAGGAAAATATAATTATACAAAAACTAAATCTCAATTATCTTGTAATAGCACTACAGGAAGTGGTAAGACATTTGTTACTGTAGCTTCTATTTGCTTTTCCGGTAGTAGAGCAATTATTATAACCAATTCGCTGCAGTGGTTAAATCAGTGGAAAGCAAGAATTATGGAATATACGCCTTTAACAGAAAGAGATATGTATATGATTGCTGGTATTGGCAGTATCAATAAATTATTATGCAGAAATCCATTAGACTATAAAATATTTCTAGTATCCCATAGTACCATTAAATCATATGGTGATAATCATGGATGGGATAAGGTAACAGAATTATTTAAATATTTACAGTGCTCTATGAAAATATATGACGAAGCTCATTTATATTTTGATAATTTATGTAAAATAGATTTTCATACTAATATGAAGAAAACTATATATCTAACAGCTACGCCTGAGCGATCCAATGAAGAAGAAAATACAATATATCAATTATATTTTAAAAATATACCAGCCATTTCTTTATTTGATGAAAATACAGATCCGCATGTAAATTATATAGCAATGCATTTTAATTCACATCCTAAACCTATAGATATTAATAGGTGTAAAAACCAATATGGATTCGATAGAAATGCATATACTAATTACGTTGTTACCAGACCTAATTTTCAATATTTAGTAATAATATTAATAGATTTAATATTTGCTAATAATGGTAAAGCATTAGTATATGTTGGTACCAACCAAGCTATTTCAATAGTATATGATTATATAATTTCTCAATTTCCATTTTTAAATGGTAATGTAGGTATATATACTAGCGCTATTAAACAAAACAAAAATGAGCAATTATATAAGAAAATTATTTTAAGCACTACCAAATCATGTGGAGCTGCTAGTGATATTACTGATTTAAGAATGACTATAAATTTAGCAGAGCCATTTAAATCACCTGTATTGGCAAGGCAAACACTTGGAAGGTGTAGAGAAGATAATACTGTTTATATAGATATAGTAGATCAGGGATTCTATTTCACTAAGAGATATTATAATAAAAAGAAACCTATATTTTCTCAATACGCAAAGTCATGTAAGGATGTGGTATTTACAGATGGAGAACTTGAAGAAAGAGCACTTAATACAATAAATAAATTTGATAAAAAGGTTGTAGTATGTAATAGAGTATTTTCTAAATAGTTAAATATTTCAATTGCATAATATAAATGTAGATACTGGATTAATCTATTTAAGGAGGAATTAAATATGAGCAGTTTAAATTTATTAGCAAAACCGGAATATGTACCAGAGAGTGAAATCAGTGGATTCAGATCATTAAGCGAATTCCAGCAGGCAGATGTATTGTATAATGATGCAATTATGCTTGCATATAATTTCATTGACGAAAGCATCTTATCTGAAAAAGATGCTGAGCAGTATCATGATGCCGTAAATGCAATCAATCTCAATAAAAGAGATGAAGATTATCAGAAAGCTATTATGGTGCTTAAACAGTATCCTAGTATTACTGACTATCAAATTGTTTCTGCATTATCATTGAACAGGGGTCGGATTATAAAGTTCTTATTGCGTCCTTATTACAATACCAATAACGACATTAAATTATTGGAAGCTCCTAAGCAGGGCAAAGATGCTGAAAATGCAAAAGCAAAAGAAAGCGACAAACCAAATGTAAAGGAGAATGAGGACAAATCCGAGACTAAGAAATTAGAGAAAGCTGAAACAAAAGAAGTATTACAACTTCCGGATAAAAAGCAGCCAGAGACAAAGAAAGAATCAAAGAAAATGCAGCAGCAGAAAGTAAACGCTACAAACAATGGTAAAGCTGCTAAAAATATGACAGGAATGGATATTGTTAATGCATTTAGTCCTGAAGCTAAAAATAAGCAGTCGGTGGCTAAGAATAAGCAGCATGATCTTAATTGCAATTGTGGTCATTGCCATGGAAATGGTAATCAGAAGCAGCAGAAGGTTCAGCAGCAGGTACTGAGTCTTGAAGAAGAGACTGAACTGTTAAAAGAGCATATTGACTTTTCACCTGTTAAAGGAATCAAGGTAAAGGATTGGGAAATTGATAACTTATTACAGTTTGTCAATTCTCCAATTCTTAAAAGTAAGCTGAGAGAATACAATTCTGCATGCAATCCGGAATTTCCAAAGCTTACAATTTGTAATAAGAAATATAAGTTCGATAAGAACTTATATAAATTTGCATTCTATACCCCGACCAATAAATCTGGTAAAGTGATTGTAGTACTATATAATACTAAAGCCACATTAATACAGGGAGTAGGAATGACAAATGAAATGGGATTTACTATAGTTAATGAATCCCTGGTAAAATAATTCCAGTATCAATAAAAGGGGGAGAAATCCCTCTTTTATTTTTTATGGTACCTAGAACTTAATATTAATAATTACGTTTAGGTGGGAAAGCTTATGGCATTAGCAATTACATTAGCACATAAAAATTATAAAAAGATAACAGATGATTTAATGTGGCTATCGAATAAGTGGATGCTTAAATTTACCGTATTATTATCAAGAAAAACTGATAAATATGGAGATGAAAGTTATCATAAAGAAGTTGGATTTTATAAAGGCCATGAATATTGTGTAAATATAAATAGATCATTTGATTATTACATATTAATTGAATCTGTAACCAAAGATGCAACGGGACAAAAAGAATCGGTGTACATAAGAGTTGCAGATATGTATGTATTAAAATTTAAATTAAATCAAGTAGCAGAATGGTTTACATCAGAAGCTAATCAAGGACTGTTTGCTAAAAAAGATGGTAAAATATTTATGCCAATAAGTGTTAATCCTATAAAGATTACGGGATTAATGTTTAATAAATATTTAGAATTTGAACCTTCTATAATGAACTACGATAACGGTGATCAAGCTATTGGTGTTAGAATGTATATTAATAGTGATACTAATAGTGTGTTTATGGAAATTGGTAGATTCTTAGGTTTTAAAGATTTTATTGAAAATTTTAATATGTATCAATCAGCTCAATTAATGCTGAATTATTTACAGCGTCCGGAATATGGGGAATATTTATATGATATAGAAACCAAATCATATAATACTCCAAAGCCAAAAAATACTAATAAGTTTTTAAAATGATGGGGTTAATTTCCCCATCATTTATTTTTCTAAAAGTATGCTTTTTAATTGTATACTATATACCTGTAACAAGGAACGATAAATTATCTATGTTCCTAAAAACCCATTACAAAATTATATTAGGAGGATAAAAACATGGGAAAAGAAGCAAATGAAAAGAACACGGCTGAATATTTTGAGGACGGTAAATTTGAAGGATCTTCAGTAACCGAACTCATCGGAGCGTTTAAGTTGACAAAGAATATCAAGTCTGATTTCATTGATATTTCAAATATCTCTAGAGAAGAGATGAAGATGTTAGTAGATTTATATTATCAGCTGCAGGACAACAGAAAACGGTCCAGAGAACAAATCCGTTCAATTGAGCAGGGAAGAGATGGTGGAAAACCATGTAATGCATCAATCATGAATTGGGTATTATTAAATCAGTCTATCATTGAGAAGCAGATTCCAGGGATTATGAAACAGGTGTGCGAAAATGATGAAGTTGGTAGATGGCTTCTTCAGATTAAAGGCATTGGTCCGGTACTTGCATGTGGATTACTTGCATATTTCAATGTAGAAGGTAGAAAGTATTCTAATACATTCATTTCTTATGCAGGTTTGAATGACCACAATCGTCCATGGCTTGGTAAAGAGAAATCTAAAGTCATCATCGATGAGGTCTTAGGTACCCGTAAGAAAATTACCGAAGACGACATTGCAAAAATTGCAGCCAAAACTCAATGGAGTGTTGACTACTTGCAGAAAGCATGCTACGACGAAAAGAAAGATAAAGTCGTATATAGCAGGACTAAGCTGCAGAAAGCATGCGCTAAAATTCCATACAATAAGAGTCTTAAAACCCTTATGTGGAAAGTAGCTCAGGCATTTATTTATCAGTCGTCTAATGGCAGCTATTATGGTAAATTGTATCTGGAAAGAAAAGCTTATGAGATTAAGCGTAATGATGCAGGATATAATAAGGCATATGCAGAGGCAAATATCGGTAGATTAACTGATAAATCTACTGAGACATACAAAGCATATTCTGAGGGTAAAATTCCTGACTCGCAGATTACCGCTAGAGCTCGGAGATGGGTTGAGCAGTTATTCTTATCCCATCTATTCGATGAGATGTATAGAGTGCATAACGATGCACTGCCACCAATTCCATATATCTTAGCTCATCCTGAGAAAGATTCTACGATCCAGGATATTACATCTGAAAGTCCAGAATATATTTCTGAGCGTCATAATCGGTATATTGAACCAGAGGTTCCATATACATTAGTAAGTTCAGAAAAAGAGGCATCAAAAAAATAAATAAAAATATGGGCTAGGGAAATTTCCCTAGCCTTGTCTTTAAAAGATTTATAGTAAGGGATAAAATTATATCATTGAAAAGATCTAGATCAATCAACTAACTTTATAATAGAAAAAGAACCATAGACGATGACAAAATTATAATGTGAGAATGATCAATTCACAATGACAACCTTATTCAACTAGAGAGACTTATAATAAATGATAAAATTATATTTCTCATAAGGAACCATAAATTGCAACAATTTTAATGCCAAAGAATGGATTTAAGTAAACTAATAAAATTACAATATGTAAAAGATCTATTCATTTTTATCAAATTATGGAGGCGAAAAGATTTAAAATTAACGACTGACTTATAATATAAAAAGATCTAAGTATAGAGATAAAAATTATACTAATAATGAAAGAGCTATATGAGCCGAATAATTTAATATTAGAGAACGATCTATGATGGGCAACTAACTTATTTTTCTTGAAAGATATATGATGGGCAACAAATCTATTCTAACTGAAAGGCTCATGAACACTAACAAAATTTAGAATATGAAAGGAATTAAGAGCGGCAATAAAATTATTTCAATAAAATGATTTATTTATATTGACAAAGTTATATGTGGTGAAAGACTTAAAGGAATAAACAAAAATATTAATGCCGAAAGATTTATAATTTGGGACAAACTTATTCGTCATGAAAGATCTATACACAAAAACAAAATTATATGAGGCAAAAGACTTAAGTAAACAGACAAACTATTTACGTCAAGGGAATTATGTATATAAACTAAATTATATGGTGCAAATGATTTATATGAGTAAATAAAATTATGATTTATGGAAGATCAATACCTCATAACAAATTTATTTCTTGAGAAAGAAATAAAGGATAGGCGATTAAGCCTATCCTTTATTTTTTGTATTATACACATATTATGCATGGTTGATTTTCATTTGCTGTTGATGTATGTTCTGCATCTAATTTCTCTACTACGTCATCCCTCATATTAGCATATTCTTGAATCTTATCTAATTTCAAATCCAGATTTCCGAATGCAGTATCTAAACCATCAAAGTATTTTAAATCATTATATAATGAAACAGCCACATCGCAAATTGCTAATTTTTCAAATGATGACATCATTGTTGGCGATATAGTACTAAGATCTTTATTGTGTTCTATATATACAATAAGCGGAAATGGTCTATATCTTGATACTGGGGAATTATTAACAGAAACTAATCTAACCTTATTAGGTTGTAAGAATTCTGGATATATTCCTAAATTAAATAATGATATGAAATCAGCTGATACTTGAGACAATGCAATATCATCAAGAGAATAATCTTGGCTGATAAAATCGTAAGTTGAAAAATTTATTCCATATTTATCAAATCTAGGATCGCAATTTCTATACGATTGCCAGTCGATATCGCCGCATCCAATAATAGTACATCCCTCAGGAACATCTTTATCAATAAAATAATAATCGTCTTTCATACATTTATTATCTATAATAGATATAATTTTATTTGGGAATAATCTACTAAATTCGGGAATTGTATCTTCTTCAATTATAGTATGCCAAGTATCTTTATTTATTTTTGGTGGTAAAGTTATAACTCGTAAACCAAGACGACGTTCTATTTTATTTAATAATTTTGTCATTTGATTTGGCGATTTATTCGTATTATTCATAATTATCCCTCCATATTAAAATTTATTATAATGTCGTTTATATAAAAATATTTACAATTGCATATTATATTAATAGAAATATAAGAAAGTTGAGGAAGGCAAAATGATAAATGATAATATTGAAGCAATAAATACAATTATTACAAATGTATTTAATTATTTTAATGGAAGAATTAATATATTTCAGAAAGCAAGGCTTTATATAGATTGGTGTGGTATGCAAAGTAGTTCAAATGGCGGACTTACAACCAATCCTAATTGTGTAATAATATATCCTCGTGTAATTGAAAGATACAGTAATGATAAAGAAGAATTTATAACTAATATTATATTAATTGTAATACATGAATTATATCATATAGATCAATGTATTATTTTTAATAGAATGGAGGTTGATAAAGCATACCATGATATGATAGAAAATACAGTCGAAGCTGAATCTACTTCGTATTTGTATAATCATATTCATGAAATAAATGAGAAATTTAATTTAAATCTTAGATTAAATCCGAATAAAATTGGTGATCTTATAAATTTCTTTTCTGATGGTAATTTATACCATAGGGCAAAATATTTAGATCATTTAATATCTGTAATTGCAGAATTATTTAATTATCAGTATTGTGTAGAAAATAATATTTTACAATTAATCACACAATATTATAATACAAGTAATAGTAAGATTATTATTAAAATAAATAATAATATACTTGTAGTGAAAGAAAATGACGCTATTATAAACGTAAATATCTTAAATGATTTTATGTTTGATACTTATTATAAATACAATTATATAGTGCGTTCTGAAGGTTATGTCTATGGAGAAAATAACGAATTAACAATTCAATTAGATGCTAAATTATATAATTATATTGCCGGAGTAAAATAAAAAATAATTGTATATTATATATGTGATTTAAATATGATATTAAAATTAAAATGCAAAAAAGATTTATGATAAGGGATGAAATTAAATTGAATCTGAAAGAATCACGTTGAGCAATAAAATTAGAATGAGGTTAATGATTTATATGGAATAATAAAACTAAAATATCTAAAATAATTAGAAATATAAATAAAATTAAATATGGCGAAATGATTTATGGGAAGGGGCAAAAATATAAAATTGGTAAAAGAATTATGGATGGCATACTAAATTAAATGATATAAATGATCTATGGGTTAAACAAAATTATGTTCATAGAAAGAACTATATAACTAAACTAAATTAAATAATGTAAATGATTTACATGTATGAATAAAATTAAATTGAGTGAAAGAATTATGTACTTAAAATAAATTAAATGATATGAGCGATTTATAAGTGTGAACAAAACTAAATTGAATGAAAGAACAATGAATTCAAACAAAATTAAATTGGATAAAACGATTTATATGGAATATCAAAAATAAAAATGACAAAAGAACCACGCACCAAGACTAAATTAAACTGTATGAGTGATTTATGTGCATAAACAAAATTAGAAGCAATAAAAGAATTATATTCTCTAATTAAAATTAGAATGAAGTTAATGATTTATAATGAGGGATAAAATTAAAAATTAAAAGAGCAAAGTGATTTATAGGTAAAAACAAAATTAAACCTATACAAAAGATTTATATTATTAAATAAAACTAGATAGAAAAAAAGAGATACTTTATACTTTATTTCAAAACTTGTTACAATTTAATCTAACTACTAAACAAATTTAATAAAATGAAAGATTTATAATTATAGACTAAATTTAACATTGTTGAAAGATTTACGGATTATGACAAAACTATACGCCATAAGAGTAATATATTATATACACATTTTCTGCTTTTAAAATTAAAAACTTAAATGATTCGATAAAATTAAAACAATATAAGGAGCTATGATGAAGCACAAATTTATATATCGCAATCGAATTATATTCTGTAATTAAAATTAGTGAGAATAAATAGATTTACATATTAGAATAAAATTAAAAAGCCTAAAAGATTTATAATGAAGGATAAAATTAATGTATCACGAAAGAGATACTTACATCGAAACGCTTATTTCCAATTTTATTTAGTATTTGTAACTTAGATTTAATAACAAATTTAAATAATAAAAAGGGTAATTTATACATACATACAATATATAGCCAATCATTAGTATTTTTAATCAATAGATAATAACAAAATTATGATAAATGGAAAGATTAAATAAATTGACAATTTTAACGTTTAAAAGTAATTTTAAAATATTCCATGTACTTATTTAAAAAGCAAAACAAAATTAACACTTATAAAAGATTTATAATTAATACGTTAAGGTAAAAAGATATACTTATATAATTAGTCAAACTTATATCATAATAAGGATTTACATTAAATGATTAAAATTAAGATCATTAAAAGATTTATCATAGGGGACAAAAATAGAGTAACTAAAAGATCTATGACAACTAATAAAAATAAAATGGTAAAAAGATTTATACATAATGACAAATATATTACCTGAGAAAGAAATAAGGATAGGCAATTAAGCCTATCCTTTATTTTTTTTGTATTACATTTTCCATACATAATCCATGATTATATTACTTACATGACTTTCAAGATTTGTGGTGATTCTATCGCCAAATTTATTTGTCATTAATAAAGTATGCTCATCTAATAACGTAATATTATCATATAATCCATCGAATGTCTCTATAATCTGAGATAGATTAGCCGACTCTCTCTGAAGTCTGTTTAGTACGATCCTAGCATCAGATTCTTTAAGAGTAATAATCTTTCCAGGATCATTTTCTGGAACTACTATTTGATTCTCTTGGATAGGCGTTCCATCAATAGCTGACTCTGAAACTATTCTTTCAGTATAAGCTCTTTTATGAGATGGATAGATAACCCTATCATATGTAATAACTTTAATATTTTTTACGTATGCTTTACCATCAATATTTTCGATAGAACCTAATGCTCTTAAACTAAATGCATGTTTAACACCATTTCTTAACTCAGTATCTACTTCTTCTCCATATGCATTATCGGTACCTTCATAAATAGCTTTTACTAAATTTTTTTCTACCCATATCTTATTAAAACGAACACACACTAATTTTGGGTCTATAGTTTGTTGTCTTACTAAATCATCTGATAATGGATGACCACATTCTCCTAAAAAAGATTTAGCTGCAACTAATTCTTGAATTCTAGGGCCTTCAATTTCAGGTTTCATATCTGCTAATGCGTAAATACGCCTATTTCTATTTAATACATCAAGATCTTGTAAGCATGCCTGAGCTTTTACTCTTTTAGGATTCCCACCATCATTTATAATAACTGAATCCTCTGCTGTAACAGCACCTTCAAGAATAATACTTCCAATTACTCTATTATTATTCATTGATAAATCCTCCTTTCAAATTTTATTATAATGTTACGCATAATGACCATATGCCTTAGATTAAAACTGTGAACTTTATAGTAATAAACTGATAAAGGAGGCATCATTAATGAACGTGACTATCGGGGATATATCAAGAAGATCTAAAGCTAAAATTAATAATAATACTAATTCTCCTAAAAATAATACATTTGTAAATGTATATAACGATAATGGAAATTTTTTAGAAAGCAATGCAATAAATGCATTGCATAACTGGACTAATTTACATGAAGATACAAATATAGCTTTTAATAAAGCTTTAGATGTATTTATTGAAATTTGTAATAATTGTAATGTGGCTCAGATTAATAATGAATGCAATTTTTTACTTCAGGAAGAGAATAAAGTAAGAGATGCAATTCATTTACAGAATTCTATTAAGCATAAGACCTCTAGATTAAAAACTAAAATATCTACAAAGATACAGAATAAAATGGATACTGCTAGTAATAATTTAGGATCGTCTATGGATATTCTTAAGAATAAATTAAAAACCCCATTAGGTGGCCCAGTATCAAATAATACTGGTGAAGCAGAAGGTGAAGTTGCAGAAGAAGCATTTAATAAATTATATGAAGAAGCTAAAGTAATAGCGGAATGCGATAGAATATTACGAAATTATGATAAGATATGCAAGAGATTTGATTTGGATAAAATTGTTTCAGAAGTTTATTCTACTGATGATATATATGAATCTATTATTGAATTGTGTTCCTGTATAGATACATATCAATTACCATTCATTAAAAAATATAATACCGCATTAGAGATAGCAGACTATACTCTCGGCAAGAATTATATGAATTATGAATCAAAGAAGATTATTGAAGCAGTTACCGATTATTTTATATTTAATACTAATATTAGTGATAGCGATAGAAATGATATGAAAATTATTGCTAATAATAGCGTATTATTTGAAAATGCTGATTTTAATTGTATTTCTTTTTTATATAATGCCGATAATCATAATGATAATAATTCGTCTATAAGAATTAGTAGCCCGGAATATGGTATTAACTTAGAAAATGAAATTAGCGAAAAAATTAAAGATGATGCTGATATTATAAAAAATGATATGAAACAATGGCCTAAGGGAAATCCTGGCGAGCATAAAGATGATGATATTAAGCAAATGGTACAGGATTTTAGAAATCAGTGTGCTAAAGCAGATAAAGATGATAATAATAATATGCTTATTTCTCATTTTAAATCATTAATAAATAAAATATACTCTAAAAATCCTGATCAGATTGTATCAGAAATTCCTAATTTTTTCACGTTAATTAGGGTTACTTTTATAATTGGTAATACTGCCATTAATCCTGTTTTAGGAATTATTACGTTGATAACAGATTTGATATTAAAAATGCATACTACAAGAAAGCAGACTGATAGGGTAATTAATTACTATAAAGATGAAATCTCTAGAGTAAAAACAAAAATAAATAAAGCAAAAGATAATAATACAAAAGAGAGGTTAACTAAATATAATGATTTATTAAAAAAGGATTTAGAAAAAATAAAATCATATTCAAGGGATCTTTATAGTGATGAAGAGAATGATGAAAGAGATTCATCATCATATGATTATGATGATGACTTTGATAATAATGACGATTTTGATTTTGGAGATGATGATTTTGGATTATCTGAATCTCAAGTAAATAATTGTGCCACCATAATGATGATATCGTCATTATTAAATTCATTATATGAAGCGGATGTTGAAGATGTAGATGGTATGGTTGCTAAAAATATTTATAAATTTAGTAACGATACGATAGACACTATTACTGATTTTTCAATAACTGTACCTATAATGCTTGAAAAAGATAAATTAGAGCAAACTCTTATTAATTATAGGAATGAATTAAGAGAAGCAACTAATATTGATTATATGAGGATTGATACTATTAATGAAAACATTTATAAGTTGGAGAATAGTAGAAATGTATATAATACTAATACGGATGCTAAAAGTATTATGTGCTCATTAATGTGGTTAAATGAATTAGCTAATATTAATTCTGTCGGATATGTTAATGAAATGAATATTACTAATACTCTTAAACTAGCCATGAACAGATTAAAAAATAACGCTATTAAATTATCAGATAAAGAAAAACAAATATCAAATAATATTGATATATCTGTAAGTAATATGTCTAAGGGTATTGAAAAAGCCATGATGAATAATAGTAGGGATTCTATTATTAAGGGCAGTATTCTGCCTTCAGCATCTAAATGTATTAAAATGGCACTTGTTTTAGGAGCTGAATGGGCTATTAATCCTGCTATTGCTGTAGTTACTGCGTTAGGAGCTTTTGCATGTCAGCAAAGATTATCTTCTAAAGAACGACAATTGGTTCTTGATGATATTGAAATTGAGCTTAAAATGTGTGAAAGATATATGAGGCAAGCCGAAGAGAAAAATGATATGAAAGCAATACGACAAATTGAGCAGATACAAAGAAATTTGGAAAGACAACAGCAACGTATTAAGTATCGAATGAAAGTTATATATAAGCAAAATATTCCAAATGCCCCTGGAAATGATAATGAAGATTAAGGAGGTGCATATAGATGCTTTTTAATAAAGAATTATCTATATTTAATGAATTAGAAATTGATGGTAAAAAGGTAGATGATGATGAAGAAACTACCGATTACACATTAGATGATGATAATACAGATGATAATGATGACGATACTGATGATTTAGTTAATGAAGATGAAATTACAGATGATGACGATAATGATACTACAGATTATACTCAGGAAGAAGAACCAGATGATGATGAAAACTCTGATACGGACGATAATTCATCTACAGATGATAATATTGAATCGGAGGGAGATCCGGTTGATGATACAGAATCAAATTCAGAAGATGTTAATAATGACGAGGTTGAAAATGATGAAGGCGCTGATGATCCTAATGCCGATAGTGAAGATTCAGATACTACTGATTATACCCAGGAAGAAGAACCTACTGATGATGTAAACTCAGACACAGATGATTTAGTCGGTGAAGATGAAATTACAGATTCTGATGATGATACATCCGAAACTAATGATACTGGAGACGACTCTTCTACAGATTATACGCAAATGACAGACTCAGGAAATGATGGCGCATCTGAAACCGATAATACAGGTAATAATGATACGTCGGAAACTGATGATACTGTGGACGATGATTCATCTACAGATTATACACAAATGTCAGATTCGGGAGATGGAGATACTGGTGGAGATGGATCTGATGCTGGTACAAATGACCAACCTGGAGATAATTCTAATACTGATGATTATACAGCAGATGATAATGCAGATTCTGATGACGGTAATGGTACTGATCTAAAATCATTAGAAAAAACATTATTTGCTGATTTAACCCCTGAGCAAATGTCTATTAAAAATTCTGAGCTTTTACAGAATTATATGGATTTATATGAAACGTTAAATCATATTTTCGATAATATTAATAAGATTCCAAAAAATTATAATAATACTAGAGTTCTTTCTTTTATTACAGATAAGATTCTTGATTTAAAAGATATGGTTCATTCTATCATAACAGTATCATATGCTACAAAAACATATGTAGAAAATTTAACTGTATATAAACAATGCTTATTAATACTACAACAAATAGATGGTATGCTACAGGGCTTAGTGGGCTCAAAAACTAATGAAAATGCCTAAATGGGCAATACGTCATTATAACAATATAGTAAATATTTAGGATAGGCTTAAATATTTATATAAATATTTAAAAAACATTAAGGAGGAATAATAATATGCCATGTGTAGGTGAAAGAAAAAATCCTAATACAATGGGTAACTTTGCAAAAGACCCAATGTATAAGTTCGCTGCCGCTTTCTGTGATACACAGAACGCTATCATGAAAGAGGCAAAGGTAGATTACTCTGCAGATCCGGCAAGAGCAACAGCTTTCCCAGAAGCTAGACAGGCTCTTAAGGAATTCTATCTTGAGAATGCAGTAATAGGCGATGCAAAAAATATGGGTGCCGAAGAATACGAAGATAATGTAAATATGATGTCTGAGGCATTTACAAACGATGTTCAGGCAGTAAGAGAGAATGCAATAGCTGGAATGAATAACTACAATCCACTTATTGGTCTTTCTCTGCCAATGCATAAATATCTTATGATGAACTGTGTATTTGCGCAGGCTGTTCCAAGATACGTTGCAAAAGCTCCGTCATGGACAGAGACAATGGAAACACGTTGGATGGTAACTCCAGACGGAAAGAAGATTGATATAGCTAATCAGCAGAATCAGATCTTTAGTGCTTGGAAGTCTGCTAATAAGCCAGTAGAGGTCGGAATTTCTCTGCCTGAGCTTAAGAAAACTGATATTCTTAAAGACTATTTCCATGTAGATAAGGTTTCTCATAACCTTTCAGTAGCAACACATATTTCTGCAGTTGCAATTGAGGAATATGTTAAGACTGGTGCTGATGTTATTGAGATTGATGGTACTGGAAAGATTACAGAAAAGAAAGCTCAGGCTGATGGTAAGGCTATTGTATGGAAGCCATGGTTAGCAGAGTTCACTCCAGGATATGGTGAGTATAATAGAAATATTGTTAAGCCAGTTGATATTATGGTAACAGACGATGCTGCAGGTACTATGGTTCCATTCCATGATACTATCTTCGCAACTCAGATTGACAATATGTTTGAGATTAACTCAGGCGGAAATATTAAGGCTGTAAAGATGATGGCTCGTTATGATGCTTCTTCAAGAGCTTTAAAGACAAATCGTGTAGAGTGGTCAGAACAGTCTACATTCGTACAGATTCCTGAATCTGATGGTATTACTGTACCAGTAACTCCAGAAGAAGTTAAGGATATCGGTGCTCTGTATGGAATTAATCAGGTAACCAAGTACATGGGAATGATTAAGGATGTATTAGAGAATGTTAAGGATGATGATATTAAGGAACAGCTTGATGAATCATTCTTAAGACTTGATGATGATCATAAGGTTGCTAAGACATATGATATGGCTGCACCTGTAAACTACATGCATACTTATGTAGAGTACAACCAGGTTGTATTCATGAGACAGTTAGATCAGCTTATTACAGGATTACTTACTATTCTTCGTGATCCAAATATGCAGATCTCTATTATTGGTCGTCCTGGAATCATTCGTGATATCACTCCAGTTGAGTACACATATACTACACCAGCAAATGTTGGTCCAGTAGATCTTGACTTCAAGAAGACAGTTGTTACTTCTGATAAGAGAGTTTACAACTTCATTTCTTCTGATAAGATGTGGGGTAATGATAATCTTATTATCTTACTTACACCAAAGAATACAAACCGTATTGTTTACAGATTGTATGATTATCAGATGTATATCTCTAATGAAATCAGAGATGCTGAGAATCCACAGTTACCAGCATTAACTGCATTCCAGAGATATAAATTCTTCGGTTATCAGGAACTGCAGGGTCGTCTCTACATTGCAAATGCAAGTGGTATACGCTCTCATTTATCTGCTAATGATACCATTGGTCAGCCATACACAAACAATGACCTTGGTTCTGTATACAAGCAGTGGGATGATAAGGAGAAGAGAAACGTATCAACTCCAAATAATACTTATACTCATGCTTAATATATTAAGTGTATTTAGTATAAATATTTCCCAGGTAGCTTAACTGCTACCTGGGTTTCTTTTGCTCCAGTAAATAATAATTTTCAATTGTATATTATAATAATGGAATATTAAAATATTATAATATAAGGAGGATTAATTTTATGGAGCAGAATGATACAATCAACGATATTAATGAAAATTTTAAGGAATATATCAAGTACAATATTCTTGATATTGATAAAGCAAATATTGAAGAATTTGGATATTATAATTTTGATAGATTACATATAATATCTTCTTCAGAAGCATATAATTATATGTGCGCTAAAATGGCAAGAAAGATATTGGATATACTAAGGAATAATAAAGTAATTACAGGTGTACAGTATAAGAGTATAAGAGGACAGGAAAGACATAGTATATTCTTATATTTATCGAGGATAAATATTGATATTAGTGCTATTGAAAAATATATTAATGATTTATCTAAAAGATATCTCTATGTAAGACTATATAAAGCAAATCATACATATCCTTATCCTGATGGTATATTGAAAATATCTAAAATGGAAAGCGTATGGATAGAATAAAGGGCGATCTGCCCTTTATTTTTTCTTTTGTTTTTATATTCGGAACAATTAAGTAATACCTACATAGGTTTGTAGGGTTTATTTTTTATTGAGGGAAGGTGCTTATATGCCTATAATAGTGGAAAGAAATAAGACTACTGTAGTAAATTATGATGATAATATAAAGCCATCTTCATATCCTAAAAATGATTTATCGTCGGTATATTCTAATTGGGATGATAAGTTAGGAAGAAATGTGCCGACAGAAAATAATCATTACACAAAATTTAAGGAGGATAAATAAATGCAATCATTTAAAAGCAATTTTGATTTTTCAAAGATTGAGAATATATTATTTACATTAGATGATGATCATTCCGGAGCAAAATTGTCACAATTAAAAAATGAAATTAATAAGTTTTTCTTTAAAGCACAATGTAAGGAAGTTTTATATACTGTAAATAATGACAAGTTATTCTTTGGTATGAGAGTATATCCAGAAATAGATGGTGATGATGTACTAGATATTATGGCTGATGATAAACCTAAGGCATTTAAAATATATTATATTGAATTTGATTCTAAATTATTTGATCCTATGCTTGGATTAGATGAAAAAGAAATCACTGCAATTTTATTACATGAGATAGGGCATATTGTTTATGATACTGGCTCTATTGATGAAGTGAGAAAAAATATTGACATTTATTTTTCTAAGACAGGTGAGTATTTAAGTCCAAAGATTAGTGATAATTATAAAGAAGTAATTGCATATGCATTAAAAGATTCTGTCGTAAAAGCAGCTTCATTATTTTGCAAATTTGGTAATGAAGAAAACATTGCAGATGCTTTCGTTGCTTCATGTGGATATGGTCCTTATTTGGAATCTGGATTTAGAAAGATTCTTAGATCTAGCACATATTTAAATAAAGATGTTGATGATAGATTTATCGTATTATCTTGGGCTTTAAGATTAAAAAGGGATTTAAAATTAAGTAGGCTCCCGGCAATTAAAACTCTTAATAAAGCAAAATCCCTTACTGGTAGCGAGCTTGAAAAGAGGGAGCTTGCAAATGCAGTTTTTAAGTTATCAAGATTAGAAAGCGTTGATGAAGGAGCTATTGATAATTTAAAGGGAAGATTTGCAAAGAAGATAAATGACTTTAAAATTAAAGGAATTAAGACTATCAAAAATGATATATATGAATTAAATCTTCGTTTAAGAACCGCAGAAGATCCTGATGATTTAATGTATATTATTCGTACTGTAAATACAGATGTAGCAATCTTACAAGATTATTTAACGGAGCCTGAAGTAGATAATATTGAAAGAGATTCTATTAATGATACATTAGAAGAATTATATTCAATTCGCCAAAAGGCTGCTAAAGAGAAAACTGTAAGGAATAGATATGATAGTGTAATAAATATTACATATCCTGATATAGAGTAACCATTAATAGGCATACAGGAAACTGTATGCTTATTAATTTTGCTTTCAATTATATATTATAAAAGTACATATGCTTAAACATAAAACTAAATCAAGCAATGTATTAAGGAGGAATTAAAAATGAGTTTTAAGAATCACAACAACAACGACAGGCAGCCAACAAACACAACTTACTCACCAGTATCATTTTCCAATCCGGAAGCACTTGATGGTAGTAGATTGAATGTTAGTTATTTCAATAAATTACTTCAGGTTTCTATTCAAAAGAGAAATGGTACTAAAAACGATTATGCTACTTATGATACCGATAATTCATCAGATATTTATCTTTCCATTACTAAGGCTAAGATTCTTTACGATCTTATTCAGAAGATGAAGAAAGATGATACTATTCATAATGTATGTGTAGAAACTAATAAAGGATTATTAATGGTTAGTGATGGATCTGATTATGGAGTTACATCGCCTTGCATCTCTATTAGCACATCTGGAGACTCCGGAGTGAACACTACAGCTTATGCAACTAAAGATCATTATTATAAAGGCGCATTCAATTTCAATATGGATAATAATGAGTATGCTGATCAGTATTTTGATAAATTGGAAATTGATATTTTTGAGAATGTGTTACTTCAGTATTATAATGCAGCAACATATGCTATTGCAGCAACTGTAATGGAAGCTAGTATGTACAAACATAATGCAATAAGAAATACTATTAATGCTATTGCAGAAAAAGTTGGAGTAGAATTTAACTCTAATAGTAATGGTGGTGGATATAATAGTAAATCACAATTCTTAAATGGTAATGGTAACCAATCATCATCTTCCGGTAGCGATGGAATGAACGGTGGAGTTCCAAAGGAGTATGAAGCTGCTACATTTGATGATATTGCACATGGTATGGGTGCATAAAATAAAAAAGAGCGTAGGCTATCTACGCTCTTTATTTTTTGTCTGAGGTGTATTATATGGAAACAGCATATAATAGAATTTTAGTAGAATTTGATATGCTAGTAGATTTGGATTTAGCAATATTTAAATATATAAAAGATAAATACAATAATCCAGATTATGTAGATCAAAATATTATTAAAATGAATGATGAGAAACAAATCATACAAATGATGCTCAATAGGCAATGTATTAATCCATTGGAAATTTTAATTCCAGATGAAGATGTTTTAGATTTATATTATGATATAATAAATAATCACATGGATGAATTATTAAAATATGCTAAAGCGAGTGATTTATTTGGATTAATGATTACGTTCCTGAATGAAGCATCATCATTAGAAATTACAGTATTATGTAAATCTAAAATTGAGTCGGATTTTATAAAATCACTTAATAATAGACTAGGCACCGTAGTTTATAATAATTACAAAAACGTTCCAGTTAATAATTATACTGTTTTGTATATTAAATATTATCCGTCAGCATTACAATATAATTCAATAGAGGGAAAACATATTTATATATCTAATGCAAGATATAATATGGAACCAGATTCTAATATGCCAACTATTGCTATATCTGGATTAATTGGCGACGTTAATATAATACATATGATAGATATGTACAGAAATATTAAGGTAGAAAGGATAGAAAATCATGAGTAAAATTTATTCAAACATTGTACCAGAAACAAAAGTCAGAGAGAAACAGAAAGAAACATTACAGATTATTGCTAATGCATTATCTAAGTCATTTGGGCCTAAAGGTTCTACCACAGCTATTGTTAAAAATATGGATAAGAATGGTGTTAATATTTCACTTGATTATACAAAGGATGGTCATACCATTGTAAAATCAATTGCATTTGATTATCCTATCGAGAGAAGTGTTCAGAATATTCTTACTGAATTAACAAGATATGTTGTTAAGGAAGTTGGAGATGGTACAACATCTGCTATTCTTATTTGTAATTCTGTATTTAAATGCTTATGCGATAGAGGAGTATTCAGTACTGGATTACCGGCAGATATTATTACAAAATTCAATACAGTTATTTCAGGGGTAAATAAGAGAATTTTAGATAAGGGTAGAGAATGTACATTAGACGATATTTATAATATCGCTCTTATTGCTACTAATAATAACGAGGACTTATCTAAAACATTATATAATGTGTATGAGAAGTTTGGTTTTGATGCATACATTGATGTGTCTACATCAAATGAAATTAATACTCTTGTTAAAGAATATGATGGTATGACATTAGATACTGGATTTACAGATATTTGTTTTGTTAACGATAAAAAGAATAATACTGCTATTGTGAAGAACCCAAAGATTTATGCATTCCAGGACCCTATTGATACTCCAGAGATGCTTACATTCTTGGATGCTATTTTACAGCATAATATTCTTAGAGCATATCAGCCAAAGTCAGTATATGAGCCAATTCCTACAGTAATTCTTTGCAAAGCATTATCTCCTGATAATTCATCATACTTTGAAACAATTGTACGATTAATGAATTCAATACCAAATGTACCACTTCTTTTTGTAAGTGATATTAGACAGGAAGATATCTATGAAGACATTGCAAAAATGTGTGGTTGTAAAGTTATTAAGAAATATATTGATCCAGATATTCAGCAGAAAGAAATTGAAGCTGGCTTAGCTCCAACTCCAGAGACAGTAATTGATTTTTGTGGTGAAGCTGGCGAAGTAAATGCCGATCAGTATAGAACTAAATTCTATAGACCTTCAAAGATGTACGATGAAAACGGTGAATACTCTCAAGAATATACGACAATGCTTAATTATTTGGAAACTCAAGTTAAGAAAGCTAAGGATAATGATGAGGGTATTACTAAGATTGATAAGGCTAAAAGAAGATTAAATTCTTTTAAAGGATGCATGATTGATTTCTTAGTGGGCGGTATTACTACATCTGATAAGATGAATCTCAGAGCTGCTGCGGAAGATGCTGTATTAAACTGTAGATCTGCAGCTAAAGATGGTGTTGGATATGGTGCTAACTTTATGGCTTTGCAAGTTCTTCATGAACTGAAAGAAGAGGAGAATTTTAGTAATATATATGTAGATATCTTATATGAAGCATACCTTGAAGTTTATAAAATTTTATATGGTGATAACTATATGACTGTTGTGCAGGGTTCATTTGATAATGGTTGTCCGTTAAATATCAGAACAAATGAATACGATCATAAGGTTGTTTCTTCTATTAGATCTGATATATGTATTCTGGAAACTATTAGTAAGATTCTGACCCTTATGTTTACAACAAATCAGTATCTTGTACAGGCTCCTGTATATAATGTATATTGCGCTGATGAGAGCGGAGAAGAAAAGTAGAATTTTATAATATTTGTAACTTTAAAATAAGGCTAGTATTAATTTACTAGCCTTAATAAATTATGTATTTTAAGGTGGTGAAAAATTTGGCTGGTAGCATAATGACTTTTGATAAGTACATAGATAATCCTAGTGGTGGAGCTGTATTTGCAAATAGAAATATGTATAAAGATATGTATATAAAGAAATTTGGTAATGTAATGGTAAAGGAAAATGGTGAGATTAATTATTCATTATATACCGCTAATGATGGTATAGACTCCCACTATGTATATTTAAAAATACCAAGTGAAGTAGTACCAAATTTTTATTACGACGTAGTAATTCATCTGTTTACTAAAAAGAATGAATATAAAAACGAAGCAACGTTAAGAAGATATACTGTAGAGTTTTATTCTAATGATCCATCGTTTGTTTATACATTTGCTCATAGTTTTAAAAAGAACGGATTATTTATTGATGATTTATCGCCAAAAATGTCTAAATTGGCATTAAAGGATAAAGCTAAAGTAAGAAACCCTAAGGACGAAGTATGGTATGTAAAATCTTTATATTTTGCATATCTTGCAATGGAAAAATATAATTTATTTTCCAAACCAATGTTTACTGGATGTGATAAATATAGAAAAGATAAATTATTAAATAAAATCACTTTAGCAGATACAAAGGTTGCTGAGCGTCAAAGAGAAGGAGAAAGGGTAGCAAAAGAGAAACGCCAAGAATTAGAAAAAGAAAAAAGAGAGAAAAGAGTTGCTAGAAATTTAGGAGTTGCCACCCAGAATAGTAAAACCACAAATATAACAAAAACCTCTAAAGTTTCAAGAATTTCGAATGTGGCAAAAAAGACCAAGACTTCAAAATCCATTAGTATGAGGAAACATACTTAAATTGGATTTAAATTATATATTATATATTTAGTAAGGAATAAGGAGGTTAAATTTTAATGATTGTAATTAAGAGAGTAAAGAAAGATGAACATATTCCTGTAGATCAATGGGATACCGAAGCAAATCCAATATCTGATCAGGACAGAATATTCAGGAATATTAAAGGAGAAATAATTCTACCAATCGCAGAGTTCTTTTGTGATGGTAGAGAAGAATCTAAGCAGTTAGATTATTTTATAATGAACTCAAAAAGAAGCTATAATAGTGATGAGATAAGAATGCATATTTGTAAATATCTTAATTACTTTGAAAAATATTATGACTTCGATAAAGAATTATTAATGATTCTTTATGAAATGAAACTTATAATCGATTATAACAAAGCGTATACAAAGGAAGCATTTATTAATGACGTTAATAGATATATTATTAGGAATCCTAATCTTACCAGAAAGATTGCACAATTTGTAGATGATAATTATATGATGAAACTTAGCAGCAATAATAATAAAACCCCAAATTTGCAGTTTGAGGATAAGCATGCTAAGATTCTCTATAAGGTTTCATTATTTACTAATATGTATATTCCACTTGCTACACATTATATGTATATTCATATGATTAAATCAAGCCAGGATGTACAAGATTTTGTGTTGGAATTATTTGGGTTATGCTCGGATAAATATCTTGAAGAAGAAGGCGTAAATATTTATAATAAGTTGTATGAAACAGCAACTTCTGTTGTGAATAAGTCTAAGAATCCAGATAGACATTTATGGGAAAAGAATGCTATTCGTGGTATAAATACAACTACACATACGAGAGAATCTGTATTGGATATTATTCTGCAAATTATTCCTAAATATACTTATGACAAGAATACAATTAGTTTTTGCTATTTTAGTCTTAGGCAAGCTTTAAGATTCAAAATTACGGATGAACTTAACGTCCCTCATTATAGAAATATAGTGAGCAAACTTTCTTAATTGCTGGAAAATGGTAAAGCCCTAATGCCTATAAGGAGAAGAAATTCAGAAACAAGTTTAGGGATGCTATATGGTGAAATAAAAGCGTACTTAAGTATGTCCTAAGTAGTATTAACAATCTATAATCAGCAGCTATATTAAAAATATAGTTCAACGACTATCCCCTATACGGGACGTGAAAATCGTCAATTGGAGTAGGGCCCAAGTGGGTGAGCGAGAACCTCTTAAATCAAAATGGAAAGAATCTGAAAAGATTAAGATATAGTCTCGTCTTCTAGGTAATACCTAGAGAAGTTCATTAGAGAACTGCATAGATTAACGACCTATGTGAAGACACGATCAAGTATGAGTATCCATTTATAAAACTTAGTTCAAGTAAGCGTGATCAAGATAATAATAGTGAAATGGATAGATATGAAGCAAGAACCAATAAGAAAGATGAAGCATTATTCTTACAAACAAAAGTATCTGCAATGCAAGCTGTAAGAAAAATTGAAGCTTTATATGGTCCATTTAGTGATGAAGAAATTAATCACTATAAGAAGAAGTTAACAAAAGATGGAAGACCAGTAATTAATCCATTTCAAAAGCAAATGGTTGGGTACTTATTCTTTAAAGAATTTGGAGATCCAATTTCATTAAATACAATTAACCAGACAGATTATATTAAATTAATTATTGCTGGTAAAAGATTATTACTTCATAGTGGAATGGTTATATTACCATATATAATTTCTAGTAGAGTAACAAGAACGGCTACGAGAAAAAATGTAAATAAGAAAGAGCTTGTAAGATTAGAGAGCTCCGAATTATATAACCAGGCAAAAGCTAAATATAATAATCCTAAAATGGAGCAAAGAATCTTGGAGATAATTGGTAAAGTAATTTCATCTTCATTTGAAATTATTGATTATGATACTGATCGCCATTGCCCGACGGACATAGATGGTTTAATGGTACCAATTAATAATGATATTATTGATGAGGAGCTGATATTCTTTATATGTATGATTTAAACTAACGTAAAATGTTAGAATAAGGACAGTAATTTTCTTAAATAACAAAATAATTTTAGAGGGAGATTATTCCCTCTAAAATTTATTTATTTTTGTTATATGGAGGATTTTTATGAATAATACAGACTTTTTAATTCAAGATAAATTAATAAGAATGCAATTAGTTGATTTAAGAAAAGCTAAGCATTTAACACAAAAACAAATGAGCGAATTATCTGGATTATCAACATCATGTATTTCTAATATAGAATCTGGTGAAAATAATAGTCCGACACTCAGAAGTTTAATAAGATATGCAAGTGCTTTAGATGTAAATATATTTATCGGTAATGATAAAAATAATAATTTATTATCTAAAGAACAATAAAGTATTAGAGATAATAAATCTCTATTTCGGTATAACCGTACTTTCTTAATCATTGCAATCGAAAGGTAGCAGTATGGGGTAATCCCATACTGCTAACCTTTTGCTTATAAAATAGAATAAACTTAAATATAAATTACTTTAAGGAGGTAATTTTTTATGGAAAGAAAAGTATTAATTATACATCATGATGATACAGATGGTAAATTTTCAGGGGCATTAATTTATAACTATGAGAAAAATGAAAAAAATGCTGATTGGATTAAATGTATTGAGGTTGATTATACTATGAATCTAGTAAATATTATTGATGAAGATATTTTAACGTTAGAAGGATTAATAGTATATTTTGTAGATTATAGCTTTTCCAAAAAGGAAAATACTGATGTTATTTTATCCATACTTGATAATAATGGGCAAGTTGTATGGATTGATCATCATGTATCTTCTGAAAAAATATTGAGATCTTTACCAAGTGAAATTAGTAATAATGATAATTTTAAAGCCATAATTAATACTAAATACTGTGCTACAGTTTTATGTTATGAATACGTTAGTGGTACTAGAAATCATAAGAAAGTTTTTAATTTAGTAGATTCATGGGATTGTTGGAAGCATACATTTCCATACGATAGATTCTTTAATGAAGGATTTAGAAGCATGCACTATTTTGTAGAAGAATTAGGTGATATTGTCGGCAATATATTAAAAAATAAAGATGCTGAAGATCGTTTTATAAATAAAATAATAGATATTGGTAAAGATATATGCACGTATGTAGATACTAATAATATAGCATTGCTATCAAAAAATGGATTTGAGTTTAATATTGACTATTTTGGTAAAGTATATAAATGCTTATCAATATTTCAGTATGGAAATTCAATTGTATTTGGAGATAAGATTAATGATTATGATATCGTATCTTTAATTAGATTTAATGGGTCTCAATATGTGTATTCTTTATATTCTAATAAAGATGATATTGATTGTAGTAAAGTTGCGGCTACCTTAGGTACATTTAGTAAACTCGGTGGAGGCGGTCATAAGGGAGCTGCCGGATTCCAAACATATGAAAATATTATGTATAAAAATTGTGTAATACATGTATATAAAACGTTATTTTTAAAGAAGATTAAAATAAAAATTATGAGATAAGGATAATTAATTATGGATAATTTATATGGTATAAATTTTATAAATATGATGAAATCATCGATACAAAACGCAAGAGATGTAGCTGGGCAGCATGAGATATTAACAAGATGCCCATTTTGTGGGGATAGTGCAAATCCAAGGAATGCTCATTTTTATATTTCAGTCCCAAATACACCTGATGAGGTATCATTTTATGATTGTAAAAAATGCCCTGCACATGGGATATTGAATGATGAAGTACTAAGAAAACTTGGATGCCAAGATAATAATACTATTATTCAAGTACAAACTCATAATTCTAGGGTATTAAAACTGCCTAAATATAAAACTTTAAAGAAAATTAATATTTATCCTTTAAAGAATAATTATATTAGGGATGATGAAAATAATAAATATAAATTAGATTATATAAATAAGCGTATAGGCGCTAATTTTACGTATGAAGATCTTATTAAATTAAAAATATTTTTAAATTTATATGACATTTTAAATTCTAATAGATTAGTACTTACTAGAGATAAAAGAATTGGCGATAGTCTTGATTTATTCTTTATTGGTTTTATATCTTATGATAATTCATTCTGTGGATTGCGTAAAGTAACAGAAAAAGAATTATATAAATCAATTAATAAAAGATATATTAATTATGACCTAGTCAATAAGAATGACAATAGTAAGGCATATTATATAGTGCCAACTCAAATTGATATATTAAATCCAGCACCTATAAGAATTCATATTGCTGAAGGACAATTTGATATTTTAAGCATATTTTATAATCTTAATAATTCAAATATTTATCAGAATATATATATTGCTTGCGGTGGTAAATCTTATCGTCAAGCATTAGAGTTTATATTAACAGAATTAGGTATTATAAATTATGAAGTACATTTTTATCCAGATAAAGATGTAACAGATTATGAATTTAATAAGACTTTATATTCTGTAAATATGCTACCATGTAATATATTTATTCACAAAAATATGCAACAAGATGAAAAGGATTATGGAGTACCAATGGATAGGATAAAAGATTCGGTTAGAATGATAAAGGAAATTGATTATATCTAACGAGGTGATCATATGTATGAAAAGAAGAAGAAATAATAAAAAGAAAAACATAAATGAGATTATTAATGAAGTTACTGTAGAGAAAGATATAGATATTAGAAAAGTTTATGAAGATGCTAATATGCGTGATATTAATCGAATACCTATAAGTATTAGGGAGGATAAAGCATATCGTTTATTAGTAAATGGTATACGGCATGAACATACGAATTACGAAAATAATCTTAAAAATGTATATCATATTTGTAATAGTAGATATTATAATCTTTATAAGAATACAGTGCTTAATAATATATCTACTGAGTATCCTTATTTATCAGAAGAATGTAATAAACAATTACAAGGTAAAGTTGCAGCTATAGTTGTAAAATGAAAAGTCTTAAATTATAATTGTATAATATAATTGTGTAATAAAGTACATGATTAATTATGCATATTAAATTTAAAGGAGGACTATATTATGATTATAGCTATTATTTACATTGTACTTGGATACTGGGCAACAGGAAAAACAATTTATGAAGATGCGATTATGTTCGGTACAGCATCTGGTATATTTATACAGAGATGCTGTGTAGGTGCAATCTTAGGTTGGGCTTTAATTCCAATCGCAATTATCAAATGTTTAATGGGTAAATAACCCATAAAAGAAGAAGCGCTTCGGCGCTTCTTTTTTTGTTTATTTGGGTATATTGAACATTTGAGTAATTTGTGAAAGGAGGTATAAGATGGGCGGAAAATTTATAAATACAGAACAGAAAGTTACTTTCGATGTACTATCTGATAATATGAAAAATTTATTAAATAATCCGTATTACGGATATAGCGATAAAAAGGGATCAGTAACTCAGTATTTTAATATAAATGACAAAAAAACTACATTAGATGAGGCGACTAAAGCTAATTATTCAGAACTCGGTCCAAATAGTCCGATACGATATAATGAGATAAAAAATGCTATATTATATGGTATCCCTAGGATGGATATAAATTTTGATATTACGGATTTTGGTCTTGAAGCTAATGATATTACTGGGGAGGCATATGTATTACCACAAACATTTGTTCCATACCCTGGGGACTTTTTTACAATTGATAATATTGGTAAACCATATTTATTTAAAGTTACAAATGTTGAACCCAATGTTTTATATACAGATCAAGCAATGTATAAAATATCATATATTTTAGCATATCCTGATTTACATGATATTGAAAATCAAGTTGTTGGAAAGTATGTATATAATGAGGCTTCTATAGGGACTAATTCTAAAGTAGTTATAGAATCTGATGTGTATAATATTGTATCTCAAATACAAGATACGCTGATTAAATTAAAAGATTATTTTTATATGATATTCTATGACCAGAAAGTACAAACATTCATATATCTTCATAGAGGTATTATTCATGCATACGATCCATACCTTATAGAATTTATTATAAGAAATAATATTTTAAATGGTTCTACAAACTATGTATATGTATCGCAGCAAATGTTTTTGCCGTCTACATTTGGGGTTGATTATGATAGGACAGTATTTTCATGTATTGAAGATAAAGATATAAAGACAAAAGCTAAAATTAATTACGTTGGTAATCTTTTAGTTTGCCAACAGAAATTATCTTTATTGTATGCATATCCTGAGGATTATTATTATATGGAATATTCTCACCTAAATACAAATCTTCATTCTATTAGTATTTTCGGTGATTTAGAAATGATTTATTATATTAGAAATAATATAAAAACTTCAAATCCTCTATGGAATATAATGATTAAGTATTTCAATGATGAGGATATTACATCAGATGATTTACTGGAAATAAAAAATATAGATTATTGCGATAATATAGAATTATATTACGGAATACCAATTGCCATATTTTGTATGGAGCAAATGGTGTCCAAAATGCTAAGCTAAACATACCATTAAAGGAGGATGAACTATGCTATTAAGTAGATCTAAGTTAAGGACTAACGTTGAAAATCTGCTATACGGTGAGATGGTTGATGAAGATGCTAATTATCTAATTATGGGAGATCATGATGATGATATAGAAGCAGTTATTCCGCAAAACTATACTACTGGTGGGGTTTTTGATAGTGCTTCATCAGAAGAAGATATGGATAATGATGAAGGTGATGTTTTTTAAGGAGGTGTTAATATGATATTCAATGATATGCTCCAAGATACTCCAGAAGATATATTACTGGATGGGGAAGCTGAAGAATTAGAAGATGCTCAAGATGAAGTAATATCAGATGATGGATCGGATATTGATATGATTGCTGATATATCAGATGATGATGTACTTGCAGCTGAAGTAGATGATGCTGCTAACAGAGATACAGATAACGATGATGACGATAACTATGAGGATAATGATGATTCTGAAAGTGATGATGGTTTTGTAGATTACAGCGCCGATGAATCAAATGATGATGACGATTTGAATTACTATGATGATGAGGAGGAATAATATAAATGACTAAATTAGTAAATATTTACCCAAATGGACCAATTACTACAATTAATCCACCAATTAGAATTAGATTAAATAGAATTAGTATGGATATTACAGATATCAGAAAATGTCTTATCGCTAAAGCTTATGTTGAAGAAATTCTTGATGGTAATAAAACTATCCCATTAACATTTGAGAATTATGATAAGGATAATGATGATGTTAAAGAAGAACCTAAAATGGTACCGGTTAATCATGATAATAAAGATTTTAAATCTGAGTCAAAAACAGAAACTCAGCATTTAAATAAAGAAATAAGATTACACGATACAGTTGCTCCGGTAGATGAAATTATTAAGAATGATTCTACTAATGAAGTAAATAAAGAAGATTCTAATGAAGAGAAAAAAGAAGATACTACTAATCTAGTAGAATCAAATGTAATTATTGAAGATTCTAATAAGGAGCAGATTTCTGAGCCTTCACAAGAATCAGATGAGCAAAAAGAAGATATAGTAAATCCAGTAGAATCAAATGTAGAAGATACTGAAAGCAATGCTGAAGATTCTAATGAAGAGAAAAAAGAAGATACTACTAATCTAGTAGAATCAAATGTAAATTCAGAAGATTCTAACGAGCAAAAAGAAGTAATCTCTAATAAGAATAATAATAAAAAGAATAATAAAAAAGGTAAAGTTACTTACCAGAAGTTAAACTAAATCTTATGATTTATAATTATATATTATAATATTGAGAATAAAGAGAGAAGCTTAAATGCTTCTCTCTATATATTTTGTTAGGAGGTGCGCTCTAATGGATGATAATGAGTACATTGGTGTTGAACGCTAACTAACAAACTTAGTAACTATTAACAAACTTAAGATGGAAAGGAGTATTAGAAAAACAAAATTAAGAATTAACAAAATTATACCACTATGCAATTAAGCATAGTGGTAATAACTCCGTATTATTTTTTGTTAAAATTCTGGATCTGTAAGTTTAGTATCTGGTAATACTAAGGTAAGATCGTACATTGCTTGTATTGCTTCTGTACTTGCTTTTCTTCCATTAATACCATTTAAGGTAATAAACTGACCATTAGAGTCTTTAAATTTTTTCAACTCTTCATTAGCCTCAACAGAATATGCAAGTTTAACAGTTACTTGATCACCATCAAAATCCGTATACATTAGACTATATCTTCATCTATAATTAAATAGATGCTCTTCCACTTCGAATTCTTTATGAATCCTACATATACAAAAGTATACTCCACCTTGGGCAGGGGGGATAATAGTCGTTGAACTTTCTATAATATTTATATTATAGCTTAGCTGCTGATTAGGTATTGTATTAGCTTTTAGGACTTTATAACTAGATGGTATTATTATAAAGCTTTTATTTCACCATAAGCCATCTCTAAACTTATTTCTGAATTTCTTCACCTTATAGGCATTAGAGCATTAACCACTCCCAGCAATTCAAAAGAGTACACACACTATATTGCTATAGTATTGGCCGATTTTCCAGCGCCCATCAAACCACAATATGGGTTCGCCATATTACATGTATCAATAAACATATTGGAAGTATTCCTTCCAATATCTGTTTGTCTTATCTTAGGATACCATTTATAAAACTTATTACCAATTACCATAGGTTCAGTTTCTATTGTAGAAAGAACCCTCATATTAGTAGCAAACTGATTGAAGTATGAATCTCAATTATATTCATACAGGTCGTTACTCTGTACAGTTCTCTTATGAACTTCTCTAGTTTTTCTCTAGATGTTTAGACTATATCACTACCCATATAGGGTATTACTCATTTCGATTTAAAGGGTTCTCACCTACCTACTTAGGCCCTACTCCTATAGACGAATCTCACGTCCCTTCCGGGGATAGTCGTTGAACTATATTTTTAATATAGCTGCTGATTATACATTTTTAATAACTTTTAGGACGTATATAATATACGCTTTTATTTCACCATGAGTCATCCTAGAACTTATTTCTGAATTTCTTCACCATATAGGCTTCTAGGCTTTAGCAACTCCCAGCAATTACGAGTAATTTTTCACCACTATATTACTATAATGAGCCGCAAATTCTACGGGATACCTAGTAATTAATACCATTTTATCTTCAGTCGCTTCACATGCACATTGATATAAAATATCTAACCATGTTAAGTCTCTATTTATTGGAGTTCCTTCACGTTTACCACTATTATATTCTTCCTCAGAAATAGAATATCCTTTAAAAGTCATGTGGATATTCTTATTTTCTTTATTAGGAACAATTAATGGTTTTATTCTGTTAGAATACCCATGGATAAATTCATTAATTTCTTTATCAAATTTATCATCTGAAAATTCTAATTGTGGATTATTTAATTCAACCTGTTTTAGATTACCTGCTTTATCAAAATATGAATACATCGTCTTTCCGCCAAATTCGTTATTAAAGAATTGGCGTAATTGATATATCATGTAAGGATACGCTATAACGCAAGATGCTGATAATGATATTGCAGAATAATCCATATCTACCATTAATTCATGTTTAGTATTTACATTTAATTTTTGAGAAGACAATACTAGACGAGCACTATAATCAGAAGTTTTACTCATTGCACTTCTATGCATAACACCAAACTTCTTAAATATTCCTGCTCCAGTGTGTTCTCCACCTACAACAGATTCACCCACAGTAAACCAGTTGTATATTTCAAGCATTAAATCTTGTATTCTTCCTCTGATTCCGCCCGTCATGGATAAACCATAATCATTAGAATCAGATAATGATTTAACACTATTCATTAAATTTACATATAATTTATTAATTTCGCCAACTCCTACTTTACCACCTGAATTAGTATTTACATCCCTATAGAATGGTGGAATTACAATAAAACTATTTGTAAACATCTGTTCTTTATTATCCATTAATACTTTTAATAAAGAATCTTTTTTTGTATTTTTGAATTTTATCCTATCAATATTATTAACTAAAAACTTAATTCCGGTTTCACCATTATCATCTTGCACAAGATGACCATTAGAATCAATTCTAAAATAATCAGTCTCGTATACAACAGCTCTTAAATTCTTATCTATCTTCAGCCATATTTTATAGAAATATGGTTCAATAAATTTTTCATTAAGATCTATATAGCCAAAAATACCAGAACGCTCATCTTTAGTAATACCAAAAATTTCATTACTTAATAATCCATCAGATGATGGGCCATTTCCAGTATTAAACATAACTGGATTGGTAATTTGACTAACATCATTTACTTTAATAAATCTTTTTTGATCGAGCTGTTCGATTTTAAAATTTTTAGACATTATTATCCTCCTTTCATTTAATAATATGTCGGGTTATGGGAATCAACCCATAACCCAGATTTTTATTCTTCACTTTTATTTATTGTAATACAAAGTAAATCTCCATTTATAAATACTGAAGGCTTATATACCTTACCATATATAGATAACGGTAAATTATTTAATTGATGAACGATTTTTCCTTTATCCTCGTCATCCAATAATTTAACTGAATACATAATGGAGGATTTATCCATGGTAATATTATTTATTTTAATAAACTGAATCCCTTTTAATAAATCATATGTAGCAACATGCTCTTCAAAAAAGTTTTTGAAAACCATTATTAATTGCTCTGAAGGGATTTGATTTGAAAATTCTACCATATTCATTATGTTAACGTCTCCTCCAATTCATCTTCAACTACTTCTGCTTCTTTTTGTTGCCTTTGCTCTTTGTCGGCTTGTTGCTTTAAAGCAATACTATATAAAGAGTTTATGTACGATAGGGGCATATTCATCATTTCAGTAAATGTAGTTCTACCCCTATAATACGTACAAAGCATTTCTATTTTTTCTATAAACTCTTGACCTGGGCCAACTGAGCTCGTGTAAAAAGCAATGAAAGAACACTTTCTACTGGCTCTTCAGGAATTTCAGCTCCACATTCAGGACATGTAGTTTTCGGATAAATATACGAGACTTTAGAATCTGCAATAAGATTGTTTAATTTAGCTGTAAGTACACTATACTGATCGTTATTAAGAGTCTTAAGAACGTCAATATATACTTTAAGTTTAGAAAGAATAGTCTTATTAAGATTATTAGGGTATACTTTAATATTAATAGGTTTAAGTTTCTTATTCTGTGGATCAATTGCATAGAATCCATTAATATATGCTAAGCTATTTAACAGATCTGAATACTTATCTACAACATTTGGTGGTAATGTAGAGAACTGAATAAACGTCGTATATAATGTAGGGTCACTATATGAAATAGCAATATAATCTGATGCCTGAATAAGATGAGATTTAATCTTAGCATCAGAATATGTCGTATCTTGCTGTAATAATTCATTAAATTTCTTTTCAATCTCTGTATTCTCAAATTTAACCATTGATTTTACAGGTGCATTAATGATAGAAGTCTTATTACATCCAACTCCTTTATTTTCTTTAGGATCAGGACATGTTCTACCAACTAAGTTTACATCACCGTAGCAAGCAAAATAATATCCAAAGTATAGACTTTCAAGATCTTCTGTCTTAATTGTCTTACACCATCTCTCAAATGAAGGTTTATTTGCATCTACATTATGATCATAAAGCATTTTAAGAGATGCGATAACACCATTAAGATTGTTACTATTATCAATAGTTTTTCTTAATGCATCTAACTCAGGACCAGAACCTTCTTCCATAGTAATAGATCTTCCAGTTCCAAGTAATACCCAATCTGCTTTCTTTTTAGTAGTATTTGTATTAATGGAATTAAGAATAACACTTGATGAGACAGGATTTTTATCAATAGTAAATTCAGAAAAATCGAATTCGTTCTTGGTTACTTTAATTTCTTTATTAAGGGTCTCTTTAAATCTTTCTCTTGCTTCCTCAACAGTTTCTTCAGTATCATTATCATTTACCGAAAATTCATTCTCTTTATCCAGCTCATTGATAAGATCTTCAATATCAGAAATATCGTTAGATATTTCATCTTGAGGTTTAGCGGGATCATTTAATTTTAATTCAGCTTTCGGATTTACTTCTACAGGTTTTTGTTCTTCATTAGAAGTTTCCTCTTCGTTTTTAAAATCAAAATCATCATGAGGTGCTTCATATGTAGATTCCTCGTTCTGATTATCTTCCTGCTGCTCTAAAAGATCTCCTGTAGGCATCTCATTATTTGCTGTTCCTGCTAATTCTTGATCCATCTTCATTTCTTTAATATTTTCTTTTACTACTGGCATAACTTCATCATGAATAAATCTTTTAGATTCTGCTAAACGCTCATTCATAGCATTAACAGCATTTTCAACAATTACTGGTGGTTTTGTCCCCTCTTCAGATTTTTCTTTTCCTGGAAGGTTTTTTGCTAAATCTTTAATGGAAATTTCTGATGCTGATTTAATAGCATCTGAAGATGGTCTAATAGTTGAATTTTGTAACTGTCCTGCTTCTTTTGATGCTAATTCTTGTAGAGTTAATTCTTTTCCCATGTTTAATAGTCCTCCTTAATATAAATCATTCAATACATGAGTAGCAGATGCTTTCATTACTTCGTTTGTAGTATCATATGATACTACGTATGCACCTTCGGCTGTATTAATAATAATACCTAAAACTTGATTATTTGTTGTTAATGTAACTTCGGTAGCGCTAAGTTCTGGTAGATATTTATCCATTTGCTTTTTAATGTCATTTTGTAAATTCATTAAAAAATTCTCATCATTATTAAAACGGTATCTACTACGAATACCAATTCCCATATCTGGATGTGATTGGAATTTTCCTGGTTCTAATAATAATAATCTAATTATTAATACATATACACTATCGTTTTCATTAAATACTTTAGGCATGCCAAAATTATTTAGAGATAATACATTTTCTTTCACAATCTGCCCTCCCTTTATAAGTATTTATTACAAAGTTATATGTGTAAAAAAATATATATTCTAAAATTTTTTATATTTATATATTATATTAGTATAAACGACATTTAAATAATTTAATTATGGAGGTAATAAAATGGGAAAAAGATATAAGTGCCCTTATTGTGAATTAAGGGATGAAAGAAAAAAATTAATTATTCATATAGATAAAAGACATGAAGAGATGCTCCCTGAAGGATATGATGGGGCTAGAATAATGTATGATAAAATTAATCATACTGATGGACATGGTACTTGTAGAGTATGTAAGAAACCAACGCCATGGAATTATAAAGCTCAAAGATATGATACTCTTTGCAGTAATCCTAAATGTAAAGAAGCTATGAGGGAAGAATATAAAAAGAATATGCTTAGAGTTAGAGGAACTTATAATATATTAAATGATCCTCAGCAACAAGAAAAAATGCTTGCTAATAGATCTATATCTGGTAAGTATAAATTTAGAGATGGTGGAATTGTTACATATACTGCAAGCTATGAGAAGAAATTCGTAGAGTTTATAGATAATGTAATGGAAATTTCATCTAAAGATATATTAATGCCTGGACCTACGATAGAATATTGGTATAAGGGAGAAAAGCATTTTTATATTACTGATTGTTTATATATTCCTTTTAATGCTATTATAGAGATTAAAGATGGTGGTAATAATCCTAATAATAAATCAACTCCAGGAATGATAGCATCAAGAGAGAAGACAGTTCAGAAGGAAAAGATAATTACTGATAGGGGCGAATATAATTATATTAGGTTAACTAATAATGAATTTACTCAATTAATAGAATTCTTTATGGAGATTAAAGAAAAGATGCTAAATGATGATCCTAGTATGACTATAAGGATTCATGAAACTAGTGTATCTTCTGAATTGGATAAAAATTATAAAACTAAGGGTAAAAAATCATTATCTGATTTTAAATGTATAAAAATTAATGAAGACAGTATAAAGCAATTCAAAGAATTTAAACATCTGAGAACTAAAAATTGCGATGGTTATATGTATCTAGATGGTGATAATTTAGCGTGCTTTTATAATACAGAGCATAAAGATAATGGCGAATATTGGATTCAAGCAATTGAAGTATTACCATTATATAAGAATTATTCTTTAGGTACTCAGCTTCTTAAAAAATGTGAATCTTTAGGAGCTAATAGATTATCGGTTAATAAATCAAATAAAGTTGCTATAAATATGTATAAGAAAAATGGTTGGAAAGAATATGATAATTCTGATAGCATGATATTTATGAATAAGGGCACGATTAAAGAATCATATTTAGAAGAATCTGCTAAAGGAATACGTTATATTGATTATAGATCTAATGAAGCTAAGAAATATATTGAATCTGATTCATTTCTTAAAAGAACATATGGAAACAGACAAAATGAATATAATGGAGAAATTGCAGTAGATAGAGATAATGTAGTAGGATATGTATTTATTGGAGATAAAACAGATAAAGGATTTATAAATTCTTTATTTGTAGATGGTAAATACAGAAAGCGTGGAATAGCAACTAGATTATTCAATGATGCTATGCATAAGTATGGTGGGTATGATCTTACTGTAAAGAAAAACAATAAAATTGCTATAAATATGTATAAGAATAAGGGCTTTGTATTTGTAGGTAATGGTAATAGTAGTAGTGAATATTATATGAAACTAAAATCTCATTTATCTAATGATGAAAAGAAAATGGTATTAGATGAATCATATTTATTAGAAGATTCAATTGATAGCATTAATAAGGCATTCGTTGATGACTTTAAAAAGTATATAAATGAAAATCCTAAAGGCTATAATAAAGAAATTAAACCATTAGGAACACCAATAACATATACTGCTAAAAAGAAAAATGAGAAATGGCTATTATTAGCAACTTACAACGGTGAATTAAATAAGAAAACATCTTCATCATTCTTACCACAATTACAAAAGAATGTAAAATATAATGGTGAAAATATAGAATATCATACTTGCTATTTACCGGGAGATATTTATATATTTATTAAATTACCAAATGGAGGAAAATAAATGATATTTGAGTTTATTAGAAATCCTGAGTTATATAATGAAGCATATATAAAGAATATAAAAGATATTTATTATAATAAAGATCAATTTGATTCTGGAGAAATAAATTTATGTTTTATTACTGGTCATTCTGGTTCTGGGAAATCAACTATGGCTAATAATATGAGTGGAAATATTATTGAAGCTTATGAATTAGATGATGTACTTTCAAATAAAATATCTTTCACGATGAGTAACCTTAAAGAATACGGGGATTTAATATATTCGTTTTTTAAAAGTTCTGGTAAAAAGTATTATTTTACCGAAGATGACGTAAAAAATGGTATAGCTGAAGAATACAAAGGAAATTATGAAAAAGATTTAATAATTGATTTCATTAATTATTCTATTAATTATGCTAAATCCCATAAAAATAAAAAATATGTAATAGAAGGCATTTGGTTATTTAAGTATATAGATCCCGAAAAATTAAAGGATTATGCTGTATATATTAAGGGTACGTCTAGACTTATTAGTGATATACGAGCTGCTAAGAGAGATAGTAATAATGATTTTCCAGATAAAAAAGATATTTTAAAAAGAAATAAAGCATACTTAAAAAGATTAAAAAGATTCTTTACAGTAGATGCAATATTAGATGAAAGAAAAATTACGAAATATAGAAATTATTTTTCAAAATTACAAGAGAGCTCTTAATTGAGCTCTCTTTATTTTTTATAAAAATATTATATTATGTACAAGTAAGTAATCGTTTTGATGAATATTATGGTAATATAGATTTTATCCATAATTTATACAATACTTAAGAAATAAATTTGAAGAGGGGGAGAAATTATGAATGATGGAGAAATTAAACAGATTACTGATTATATAGATATTAAATGCACTATGGCTACTAATAGTATTACTAAGGCATATGAAAAATGTGGTAATTTTTATCATTTGTTACAATTCAGGAGTAATATGCCGATTTTTGTATACCATAAAACTTTGGTACAAATATCAGATATTATAAAAGATAATTTTGCATTTGCTGATAAATATGGTGTATTATTAATAAAAAATTTAAGTGGCTGGGGAATATATATTTCAGATATTGATAGAATTATCAGTATTAAAAATGCAATTAGTGCATATGGAGTACGGGATAATATATCTTTTAGTAATAATAAAATTACTATTACTGATAAATTGACTAAAGAGAAATTGGTAGTTATAAAGTAATAATTTTCAATTATATATTATAATAGTGTAATTAAATTATACTATTTAAAGGAGGAATTAAAATGGATTTAAGGACAAAATTTAGACAGAATGTATTTAGAGAAATGAGAACTATTATCGTAGCACATGGAGAGTTTGCTATCTCTAATAGCACTTTAGTAGCAGCTATCACTTTTAACGAGGAATTGGTTAATTTGGGATATACGTTGCGCCCTAATGATATTGTAGAGCTGGCTAAGCAGCCTACAAGCTTTGCATTTCAGCGTATGCTTAATAACATTAGAGAATATATTGGCGATGTAAAAGCAAAGCCAATGTACCCTAATTTTCCAAAGCAGGTTATGAATATGGGAAATGCTACATTTAGATTCCATCAGATCTGCCACTATTTCTCAACATATGGTATTGAAGCTCTTACTGGAGCAGCAATCTCAAGGGGATGGCTTCCGGATGTAGAAGATACTGAAAAAACAAAAACCGATGATACATTATTAGGTTTAAAAGTTTTGGATGTATTATGGTTCGATACGCTTGATGAGGCAGTTGAGCCAATCATGCGTAAGGTATTATCTAAACGTGAAAGACTTACTATTCCTGAACAAGAAATCATTGCGCTCGGCATTAAGATTTCTTTCATTCCTGAATGCGCTAAGAACTTTGATATTCCTTTTAAAGAAAATATGTGTGAATTATTTTATGCTATTTTCACGGATAAGGATGTATTTAAAAATCTAGAGTTCTACAGTTTCTGCCAGCATACAGGTGACGTATGGAAGTGTATTGATTACTTAATGAATGAAAAGGATATTAATCATTTTCGTACCTCTCAGAAAAGAGTTTTAGTAAAATTGTTGGAATCATATCCGGCTGTAGATTTTACTACTAACTTAATCCTTTCCAATAAATCAGCTAATAAGATCAAGATTCTTCTTAACTATCTTGATTTCAATACTTATTCAAGAAGTGCTCCTCATAAGGATGCTGTAGCTAGATTACGTAATGGTGAATTACGGTCATGGGAAGGAAAAGCTAAAGAACTTATTTTCAGTAAGAATACTGATGCTATTGAGTTTATAAGTAAAAGGCCTGGCATGATGGTCAGGATGATTACCCTTCTTTTAAGAAATGGGTTTAACACTACTGATATTGGTAATGCTTTAGAGAGAGTAGCAGATAAATTATCTACTCAGACACTTGTTACATTAGCAACATTTTTCGGAATGCCAGAGATGCCTAAGAACAGAAAGGGCGAAGATAGAGATATGATTGAAGTATCAAGGATTTACGCTCTTATAAATATTTGTATAAATGCTAATTTAAAAGCTAAAAATATTCCTGAGCTCAAGGGTAAGCGTGTATATATAGACATGGATAATTATGATCTTAATTCGTCTACAATTGAATGCAATACTAAATCCAGTGAAGGCGGTTATATTAGATCTGGATTGGCTTATCGCATCCCTGAAGATGTTAGAAGAATTAGATTCTTTGTATACTGGAATGATTCTTCTAGAGTAGATGTGGATTTACATGCTAAATTAGTACATCATAATGGCGCTGCTAGTAATATTGGCTGGGATGCTGCTTATAAAAATGAAGTTGCAGCTTTTTCTGGTGATATTACTCATTCAGATGCAGCAGAGTACATTGATATTGATTTAGGAAAAGCTAAGAAAGTATGTTCTAAAGCTAATTTAAATATTAATCTTTATGATGGTAAACCGTCATTCGGTCAGATTGATGAATGCTTTGTTGGTATTATGGCTGTAAATAATATCGGTGAAGAAGTTAAACTCTATGATCCTAAGAACTGCTTCTTTACTCATTATTTAAAGGGTAATTGTAGATTCTATGAATACGGATATATTGATATTACTAATCGTTGTTTAGTATTCTTAGGAAAAGAAGCAGCAGGATATTACTCATCTAAAGCGCATGCCACTTCTGCATTTAGTGTTTCTGCGTACATCTTTGCATTGCTGCAGTCTCAGTATGTAACCCTTGCAACTACTAAAGAAGATGCAGATGTAATTCTGACTATGGAGAAGTCTACTGACGAGAAAGCTATTAGTCTTCTTGATAATAACTTCTTTATGGAAAGATAAACAAAATTACTACAGAGGGAATTCCCTCTGTAGTAAAAATTTACAACACATATAACAGTACAATAATGAATGAGTAAAACAAATTTCAGTTGCATAATATATATGTGTAATTGGTAAACGTTATTATAAATTACTTTTATTTTGAATAAGGATTGAATATATTTATAAGCTAGTTTACCATAATAAAAATATGAGTCAGCGTTATTATAAATTACTTTTATAAACGGCGAAAAGTATGAAATTATTTATAAGCTAGCTGGCTACAAAAGATCAAATGATAAGCGTTATTATTATAAATTACTTTTATTTCGACTATAAATGGAATATATTTATAAACTAGCTTATCAACAATATTAAAATATGAGCGTTATTATAAATTACTTTTATTTTGAATAAGGATTGAATATATTTATAAGCTAGCTCATTAAAAATTCAATAAGCGTTATAGTAACTTACTTTTAGCCGAAAGGCAGTTGACTGTTAATCAAATTAGTTACTAGATAGCTTATTATCTTAGGGCAATATGCTCTATCAAATGTATAAGCGACATAGCAGTATACTTTTATAAATATAAAAAAGGGAAACATACAAACACTGCTAACTAGACTTATACTAATAAAGGAATATTATATTAAGCGTTATAATAACTTACTTTTATCATTGAATGCAAATCAAATTAGTTATTAAATAGCTTAATATAATAAAGCCTTTTATTTTTTGCTATGAGTGTATTTTTCCTTTCGGTAAGACTATAGGGTTGATTCCCTATAGTCTTATTTTTTGTTTTTTGAGTACCCTAAAACATTGTATTAATTATTTTATATGGAGGGAATATTATGATTACTATTAAAGAATTTATAGAAAAATATTATTATAGGTATAATACTGATAAAAAATTACAATATAAGATTTTTAAAAAATTAAATTATACATTTAATAATTTTGTATTTGATCCTTATACTTGTAAATTACCATCTATATATGTACCCCCAAGATGTAATAGATTAATTTTTGAAAGGTGGTTAAATAATGATATTCATAGATGAAGAAAAAAGATCAGAATTACCAGATTCTGAATTTGGAATAGAATCTAAACGTAAGTTTCCATTAAATACTGCAGAACATGTACGTTCCGCAATTAAATTATTTGGGCATGCTGAAGAAGCTGATAAAAAGTATTTAGCTAAAAGAATAATGTCTAAAGCAAAAGAGTACAATATAGAAGTTCCAGAAACAACTCAAGTATATAAATATTATAAAGAAAGTTGTATTAATGAAAGCAATGCAAATAATTATAAGAAGATATATGATATAACAATGAAAATGTTTAAGGATTCTGGTAGGCTACCAAATTCTACAAAAGCACAAATTAAGCAGTTTATTACTAATGGTAAAACAGATGAATTTGGTGGAGCTCTATGTATTGCAGGTTTAGGAACTGGATATGAAGGGACTTGTAGTAAGATTAATAAAGAAATTAAACCTTTAGGCGGTAAAATCCATCCAGATAATTATGGAACAGCTATGTTATCTATAAAAGAAGATGCTGTATTAACAGATGAGGATAATGATGATTTAGATTTACCATCTACAGTAATAGATCCTAGCAAATCTATTATAGAAATATTAGATTCTGTAAATCCTAAGAATATTTATATTACATCAGATTGGCATATTTTTAAAAATCATTATACTAAAGAAAAGAATCATGTTAATACTAATGAAATTATATCTTGGTGTAAGAATAATATTAAAAATGATGATATATTTTTATATTTAGGCGATATGTCGTATCGTTGGATTAATGATAAAGACAAGGAAGAAGTAAAAAGGATATTTAAATCACTACCGGGAATTAAGATTCTTGTAATTGGAAATCATGATGAATTTTCTGATGGGGGAGATTATGAAGATTATGGATTCAAATATGCAGTAAAAGATATATATTATAAAAATATTATATTTAGTCATAGACCGATAGATATGAGTGATAAGCCTGGAATGCTAAATATTCATGGCCATAAGCATCATAAAGATACAGAATATCATAGCATGGATGGAAATGCTAATATAAATGTATATCCATCTTTTCATAATAATAAACCTATTACATTAGATAGAGCTATTAATCATAAAGATTGGTATATGAGAAATAATAAACGTTCTGATTGGAATGGTATGAGCGAAGCTAATGTAGAAAAGCAAATTAAAATTCAAGATAATATAAAAAATATTATATTTGATTTTGGTAGCGTTTTAATAGATGATGATAATATGATAGAATCTTTAGAAAATAATCCTAATATCCCTTCGAAATATGCTCAAAGTATTTATGATTTTATAGGAACCGAATTATTTGGTAATGCTCCTGATAATCTTGATTGGGCGTCTATAGATGAAGTAAAAACATATTTTAATTCAAAAGCGCCAGACGAATTAAAGCAATACACTGACTATATTTTTGAATGTTTTGCTACAAGTATTAAATTATATGATTATACTAATAATTTACTTGATGCTTTAAAAGAAAAGGGATATAAATTATATTATTTATCTAATTGGAGTAAGTATTCATATGAATATCAAAAACCATTATTTAATCAATTAATAGAAAAATTTGATGGTGGCTTATTCTCGTGGGAATACCATATGAGTAAACCAGATTTATCCATATATAATCTTCTTTTAAACAAATATGATTTGCTTCCGGAAGAATCTTTATTCTTTGATGATAAAGAAGATAATATAACATACGCTAAGGTATGTGGAATTAATGCAATTTTATTTGATCATAATACTACTCCATATGAGATTTTAAATGGTTTAGATGAAACAAATAATTTAGTTCAGGAGGCTTCTAGTATGATTAATGATATAATAAATAAGCCTAAAGAAATGCAAGAATGGGCGATGAATGCTTGTAATCCAATTATTGGTATTCAGAAACCTTATGTACTAAAGGCTATAGATAACACTGGTGATTGTATTAATTCTAAATTATATGCATTATCACCCGATATCATTTCTGATAAATATCTTGTTGTAGATGAAAATTCTAAATTAGCTATAGTAGATAAATCATATTTCGATAATTATTGTGTAGAAGTCTATGAGTATATTGGTAATAGATTAAATATTGGTAAAATTAAAGAAATGTATGATAGTAGAAATATAGTGAGCCCTAACTATATTTACGAAATATTATCCGGAAAGCATTTACTTACACAAGATCAAATTGATTTTGATGATCAATTTAAGAAAGTTGATCTATCTGATACTATTACTAAAATGGAATCTTATAGGGCTACAATGCAAAGTAATTTTGATAAGATAAATGGAGCATTTTTCCATATACCAGCTATAGATATTCATCATGAATGCACAATTAATTATAAAAATGCATTAGACGTAATGGCGGATGCTAATGGATACTACTTAAGAAATAGATTTACTCATGAAAGGACAGAATCCGTTTCTAATGTTAATCAATTAACAGAAGCAATGATTAAATCAATATCAATAAATTAAAAAATTCAATTATATATTATATATGTATAATAAAAATACATGGAGGATAAAAAATGGATATTGAAAAATTTAGACAGAGAATGAATGAGCTACCGGGCACTATTGATTTACCAATTGAAGAGATTAAAAGAGTTTCCGGAAGATCATTAAAGAGACTTGGTGATATTACTATTGGTGTAATTGCTATGGAAGAAGCAGCAGAGTATTCTCAGGCAGTATCTAAAAAGATTAGGGGGTATGATACTTTAAATAGCCATTACAACTTAATTGAAGAAATTGCAGATGTAATCTTATCAATGTATTCAGTTATGCTTGCTTATGGTATTTCCGAAGAAGAAATTAAAAAAGCAATGAAAATTAAGATGGATAGACAGGAAAAGCATAATGATGAATATTTTAATAATGGGGGTTTTTAAAATGATTATTTTATTAGAAGTACTTTTATTAATAGCATTCTTTATTGTTAATTTTGTATTAGTAATGCTAGATGGTTCCACTAATAGTATCGCTCCGCAAAATATATTTGATTTAATTAAATACTTATGGGATAGTGGCAATGTATATGGTAAAATAATTACTATATTTGCTGCAATAATTATGGTGGTATTTACAATACCTTTTATGATTATACATTATATGATTGAATTAATTACATATGTAATTGTAAAGATAAAAAGAATTATTGGAAAATATTGTTTTCCTAACAAATGGAGGTAATTATTATGAAATTAATGTCAGATTGTAGTAATTGTTGTATTTGTAGTGCTGGAGGAGGTTGTTTAGCCGGTATTGGAGATAATGATTATTCCCCAGCCACTAAAGAGCAGGTAATAGAAAGGCTTGATAATAATAAGTATTATTTGCATAGAGATGAAATGATACAATACTTAAAAGAAAGATTTGATTATGATTATGAAGCTTAAAAAAAGAGAGGGTTAATTCCCTCTCTTTATTTTTTTTGTAATTTCAGCTTCCTTAAACATCATATTAATTGAAAGGAGGAATTATCATGAGCGATGTGAATGATTTATTAAGTGATTATGAAGATAATTCTTTAAATAAAATAGTTAAAAATAATATAGATGATGTAGATGAATTAAATAACGAATTTAATGATTTTATGGATCAATCATTTAAGAAACGTAGAGATGCTGATGATGTATCTATTACATTAACTGGATTAACAAATCAGCAGAGATATGAAAAGCAAATGGATGATTTAGTAAATGAATCTGCTCCTATTGATATTACTCAAGATAAAATAGAACTTGCTAAAGCATGGTCTGATAGTACAAGTATTTTTATAGTATATCCATGTGATGATATAGATGCACAATTTGCTAAATATTTATCACAGTCAAATGATAAAAAGCGAGTAGCAGATTGGAAAGCATTAGAAATTTTTGGTATTGATAATCCAAATCTATATCGTTTTATTAAGCATGATATTGCTAATATTGAGCCTGAAAAAGAAAATAACATATACTCTTTGGGTCAGGATTTAAAATTTTTAAGGGAAGAATATAAGCCTACATCTTTTACAGAAACGGTTGAAGCAAATCATTTGGAAAAGAAAATCTTAGAGAGAATTAAAAAACTTTCGAAAGAGCAAGAATATAAATGCGAATATATGTATATTCCATATTTTCATCCAAAAGAAATTACTGAATTAGAGGGTTATTATTCTGATGAAGTAGATGATGAATGTAATGAAATATTTAAGGAATATATGAATTATTTTTATGGATATGAAAATAATTTTAATCCTATTAATTGGGATACTAAAGTAAGGCAATTATGCTATAAATTAGAATATGCTAATAATATTAATGATTCTAATATGTATAAGCAATCTTTAGTAAAAATAGGATGGAATCCGGAAATTAAATATACTGCTGAAAATCAATTGAAAGCTAAGAATAGATATGAGAAAATGGTTCAAGAAAGTTATAAGCATATATCTATATTAAATATGGAGCCTTTATTTAATGTATTTAATGAATCTGAGGTTATGCAAGAATCGAAAATGCAAAAATTATACCCTGTAAGTATAGTACTGGTGAGAGGTAATTCAAAATTCTCAGATGTTATTGTTAAAGTAACAAATGGGCCATATTCACATTCTGCATTATGCCTAGATAATGATTTTAAAAGATTATATAGTTTTAATATGAATAACACTTTTAATTATGGTGGAGGATTATCGCTTGAAAACATTGCTGAATATCCTCAGGATAACAATGTAGCCGTATTTACATTTTTTATTGATAAAAATAGATACGACACTATGAATAGGAATGTGCAAGAATTATTGTACGATATCAAAAATTCAAAATATAGTATTGCTAATATATTAGCTTTACCGTTTAAAAAGATAAACCTTAATATGACTGATAAAATGATATGCTCACAATTTGTAGATAAAATGCTAAAATTAGCAAATATAGATCTTACAGGAGCAGATTCTTCTAAGGTTACACCTAATTATCTATATAGCATGTGTATTGGTAATAGTAAAGTTTACAAAATATATGAGGGTCCTGTTAAAGGCTTTAATTATAAGAAAGCTACAAGATTTGTAGATTCATTATCAAAGCGCCCAAGGATATTATCAGAATCAGTACTTGAGCAATTTACTATAAATCAATACAAATATGCGGTTGTATCAGAAGCAAAGAAATTACCAATTCAGGTAAATAATAAGGGAGATATTCTTTTAACTAATCCGATGATTGATTTTGAAGCTGAGTATTCAGCATCTCATAAATTATTAATGCAATATAGTAAAGTTAATAATACTGATGGGATGAAATATGAACTATCAAGATTATATTATATGAATTATTTATTAGAAAAGAAAATTCATAGTAATAAATATAAAAAGAAAAAAGATGCGAATATTAAAGTTAGAGCCAGAATATTAAATGATTTTAATAAATATATAAAGGAAGTATTAAAAGCAGATTCTAATTTTAATTTTGCTCAGTATTATGAATCTTCCCCATTTTATGCAAATTCAGTTCAAATAGATAATGGAACCGTTAAGGGTATTAAATCTTTAATTAATTGCATACTATAAAAACGACAATTTATACGGTATAGGGAATTAACCCTATACCGTATAAAAAGTCCGTACAGTAAGAAAGGAAGTTATCCATCATGAAAACATCAAGACCAGGTTAAGTAATGCAAAGAAGAGCTAATAAATATAATATAATACGTTATATTATATTTATATTATTGTTAATAAAATATAACCTAATGAATATTATATTAATATAAATAAAAGGAGAGATTGTAATGGAGATTTTAGGAACAAAGTATCAAACCTATATTGATGATGAATTAATTATTTTAAGACTAATCAATATTAAATCAGAAGATAAATTTACCATGATTGATAAAGATGGTAATAGGGTTTCTATGACTAAAGAAGAATTAAATAAATGTGTAAAATTAGAAGCAGATGCATTATTATGTATTATGAGTGTTACATTGGATGATGGCGTACGAGATGTATATGCATGTGTAAATAGAATAGAGGATATGAGAAAAGGAGTTAAAGAGCCTACACTTATATTAAGACAGAATATTTATAGCTCATCAAAGAATGCATTTGGCAACGGCTTTGATATTTATGTAGGTGAATGTTTAGCAAATCCTAAACTCGATAATGATAATCAATTTAAATCATTATTAGAGTTTAATACAATAGACGATACATTAAGTGTAGCATTATATGTAGATGATAAATTTAAAGATATTAAACAATTTATTACAGGGCATAATGCTAGAAAATTTGATGAAGTATTAAGAGCAATTAAATCGTCTAATACTAATTCTATGATAAAGGGCTATTGTGATACATTAGAGGAATTATTTAGCGAAAATAACTTCATGTTTAATTATAGATTATTGTTTAATATTGCTCAGATTGATTTTCGAATTGAGTTAGATAATAATACTGATAAGGATGGTGTTATTACATTAAATAATAAACAGATTAAAAGATTAGAAGAAGATGTTATTAGGCAATATATTACTGATGTAAGGGTTCTTAAATATGATAAAGATATTGATATATCTAAAATTGTAGATAAAACTCATGTTATGATTTCTGATGAGACGGAAAATATTTACTTGGTTTCATATGTACTAACGGGTTTATTCCCAGTTGATAATGATATTGCTAGAGCAATGAATTATAAAAATACAACCGAGTAAACACAAAAATAATTATATATTATATAATGGTATAAGGACATAAGTCTTTATATAAATAAAATAATATTTTTAAGGAGGAATACCGATATGGGTACCAACAATTCAAACAACACAACAGACAAAGCTAATGAAAAGACAATTCCTGTAATGACAGGAAAGGGCGAACAGCAGATTCCAGAGTCAAGTGTATTAGACTTTGAGCCTATTACATTTGAGGCATTTGGAAAAACAACTCGTATTAATTCCTATGAGTTAGCACGAAAGATTCGTGAGATGTTCCAAAAGAAATTCCATGATGTAATTGGTTGTAATATCACATGGGACGGAAGATATTTCAATACGACATTATTCTTCCAGAACAATACAGAACCAATTCCTGATGGAAAGATTAAGAACCTTGTAAATCTTCAGTCTAGAGAAGGAATTAATAATAAGAGTCTCTGGGATAAGAACCAGATCGTTCAGAGAAAGATGGCCGGTGATACATTTGCAATTAATGATGCAACAAAATTATTACTTAGCGATTTCATGTTCGGCGGACGTCAGGTTAATAACCCGGGTAACAAAGGAGCATGGGCAAAGAATACCTTCGAAAGAAGAATCCCGGCTCCAACTGCATTATATCAGTATGGTGCAGAAAATATCATTATCGGTGTAACTGGTCTTGATATTAAAGTTATTTGTCATAAGCTTTATGGCAATAAGATTGTAACTTCAACTGAATATGGCGAGGACGGAACAGTATACAACAATCAGTCTAAGGGAGCTTACTACGAACTTAGATTTGGTAAGTTAATGCAGGATGGCTCTGTTATGATTAATATCGAACAGTTTGATCGTCAGAAAGTAGAGGAGCTTACAAAGAAAGAGAACCCGCAGATCGCAATGTATTCTGGAGTTCAGATGTTCTAGTGTTGGGAACAGAAAGCGGCATATGGGAGAAATCCCATATGCCATACTTTTATTTTTTTATGAGGTGATTATTTTGACCAATAGACAAAATGCTTTATTAATATTAATGGATGCTATAGATTGCAAAGATCAAAATATAGCAATTCTTTGTAAATATAAAGATAAAAATGTAAATACTATAGAAATAGAACCAATAGAAAATGCTTCTAATATAATAAAAGATATTAATGATAATTATGATGATGATTTAGTAAGTGAAAATAAAACCATAATATCATTAGTTTCTTTTACTGATGACGAAGAAACTGCAATATTTTATGAGGATATATTAGATGGATTAGAGGCTAATGTATTAGGAGATGATTAAAATAACGTGCTAATATATTAAAAATTAATTCGATTATATACTATATAATAAATAGTATATCAAGGAGGAACCAAAATGAAAAGATTTTTTGGAATGATGCCAAGTGATGAAATTAAAAAGGAGGAACACTTTAGGGATAAGAGTAATTTAGAAATCATTATCCAGGCAGGTGAAAACGGATGGTCAATTTTATATGCTGATGGTGGATCATTGTGTATAGATAATACTAAGGATACAGAAGATAACTTTAAAGAAGCATATGATGAAGCAACAAAAACTTTAGGAGAATTAACAAAAGTAGAAAAACGATCTGAAGTAGAAGCAGAAGAATGTTGGGAGGAAGCATAATACAATGAGTAAAGATAATAAAGATTTTAGTTTTGAAATTGTACCAAATTTTGATTTTGTTCTTGAGGAAGGATCTAATACATCTGTTAATCTTAGAAAGATTAGCTGGAATGGAAGAGATCCTAAATTGGATATTAGAAAATGGTCATATAATGATGGTGAAGAAAGAATGCTTAAGGGATGTACTTTAAGTGATGAGGGCGGTAACGAATTAGCATGCGTATTAGTAGAGCATGGCTATGGAGATACTAATAGATTATTTAAAGCATTATCTCAAAGAGATGATTTTCATGGTACAGTTGACGTTAGCGAATCTAAATCTGAAGAGGATGATAGCGAGGAAGAATATTACGATCCGAGCATGCTTTTATCATAAGGAGGTTGTATAATATGGCAAAAGAATTTTATGCACCATCTGGAATTTTGGATGCTTTAGAAGATCAAGTGGATTATACGTTCACATATAAAGAAGGTAATCCAATTCCGGTAGGATGTAAAATTTGTGGCTCTAGTATGAATTTAACAACAAATAATGTTACGTGTACTATTTGTCCAGTATGTGCCAAAAAAATAAAAGAGCTAATTGATTTATTGCCAGCTATTAAAGCTGCTCTCAAAATTCATGGGTTAATATAGGTGAAGATATGAACAAGTCAGATTATAGAGCAAATATAGAATCAATTCTTTTAGGGTATTATATTAAATATATTAAGCTAGAAGAAATAACTGCTAATACGTTAGCGGTATCCAAATATGGAGAAATGAATGAGGTTGATATTTATATTGATCTCTATGATATGCTAAAAAAATTATATACTACTGATATTTATGCAACAAAGCAGTTTACCATAGTATCTTCAGTTATTAATCTTGCAGCTCATATGAGAGAATTTTATTGGTCTAGATATAACGTAAATACTAGGATATTCTTAGTATATAGTGATGAAACATCAATTAATCACAAACAGTTTTATTTAGCTTTTGGAGGCTCAAAAATATGTGATACAAGAGATTATGAAAAGGTAAATTCTATAGTAGAATCACAATTAGATATGATTAAACTATTATGTGCATATATTTACGGAGTATACTTTGTAAGAAAATCAACTGATTTTTCTATGTTTGTATATGATAATATTCTCAAAAATCCAAATATGCCATCTATAGTAATATCTAAAAGTAGATATACTTATCAAATACCAGCAATGTGTGAAAATGCATTTTTATTTAGGCCAAAAAAATATAATGGGGAAGACGTATCATTTGGAGTTACCCATGATAGTGTATTATTTCAATTTTGTAATAAATTGAATAATAATAAAACCCTTGAGCAATTGAAGGTAATTAATCCTCAATTATTAAGTTTAATAATATCTCTTAACGGATTACCATCCAAGAAATTATTAACTATGGTAAATATTACAACGGCTATAGGAAGAGTGTATAAAGCTATTACTGAAAATAAAATAATAAATGGTTATAATACAGATATACATTTTGTATATAATCAATTAGGATTATTCAGTACAATTGATCAAGATAATTTCAGACTCAGATTTAATGCAGTAGATTTAGTATTTCAGCATAGATTATATTGCAATATGTTTGAATCTAAGGACATATCTTGGTTAATTGATCTTAGAGATCCAGATACAGTAAGGAATATTAACAATAAGTATTTTACAGATAATCCATTGGATTTGAATGCATTATAGAGGTGATATATATGGAAATTTATAGAATTAAAACCACTTCCAAAAAGTATGGAGATGAGATATCGGTTCAAGTATTTAACGACCCGATAGAGGTTAATGAATGTGTTAATAAATTAAGCGAAAACAAAGCAGTTGGTATTATTAATGATTATGATATGCATAAGATTAATAATATCGCGAGATTGAATGCAGGTGATTTATTAAATCATATGACGCTTGGTGATTTTGTTAAATTATTGGATGAATTGAAAAATCCAACACTAAAAATTTTTTAGGAGGATAATATGATTAAATTTAAATACACATTCGAAGAAGATTTATTAAATCTTCTCAGACAAACTATAGTTAATTATACTAGCGATTTTGCCATTGGGTATATGAATGAAGGAGATGTTAATAATCTTAGGCATCGTAGTTTATACTTAATGTGTGAGATTATAGAGCCAACTCCTAGTATGAGAGTATATCAGAATCCTATAGTTATAGTCGCAAAAAATCAATACGACGCAACTGGAATGTATAATGAAATTACAGGAAGTCAATCTGGCACTATGTTATGTGAAATAGTTAATCGTTGCGATAATATTATTGTAGATACAATAGAGTAGGGTTCGCCCTACTCTTTTATTTTTTTGTCTTTTGACATTATGGTAATTGTTAAAGGATGGTGATATAATGACTAGAAGTAATAGAGTTTTCTGTTGGAGATATAAAATAAAACTTACTTATTTGGATAAAGTAAATAATAAATCGGTAAAAATTAAAAATGAATGCTTAAAATCATTAATTATAGACCATAATATAGACAAAAATTGTATGCCAGTATTATATGCAAATTTATCTTTAGATAGAGCATTGATAGATAATATGATCAGCAATATAAATACTAATTTATTCCTGGTATCAATTTATAAATATGATGATTTATTAGCAAATCCTTTAAATATATTATGCCTTAGAAAAAAGTTCACATACTACCTTACAGATGATTTAAATAAAAATGATACCATTGATTATACTGATAAAAATAGTAGTGAAACTTTAGGAAATACATTTAGTAATATTACAATGGGATTGATGTGTATAGAACATATTAACCATAATAGAAAATCAGTTGAACTTAATATGAAAAATACTTCAATGTATAATATGGTTAGATGTATTACTTCTGATTTTAATAATATTCTTATTGAGCCTTTTAATTATAATGATACATTTGATCAATTCATATTACCGGCACACGATTCAATAAATAAAGCATTAAAATTTTTAAATAATAAGAGAGTATTCTATTCAACTCCTTATAGATATTATGAAGATTTTAATTGTGCATATATAATGAGCACCAGTGGTAGAGCTATTCAAAGAAATGATGAAAAAATAAATACTATTATATTTGATATAAAAGATACAGCTGATACAGAAGCAAATACCGATGGAGTAATTATGGATACTGCAAAAATGAACTATAGGGTTATCGTCAACCAAGTAGATACGAACGTATACTATGATTCTGCTCAGAATAAAAGCAAAAATGTAGTACGTGGCATTACTTCTACTGGTAAATCTATATCAACGCTTTCTAATAATGCTAGTTATTCTAGTAGGAAAATTCATAATATAAGATTGAATAATGATAATGACCATATGATAGAGAATATTAAAGCTGGATATAATACTTCAAATGTTTATGTAAATATAAGTAAAAATAATTTAGATATGACTGAGACTACTATGAATAAAAAATATTTAATTCATCATAAAGATAAGTATAAAATTTATGATGGGGTATATATAATGTGTAGAAAACGAGAGTTATATATGCGAGAAGATGATACTTTTAAAATGAATACTATATTTAATTTTAAGAAATTTGAATCATAAAATATATACCATAGGGAATTTCCCTATGGTATAAAATTTTGTATTATTTTTTATTTTTATGAAATGCATTTTTAGCAGAAGTTGCAACCTTTTTAACTTTGCTTCCCAAAGAAGCTCCGGCTTTTTTATTGCTATTATTGCTATCAGTATTATTATTTCCTTCTTGATTACCATTATTATTACTATTATTATCGTCATTATCATTATAATTAGTAGCTTGATTCTGTCCTGAGTCTTTGATATCAGAATTTTTACCTACATATGATCTTACATGAGATCTGATAATACCCATATAATCTTTAGCAATAGCTTCTTGCGCAGTCATTTTTGCTGTAATAACTGATTGGCAAACCGTTCTCCAAAGATTAAATGCATCAGTAATGACTTTAGCTGCATCATTATTATTAGCAGCTTGTTTACCGGCATCTTGCCCTTGCTGTTTAAGTTTATCATCGTTAGTTATTACATTGGAAGTAGCAGATGCAATTGGGTTAGTATTTACATGACCAGCTTGAGCAACCTTATAGTTATTATTATTATTTGATGCAGATGAATTACCAGCTTCAGCACCTGCTTTATCTGCTTCTATAAAGTATGATCCTGAGACCGAAATACTACTTTCTGCAGTTGGAGCTTGATTCTGCTGTTTGTTTATTTCTTCATTCATAGCTTGCTCAATTACTTTAGTTGTATTATTCAGAGTAGTAATATCTTTATTTCCAGTACTTTCAATTTTCTCTGCGTTATAACAGAAGTTATACATATCAGCACGATTCAATTTATCAAGAGAATCAATTGTACCTACATCTATACCTAAGAAATATTCTTTTAAATTATCAGTTAATTCTTTTCCTTCATCGAAACTATGATTCTTAATGATTAACTTTAATACATCATATGTATTACCTTCTTTTAAAGGTTTCATAAATGTATCATTATACTGGATTTGAGGAATTTGAGTGTCAAAACATCTTTTAGTTCCCTCAACATAATTACCCGGAAGGGGTGCTGATAATTTTATCTTAAATTTCTTATTTAAGATAATATCTCTATACTTGGCAAGATATTTTTTGTATGAAAATAATAATTTAGTAATAGACTCCATAAACTTTCCAAATAATGATTTAATAAATTCAACGAATTTATTCCATGTACTCTTAATATTATCTCCAATTTTAGCTTCATAAAGAGCAGAAAGTTTTCTTTCTTTTTGAGCTAGAGTAGTAGATTCTGTCATTATAAGTTGTTTGTTAATCATAGTATTTAATGATTGCTCATTATGAATCTTATCATATAAATAATCATTGTACATAGATTGATATGCTAATGGGCTAATATGATTAGTTAAACATAAATCATCCATTCTATTATAACTCCTTTCTAGCATTATCAGTACGTTGAATCTTTAATAATGCTGTATATAATAATGCCCTATCTTGCTTATATGATTCTTTTAAAGCATCTAATTTAGCACTAAAAGCAAGTGTATGAATATTAGAAAATTCAGTAATTTGATCTACTTTTGCTTTAGTATATAAATCTAATTTATACATTAAATCAGCAGACATAGAAAATCCTTGTTGATTATCCGTACTATCTTTAGATTTCTTAACATTGCCTTGCATTTCTTGAGGTAATCTATCAATAAATGCAGATAAATTAAGATCACCATTTCTTCTAGTTATATCCTTAACTTGCTTTTTAACCTGCTCATAATCTCTTTCAATTTTAGATTGATCGTTTGTAATTTGTTTTTTATTATCACTAAATGATGTGAATCTATTTAATGCTTTAGAAACTTCAAGAGAATCTACTTCAATCTCTTCAGTATCAATACTATTATCTCTATATATTTTAAATAATTCAGTATCAAATTCACTGACAGAAATTGGTGTTGATTGCCCTAATACTGATCCCCTAAATTCATCACAAGAGCCCTCAATATTAATTTTATTAATAGATGTATTTACTCCATTTGGGGATAAATCTATAGAACCAGACTTATCATATAAATCCTCAAATACGCTTCTATTAAATGATACACTTGCAGCAGCCATAGGAATATTTGGATTAAATGTATAATTATATCCATTGATTGTAAATTTATCTGTATCTCTAAAATCCTTAAAATCTTTTTTATGAGAGTTAATATATTTGTCGCTATTAATAAGTTTATTAATATGAGTTAAGAATCTTTGCGCTAATGATTTAATAAACTTAATAAATTTATTAATAATATCATTTACTCTAGAAAAGAAATCCGAGAAAGATTCTAATACAACAAATTGCGTTGTTGCCTCAGAGATAGATTTATATAAGTTTTGTTTTGATTCCATTAAGTCATTATTGGCTTCTTTAATAAAAGATACAGCTGTAGCAAAGTATGATTCATCTAAATCTAATGTACCTAATTTATTTACATTAATTAATGGATCATCTATTCCATCCATGCGTAGTACGTCAAATGCAGTATTACTCATTGTATTTGTTGGTATAAAGCCATCCATAACATATAATCTCCTTTCGTATTCTTAAAATTAATATAATGTTTAGGCTATAACGAGATACAAAAAATTAGAGTAGGGAATTAACCCTACTCTAATAATTTATAATAAATTATTTATTAAATAATCTCTACGTTTGCGAAGATATCTCCGGAAATTGCAGACTCTTCAGTTGACTTTCTAGAGCCAGAATTAAGAGCCTTAATACAGATAGCCTTAGACTGTCTGTTCTGATCCTTAAGAGCACCAATTACTGCTGAAAATGCTGTTGTAGCAATATTAGAATACTCTTTATTAAGTTCGATATCTTTAGTAATGGAATTAATTCTATTACTATTAGTATCTGTATTAGATGTATTACCTTCATTACCTAAGTCTTTTACTAAAGAATTTTTAGCACTTTCAAGCTGCTTAATATAAGCTTCAATCTTACTAGTAATGGCCTTTTGCTGATCCTCTGCATCCTTAATATTCTTTTTAGTATCGGAGATAATTTCAAAAGCCTGAGCACATTTTGAAGATGTAATTGTCATTTCAACTTTCTCTTCTCCATATAATTTTTTATGGATTGCGTCTCTGAATTCTTTATCACCCTCTACAGATTCACCTGCAACTTTGGATCTTACTGTATTTACTTTTTCTTCATTTTCTTCGTCAGAAGCTACCTTAGCTGTATGGTTTTTAGCAATAGTATCTGCAGATCTATTACCAATCGGAATATTGTTAACATCCGGAGCTTCAGCAGAATCGAAATCCCAACCTGTGAATTTGAACTCTTTGAAGTTCTTAAATACCATTGGTTTATATTTCTTAACAAAATCCTTATCCTTTGATACGTAAGAACTGATAGTCATAACAAATTTCTTGAAGATCTGCTTAATCTTCTCAATTACTTTTCTAAAGAAAGCAATAAAACGATCAATAAGACCACCAGCAGCTCCGGCTTCCTGTACAAACAGATCGCCACCGTTTTCTTTATAATACTTAAGCTCAGAAAGACCAGCTGCTTTCATGATTGCATTATAATTGCATTCGTTCTCATATACATGCATGAGTCCGCCTTCAAGACCTAAAGTATATGGACTTTCCTGAACAGCATCCCAATTAGTAGGAGCTGAAATATTTGTATTGAAAATCATGTTGTTTTTCCTCCTTATTCAAATCCTAGTTCCATAATGGAGCGCCAAACTCAGCTGCCTCATTTACTTTACTATTAATTTTTGTGTCGATAGAGCCATCAACCTTATAATCAGGAGATGTTGAGTAATAAGAACACTTATCATACTCGTTAGCAAATGGATCATCTGTAGTATCACCATCAAGAACATTTTTAGATGCAGCATTGAACTGGCTAAGCTCTTCCTTAGAAATAGCACCAGAGATTACATCTTCAACTTCCTGAGCAGCAGCTTCAGCTACAATATCACCATATTCAGCAGACTCTTTAAGCTTATCCTTATTTACAGTTACTGCTTTCATGAAAGCTGCCTTGTACTGCTTATACTCAAATGAGATCTCATTTAACAGGCACTTATTTCTCCAAAGCATTGCTTCCTGGTAAGCAAGTGCTGCTTCATATGTCTGATTAGCATCATCTACAGCTTTAGTTGTAGAATCATCATCTGATTTAACTGCATTAGCAGTAGCTGTTGTCTTCTTTTCTGCCTCACGAACAAGCTTTGCAGTATCAGACTCGAATTTTGTAATCTTCTTCTTGATATCAGCAAGCTTCTTTGTATATCCTTCCATCCAAGCAACAAGCTTAGCGCCAGAAAGCCCAAATGTAGAAAGTTTATCTGTTTCCTGATCATCGAAGAATTTCTTATGAAGCCCTTCAGCATATTCCTTGCTATCTTCTGCTTCAAATCCATCTTTAGAGTAGTTTGCTTTGAGCATCTCGCTCTTCTCAGAATCATATACAAGATTACTAATAGTAGATGCAGTTCCAATATCAAAAGAAATTGGATCAGATATAACCTTAGCAAATTTAACTTCCATATTATCAATAGCAGAACCCTTAGCTAAGATCTGCTTTTTATATTTCTTTACAAGTGTAGCATCTTTAGCAAAGAGACCAGTAATTCTTGCAATGAAATTGTTAAAAATTGCTTTAACCTTAGCAATCAGCTTTTTAAACAGAGCAACGATTTTGCTCCAAATTCCACCAGCAGCTGCCTCTGCAAGTGATGTGATTTCACCCTCTGTAACATACCCTTCAATATTAGCTGATTCTCTCTGAATCTGGCACTCTTTACTATCTACAGTAAGCATCGCCTTGAACATTGCATAATCATTTCTTGCAGACTCAATAAGTGCCATTGCAGTACCAGTCTGAAAATCATATCCTTCTGCTACTGGGATATCCATAGCACCAAGTGCAGTTGAATTATTATTGAAAATCATATCAATTTCCTCCTTAAATATTTTTATGGTTAAATTATTTATTTAAGCCAAAGCCTAATAATTTACATATATGTTTATTGATTAAATTAGAATAGTATTGAATTAGAAGAGTCTGGAATGCTGTCTAATACTTCATCTTGCTTGTATTTCTTATCATCCAGTTTCTTAATATCTTTCTGAGAATTAGTCTCTCCAACCTTATTTTTAATCTTAATTGTATTTGCAAGCTTCTTAAATTTTTCAGCAATTTTCTTCTGCTTACTTGCAATTTCTTTCTTGTCTTTATCTCCCTTAGTAAGATTGCTTTCGATATTATAAGCATTCATTGTTAATAATGAAGCTTGAGCTTCAAAGTAATCTGATACTTTACATCTACTGTAGTAGAAGAAGAAGATTAATTCTCTAATAATTGGAATAATTAAAAGAAGAATACCTAAAAATACTGCGATTGAGCTAATGTTATACATAGCCATTCCTGTAAAGTTTTTAGTATTCTGATTAATTACATATTCCATCGCTTTATCAAATTCACCTGAAGCGCATGTTTTATTAAATTTTGTTAAGTCTTTAAATAATACATTATTCATAGTCTTAGACAATGCAACCTTATCAAGAGATATCTGGAATCCTTCATCTCCAGATTTAATAAATTCAATACATGCAGAAATCATAAAAGATACCGATGAAACTACAGAAAGAACCATTGTATTATAAATAATAATTGGCATCTCTACATTGAGCTTATATGCTTTAGTAAACATATCTGTTCTATCTATAATATTCTGCAATGCTGTAGCGATAGTCTCAATACTATTTGTATCTTGATGATATTGCTGTAAAATTTCAGCAATTATATTAATGCAGTCAGTAAGCTGTTCGTAGTTATCGATCTTTGTAACATCACCTTTAGATAATGGTATAGTTCCAAAATCAATATCATCTACTTTATCTACAATATGCTGATATAATTTATTTGCCAATGAAGTCATAACAGCATTCTGATCAGCTTCATTTACAGAAAGCAATACAGCTCTAGTCATTTTATCAGTAATGTCAAATGATTTCATAGCTTCCTGAAATACTGGAGATCGGTATATTTTTGTACTATCGAACTCTTTTATAGTATCTGCTTCATTAACCATGTAATGTACATCGTTAACCTCTTGCTTAGGATTCATAAAACTATAGTTTTTCAATTTAACTTCCTCCTTTCTAACGATTTATTTTGCTAACTAAGTTAACAACTTTCTTATATGTGCTATCATTTGCCTGCTTCTCCAAAGCATCAAATGTAATAGCCTCATATACACCATCGCCATCATCAAATAAGAATTTAGCAATTTCCATGGATTCATCAGCTACAACAATATCCATTAAATTATATCCCTCAAGGATTGATCTGGCATTGAATGATTTTTCCATATCAATATTAAGCTGCTTTAAATAATCTACTTCATATTGAGAAATTACTAATGATGTGATAGGGGAAGCATCGTTCTTTTTAATAAGTCTAGAGAATTTATTCTTAGCTGCTCTACGTTCAAGTACCTTAAACATTTTAGCATTATTACTATCGCTAGCCATATACATAGCATCCATCTTTGCTTTATCAATAGCAAATGCTAAATCTTTAAAGAAAGATATTTCTCGTGTAGATGCTCTAACTAAATTGAATAACCCATTTTTATCTTTAACTTTAGAAGACATACGATTGCAAATATCCATAGAATCAACTGGATATAATTTAGCTTTAACACCAATAACGCCTGACATTCTAATTACATCGTTAACCCCCTCATCACGAGAAATGAAATTAACAATCATAGTTGTAGGCATTAATTCATTTGCTTTCTTAATATCATTATCTAATAATTGATGAGCAAAATAATCATTTTGATCTCTCATGCCTGGGTGCAGCGGATCATCATTTCTACCACCGCCGCCACTAGGAGCATAATAATTATTAGTGGTACTACCAGAAAGATTAACTTTATTACCACTAAAACTAATTGTTTTATTATCTCCCATTGCTTGGTATGTATGGGCTCTCTCAAGCATAATTGAAGATTCACCAAAAGCGTTATTAACGACTTTATAGTCGTTAATGGAATGAGGATTAAATTCTTCCTCTAAGTGAAAATTAATATTATGCATGTCTTCTTTAATAGATTCATACATATCTTTGTCTACAATAATAGCCTCCTCATCGACAAGACTATCCATAACACCAAAGAATTCATCAAGATCCATATGATCTTTAAGATCAAGATTTGTATGAAATTGCTTAATGTAATCCTGTAAATTATCTGCGTTAGTTATTTGCATAGAGCTAAATAAAATTTGCAGTAATGAACAGCATTTACGTTCAATCGCCTTTGATACTATCATAGCAGTTTGAATATTAAGAGAATTAGATACCATTACTGGAAATACTAATACAAGGTTAGATGCTCTTTTTGCTATCGAACCTGTATTATTTTTATTATTAATCCATTTGATTTGATCAAAATCTTTTGCACTTGTAATGATATCAACAATGTCTCTAACAACAGTTTCATGCAACTGTTTGCAATTGTTCATAGTATGGGCCTCCCTTCAAATTTTTACTTTAATGTTTCATTACAAAAAAATAAAGAGATTACTCTTTAGTATTGTATTTACGAGTGTTTAGAGACTCTTTTAATTGCTAATTTTTTGTCATTAGGCTTTTCATTATCATATCCAAATGTACCATTAATATGAAAATCTCCAATATCTATATTAATATTAAAATTAATACTATTTTTAGAATCGGTTTCTTTATTATCATATTTTCCCATTTGCTCCATAACCCAAAACGGATTTATTCCGCCGCCTTTAACATATTTTTTACACTTTGACATTTTATCAGTCCCCCTAAGAATTATAATCTAATCGATCTAAATAAGTGCGGGTAGATTACTTTGTCATCATAAGCATAAGTTAGTAATCTCTTTTATTTCTTTCACAATTATAATATATAATTATATTTTATTTTAATCCCATAAAATTACACTGCTGAAACATAGATGTAAACGAGTAGAAGGAAGGTGAGTAAATGGCATTTGATATTTTCGGACTTAATTCCAATAGATCCAAAGTAATAAGCTACCCAAATAGTAATAGTAGAGGTGTAAAAATAACTAAAAATATAATTTTAGGTGGTGCTGACGATCCGCATCTTAAAAGTACATTAGCCGCTAATGGTGTTTTCACATTAGAGGATATGAAATGGTATACTAAATTTAATAGATTTGGGTATATAAATCCTTATAATGAAACAGCAAATAGAGAATATTTGTTTTTTACCAAACCAGATTTAAATATATTCAGTGATAATAAAGGTAATGATAATTATAACGACTATCAATTAACAACAGATAATTTAAATCCTGGTGTGAATAATAATGGAGGACTGCAAAATAATGCTTTGTTTCAAGATGCCGTTCATAGATTTAAGGGCAGTTTAGTACAATTACAATCATCTGTAAAGACAGATGGTATATGTAATCCATTTATGTGTATACTAAGCAATGGTGTAACGTCTAAATTGGATTTACCAGGATTAAGTGCAGAGTCTAATGAATCAGCATCTAATATGTATGGATCGACTATTCAATATAGAAGCAGTAGCTTTAAATCTGATAATGGATATGATTTTTCTCTTAGTTTTACTGATACTAAATATTTAGAGATATATATGATAGCCAAACTATATGATGAATACTGTAGGCAAGAAAAACTTGGATATATACGACCAAAGAAAAAATATATTAGAAATAGAGTGATAGATAATCAATTTTCTATATATAAGATTATTGTTGGAGCAGACGGTGAGCATATATTATATTTTGCAAAACTAACAGGGGTGTATTTTACTGATGTACCGAGAGGTGATATGGGAGATCCAGCTCAAGATGGATTTAAATTTTCATTATCATTTCATGCACAATTTGTTGAAGATTCTAATCCTAATATTTTATCCGATTTCAATATATTAACGAAAAATGTACCTAAATCAGCTATACCAGTATATAATACTAGAATAAACGCTGTTAATAATAAATGGGCGGGTTTACCATATGTAGTTCAAGTAAATAGTAATAAAGATAAACGAGCTGCTAAAGCTGCTAGGGAAGATCATGGCGATTATATATATTTATTAAAATGGAGGGAGTGATTTAATTGGCTACTAATACTAATACTTCTAAAAACGATGCAATACTAAGTACTGATATATATGAAATTTCTGATTTTATAGATGATATAAGAAAAAATAATATTACTGATATATCTGATACAGCATCAATAGTGGGTATGTTTGGTTATATGAATGAAATATTTAGTCAGACATTACAAAATACATTGATTGTTATATCTGAAACTTCTAATGAAACTATCCCTACTAGGGCTAAATTTTCTAAGAACGTTATAGCCCATGCATTAAATTACGGCATAACGAAAATAATGTCACAACCTGCTGCTATGACATTAATGATTTATATGCCAATATCATATATTGAATCTAACTTTACTGAAATAAATCAGACTACTGGTAAGGCTAAATTTATATTTGATAAAGACGTACCTATATTTGTTGACGAATATGAATTTCATTTGGATTATGATATTATATTTACTAGATTAAAAAATCCTAATACGGATAAATATACTTATACTGCAATGTATGATCTATTTGAAAATGGAACTACTATAGTTAAACAAAAGAATCCAATATCAGATATATCAAATCCTTACATTACTACATTGGTACAGCAAACTATTGATGGTGTTGATTATTTAGCATTTTCTACAAGGCTTCACCAAGTATCGACTTATACTGTTGAAAAAGAAATATTAACAGATAATGATATTGAAAATAAGACTGTTACATTTACATTTGAGGATCAATTATGCTCATTTGATGTTGATGTAGAAGAGAATGGAAAAATTACTCATTTAGTCCCAGTATATGCCGGATTAATAGATTATACAATTAAAGATAATGGATGGTTTAATTACGAATATATTGATGAGAATACTATTAGAATTATTTTTAGTAGGGATTCATATGTCCCAGGAATGAATGCTAAGGTGATTGTTAATGTAAAATGTTCTGAAGGTTCTCATGGTAACTTCGTAGATAATAATAATTTTAAAACCAGTATGAAATCCGATAAATATAATAACTATAATGGAATGTATATCTTAGTATATCCATTATTAGATGGTACATCTGCTGGTGGTAAAGATAAAAAATCTATTAAAGAATTAAAGAAAATTATTCCTAGAGAAGTATCATCTAGAGGAGCTATAATTAACACTACAGATTTACAAAACTTCTTTAATAGTATTAACGATACTACTTGTAAGTTATATTTTGATAAAAAGAGAGATAATCCATTTGAGAGATTGTATTATGCTCATATGCTTATGAGGAAAAATAATAATGTATATCCTACGAATACAATTAGCTTAAGATTGAGACAAAGTGATTTTAAAGGATCTGAAGGTAATAATAATTTATCTATAAATCCTGGCACTGTATTTTATTACTATGATCATAAAGCTGATCCCGATAATGATTATGCTACTCTTCAACCACCTGAATATATAGATTCTAATCCAGAATTATCTTACCATACCACATTAAGCGCTAATGGCGATGAAGTTAGAGTGTTTGAGTATATATCTCCGTTTCTTATTACAATAGACGACGATTTAATTTCATCGTATTTATTAACTATAATGAAGGATAATAAAACATTTGCGTTCGATAGTATAAATACTGATTCCGTACTTCAATTTGTTGCTACAAATATGGATTGGTCTAGAAAATTTATTTATAAAGATGATGATGGAATAAATCATGTTTATGATAATAAATATACTATGGATTTGAGTATGGCTCAAAATAATAATGATGATTATAAATTAGTGTCTTATCATTTAGATGATGAGGGTAATAAGCATTTTGATGATATTAGGGTTAAGGTTTACATGGTATTATATGCGGATTCTACAACTAATAATCCATATAGATATCTCGAAGCAGAATTAATTGATTTTGATAAGTCTAAATTTACTTATGATTTTAGATTTACACTTTATACTGATGATTTGATGGATTTAAATAATCGTATAAATATTAAAGGAATATATAATGTTAAACCGGAAGAATTCCAGAAAAATGTAGTTATTGAAAATAACAGTGGTCATGGGTATTTAAATAATAATACTTATGCTAAAATATATATCTTAGCAGATTTTGGAATTAAAGCTGGCGATACAGTTAATAACGTAAAAGCAACTGAAGATAAAGTTATTATATATCCGGAAGTAGGTTCAAATGGTCCAGGAGGTAGAGCTGAAATAGAATCTATGATTCCTATGAGGGATGATATAGTAAAGAAATTCTTAAAGAATGAAATATATGTAGAAAAAGAAGATGAAAATCTTAATCTTGTAACTATCATTAAATCTAATCCTGAATATCTTAAAAAAGTTAAGGATTATAATAATGATGACCAAGAGACTGAAGCTGCAATTTTAAAATTCATTAGAAATAATGAAAACAGTGACTTTGTACAAAAAGTATTATTAAAAGATGAGTCTGTAAATGAAGTAATTAATTCATATCATTATGAAGATTTATCTAGATATACATTATGTAACGTTATGTCGGTTGATGGGGGTATAGATTTTTATTATAATTATTCCAATATAATGAGTTCTGTAGTAAATGTTTCTCAGATACAAAAAACTGATGATCATGGCAATCTTTTATATAAAGCTATACCAAGAACAGATTCTTTAGGAAAGACTTATTTCGAATATAAACCAATTTTTATGGTAAATAAAGATGGTAGTTATTATTATAATTATAGAATTAATAGAATTCCAGTAATAAAAAATGCTTTCTTAAATACAGAAGAAAAAATGGAAGATTTCTTATATGACTTGGAAGAAAGACGAAAGTATATTAATGTATGCTTATATGTATTAGAGGATACATTTGGCATAGATTTAAAATTCTTTAATACTTATGGTCCATCGAAAAGATTCTATTATGATATACCAGATGCTAAAACGTATAAGGCTAAAGTTGCTATTAATAAACTTAATGTATATAGTAATACCGCTGATGAAGATGATAAATCTAATATTGTCGGAACTCTTGATTTGGGAGAAGAAATATTAATTATTAAAATTAAGGGGCAATGGGGCTATATTGAAACTCCATATATTGGATGGGTTAAAATTTCTAATACTTCTAAGATCGTTAATTATATTGATAATGTAGCTCTTAATATGAGATTTGCAATGCAAACACAATCTAGTGCTGATAAATATATTACTACGAATATTGTAAATGATGTTAAAGAATACATTGAAGATATTAATGAGGTTAACGAACTCCATATACCTAATATAATTACACTTATAACCAATAATTATAGAGAGCAATTAATCTATTTTGAATTCTTAGATGTAAATGGATACGGAGCATCTTGCCAGCATTTATATTTAGACAGTTCTAAAGATGTAGATACATGTCCCGAATTCTTAAATATTGCGATTTCAGATGACGAAAAAGAAGAGCCTCAAATAAGTATAGTTGTGCACTAATTCAACATTTTAGTAAAATTTAAGGAGGAGAAAGACTTATGTTATATAAAATGAATAAACCAAGTGCTAATATGAATTTAAGCGAAATTGAGTTGCAAAGAATGATACATGAGCAGGAAGTTTCTGAATATAAAGAAGAACAAGAAAGAAAAAAATTACAAGAATCTTCTATGAATAGAGAAGCTTTAGAGAGAGAAAGCTATCTTAATAATTATAGCATGAACGCAGAGCATTATGGAGAGGAGCAGCGTCAGTTTTTAGCAAATGCAAAAGCATCATTACTTAGTGAGTGTATCTTTAAGTTATATAAAGACTCTACAGTTGCTCCATTGACTGAATCTGATAAAACTGTTGCAAGAAATCTTGTTAATAAATTTGTATTAGAAAATGGTGCTAGCGAATTATTAAGAAATTTTGCCACTAAGAACCTTTTATTATCAGAGTTTAGTTATATTACTAATAAATACTATGATAAAATTCTTGAAGATTGCACTAAATGCGAAGATGATGATCCAAGTTTAATTGGAAAAGCTAGAGATTTCGAAATTGATGATAACACCAAAGATAATTTCTTTGCAGAACTTCAAGATTTAGATACTACAGATGCATCTAATTTAATTAAAGAGCGAGTATCTGATGCTGTATCTGAATTTGTAGATACAAACCAAGAAAAGAAGATGGAATATGAAGATATTATTAATACTGCTAAAGAAAAGATGGCTAATGCTACCGATGAATCATATATTGAATCTTATAATTATATGGCTGAGTCGGAGATTAATGATCTTAAACTTAAAAGTAGAAATAATATATTCGGGTGTATGGTTGAGTCTTTAGCCATTAAATCATTTAAAGATGACAAATTAAATAAAAAATATGTTCATGAGGCCACATTAAATATGGACAATATAGTAAATGATTCTATGTTGATATATCAGATGCTTGAAATAGTTAATACAACTAACATGGTTAATGTAGATGAAGATTTCATGAATAATTATATTAAATCATTGGCATAAACGACAATGTAGAATTATTTACTCCCCTAGTTTTTGTAGTTCAAACATTTTATAGGGTAACCCTTAATTGGGTTACCCTATAAAGTTGCTTTTAAAATTTTAATAAGTATAAATTATTTCCTAAAGATAGAATATTATACAAATATTCTAATGGCGTTGATGTCTTTACAAAAGCTTTAATTGAATCATTGAAATATGTATATTCTGAAAATAATCCGTTACTAATATTATTCGTTGTTTTTATTAAAAATGATTCATCTTTGCTATTAATAATTTGAGCTCCTTGAGGTAAATTATTATTTAAATTAGTTACTAAATCCGTACTTTCAATTTTTAATTTCTCATCATAAATTTCTTTAATCATATTATTACCCTCCGAAATATTGTACATTCATTTCTTCGGTATAATCTTTTCTTTTAATCATTGCTTTATATTGGTGATTGTTATATAATTGATTAGCGTACATCAAATCAATCTCCATTCTTGGTAATACAGAATAGTACTTTCGTATAATTGCATCTACTACCAAAATATCATCTATCCATATATTACCTGTAAAAGAATCTCCATAAGACTTTTCAATATTATCAAAGTCTGGTTTTGTTACTGGACGATCTAATCCTATTTCAGCAAGAAATATTTGTGTTTTATTATAATACTTAGGCGTTGGGAAATAACTTCTATATTCAATATCGCACGGAGTACATAATAAAGTTTCTAATTCATGCATATTTGATTGGACAAATTGCTTCATATATTCTCTATTTTGTCTTCCTGTAATAGAGTATACTTGAATAAAATTATTATTTCCTGTCACAGCATTGATAATATCACGCTTATGCACTATACGTGCTCTTGGACGTGGTGTATATTCTGGAATTTCGTAAAGTACTATTCGTATAGTCTCGTAATACATGGAATTAATAAATCTATTTCTAGCATCTATTATTTCATTAGATTTTGTATCGTCTATTTTTAAAGTATCATATAGCCAATTTAATCTTTGAATATAATTTTTTGGAATTGATCCATATTTTTCTTCATATTCAATCATTTTAGTTTTTCTGTTTTTCATAATAATCGCTCCATAGTTAGTTTTATATAGATGTATACAATTTAGTATTTATCAAAATTACCAAATATATTTTGGATTTTTTGATTGAAGTATTGCGAAATGTTTCCGAATATACCCATAGTAAATTTATCTTTAAATTTAGTTTCAAGCCCTAAAGTTACAGCCATTTTTATAGTACGACCAATTTCTGGCTCATTTATATTTATACCACAAGTATTCGCAATATAATCTAATTCAGCAATATTACTAAGAATACCTTTATCATCCTTAGTATCTTGTCTTGACATTGATAATACGTTATATAAATCTTTTATAGTAAAAGATACTTCAGCTGTAGTAGGTAATCCATCTAATGACCATTCACCATCAGATCCTTTAGATACAGACATATCAGTTATTATTCCCATATCTATATTAAATATTCCTTTATAATATGCTCTTACTAAGAATGGTGACATATAGCCTTGACCATATGAATTTCTTGGCAAAACAAATCCTATTAAATGATATATCGGTACAAGAATATTATAAAAAATACTTAACTTATCTCCTGATGGAGAGACTAATTTAATAGTAATATTATATGATCTAGAGAAAGAAGATTCAGACCAAATTTCTGGGAATATCATTCTACCGCCAGATAAGATTGTTTGCAATTTACCCATTATATTTGAAAGAATATTTCCTTTTCCAAGGTTTTCTTCCAATTTACCAATACCTTCATTTATAGCACTACCGCCAATTCCCATTACTTCATCATATAAATTACCAGCACCAATATTTGAAGACACATTACCAATTAAATAATTTAATTCTCTTGCAGTATCAGAAGCTCCATCTACAGCACTTGCTAATGATGATTGCGATGTACTATTGCTAAAGTCATCAGATGTTCTTGTTTCTGCTTCTACATAAAAAGGTATTGCTCCTTTATATGTACCAAGAAATTTACTTAATCCATGGTTATCAAATATATCCCCGCCAGTACCACCATTATCAAAGAACCAGTTAAATTCTCCTAAAGTTACACCATTTTCATCTAATTTTTCCTTATCAATACCTAAAAAAAATGCAGCACTTCTAAGCATTGCATTTACATAAGCAAAATAATCTACATATGCATATTTAAGAGAATAATACTTTCCACCTTGAGAACCTGTTAAACTATCAAAATCACCAATTTTAGTAGTTTTATGAAATATATTTTGAAGAATTGTATCTTTTTGTGATTCCTTAAATTTTGCCATAAAAGATGGAGTTCCAGGAGTCATAAATAGTAATGGCATTGGAGCTATAATCTTTTCTGCATAAACCCTACCAAATAAATCCAAATCTGAATTATCTGTATTATCATTGTCTAATATTTTAACATCTGTATTTGGTAAAAACTGATGTGGTAAACCCATAATACCTCTAAGATTAGAAACTTTTAATCCGGATTTAAGATTGTCTAAATATTGTTTATTTGATATTGTTGAACTGTAACTTTTAGTAAATTCATCATCAGCCCAAACATCCTCTGTAGAACCAGTAGAACCTGTAGCATCTTCTGCTGAAGATGAGCCTTCCATATCAGTTTTCTCTTTAATTACATCTTGGCCTTCAATGGATGTTTTGCAAAATATTGTACTACTCATTCCAGAGTATGATCCTTTAATAATAGTATAAATTTCTACCCATGAACCAGAGTGCAATGCGCCTTCAAATATTGTGCCTTTTTTAATCATACCATCTGCAGTATTTCCAGATGTAGAACTATAAGTTGTTATATCTTGAAGCGCTTCAAATACTTTATTAGCGCTGGCTAATGAGCTCGATATTTCTCCCACTCTAATAGTTTCAACTCTACTCAAATTTACTCACCTCCATTTTTAATTAATTGTTGAGCAGGTCATTTCCGACCTGCTCTAACAATATTTTTAGAATTATTCAGATGCAATAGCGTTCATTGTATTAATGATTGAAGTTACGTGATTTGCATTGATATCGCCATAATATCCTGCAGTATCATCACCAGTATTATTACTATACAAAGCTTTTCTTATTTTAGATTTAATAGATTCTTTATTCATAGCTTTTTGAGATACTTCTTTACTACTGATATTTGTTCCTAATTTTTCATTAAGTAATTCTACAATTACATTGAGTTTATCTGTATTATCAGCTATAGAAGTTAAAATCTCAATAACTACATTAAGTAATTGATTATAATTAGTACCACTAGATTGTGGTTTTCTAACCATTGATCGCTTTGTTGGAGTAGAATTATTAAATACATTATTATATGCATTTATTTTACTTGTCGTGTCTCTAATTGATACTTTAGAATTATTAGTTGATCTGATAGATTTAGAGTAAGATTTATAAGAATTTGTAGCTGATTTACCGCTAACAGCTGCAACTGCTTTACCTAAACCATATACAGTTCTAGCAACTTGGGATTGAGAATATCCTTTTCCTTGTCCATACTTACCGCTACCCTTACCGGAAGCTTTATAACGAAGTACGTGGTTCCAAGGTTTATTATAATACTTAGCAACCAAGAACTCGGTTCCTGATTGATCTCCAGGCTGACTATTACCTCTAGAAGATGATGCATGAACAATTTTACCATTACCACAGTACATTGCTGTATGGCTTCCACTGCTAAGAAGAACATCACCACGCTGTAAGCCATCGCCTGTAGTAAGATTAATTTGATTAATAACATCAGTGAATCCCATCTTAATAAACGCATCGTACATGTTACTTGTACATGAAGCACCAGCACCCTTAACATCAACTCCAACTTTAGTCCAAGCACTAATAACAGAACTTGAGCAGTCAAAGTCTGGATTTCCCCATCTATTAGCTTGGCTATATCCATGAGTATCATCAGCAGCCCATGCTTCCATCTGCTTAGTTGCAGCTTCTGCAGCTTGACTAGGAGCAACGGCATTAACTGAATCTATATCTCCAGATGTAGATCCTGATGATGTAGATGATGAATCACTATTACCACCAGAGAATAATCCTGTAAATATATTAAGTGCTTTACCAGCTTTAGTTTGCCCAAGAATGCTTGAAATATTATCAAGTGGATTAGAATTATCAGAAGAACCGCTATCTGATGAATATCCGCCAACAACTGCATTAGGATCATTAGAGTTAAATAATGCTTGTTCTGCAGCACGGCGTCTTTGAAGCCCCTTTTTAGCAGCAGCATTTTTACCCCAGAACCTTATAATATTATTAGAATAATCAGCAGCTGTTTTGGAATTAACAAATAATTCTTTAGCAGCTCCACAACCTCTATTATATACATAAGATACAAGTGCATCAAACTGATTTTGGTTAGGCTCAAATCCCGGAGAGTATTGTCTAACATATTTCTTAACCCAAGTCTCTGCAGATGAAGCGTCTCTGGCTAATAATTGTTTAGCTTGCTCTTTAGTTATTGTTTGCCCTGATCGTACATCTGGTCCATAATGACCGTAACCTATAGTAAGATATTGTTCACCGGAACCATGATATGCAGTAGCCATAAATCCCTCAAATTGACAAATAAGATTAATACCATTTTGGCCTATATGCATATTTTCTAAGTTTCCTCTACCGTATCTGTATCCACTACCTCTATAAATTGGTAATTTACTTCTACCTGTAACAGAAACTCCGAAATTAGACCTCTTAAGTAATTTATTCATATTATAAGTTTGATTATCACCATTAGATTCAGGATCTTGTACAATAGCATTACCTCTACCATCTACCCCAGTTACTGTTACATAATGTGGATTTGGACCATAAGGGGTACCATTACCATTTGGATCTGAACCCATTAATACTGTAGGTTGTCCTGATTTAATATTTTTCTTAATTGCAGATTTATTATAAGTCATTGAAGAATTTAATCCATTTTTATTAAAATAATCTTTAAAGAATCCTGGTTTGGTTCCACCATTCTTCTCTTTATAACCATTAGATATAGCATATTTAGAAGCATTAACAATATCATTAGCTCCTCTACCATATGCAGATTTAATTGCAGATACTGCAGCAGCAGGGCCACATCCAGAATCTCCAATTGTCTGATACTCAGTGTCTCCAGGAGCATTAAATCTTATATTAGCAATAGAAGGATCATTTTGTTTATCATATCCTCTGCCATATTTACCGCCACCGAACCATCCAGCTACCGTGCTTGCAGCGGAACTTGCAGCCCCTTTAACAGCTCCCCATGCACTACTAGCTTTATTAGCAACTGCTTCACCAGCATCAGTGGCAGCATCTTTAAAATATCCTACAGGATCATCAAAGAATTTTTGAATATCCCCTACTTTTTCTTTCATCCAATCAATCTTATCATCAAACCATTTCTTTAAATTAGAAAATGCATTAGCGACTAATATAAATGGAGCTTTTGTAATCCTCATAATATAATCATATACAGTTTCTAATCCACCAACAAATCCATTTTGCGTATTTGAAACTGACCAATAATCGGAACTAAATACAGAAATATCGCCATCCATAGCTTTATCTATTACTTTATCATTATTATCTTTAATTTGCATCATTCCATTTACAATATCTGAGAATTTACTTTTTATAGTTTTTATTGCTGCTGCAGGCAATGCTAAAAATGACATTGGTACTTTAGCAATATTACCTATAACATTTGCTATCTTAGATGATATAGATTTCTTCTCATCCACAGCAGAGTATGAGTAGAAGGATTTTAAATCACCAGATTTAGCATATCCAAATAATTTACCTATAGAACCACTAATATCTTTGAAAGTTCCAATTATTTCACTGGAATGATTTTTAATAATTGAAATAATCGATCCTGGTAATGCTACAAATGATAATGGTAATTTAGCCATACCGACTATATTATTAGCTAATCTGCCACCAATAGTTTTATTATCTGCTGCTTTATATCCATAGAAAGATTTTAAATCACCAGATTTAGCATATCCAAATAATTTTGAAACTTTGGATGGTAAAGTCGTAACGTTTTTCCACGTATTATCAGCGCTTTCTTTAGCCGCATCTATAGCTCCAGATACACCCTTTTTAATAGCACTTCCAGCAGAATTTGCAGCTCCTTTAACAGCACTCCAGGCTTTCTTAGTACCACCCTTAACTGTTTTCAAAGCTTCTTTAGCTTTTATTTTAACCTTACCGGTTACACTCTTAGTCATCTCTAAGTATTCTTCTTTAGAGTAATTAGTATGATTTTCAGCATTATAAGCTTCAAGCTCAGCATCCGCATCTGCTTGTCTAGATTTCAAGTCTTTATTAAAGAATCCCATAAGTAATCGTGCAATCCAATTAACTCCAGGAACTATTGCAGGTATAATAAAGAAATTACATAGTGCATTAATAATACCACTTACAACTTCTTCTACTATACTTGTTTCTTTTACTCCTAAAATAGATTCAGCTTTATCGCATCCTGTAAGGAAATCTAATATAACAGTTACAACTCCAAGGGCTTTACCTACAAAACTACCAACTTTACCAAGAACTTTAGATACTGTAGATTTTTCTACTTTATTTCCACCCTTTTTAATTCCATTTTTGAATACTGTAACTACTTTATCTTTAAATGCCGAAATAAAATTATCTGCAGATTTACCAACTGTTTCAGCACAGTCTGCTAATTTTTTAGCAACTTTACTATTACTAAATAATTTTTGTACAACACCTTCAACACTTTCTAGAATCTTAGTAATCTTACTAGATACTGCTCCAGAAGCTTCTGCTATTTTTGTAGCGGCTTTTGAAGATTTAATTCCTTTGGTTACTTTACTTCCTGCGTTGCTAATTCCACCTTTAATCTTACCAGCTATAGTAGCTATTTTGCTACCTTTTTTAACACCGTTTTCAGTAATAGTATCCGTTGTATTAATAAGATACTCCATAGCACTACCTTGTTTATAAGCAGCTCTATTAACGATTCTATCTTTTACGTTACCTATAAAGTCAGAAGCCTTCTGAACTTTACCAGTTACATCAAGTGCATTATTAACTGCTTTACCTGCATTTTTAACAGTTTCTACAGGATGAGCAGCAAATTTAATAGGCTCGGTAATTGCTTTACCTGCTAAACCTACAATTTTATTAGTTAATCCTTTTTTCTTAAGTATTTTACCTGCGGCTTTACTTAATCTAGTAGTCATTCTACCCGGATTATGCCTAATTGCAGCGTGAAACATTCCGTTAAGCTCTTTTTTAAGATATGACGAACCATGCCTACTGCCATCCTTAACAGTAAGAGATCCATCACTATTTATCGTAGCTACATCTCCCTGTTCATTACGTAATTGACCTTGATAGTTACCATTTCTTATATCTTCATAAGTAACTTCCCTACCAGTATCATCAGTAAGATGCGAATTTCCTGTAGCATTATCAAAATCTTCTTTACTCATAGTATTGGATGCACCTGCATTATTCTTATTACCAGTAATTGCATCCATTAATGCGCCACCTGCACCTGCGGTTCCGAAAATTAACTCTTTCCATTTTATCTTTGTAAGGGCATCTGTGAGGTTAGTAATAAATGTAGGAATATTCTCGACTAAAAATGTCGTAATACCACTAATAGCTGATGTAATTCCTGGAAGTAATTTTTCTTCCCATAATTTACCAAGAGCAGGTTTAAGTTTATCATTCCATAATGGTTTTAAGAAATTGGTAAATAATTTCTTAATAAATGGAGCAGCAACGATACCGTAAAGTATTAATTGCCACCATTTCATCTTTTTACCATCTTGTTGCTGATCACTAAAAGCTTCATCAATAACTTCACTTTGTCTTAATTGTGCTTGATCTAGTTTTGCTTTATCGGCATTTCTTTTAGCAATCTTATTCATTACTTCTTTAGTTTTAGAATCTGAAGTATCTGGCTCGACTTGACCATCTGAACCCTTCTTCATAACCATGACATCGCCAGTTTGTGGATTAGCTAATAAGCTCTTTCCATCACCTTTAGCATCGACATCATTTAAATTAGCAATACCAAAACCATTCGCTCCAGTAGCATCACTTATATCTCTTTGAGCCTTAGTACGTTTACCCTTTTTAGCACCATTGACAAAAGAACCAATTGTGCTTCCAATTTTCTTAATCCCACCCCAAAGTAATGAACCAAGTCCATTCATTGGAATAATAGTTCCAGCTGCAGTTGCTTCTGGTTCAGCATCTTCATCTTCAGTAATATCATGTGCATGTCTTCTTAAAACAGCGTTTTTAATATATTTTGCACCATATTTAGTATTAGTTTTAATATGGTAACCTCTTCCTTTAGTAAGGGAAGATTTTCTATCTCGCTTTAACTTTTCATTATCTGAATCTAATGTAGATAAATCACCAAGTTCCTTAATAGTAGGAAATGCTTTAGTAAGAAGTTCATAAATATCATTAAGCTTTTCTGCTGATTTTTTAGTGTTTTCAGCATTAGCTTCAGCTAATTCATTATTATCAATTATTTTTTTATCTTCAGTTTTACCTTTTACCTTTTTATTAGCTTCTCTATTAACAATTTCAGTATTAATTAAATCAGCAATCTCATCAAATTGACTTGCATCTTTAATATTGAAGCCTGATTTATTCATCCGCTTAACCAAATCTTCAGTAATAGATTTTCTATTACCAGATTTATTTAATTTACCAAGAAGTTTTTTACGTCTAGTTAAATCTTTAAACTCACTTAATTTAGCTGATACTCCTGATTTACCATTACGACCATTCATAATGCTTTGAATTTCTTCATCAGTCATTATTCTGGATTCTCCACGTTTAGTATCTACTAAATCCCATTCACTTAATATCTTTTCAACTAAATCTAAATTATCAGTTTTTAGAGCTTTATATATTTCATCTAAGGCTTTAGGTGATATTTTAGCATCACTACCATTACGAACCCAATGTCTTAAACTATTTTGAATATCTTTAGCTTTTTGCTTTCTTGCAGCATCAAGATGTTTATCTGTATCTGTTACTTGCTGTAATTTTCTTCTTAATGATTTAGCTTGATCTAGATCTAATCCATCCTTAGTACCAATACTAGCTAATGCAGCATCTCTACCATATTGCTTATAAGATTTAGCAACTCTAGCTTGATATGCTTTATCTGATTCATTCTTTTTTCTTTTAGTTTTTCTAGCCATCCACTCCATACGTTCAGATGCTGTCATGTTTTTAGCAACACCATCACCAATTTTAATTTGATGAGTTTTCATTGCATCTCCAGCAGCTCCAAGAATATTAAATGGATTTAAGAAAGTACTAGCAAGACCTTTAAAAGCACCAGACGCTCTTTTACCGATCCATCCAAATGCTTTATTGAATCTTCTTAAGATTTTATCAACAAAGAAAGCCTGTATAGGTTTTCCTATTTTTTCTTCCATCATTTTATCAATCTTCTTAGGAATATAACTTAAACCTAAGTATAATTGATTTATAAATGGATTAATAAATCTTGATAATGGATCTACTACATACTTATCAAATACAGTAAGCATATCCTTACCAATTTTTTGAGCACTTTGTTTTAAAGGATCAAATGCTCTACGAATTTCTCCTACTAATCCGCCTTCACGAACACCATCTTTCATCTTACCAAGAATATTATCCTTAAAAGCATCAGTAGAAGTAATCATACCAACAGCAGTTCCTATAGCAGCATTACCAAGTAATCCAAATGGACCACCAAACACTAATCCTGCTAAAGCTCCAGCTCCAGCACCTTTTAATCCTCCAGGTAATATCTTCTTTAATATACCTTTACTTTGGCTGTCTATACTTAATTTTCCGCCTAAACGTTTTCCATCAGCTCCGACTTGACCAAAGTATTTATCCATAAATTTATCATTGTTTTTAAGAAATCCAATTCCTGCACCTACAAGCATACCTCCAAGAGGCCCTAATGGTGTAATTAATCCAGGAATAATACCAGCTAATCCATATTTGCTTATATCAGGAGCGTATTTATTAATGAAGCCCATTATTTTATCGCCAAATAATTTACCTCCATTACGTTTACCATTAGCATCTTTAGATCCAAATAATTGATTTTTTAAGCTATCGCTACTAGAAATAACTCCAGCAGCAGATCCTAATAAAGCACCAATTAATGGACCTCCAACAATACCTAATAATGTTGAAGCAATACCACCTACAGCTCCTCCAGCTAATCCTTCAGGTAAATGAAGTTTAACATTTTCTTTTACTGAATTATAATCAATATCTTTAACGTCTCTATATTTCTGCTGAACAGCATTAATAGCTTTATTAATATTTTCTTCAGTTTTATCATTTTTAGCTTCTGTATTTTCCGTGCCTTGAGGGTGATGGAAAATATTTCTCTGTAATTTCTTTTCATCTGCTAAATCAGATGCTATAGTAGATCTTCTAGATTTATTATTTTTAATACCAATCATACTATTGGTATCATATCTATTTAAAATATGAGTAGGCTCAGTAATATTATATAATCCAGTTTTATTAATAATACCAGAACCTTTAGAGTTAAATACAGCCTCACCAGCATGAAGTGTTGATAATCCTTTAAAAGGTTTACCGTTAGGAATCATAGTACCCTTAGCATGAGTTTTTTGAATGTATCTAATATATGCTTTATTAATAGCATCTTCTGAATAATGATCTAATTTATTAGCATCAATTAAACCATTATCTAATAAGAATTGTTTCCTTTCTTCTACAGTATTAAGTACATCATTAAATTGCTCTTGGAATGTATACTTACCTGTAGCTATAGCTTTCATAGCTGCCCTTCTGGTTCTTAATATTTCTGGATTATTTTTAAGATTTTCTCTTTTTTCTCTATCGGCATTAATTCTATTTTTTGCAGCTTTCATACGAGCTTCAGGAGTTTGAGATTTATATCTATTATATATATCACCATATACTTCCTTATTAGCTTCAAGAAATTTTTTGATTAACTGCCCGCCAATATTAGTAAATGCATCTTTAGTATCTTCTTTAAACTTTTTAGGGTCATCAATACCTAAACGTCTCATTAAAGGATCTATAATATCTTCATGAGCTTTAGTAGATACTTTATCAAGAACTTTATTTACCTTTTTAGCAATTAAATTCATAAAGCCCTTAGCGCCTTCAGGATTATCTTTATCATCTTCATCTTTTACTTCAGCCTTAAACATCATATCATATACTGCTCTATCAGCTGTATATAAAAGATTTTCAAATATTTCTGCAGGGGCTCCGATAATTGCTTGGAATCTTGCTCTTGCTTGGCGGGCTTTTCTTAATAATGAATCAGTTGCAGATTCGGTTTTATCTTCTTTCTTTTCTTCTTTCTCTATCTCTTTATCAGTTTTATCATATAATTTAGAAAGTTCTTTAGCAAGCTTAGGATCATAGTACTTTTTATTCATGTACCTAGATATAAAGTTTTCATTAGTTAATTCTTTCTTACTATCTTCATAATCTTTTGTAGCTATGGATGAGACTCCATATGCAATCTGTTCAATATAATCTTTGCTATTTATATCTCTATAATCATGATCTACTGCTTTACCAGATCTAATCTTAGATTCAGTCTTTGCTCTATCTTCAGCATCCCTTCTAGATTGATCCATTATTTTTCTAATATTATCATTATTAAAGGATTTATTAATTAATACTTTTTTTAAGTCATAATCACCTGAATCGTATAATACTTGCCCTGCCCTTGCAGTATTCGTATTACCATCTACAGCTCCAGATATAACACCGACACCAGATGCTAAATCCATACGAAGAAATCTTAATTCACCGGCAATTTTCTGCATGTAATCAAACATGTTATTTCCAAGACTATCTTTCATCTGTAATAGCATATTATTTGCAGTAAATCTATCTTTATTATCACCCTTGAATTTGCCATGCATATTAAATCTAGCACCCTTTTCAGATACTTGATTCATTGCACTATAAAACTGAGATTCAATATTTCTATATTGTTTCTCTTCGTCAGCCTTTGCTGATAATACTTGATTAGAAATCATCTTACCAGACAAGTTTCTATGTCTACCAGATTTCTTATCGAAATCCATATTCATAAATACAGTCATAATTTCAGGATAATATTTATATAATTTACTATATTGACCGTAACTTGTTATATCATTTGCTTCTGGACTAACCTTAGCATTAATAACACCATTATGGTCATATAAATACTCTCGAAACTCCCAGACTGCTTCTGAAAATTCTTTCTTATTACTTGAAGATTTGAATCCACTCTTTACATAGTTAAGACCTTTATTCATGTCATTCATTAAATCTGAAGTTGCAGATTTAATAGCATTTTTTCTGATATCCTTTATATCTGATTTAACAGATCTAACGTTCTTCCAAGATGCTTTATCATAATCATAAATTTGTTCTTCTTGCTTAGTAATAGCAGCTTCAATTCTTCGTAAATATGTAGGAATTACATCAACGATAGCTTTTCTAGTAATACCATCAAAAGGAACTGCCCCTTTATAGTATTTACTAGAATCAATATTTTTATTAACAGAAGTATCAATTCCTAATATTTTAGATAATGCAGATAATATTGGATTTCCATCATATTTATTACTTGCATTAGCCATTTTACCAATAAAAGTACCAAATACACTGGATAATGATTTATCTAATTCTTTGGTTGCCATTTTAATCCCTGCAGGGACTAATGATTTGGTTATCGTCTCCATTACCAATCCTAATGGATTAGACATCATAGCAGCAAGCATATTTGAATCTTCACCCATCATGCTTGCCATACCACCCATACCACCTTTGTCAAGTTGCTTTTTAATATTCTTTTTAACCTGACCGAAATATGCAGAGAGATCTGGCATTCCACCATTATTAATATCATTCCATGTTAATTTGCCATTTTTTCTACGTTTTTCTAATTCTATCTTTTCTTGATCTACAGCAGTTTTTCTCTGAATTTCTAATGATTCTTTCATCATAGCAATAATTTCTTTTCTATCTTTAGAAGCTTCAGAGAAATAACCAGCCATATTTTTATCAATATTAGGAAGAGCTTGAACTACAACTTTATGAATAGAATCCATAGTAGCATTTAATACAGACATATCGGTATGAACACCGCTAAATAATCTTTCGTTCTGACTATAAAGCATACTTGTATTAATTCTACTATTTTTATTATTCGATTCTGCAGCTGCAGCTATCGCACTAGCTGTGGTATTAGCCACAGCCCTATTAGAAGATTCAATAGAATCGATAATTTTAATATCACCGGTTGTTATTTCATCTTTTTGATTATTATTCAGATTGGATTCCCAATCATCTCCAATTCCAAATTCACTAAGATCATCCCAATTATCAACGTCAAATGCGCTTCCAGCAAATTTTAATGAATCACGATCAGCTCGTTCTTTATTGTAAAATTTACCAGATTTTAAATCGTCAAAAATATTTCGTGCACCATAGTCTATTGCTTGATACACCTTTGAGTCTTTAAAAGCGTTTACATGCCTTTTTACATATGCTTTTGGATTTTTAATTACAGAATATGTACTAGCAAGAAACTCTTTATTGGAGTCAACAAAACTACCAACGTTAGGCATTAAATCGTCTTTTCCAACACTAGCTGCTGTATAAGCGATTGATTTTGTTACATTTTTCAAATAATTTTTAACGCCCTTCATCTATTTACTCCCTCCTTTACTCAGAATTACTATTATGTTTGACCCTATCAAACTTACATAAAATGAGGATTTGGACAAAATAATCCCAGATAGCAATTAAGCTATCTGGGTAAAGGAAGTAAAAAATAAAAGATAATTACTTTAATTTATTTAACCCATGATGGGCAACTACTATAAACTCGTAAGCTTCCATGTTCTGGAATTGGCGCTGAAGGTGTATTTTCATATTTATCTGTACCATCAGCATTAACACCTACTTTACGAGGAGAATTTCCAACTCTCTCTTCTTTAACCTTTTTGGCAATACTAATATTTGATTTTTCTCTACCACCAAGAGGAAGTTTTCTTCCAGTCTCAATATACGTATTAATAAACTCTTTAGAAAGCCCAACCATAATAGTAGCTTCCTGCTTACCAAATTCATAATTATTTGAAAGTTCCATTGCTTCCTTAGCTGAAATTTTTGTAGTATCTCTAATGATATTAGACACCATCATTCTTGATTCGTCATATGGGCAGTACTGTCCTTCTACCCCTGACTTACCATATACATCTACCTTAAAATCAGGGTCATTAAGCATTGCTTTCATAACTCTAGTTTCGTCCTTTGCAGAAGCAGATGTTTGTGTTCTTGTTGCATTAATTTCATTAACTAACTGTCTTACTGTATCCATGATTTATCCTCCTTATAATACGTAATTATACTATACAGTATTATAGAATTGTCTATACGTTTGTATTTTCTAATTCTGCAATTCTGCATTTTAATGTAATTAAAGCCATATGCTGAGTAAGTTCAGTTGATAAGTTACCATTATCTATTTTTAATCTGAACCTTGCACGTTTATTATTTTTAATACAATCACGAGCTAATTGTAAATATTTTATATCATTCCAATTTTCTTCCGATATATTAATTATAATTAAATCTAAATCATCTAATCCAATTTTAGTATAATCTAGATCAAATTCATCCATCATTTTCCTCCTTTCTGACAACTCTACATGCTAAAACTTTTTTTGGTTTTTTACCATGTCTTTTTATGTACTCATTTATATCATTGTGATTCATTGATGCTAATAATTGTATAAAATCTTGTTTCTTATCGTACGTTTTACTCATGTTAAGCACCTCCATAATTAATATATTGTTCATTAGACCGTATAATTGTACAATTAAGTAAGGAGGGTATGTAAGATGAATAATATATCTGAATTTGATGATAATGGGAATTGTATATATCGTAAGTGGGAATATGGATATGAAGTATGGTATAAATATAATGATGAAAATAATATTATTTATAGAAAAGACAATATAAGTGAAATATGGTATTATGATAATGGATTGATAAAACAAATACGGTATCTTCATACAGGTTATAGTGCATTTTATGAATATGATAAAAATGGTAAATTAGTATATATGAGAGATATAAAATAATATAGCTAATTTAACTAAGTATTAATTTTCAATTATATATTATAATAGTGTAATTAAATTATATTATTTATAAGGAGGTAATTAATATGGCATGTTCATGTGCTAAAGCAACCGATGAATATCATGGATGGGAATGCACTGTAAGTGGTGATGCATGTATGTTCTTATATCCAAATAGCAAAGCCTGTGCAGAAATGTACGGTGAAGGTCCAGATGCAGAAACCTATAATGAAGATACTAAGGAGGATTAATCATGGGTGCAGAAATCATTGAGGAAAAAGCAAAGGAAACAATAACAATTGGAGATAAAGTTTATTCAATAGATGATGTATCTCCAACAACATATTTCAACTACGTGAAAGATATGAGAAAAAATATTGAAGATGAGAATCTTCAAACAGTAGCTGATAATTGTCTTGAGTTATTAAAGAAAACTAAGATTACAGGACAGACCAAGATTGCAGAGAAAATCTTTAATGAGTATTCTTTAATTATAAGAGAACTCAAAGCAGCGTCCTTTGGATTTGATACAATTGTATACAAATCCGATATCGAAAAGTTTATTACTAAAATCAGTAATCATCCGGTTAAACTTATTGAATTAAAGAATTATCCAAGAGAGGTTGCCGATGATGTATTAGACAAACTTATGCTCGCTAAGGATAATGAATTATTCGACGAGTATTACATTGTCTTTACCGATTATACCGGTGAAGAAACAAAGAAGATTGCAAAAGAAAGAAGGGATAAAGATCCAATTTTATTTGGAGCCTTTAAAACTCCCGACAATAATAATATTCCAGAAGAACGATTCTTTTATATTGGAGATTGGATTGATGAATACTGCGATTTGACATTAGATGAAATGTTAACTCAGTATGAATCCAGTGAACATGTTGGAGCTAAATACAATATTAGTATCCCTAAAGATGTAGATGAGCTTAAAGAATATATGGGGCTTATTGAAAAGAAAAATCCAGAAAAAGCAACTTTAATTTCTAAAATTAAAAAGGCTACAACTAGAAAAAGAAGAACTGCAAAAAAGAAAGAGGATAAGTAATTATGGTTCCTGGAGATATTGATTTAACAGAGAATCTGGATTTCAGAAAATCTAGGAAAGCTACTATTCCTAAAATCCCATGGTCGGAATTACATGATAATATTATAAGTGAAGATATGTTAAATTCAGTAACTATGCCTATTTCTAGTACTAATATTGAATTTAGAGTTACTGGTAGTACTATGCGAATAACATATGACGATTTTACAACCGATACTTTATATATTCGGTATGATAATGGTTCATGGTTTGATATTTCTTCCACCAATTCATCTACAAATAACAGTATGGTTAATGTTAATAATTATTACCCTAAAAAAGATATATTTGGTAATATTATTAAGAAAGAAGCTCCAATTCCTAAATTGTGCTACTACAGCCATAAACAGGAGAAAAAAATTCCTAAATTGCCATATCATGAAGAGCTAAAAGATTGTATACCATATTTACCATGGGATAATGTTCGTGCATCAATTTGCAATTTATATAAAAAGAAAGCAGAACAAATATGCTACTTAGATGGAATGAGTTCTGGTGAAAGAAGGGATTATCTTAGAAGAAATACTATTGATTACAGTAGTTACCTCACAAATATGCATCATATAAGAGTTAGAGATGCAATAATAGAGTAGGAGTTTATCCTACTCTATAAAGGTGGTGAATTTTTATGCAAGAATCTGGAGAAATATTTCCTATACGGTACGCTATAGACCCAATAACATTAAATACCATATATCGTCATTATTCAAATGGTGTTGAAGAGTTTAATGTATATGATAAAAACAATGATCGTATACATAGTGTATATAGTGATGGATATGAGGAATATAATACTTATAATGATAAGCACCAAGTTATCCATAGGGAAAATAATTCTGTTGGCACTATTGATTATGAGTATGATAAGTATGGAAATTGTATTCACGAAAAATACAGTAATGGATATGAGATTTTTAATGAGTTCGATGAAAATGGTAATTATATTCGAACCTACGATAATTATACGGAAGGAGAGTAATAATATGGGAAAAGGCAAGCCAAAATGGAATAGCCTTCCGAGCAGAGAAAGATTTGCTAGAAAAGTAAAGTCATGGGGATTCTCTGATTACATTGTTAATCGTATTAGAGAATCAAATAATAAAGATAAATCTTAGGAGGATAAAATCATGAAAGAATTCAGAGTGGCAAAATGTTTAGTAAACGGTTTAATTAGTGAGTATGCAATATTCGCTGATGGTTCAAGAAAGAAATTAATTAGAAATGATAAGCAGTATGGAAAGTATTTTGAGGTGGACAATGAGCTCAATAATGATTGCATTCCTTGCTTGCTCTCTAATTATATTGATCGTATTAAAGATGCTATTGATATGATTAGTAACGGAAATGGTGATTGCATAAAAGTATCTAGTAGTGGTAATCGCGTTTTGTATTTTCTTGACAGAAAAATAGGTGATGATTTGAGGAAAAAGACAATCGAGAACTGGAAAAATACAAAATTCGGATGGACAATTAAAACTATACACAAGCATAGCTTATTGGGCTATTATTTATTAAATAAGAAGGCAGAGCCAATTACAATGTTTATGACAAAGAAAGATAGATGCCTTATAACATTTGAAACTAAAGAGGCTGCTAAAGCATATGCTGAAGAATTAATTGAAAAAGCGAAAGTATATGCAAAAAGATTAGCAGAAGCAAACCATGACGAAAATGACAGCATAGTTGATATTGTTTTAAACGATATTAATAAAGAAATGGGCTCAACCCTTTCAATTGTAGAGGAGTTTATGTTCGACATGCTTGATGGGAATTATAAACCAAAATCTCCAAATTATGATTTGGGCTTATATTCGTACGAAATTATACAGTGCGTTGTTAGGGATTAATCTATTAAGAAAGGAAGCGTGATTATAATGAAAGAATTTGAAAAATTAGACTTTGACACTGTAGATGTAACAGGTATAGGAACTCGTGCAGAAATCTTAAATGCAAATAAAGAATTGCAGCATGAATCCGATAATGTCATTTTAGGATATTGGCTTGGTATTAGGACTGGCATTAAAGCATTTGTAAATGGATTAGAGGGAACTGCAGAAAGTTTTGGAGATAATAAATTACCAATCGAATATATTAAGATAATTTCAGCTAATACAATAATGAATGCTGAACTTCAGTTATCTAAAATGAAGCATGGTAGTGAACTTATTAATGTAATTGATAATAATCATAATCAGTGAAGTGGTAATATGATGACTGTAAAGATTTATGAAGATGAACCATATTTTGAAAGCACGAAAGACGCTATAAAATATATGGAAAGTACTAATTATAGCAATGAAGTATCAGTATATGATATTAATGATAGCAGAGCATATAGTAAAGCTATGGAGATATATAGAGCTATAATTGAGTATAATAAAGGTAAGCCATTAAATGAGCAAATATTACCAGCTAATCCTTTTGCTTGTAGGGGTATTGTAGGATGCTTAGGTGTGCAAGTATACACTATCGGACTTGGTACTTATAGGGATAATCATGATAAGATTGCATTGTTTACTGGATTTAATAGTAATGTATTAGATTTAAGTAAAGAAACTACCAATATATTACCTAATAAGAATGCTATGATTTCACTAGCAATGATAGGATTAATGTGTAAATAATATGATTAAGAAAATAAGTTATTATAAAGGTACCGTTTTTTACGGTACCTTTTTATTTTATGCATTACATCTATTAAAAGGAGAAATTATGAAATTTAAAAAGAAAAAACATAATTTCACATTTGTTTTTAAAAATAAAGAAGAAGCTAAATGCGTAATGAAAATTTTAAAAACAATGTTAAAGGTTATGCAGATAAATGCAAAAAGAATTGAAGATGTTTCGTATTTTGCAAATATAATATCTGATTATGAAAAACAGATTAATACTTCAAAAAGAAAAATCTCATTCAATGTTAAAGAAGAAGATGCTAACGCATTTATAGAATTTGTAGATTGTTATGAATGGGTTCGTTGTAAAAGGAGAAATTATGAAATTTAAAAAGAAAAAACATAATTTCGTATTTGTTTTTAAAAATAAAAAGGAAGCTGAAGCTACAATAAAGATCTTAAAAACAATGCTAAAAATTATGCAGAAAAACAAAAAAAGTAATAAAGATATTTCTTATTTTACAAAGTTGATATCTGATTATGAAAAACAGATTAATACTTCAAAAAGAAAAATCTCATTCAGTGTTAAAGAAAAAGATATTAGTTCATTTATGGAATTTGTTATTATTATGAATGGACTCAATGTCGTAAAAGGAGACATTGAAAAAGAGCAAAAAGAAGTAATAAAATTACAAGAAGAAGCAATTGATAAGCAGCATGATTATATTATTACAATGGAAAAAGAAATTGATAGATATAATATGATTAAATTATTAAGTCTGCCAGAAAATAAAGCTGATTAATAAGGAGGTAATTTTATGGTACGAACAATAAAAATATCGGGTGAGGAAATGAAGTTAATTAACGATTTACTTAGCCTTACAGGTGATGAAATTTATCAAAAATATGGTTATAAGAGAGACGAAACAATCACCCATACAGCAAAATTCCCAAACGGAATTGAAGCTGATATTAAGTTAGTAATTTGTGAAGAAGATACTCCATATACAGAAGGTATATTATTCCATAATGGATTTGAACTGACATGCACAGAACCAAATTCTGTATATGATGGTGAATGGAACTTTGAGTATAATGGGATTAAATACACTGTTTTAGTGGAAGTAGAAAATTAAAACCAAGATTTCTTTGGAAAGGCAGGAAAGAAGATGAATTATTCAGATTTTGAATATAAATTAGTTAATAGAGTATTTGTAGATGCTGTATTTATGCCAAACGAATACAATGGGGTACGGCATCTTATTATACAAGGATGGTTTGGTGTAACATATATGATTACGATTGATAAAGAAGAGAAAAACATACGTGTATCATATCCAGATTGCCAGGAAATATATTCTTCATATGAAGAGGCATACGAGGCAATTAAAACTCATGGGCGAAATTAATTAAGATTTCTTTAGAAAGAGAGGATTGAGAAGAATGAAACTAGTACAGGAAATTAAAAAGAATGAGTTGTTAGGAAGTAATTGGGGGATCTATGAATTAAACCCCGATGAAGAAAAGAAATTCGGAAATAAATATGCCTTATCTCAGGGAGTATTTTCTGACTATGCCATAAAAGAATTTGGTGCAGATGAACTGTTATCTAATCTCATCAAAGACTTTACTTATGAAGGCTTTTTTGAAACAGAAAGAGAAGCCTATATGCAAGTTAAACTGGTGGAGATGAAGAGTAAGATTGAAAGAATGGAAATTGCAATGAAGAATGTATTGAAATTGCAAACACCAAAATGGTAGAATGGTAACAAAAATATGTATTTCATTAGAATAGGAGGCACGGAAATGAGGAAAATGAGTGAAATTGATGAAATTATTTATAAAGAGACACAGAAGGCCGCTTATGAAGAACAATGTGAACAGGAATTTGTTCATCAAGAACAGCCAAACGAAGATTATTTTGAAGGCTTAAATGATTATTTGGATGGTACGATGAGTATTTAAAATTCACATTTACTATGAAGGGAGAATGGCAGACATGATTTATAAATACAAATGTGGAAAAGAAATAATTAGAGTGTTTGTATGGAATGATAATTTTCATAATGAAGTATCTATTGAAGATACAAAAACACAGAAATCATATGACCGTACAATCAGAGAAGATAAAAATGGGAGATTCTTTACTTGGAATCGTAACAAAATTTATCTTAATGATTGGATTAAAATTTCTATGAAGGAATTAAACGAGAAAATCGAAAAGGGCGAATGGGTCACATCAGATGATTTATGTCAAGCCATTATGACGGATGGAATTGACAATGTAAGATTTATGGTTCCATTAAATACAGCAGGCGGTTTCTTTTTCTTAAATGGAAATAAATTTAAAGACACTTTATGCAAGGTGGAAGAAAGATGGAATCGAGAAATTAAACAGAACTACAAAATTGTTCTCGTTCCAGAGGAGCCAGATGACGATATTGGTAGTAAAGATTATTATACTGTAGATTTTATATCTCTTATCAAAGCAGGGCATATTAAAATTGTAGTATAAAACTAATAATTTCTTAGGAGGATCAAAAATGGATTTTACAACAGCAAATATGCCATTGGAAGAAAGATATGACATTTTGAACAAAGTTAACTTAATTCCTATTGGAACTATTTGTTATAGAGCAGGAGATTTTGCAGAACAGACAAAACAAATAGTTGTCGACGAAGCAAATCAAAAACAAGTAACAATGTTTTGGAACAGCTTATACTTTTTAGATGAAGAACAGGCAGATTGTGTTACTTGTAGAGCACACGCAGATTATGGAAATTGGATGTTTAGTCAACTAGATTAGTATTTCAAAGGAAAGGAGTAAATTATGAACAAATACATCGGAAAAATTGAAAGATATTTTGGCGGGTATGGTACTTTTGAAATAGAAGCGTCAAACAAAGAAGAAGCCAAAAGAGAAATTCTTAAAAAAGCAAATATAAATGATAACTATATTTTAAGCACTTTAAAAATTAAAAAAGTTCAGAAATTTAAGAACTGATGAAACTAAGATTTCTTTGGGTTGGAGGTAGATAATGAGTAAAAATAATTATGAAAAATATGCTGAAGTAAAGCAGCAGGAATTATTGCATAAAGAAAGAAATCTACAGCAGGCAATCAGTTGTCTAAGGGATAAACAGAAGTTTGCATCATTGCAATGTATTGATAGTGCAATAGATTTTGTTGCTGACTTATACGATTTATCTATTGATGAAGTGAAGCGAGCAATAGATGGAGAAGAATATTGGTGTATATAAAACTAATATTTCTTTAGAAAATTGGAGGAATTAAAAATGAAAAAATCAAACGTTAGGGTATTTGGAGAAACCAGTATTTCACATGTGGAAAAGAGAGGTTTGTTTTCATATGTAATTGTAAGGGATTGTGATAAAAAGGTTCTTGCAAAATCTTTTTCATTTAGAAAATATATAAACGATACTATTCGTACAATGTATACAGGAGAGCATTACGCAACAGGTGATTATGTATTAGTCGCCGACACTGTAAATGGAAGCAAAGAAATTTATAAATGGCATTAAAACTAAGATATCTTTTTAGAAAGGCAGGTATAAAATGGAAGAAATGTTAATTTGGGAAGTAAATGGAATTGATGACTTAGAGGGCACTTGCTTTGCACAGTGCTCTACTAAAGAAAAGGCAGAAAAAGCAATGCAAATTCTTGAAGAAAATGGTTTTGAAAATATGCTTGAGGTTAGACAAAGTTGCTTAAAATTAGACCAGATATCAATTGGAGGAAAACCAATTAAGCTGTAAAATATATGTTTCGTTGGAGGAAGAGGAGTGAAAACACGAAAAGATATTAAGCTTGGGAAAAATGAGGAATTTGTAGAAGATATTAGAGAATGCAATAATCGATGTCCAAAATGTGGAGGATTATTGATTGCAAATTTTGTTCCAGGGATTTCGGTTGAATTTTGTGCAGAGGATAATTGTGATTATGAAGATTACGATTATGATTTGCAATAAGAAAAATTCGCATTTTATACAGTAATGAAAGGAGATTTTAATATGAGTTGGAATTTTGATTTATGTGATCCAGTTACAAAGAAAGTTTTAGAAACAGAGCAAAAGCATGAAATAAAAGGTGGAACATATTGCGTCGGTGGTACAACGGAAATGACTCTAAACGTTACTTACAATTATTCCGATATCATTGGTAAAAAGATGAAAGAATTAGGAATTGAAAATAAGCATAGTTATACCCATTATTTTAATGGTAAAACAGGAGCAGAAACAATTGAGCCTTTAAAAAAGATTATTGCATCTTTAAAGGATGATGCAGATGAAGATTATTGGAAGGCAACAGAAGGTAATGCGAAAAGAGCACTATGCGGATTATTAGCGTTCGCGCAAATGAGACCGGATGGCGTATGGAAAGTATACTAAAATAGTATCCTTGACTTAAGAGAGCGATTAATTTCGCTCTCTTATTTTTTGTAAATTAGGGGATATTTTATGCTCTGAACAAATTAATAATTGAAAGGAGGAATTTCCTATGATATATTTGGACGACTTAAAATATATGAAGTTGTATAAGAAAGAATTCTTATTACCAATTAACAAAGATGATAAAAAGCATGGATCTGCTATATTATTACTTACACCAAATTATGAATCATCAGTTAATCTGATGAATTATCGTTTTGCTCTGAATAAGCCAGTTACTACATTTCAATCATACTATATTGAAAAAGATATAATGTATACTATAAATCATGAGTCAAGAAATTTAGAGATTGCTCATACTGATTATTCTACTATTATTAATGAGCAACCATCTGTATTTATTGAAACTACAGATATTAAAAATTATGAATCATTAGAAGATTCATATATTAATGAATTCTATTGTAAACTTGGAGATCATATTATTTTTTTCAATGAAATGTATGATGAAGAAGTATACAATGAAGTTGCTGGATATAATAATCAGTATAAGCAATTATTATATTATGATAGATTAAGGAATAATAAAGAAGTTATTAATATTTATAAGAAAGTGAAAGCAGATAATCCTTGGATTAAGAAAACTTTTGTTGATTATAAAAAATATAAGAGGTTAAATCTCTTTATAGATTTATCTTATTATAATCAGGTATATTTAGGTAATAATCATTTTACTATCACTAAATCTACAGATATGTATTTTGAATTCATTAAAAGATTTATTAATGATAAACGAATTGATAATGCCGGATATTCTAAAAAAACAGTATTTGTTCCTATTGACGGATGGAAATATGATAGAGAGCAATCAACCGTATATGATTATTTTAAAGTATTAAATCCATTATCTGTATTTTATAAAAAAATTAGGACTGCTCCCGATGATTTAAAGAATGCCTTTACTAATATTGATTTTATATTTATTGGTAAGAATGGATATTTTAAATTTAAACCATCTATAGAAGAATGCATTGATAGGGTAAAGTTTATTAATTATATTAATAAGCTTCAAACTAATGAAAATATTGATGATAATGATACTCCAGATAATTCGCCCGATGCAATTACCGCAGATATTGTAGATAAGATTGAAAAATCTAAGGGTATTAAAATCCATAATCTTACTGGTAATGCTGATCCTAAAGCTAATGATGAAGATAAAATGAAAGCTGAATTAGTAACTAAGATTAAAGATGCAGCAAAGAATTCTGCCGATGAAGATGAAACTCTCGATAAGATGGATGAAGATCCTAACTTAAAGAAACTATTATCAGATTTAGCAGATCAATCAGATGATGGAATTAGATTATCATCTACACGATTAAATCGTATTAGTAAAGCTCAAGATGAATTAATGAATAAGAAAATGGGTAATAAAACTATTAGAGAATTAATTAATGATTCTAATAAGCCAAAGGAATTACCTGAAACAGCATTACCAATAAAAACAATCAATAATGAATGGAAGCATCTTAAAGCTATAAATTTTGAGAAAGAATATGATTTAAATGCCGATATCATGAAATGTTTAAATTCATTATCAGATACAAATAAAAAGTATCCAATTTCAATTTTAAATGTAGATATAGAAGATGCTTCAACATCAGAAGATTCAATTTTTAAATACACTGTAAAATGTGAAGGATATGACGGTAAGAGATTTAGATTACAATTTTATATTCCTAAATTTAGAGATAATAGATTTATGAGACTTAGAGGTAATGAGAAAATATTTACTGGAGAGCTGCCATTATTACCAATATCTAAAACTAGCGAAGATACAGTACAGATTGCTACTTTCTATAATAAGATATTTGTTCGTAGATATTACACTTCAAGTGGTAAATCTAATCCATCAGCAGATAGATTAATTAAATCATTAACCAAATATAATGGCAAAGAAATGGAAATCGTATTGGGAGATAATACATTGATTTGTAGCAATTATGAATTACCGATAGATTACATTGATTTAGCAATGAAATATTCTAAGATTATTTATAAAGACCTCACAGTATATTTTAATCAAGATGAAATTAGAGCATTAAAGGGTTGTGATACTTCTAAGGGAATCCCGGTAGCAAAAAAAGGTAATACTTTTATTTATTATACTGCTAATACGCCAGAAACTATTAGTGAATTTATAATTAATTTATTAATTGAAGATAATCAAAAATTCTATGATACTTTTAAAGATACTAAACCGGGAAAGAAATATACTTATTCTAGAGCAAGTATTCTTAATACAACAATGCCTACTATAGTTATATTAGCTCATGATTTAGGATTAACTAAAGCATTAGATATGGCAGGTATTAAATATGAAATTTCTGATAAGAAGCCTAAGACAGTATTAGAAGATTCTATAAAATTTGCAGATGGATATATTAATTACACAATGTCTTATACTTCAATGATGCTTATGAATGGATTAAAAGATTGCGATACAGAAAACATTAATATTGCAAGTATTAATAATAAGCAGACTTGGGTTGAAGAATTGGAGAATTTTGGTGGAAGAATCAAATCCGATGGATTGGATAACTTTGCTGACTTAATGTATGATCCTGTATCTGCAAAGGTATCAGAAGATTATAAATTACCAAATAATTATCATGAAGCATTAATATATGCTAATAATCTTCTGGTCGATAATAAATATATAAAACATATTGATTTATCATCCAATAGATATAGAACCAACGAAGTTGTCGCTGCACACTTCTATATAGTAATGGCTAGAGCATATAAAGATTATGCAATGCAAAATAAGCATGGTAGACAAGTACCAATGGTTATTCCTATAAATGCTGTATTAGATTCTATACTACAACAGAATACTACATCTGATTTATCAGTATTCCAGCCATTATCTGAATTAGAAACTAGAAATGCAGTATCTACTAAAGGTGTAACTGGATTAAATCAAGAAAGAGCTTATGGAATTGATAAACGTGGATTTGATGATTCTATGTTAAATAATATTGCTGCTGTTACTGGATTTGCATCTACTGTTGGTGTAAATAGAGCAATGACTATAAACCCAAGTATTATTGGTGGTAGAGGGTACTTTAAGAAGAGTGGCCTTAAAGATGTTAATACTGTAAATACATTGTCATTTACCGAAGCTTTATCGCCATTTATGGCTACATCCGATGATCCATTCCGTAATAATATGACATTCGTACAGACCTCTAAGCATTCAACTCCAATTGAATATAGTACTCCTCAGTTAGTCACTACAGGAGCAGATGCGGCAATGCCATATTTTGTATCAGATATGTTTTGCCATAAAGCTAAGAAATCTGGAACTGTAAAAGAAATTACTAATGACTATTTATTAGTAGAATATAATGATAATACTACAGAATATGTACCATTAAATGAGCAAACTATGAAAAACTCAGATGGTGGATATTATATTTCATTACAATTAAAGACAGATCTTCATGTTGGGTCTAAGGTTAAAGAAAATACTATCTTAGCATATGATAAGAAATCATTCTCTGGTAGAGTTGGTGATGGTAAACAAATTGCATATAATATGGGCTGTATGACTAAGGTTGCTATTATGACAACAGAAGATGGATTTGAGGATTCTGGTAAATGCTCTAATACATTAACGAAAACAATGTCAACTGATATTACCGTAATGAAGTCAGTAGAATTACCAGCATCAACTAATGTATTATATATTGCTAAGAAAGGTCAAGCTATTACAGAAGGAGAGCCTGTATTAATATTCCAAAATGCTTATGATGAAGATGACGCTAACTTATTGCTTAAGCAATTAAATAATGAAGATGGAGATGTATCTGAAATCGGCAGAAACGTAGTTAAATCTAAAGTTACCGGTGTTATAGCAGATATTAAAATGTATAGAACTGTAGATAAAGATCAATTATCAGAATCTTTAAGAAAAGTTGTTAATAAACAAGAATCTGAAATTAACAAACTAAAAAAGATTGCTGATAATGCAGAAAATGATGTACAATTACCATCAATAGAGACATTACCTACAGTTGGTAAATTAAAAAATGTAGATGGTGTTTTAATTGAAATTTATATGAAATACCATGATGAAATGAGCGTGGGTGATAAATTAGTAGTAACCAATGCCAATAAGGAAGTATTAATGGATACATTCACAGACGAGGAGGCGCCATATACAGACTTTCGACCAACCGAAAAAGTTGATCTAATTTCTAGCGCGTCGTCAATGGATGGTCGAATGATTACGAGTTTGTTTAAATTAGGTGGAATTGATAAATGTATGATAGAATTATCAAGAGCAGTTGATGAAATCATGGGTGTTAAATGGAAGACTATGCATGAAATATATAATAAAGAAATGAACGAATAAAATAATTCCCACTAGGTTAATTCCTAGTGGGATGTAATTTTAAAAATAATTGTATACTATATAATTAATAAATAAAATGGAGGATAAAAATATGTTTAAAATTCGGAGATTTTATGATAGGGGAGGCTTTAAAAAGTCTTGGTTAAAAATATTTAGGGCTGGCACAATTGCATATATGTGCCCGCATTGTTATAATATTATTTATATGAATGGAAAAACTTATAGTAGTATATTTTCAAGTAATATTGATGATTTTTATCTTGATATTAATCTTATATTTACATGCCCATTTTGTGAAAATAGAGTTGATGGCATTGAATTAGATCCAAATATTGCAGATGATATTAGTATTTTAAATAAGAAAGGATATACGACTAGATATTGTTGCGAGGGGCATATAAGTGATCATCAATATATTACAGACCCATATATTTATTTTAATAATATGCATTATGGTATTGCTAAAAATTTACCAAAAACTTGGTGTGTTGATAATGATTACGATGGTTTTATAATAAGGGGAGATATTAGTAATTCTAAAAAGAAAATATTAGAAGATCTACATAATATGGTAGAAAAATTACCAGAAGTAGATTATCCTATAACCAAAAAACGTCCCAAGTATACAGGTACTCATATTGAATATGACGAATCATATTAAAATTTTAAAGGTACCATTATGGTACCTTTATTTTTTCTACATCAATATAAAAGGAGGAATACTATATGCTACAAACGATTGTAAAAACCTTTGATAATAGTAATGAAATTAATGATGAAGCTGCATCTATAGAATATTGTAAATATTGCTCTGTAAAAGATATTAGAATTTTAGAGGGTGAATCTAAATCATTAATTAGAGCACAGATTCTATATGACTATGATATAGATCAATATAATAAAGATTTAGAAGACGAAAAGAATAAAACTCCATAAACAATGGAGGTGCCACTAGCAATTAAGCTAGTGGCAAAATGTTAGTTAGAAACAAAGAATATTTATATAAATCACTTATCCACTGAGTTAATTCTCAGTGGATAAATGTTACTGATATATATTATATATTATGGAGGATTTCAAGATAGCAGGACAGTTACTATCTTACTATATTGTTATATAATGCATCTTTATTTTTTGTAATAAAGTTATAAAAATACACTTTATAGGACTTAGAATTAATATTAAAAAATATGGAGGAATTAAAAATGAGTTATGCAGACAAAGTATTTAAAGAAAATTTAAAAAGTATTCTTGAAGAGGGAACGAGTACAAAAAATCAAAAAGTAAGACCTCATTGGGAAGATGGAACTCCGGCTTATACAATTAAACAGTTTGGAATTTCCAATGTCTATGATTTAAGAAAAGAATTTCCTGCAATTACTGTAAGAAAAACAGCACTTAAATCATGTATGGATGAAATTTTATGGATTTATCAAAAGAAATCAAATAATATTAATGATTTAAATTCTCATATTTGGGATGAGTGGGCCGATAAAGATGGTTCTATTGGTAAAGCATACGGCTATCAAGTTGGTAAAGCATATATTCATCATGTTTCTGATAAATTACCATCTAGTTATGATTATCCATCAGTTTTAATACAAGCAACAATTGATAGGAAATATAAAATTTGGTTTGATCAGATGGATGCTGTTTTGTATGATTTAAAGAATACACCATTCTCTAGACGTATTATGATTTCTTTATGGAATCCCGAAGAATTAAATGAAATGAGATTACAACCATGCTGTTGGTCTGTTATCTTTAATGTAACAGATGAAGGGCGGGATAAATACGTTCTTAATATGGTATTGAATCAGCGTAGTAATGATTTTATTACTGCTAATAACTGGAATACTGCACAGTATGCTATTTTATTAATGATGGTAGCTCAGAGCGTAAATATGATTCCAGGAAAATTAGTTCATAGTATTACTGACTGTCATGTATACGATAGGCATATTAATATTGCTAAAGAATTAATTAATCGTCCAGAGCATCCAGCTCCAAAGGTTTCATTAAATCCAGAAATTCATAATTTTTATGATTTTAAAACAAGTGATTTAATTGTTGAAGATTATGAAACAGAACCACAGATTAAAAACATCCCGATTGCAATTTAAGGATGGTATTATGGATATTTATATTTTTAGTATTAATACTACTTCTGGAATAACGTATAGACATTATAAAATATTTAAAGAATCAAAAAGAAAAATTATATATGAAACATCTAAAGGTAGATACGTATCAATTATTAAAAAGAATAATGTAATTTTAGAGCATGCTTTTAATAAAGATATTATCAAAGCATTAATTGATAACGATACATGCTATGTATATAACTACGAGGGAGATAATAATTTAGGATACATTTTAAGTGGTGCTAATCTTTGTAAGAAATATAGAGATGCTAAAAATAGGATGGAGGCTGCGTATAGAGAATATTCTATTTGTAAAGAAAAATATGATAGATTTGCTGGATACATGGAGCAGGAAGGATTAGGTGATTTATTAAATGAATGATCATAAATATATTTATGAATTTTACATAGCACAAACAAATGCAGAAATTGTTAGGGAAAGATACCCCATAGTATATGAATCTAATAAAGAAATTGTATTTGTTAGGGGTAAGGGGCAAACTAAAACTATAGTAAAACCAAGCTATTCATATCAAAATACAGAGTTTTTTAACGATATAGATATAGATGAATTATCAAAGTTACTTAAAAATAAAGATAGTAGTAGGCATATTTATACTACAAAATACTTAGATAATTTTGATGGTAGGGTATTATACTTCAAATTAAATAGTACGGAAATACTAATGAAATTAGATAGTTTCAAAAATAGAGTTACGCATTATCATAACTTATACTTAGCAGAATTAAAGGAGTATAAAGATTTTAAAAATACACTTATTGATAAAGGATTAATAAGGGAGGATAAAGATGGGAATATTGAAGTGGTTTAAAAATCTCAAAAAGAAAAAGAAATATTCCGATGACGATTATATTAAATCTACATTTATACATGCAGATATGAATGTAAATGCATTTATATTATTTACATTTACAGATTCATATTGCAAATCAGCTACAGAATTTTTATCTTCTACATTTATAAATAGTATTTTTATTGCATCTTCTGATGATGAATACGCTGATGAATTAGATGAAGATGGAAATGAAATTATCATTTCAACTCCTAAAAACTATTTACTTATTAAAGTAAATTGTAGAGATATTTTCCATATTTTATCAAATATAGATATATCGAATCCATTTGTATCTGAACTCATCAAAATAATGTATGATAATGACATTAAAGCTGATTACTTTAAAGATTTTATAAATGATGGCGTATTAAATGAATCATTATATGCTAATAAAAATGTAGAACCTAAAAATCTAATTCAATATAATCACTTAATCTATAGCGATATACCGGCTATATTAAAATTATTGCCATCAGAATTTAATGGATATCATTTACTTAAATTATTTGAATATTTTGCTGATAGTAAAACATACTATCTCCAAGATCAAGTATATAAAAATTGCACCTCATTAACAGATGATGAAATTTCTCATGTGTATAATGGTATTATGAAAAATCCAACTAGAGATAGATTACAAAAATTAATTCAACCGTTATATAGAATTGATTTTGAAGATGAAGAAATATCCCATGGTAATTTATCATCTCACGATATAGATGAAATATTCAAGCAAGAATATGATAAATTCAATGCTATCGTAGCAGATAATACAACATATATGGATATAGATGAAGCATTATCTCAAGACGATCCTGAATATAATAATCTGCAATCAAATGATATAGAAAATTATTAGGAGGGAATCATGAATTATACTACTACTAATAAAGTATATAATACTGCTAATGATAATATTAGTACAGGAATACCGATTAAAAGTGTAACTGGATTAAGTGATAATTTTAATACCATATCGAATCAAATTCGAATGATGAAGAAGCAATGCGATAGAGATAAATGGCTTAAAAGATCACATAAGAAAAATAGAAATAAAAAATATAGATAAATGGAGGATCAATTATAAATGAGCGGAGAAAAAAGATTTATGTACAGTGTAGAATCAAAGGATATTGAAAGTGATAAAGTTTTACAGATTAAAGTTAAATATTTTTCAGACGATATACCAAGACTTACAATTAACCCTAAGGGTGATTTAATTGATTTATATGCTGCAGAAGATGTTACAATTAATGAAATGGATGAAGCTATGATTCCATTAGGAGTAGCAATGGAACTTCCTGAAGGATTTAGAGCTAGTTTATTACCAAGAAGTTCTACATTTAAGAAATGGGGAATTATTGTTACTAATAGTGTAGGTATGATTGATCATTCATATTGCGGAGATACAGATGAATGGAAATTAGCAGTATTTTGCTTAAAGGCAAGAGATTTTGTTAACGGTAGAAATTGTACTATTATACATAAAGGCGATAAGATTGCGCAATTTGAAATTGTACCTATTATGCCTAAAGTTGAATTACAGGAAGTAGATCATTTAGGAAATGAAGATAGAGGCGGATTCGGCACAACTGGTAGTAAATAAATCATAATAATAGCGTTACGGTTAATTCCGTAACGCTAAACTTATGCAAAATAGGGGTTTAACATTTATATAAACGGGAGGTGATATAAATGGTAAACCCTGAATTAATAAATAAAGTAAATGATATTTATAATGATGGTGGGCAAACTATATTGGAAATACAAAATCCACCATATTTTGATAAAATGCCTTATGATTTACTCGAAGAAAAATCATTCAAAAAATATATGACAGATTTAGAAAGATCTGTAAGAAATTCATTTGAATATAGAGAATTAATTTCTTATTTAAAAAATACTGAAGGTATGGATGTTTGTAGTTTCTTAGATAATGTAACATCTAGGGATAACTCTAGAGTTAAAATAGAAATACATCATTCCCCATTAACGCTTTATGATATCTGTTTAGCAGTATTTAGAAAACGTCAACAACGAAAAGAATCCACTAATATTGAAGCAGTAGCACAAGAAGTAATGTATTTACATTACATTGGATGGGTTGGATTAATACCATTATCTTCAATGGTTCATGATATGGTTCATAATCAATATTTATTTGTACCTACAGATAAAGTTAGAGGAAACTATAAAGCATTCGTAGATAATTATTACAATTTTATAGACCCTGATACTTTAGATTCTTTAGATGCCGCAGAAGATGCTACTAAAGAATATAATAATAGACAAATGGAATTATTCAATAACCATAAGATATATTTAAATGTAAATGGTTCTTATGGATTACCAAGAAGAGATGAAATGCAAGTTTTATTGAAAAATAGAATAACGGAAATAAAATCCGGTAAAACACTTGTAGCAAAAGTAGTAAAGAAATAACTATAAAAACATAGAAGTAAAATTTATTAAGGAGGAAAAAGCTATGTTTATTAAAGACCCATATAGTCTATTAGCCGAAGCTGCTAGTATAGACCTGAGTGTAAATACATCTGTAGCCCTTACAGAAAGTCAGGTAAATACAATAATGGAAAACTTCGACGAAGTAAATGAGGACGTAGTTTATACAGCAGAGATGGTATCCGTAGTTCAAGTTGGAGGGGACTATCTTGTAGAAATGAATGCATTGTACCCATATATGCAATCAAATAAAATTACTTCTGTAGCAGAAGCATTAAATAATGTTGCAAAAGTAAACGGATTGCAGGAAAAATCAGTCGGATTATTAATTGAATCCGATGATAAAACTAAGAGCTTAATCGAAGCTGCTGCTAAAAAAGGCGGTAAAGCTAAAGAAAAAGCTATGGATAAGATTAAGAAAGCTACTAAAATTCCTGCTAAACTTAAGAAAGAAGGATTTCCTGTAAAGAAAAAGAAATCTAAGGGATCTGCTAAAGATGAGTGCGGCGATAAAGGATGCGGAGATGGTACATCCGTAAATGAAAATAAAGATGATGATCCAGAATGTAAGGGTAAGTGTAAAACCTCCCCTAAGAAAGAAGACGCATCAGCATCAGATAGCAACGCCGGTAGTGCAAGCTCCACACCAACAACTAATACTGATAATGATGAGCCAGATGGAAACGCTACAGAATCATGTAAGAAAAACGAATCTTCGATTTTTAATTTTGATTTATTATAAAATCTATGAGCTATGGGTTAATTCCCATAGCTCGTAACTTTTGTTTCAATTATATATTATATATTAGATTAGAAAGGAGGAATAAACAATGCATGTAACTGTAGGTGTTTATATGAATGGGCAATATAAATACAATATTGTCCGAGATGAAGATTTAGAAAATCATATTAAGTACAACAAAATATTTAGATTCGGAAGGGGGTTATTTGTTGATGGAAAATGTGTTAATCAAGGTTATCTATCCGGAGAACAAGTAAGAAATTGGGAGAAAAGGATTTCAGAGATGGAGTTCGATATGTCCCATGATACTAGACCATATGTCTAGATATGTTTTTAAAATAGCATAAACTTTAAATTAAGATTAATATAAGGAGTGATTTTATGACAAAGTCAGAAATAGAAAACTTAATACAGGCTACAAATAATATGAAAAATCATTGTATCGAAAAAGGATACGATTCTATTGTTGAAAATATATTTAAAAGAGATGTAAATGAAAATGAAGCACAATTAATCAAAGAAATATGCAAATTAGTAGCATATCATGCTCAAGATTTTATGCTTCATTATATTGATAATTTAATAGATGTAGAAATTGCAAAGGAAGTAATCAAAGCTAATGATGAAAATAGTAATGCTTAATAGAAATATTTAGAGATAGTAAAATCGAAGAATAATTATATATTATATACTTGAAAGGAGTGAAAGTAATATGAAGAAGAAATTAGAAATTTGTTGCGATGCAAGTATAACTACATATCCAAACGGTAGAACGTTTGGATGCGCTGGTGCCGTCGCAATAGGATTAAATATTGAAAGAACAATTATTGTTCCGGATACAACAAATAATATTGCCGAATTAATGGCAATGTATACAGCAGTCAAGCTCGCAGAAGAAATGCGAGCTATTGATAATTACGATATAACCATATATGCAGATTCTAAATTTGTAGTATATGGTTTAAAAGTTTGGATGGATTCATGGTTACGTTCAATGGACAGGAATGGAATCATGTATAATTCAAATAATGAACCTGTAAAAAACCAGGACTTATTTGCTATGATTATTAGTTATATGACAACTAATAATCTTAGATTAAAAATTCGTCATCAAAAAGGGCATGTAAAAGTTCTTTCCGAAGGCAGTATGGGAGTAGCACAAAGAGTATTTACTAGATCTAATGGCTATTCATTAGATCGTGAAACTCTTAGTAGAATATCGTATTATAATAATAAAATTGATTATGATACAAAGCAGGTATTAAAAACAACTAATCCAAATGATTATCCTGCTATTCAGCAATCAGATGGATTAGAAAATGTATGTAGATACGTTATACCATGCAATTATAAAGATTATGTATTATAAGGAGGATGTATGATATGATGGTTAATTATGATTCGCCTATCATACAGAATATGATAAATACAGGGCAGTTTGGAACTCAAAACCCTCTAAATAATAATTATACGTATAATCCATATATGGAGCCACAACCTCAATTTATTGATAATTCGTATAATAATATTATTCCAATTGGACAGGTTGGATATAATAGTAATATATATAATCAGCAGCAGAGACCAGAAAATAATTATATCTTTGCTCCTGTGCAACCTAATTATGCTAATCCGCAGTATGATTATTATGATCCTTATGGATTTAAAGGATATAATCAGCAACAGCCATATGGATATGGAATTAATTATCAAAATGGTTATAACTATGGATATCAAAATAGTTATTATAATAACTATTATGGAGGATATGCAAATCCTCAATTATATCAAAAACAAGCAAGAGATCAACAAACTCTTATGAAAATGAAATATCAAATTGCAGGTGCATGTTTTGGTAGACAATATACTAATCAAGAATTAGAGAATATTGTTAATCCGCAATATAGAATGCAGAGAATGTCAGATGAAGAAAGGAGTGTGGTAGCAGAAGGAAAACAAATGGCATATTATGCAAGTTTAATTCAGCAACCACCATTAGAAACACAAGCAATGAGGACTGCAAGATGTATTCAAGATATGCAGTATAATTATCATGAAGAATTTGATAACCATTCATTAAGAGAGTTCTTATCAGATGATTTATGGAAATTAAATAGAGAATTTTGGATTGCTGAAAATATTAAATCAAGAGGAAGGGATTTATCAAGAACATACTCAAGCGATAGCTATAATGAACTTTTAAATATGCACCGTTCAAGTAACCCATATATCGATCAGCTATTGGATACGTCTAGATATGATAATAATCTAGATGATATGGAAGTAGGATTACCTGAGATTTTAGATGCGAGAAGGCGACGACAACAAATTTATGAAGGAAAAGTGCCAACCTTCATTAGTTCGGAAGAATCACAAAGACGAAGACATGAATTTACATCTCAAGTCTTAAATCAAATATACAATAAAGGAGGTAACTGATAATGTCTAGAGTTTCTGTATTAGAATCTTTGTATTCTAAGAAAAAGAGTGCTCTAGAATTTAATTATGACAATCTATGGGCACCACCTATAAGAGCATTAATACCTCAAGAAGATATTAATGAATTAATTCGTATTGCCACTTCATTAAAATACAATGGTAATATTGATTTAAAATATAAGCTTATAGATAAAGTAATGAACAAGAGAGGATTTAGAAAAGCACATGCTGGAACTAATAGAGTGGTTTATAACTTTCTTGAAGATCCTAGATTTGTAGCTAAAATTGCAATTGATAGAGTTGGTATGAAAGATACGCCAAGTGAGTTTAAGAATCAAAAATTCTTTGCCCCATTCTGTTGCAAAATATTTGAAGTAGATGAATCTGGAGTTATAGGGTTCGTTGAAAGAGTAAATCCAATTACTTCATTAGAAGAATTTTTATCAGTATCTGATGATATATTTAATATGATAATCACAAAGATAGTTGGTAAATATGTAGTTGATGATATAGGAACAACTAAATTCATGAATTTTGGATTAAGAATGAATGGATTTGGCCCTGTTATTATTGACTTTCCATATGCATATGAGCTAGATGGCAGAAAGCTCAGATGCAATAAAATGAATAAAACGCCATTCGGACAAGTTCCATGTGGTGGGGAGATTGATTATGATGCAGGCTTTAATTATTTAGTCTGTACAAAATGTGGTAGAACTTATCAAGCCAGAGATTTGGCAAATGAAACAAAAGATATTTTAATACTCAATAGTGAGGGAAGGGAAGATATTATGTCAAGAGTAAGAATCATAGATCCAAAATCACGTAAAGTTATTATTGATGATTGTACATCAACACGAAATTATATTAGTAAAGAAAAGTATGAAGCTTATCTTAGTCATTCAGGAGAATTTACTCCAGTAGAAAAAGTTGGAGGTACACGTACTAATAAAAGAAAATCTAAAGAAGAAATGAGAAATAGTTATTATACAAATCTTGTACTGGAAAGCTTTAATAAAGCAGCGCCATTATCTGTTCCATTAAGTGAAGCCTTAGGGAAAACCTCTAGAGTTAAAGTAGGAGGAACTATTACTAATGGCAAAGAAGAAGTTCCAGTTGTAACTAAAACAGATGATACTAATAATAATGAATCATGTAAAGTAGAAGATAAATCTACACAGGACAAAATGCAAGAGGCGCATGATTCATTAGAAGAAAAAGTAACTAAATTCGGAAATAAAGTTGTTGAAGCTGGAGATACTTTAAAACAAAATTTAGTAACTGCAATTAATAAGGCTATTAATACAGATGATTCTCATGAATCTAGCGATGCAGTAGAAAATATTCCGGAAATACCTGAAACTGATACTGCAGATGGTGTAAATGAAGAATCTGATGAGATTAATAAAGCCATAGATACAGTAGTAAAATATACTATAGGGGGTGAAAATTCAGAGGAGGCTTCGGAAGAAAATAATATAGACTTAAGTAACTTTTCAATTGGTCGGAATGCTGAAGTGAAAGAACCAGACTATTCTAATTACAAAGCTGAAGAGTCGCCAGAAACGTCAGAAGAGCATTCTGATGATTATGAAGCAGACTATAGTGAGTATGTAAAGAGAATTAGAAAAGAAAAGCATAAACAACATAAATTCAGTAAAGATATGGAAGAATATTAAAGGAGGTAACTATTATGATTTTTGGTAACCATTCAATGACAATGATTAATGATCCAAGATTATTTGGACCAGAAGTTAATAACAGTGATTTTGTAACTGTTGCTTATGTAAGTTCATCCGATGAATTTACTAGGTATCCTAACTTTTATGATGCAAGTATTCTTCAGCCACCAACAGAAATTTTAATGAGATGGGCTGATGGAGATCCATTCATTTTACAAAATGAATATCCTAAATACTTAGCTAATAATAAAGATGCAGATGATATGATTGTTGCATTACTAACAGCATTAACAAAGAAAAATATTATTTTATTCATTCCTTATGATGAATATAATATTTTCGGCCCTATGTTGTTGCAACATATTTATTTCACATATGGAATTACTATGAATACGCCAACTACAAAATTTTCATTTAATGAATCTAAATTACCGTTATTGCTTAGTAAATTCTATATGATGGATTTGATGGAACCTATGGATTTCATTAGATCGTATCCGAGAAATTTATTATTATTCCCATTTGTAATCAATAAACTTGCAATGGATTTACATCCATTTCCAAATGGTGCTACATTTGAGCAGTATGCTGAATACTTTAATAAGTTAGTAGCTCAAAATGTAAGTGAAACTCAGCAAGTAATCAAGAGGGTATAATTATGATTATATTTACAAGCAATATTAATATACTACAGCATGTTGGTAATGCCGTAGTATATAATTTATCGTCATACTATAGTGGATATGGCGATATAACAGGATTAATTACAAAAATTCGCGTATTTAATCCAACACCATTACCGGCAAATCAATTTATTACTTTACCAGAGTTTGATAATATATATGCCAATAGTGTATTACAAAGTAATGAATTATTTTATGATTTCATTAAAATTATGATTAATTCATTGGAGTTTAATGTAATAGTATTGGTATCTCATGATGATTATAGAGATGCAATAATGGAATCTATCATTAAGCTTATACAGGTTAGGTATGGATATAACTGCTGGCAAGTAGAAAGTATTGAGGATCTTGAATGTGTAAAAGAATCATTCTTCACACCATATGGTATACTAGCATTAGATCAAGATAAAAAGAGATTTAATGAGCTATATAGTGCTGGAATGGCTGCTCCTGTAAATAATCTTATAGATACAGAAGTAGCGGTAAATAGGCATGCAAAATTTAAAAGCTAAACAGCTAAGGGTAGGATTAATTTCCTACCCTAATTTTTTATGGAGGAAAATATGAAACAGGGTGAAATAATTTACAAAATGGTTAGACAATATAGTTGGCTTCGCATAATAAAATATAAAGTATTAGCATCAAATGATAATAATACGGTAATAGAATTAGCTGATAATATAATGCCAAGTATTATATTTAAAGATTATGAAATTATTTCTAATCTTGATATTTGCAAAGAATTAGATAAAACAATGGCATTATATTTATTAAATCAAATGAAAGATGTTGCATATCCTAATGATACAGGATTACAATGTGTATATGCAAAAGCATTAAATTTTAATATTGAGGAGAAGATTGAATTATGCAGGAAGTAAATGAATTATTTATGAATGAAGTAACTAAAAATGGCGAATATTGGAAGGAGTATTTAGTTAATCCATTATTCCATGAAGTTATTGATGGGATTAGAGAATCAGATAATCCTATGGAATCTATAGTAAATACATTATACAGCTATAATCAAATGCTTACAAGTATTACAGCTGTAGTTGCCCAAAATGCAGATGATGAATCTGTAGATAAATTAGTAGATTCTCTTACTGAGCAATTAGAAGATGATGCAAAGTAGGACATGATAATAAATTCTTAAAGGAGGAAATTATTATGCTTACACAATTAGAAATAGACAATATGGAGATGCAAATTCAGAAAGGAAAAAGTTTACCAGAAATTTATTTCGTTGCACATTATGTCGAATGTCGTGAGGGAATAATAGATGCTGAACAATATAAATCAATTTCTAAATTTAAAATTATTAAAATTAAAATTAATGAAATTGAAAATGCGTATTTTGAATATTTAAAATTTCTTAAAGCCGGAGGAGTAAATGGAAATAATTATCACGTAGAAACTGAAGAGGAATATTATGATACAAAAACAAAATGTATTCATTATTATACAGTACCAAATTCTAAAACTCCAATAACTAAAGATATTAACCCAAGAATGCCATCTATTATATATGGATATTTACGTGAAGTTGTAAATGAAGGCGGAGATGTATTAAAAGTTAGGAATGAGCCATCTCCAGTAAAAGAAGTTTATACTAATGAATTAGAGTTTGGAGATCTTAAAGGAAAAGATCTTAAAGATGCATATGATGCTGGTAAATTAGATTGGAAGTATATGTATCTTCCAGCTAAGCAAGTTGTTGATGGTATTGAATACCAATATCTTACATCAGATTGGTATATATTAAAATGTAAAAATTTCCCAAGAACAGAGCATATTTTAATTAATACAAAAACAAAAAATGCTTATTTTACAAATCTAGAAGATGCATATAATTATATGCAGCAATTGGAGGCTTAGTATGCTATGGAATGAAGTTAATTATAGCTCAGATATATCGTATCTAAACAACGTATTTATATATGAATATGATATATCTAAAGCTAATATCAATGTTTTATATTCCAAGGGTGCTATAGATAAAGATACTTACGATTATCTCTATACAGCAAATAGAGATATTCGTCAAGTATATATAGGTAAACTTCAAAAAGAAAATAAAGAAATTGTTAATATTCTTAAAGCTGGAATTATAGAAGCAAAGAAATGTTTATTTGAAGCTAATAATATTCAAGACTATGAAGTCTTAAGTATAAAAAATGATGCAGTGTTTATTATAAATAGGCGGCTGCAAAATACTCAATTTGGGCTTATTAATTTTAAGTGTAAAAATAAATATACGTCATTCTATAAATTTAATAATTTGGAGGTATATTATTTTTATGATTCATTTAGTAAAAATGAAGTAATAGAAGTAAAAGGAATATTTGATGATAAATTAGTATTGCATAAAGATTACATGCTACAACTATTAAAAGATATATTCTATACTATCCAAACTGTTAATGTGGAAATGGCTATGAGAATGCTACGAGACTTTTATCTTCAGTATATTAAGCTTGAATTACCAACTGAGTATTATAGAAAATTTAGTGCAGATTCGGCATTTCATTATAAATTGAAAACTATATCTGGCGCTGGATATGATACAGTAATATGTCCTGAAGGTCAGCTTCAAGTATTAGATATAAGCTATAATATTTCAGTATTAATGGATTTACAAAAAATATTAGCATCTATGTATTTTACAAAACACCAATAGGTAGGGAAATTTCCCTACCTATATTTTTTATAAAATTTTATTCAATTATATATTATATATGTGGAATAAATAATAGGAGGGTTTATTTTAAATAAAAACAAAACTAAAGAAAAGGAGAAATAAAATATGATATTTGAAGACATTTATAAAGATAATAGAATACAATTAAATAGTTTTATAGAAAATGCTATTGACTACGATAATAGGTTTATGCTATTCGTATCAATATATGATGAGTCTACAGATACAATAATAATAACAGATGATATAATTTTTAACGAAGCAGGTAGTAAAAATATATTAAGTAAAGATATTGGTTTAAATACAAAAAAACAACGAGGTATACTTATTGCATATAGCGGTAATGCATCTCATAGCGGTAGAATGAAAATATCAGCGCCAGGAAAAAGTGTTAATATAAATGATAGTAATATAAGTATTTATTACGATAATGGTGATATTGTATTGGATAAGAAATGTAAATTATCCGATATTTCTATGAGTGGAAAAGAATTTAAAGCATATAAAGATCTATATATGAGAAATAAAGAATTAATAAATTTAGCAAATGATAAAAATAATAATATAGAAGATATAAATAATGCATTTAAAAATGATGAGCTTCTAAGAAATAATAATAAAATTGTAAAGAGAGATGAAAATGGAAATGCTATTATTTATGATAATAAAGGAAATTTAGAAAAGCATATTAATTTAAAAGGAGAAATTATATGATGAAATTATTAAAAAGCATACAGTATATTGCAAAGTATAAGAATAATATAGTGTATTGCAATTATAATTTAGAAGTTTTTGACGGTAATAGTATATTAGATTTAGATTCAGATATTAATACTATGAAAGAAGAAATAAGTAATATATATAATGAGTTAATAGATTATATTATTTCATCAAAAAAGATTTCTAAGCATAAAGTTATTAGTAAAAATTTTAGTGTAATAATCAATATAGCATATACTGACATTAATAAATGTATTGATGGGTATGATGAAAAATATAAAGAATGCAAAACAAATCAAGAGTATTTTAATAATTATGCCAGATCTTTAAAATATAAATTTGAATTCTATAAGAAATTTATGTACATGCCAAGATATGAATGCTATGGATATCTAGATACAACTATGAAATTCCAAGAAGAATTTGAGCATAGATATGAATTAGCTGATTATTATTATGCTAAAGAATTATATTCATTTGGTGATGTGGTTAAATTCACTCATAAAAATAAAATATATACTGGTATTATTATAGGGGTTCTTTATGGTGAAGAAATTTTCTATTCCAGATTATATAATATTTTGGTATTAAAAGGTAATAAAGTAATAAAATATTTTATAGATGGAGATGAAATTCATCATGATGATATTTTTAGAAAATTATCAAATAATGAAGAACTAGCATCTAAATTATTAAAAAATTTATAGGAGGATATTATGAATCAAATAATTGCTGAATCTTTAGGCGAATTAGCAGATGCCGATGATATGTATTATGATGAAAATAATAATTTTAATATAAGAATATCATATAATTATATTAAGCCTAAAGATTATCCACAAGGATACATGAAAGTGTATATTAATAATAATATGGCTAGGATATCATTCTTTGGACCATATTACATTTATGCTGAAAATGGTAATTATAAATTATCAGATTCGGAAATAGATGTACTTATGAATGCACTAAGAAAGCCATATGAATACGATAAATCATTAGATGTATTTCATGCTGCAATATCTATGATGAATTTTTGTCATGATGATAATGATTTTCCGCCAGAAGGTTTAAGTTGGAAGGATATTCCTGAAGATTTACCAATACCAGATTATACCAAATTAAAATAATAAAATGGAGGGGCAATTCCCTCCATTTTTATTTTTTATAAAATTTTATTTAATTATATATTATATATACGTATAATGAGAGCTGAGGTAAGTTTTTATAGGCTCGTTTACATTATAATATAGTAACGACGAAAGGAGCGCTACACTAAAAGAGTATATAAGGAGGAATTAAATTGGTAAAGAAACAAAGAAAAACAAATGTACGGATATCATTACAATATCCCCACAATGATAAGTTTGATTATACTACGGAGTTAGTAAGGTTAAACTTAGATAAAGAGAGAGAAAATGATATTCACAATGGTAAAGGATTTATCATCGATCAACCTAAATCTATTAAGAAGGATATTAAGCTTCAGGGCGGTATTTTCTCTAATAGATATGGTTCTACATTACAAGATGATGATTCGTTTGCTGATCGTTATCGTTGTGATTGCGGTTTAACAAGAGGGTCTATTAACCATGGTGAAATCTGTCCATCATGTGGAACTATGGTTAAGTATAAAGATGACGATATGTCTATCTTTGGATGGATTGTATTAAAGAAGTTCTATATTATTCATCCTAATTTATATCGTTCTCTTGAAGCTTTTATTGGAACTCAACGTATGAATAGAATTATTGAACCTGATATTCAGGTAAATTCAGATGGTATTGAGATTGAAATTGGACCTGACCCTAAAAAGAAAGATGAACCATTTAGGGGAAAAGGAATGCCATATTTCAAAGAGCATTTTGACGAAATTATGGATTTTTATTTATCCATATATCCCCAAAAGAAAAATTATTATGATGATATAATGCGTCATAAAGATATTGTATTTACTCAATCCATTCCTGTATTTACTACATTATTAAGACCTACCAAATTGGATAATGCTGGTAGTCTTAAATATGAAAAAACTAATGAGAATTATAATCTTTTAGCTCATTTAGTATATCAGGCTAATAATGATAAATTAGTGCCAGATAGACAAAAGAAAAATAAATATGAAGTATTATATGATATTCAGGTTGAATTTAATGCTTTATATACTGAGCTTAAAGAAATTCTTGAAGGTAAAAAAGGAGATTTAAGGTCTTCTATCGGGGGGCGGTTAACTATCGTCAGCCCACGTATTATAGCAATATAGTGCGTGAATCTTTCTAAATTGCTGGGAAATGCTAAGGCTCACTATCCCTTTATAGGGTATCGAAAGATAGAAACAATTAGTGAGATGTACTATGGTGAAATAAAAGCGTATAATAATATACGTCCTAAGGTATTGTATAATGTATAATCAGCAGCTAAGCTATAATTAAATATTATAGAAAGTTCAACGACTATCCTATGGGCACCCCTTAATAAAAATGCCAACAGGAGTAGGGCCAAGTGGTGGGTGAGAACCCCTTAAATCGAAAAAGGAAGATGCCTTATGATATAAGGTATATGATATAGTCTGGGCTTCTAGGTAACACCTAGAGAAGTTCATAAGAGAACTGCATAGATTAACGAGCTATGTGAACCCGCCGACTCGTTTAGTAGTCGTTCGGTTATTAGGCAAGATGTACATTTAATGCCAGATCAGGTAAAATTACCATATCATGGCTTATGTGAATTATTACAACAGGTAATAATTAATATACTTGTAAGAACTTACAACTTCTCATATGCAGATGCATATAAGAAATGGTATAAAGCACAGATTGGATTTGATCAGATTGTCTATGATATTATAGATGGTTTAATTAAAGATTCAGATGGCGGATTACCTGTACTGATTAATAGAAATCCTTTATTGTTAGGGCACTATTGTAGTAATACAGTGGTGCAATCTTGTTAAAATGCTGGAAATTTGTAAAGCTCTCTAGCCTATAAGGTGAAGAAATTCAGAAACAAGTAGAGAGATGCTATAAGCTGAAATAAAAGCTCTATAATATACAGGGTGCTAAGTAGCGTTAACAATCATTAATCAGCAGCGAAGCCTAATATATTTTATTAGGAACGTTCAACGACTATCCCCATTAGGGACGTGAAATTCGTCTATAGGAGTAGGGCCAAGTGGTAGGTGAGAACCCTTTAAATCGAAAAAGCAAGCATCTATTATTAGATGGAGATATAGTCTGTTCTTCTAGAGAAATACTAGAGAAGTTCATAAGAGAACTGTATAGATTAACGACCTATATGAACACAAAGACAATTAGCTACGGAGGAATATTATTCTGCCGTGTTGTAGGTATTAACATGGATTATACTATGAGTATTTCGCTGTTAATATTAAAATTACTTGCTGCAGACTCAACAAATCATCGGGGCCACTTATATAGTAATATATAGGTTAAATCTTTGTAAATTGCTGGGAGGTATTAATGCTTTAGAAGCTACAACGTAATTAGTAATAATAAGCGTGAAAGTTATCAAAAGATAGAAAAAATTCTAAAGATGAACTATGCTGAGAAAAAGTTTATATAATCCTGTGTCAAATTATATAAATGCTAAAGTTCATTAACAATATACAATCAGCAGCTAAACTATAATATTTATATTATAGAAAGTTCAACGACTATCAAGTTATTAGAGTAGAGCCTATTTATAGGTATGGCAAAGCAGCAATAAGGCCATTTAAATCAAAAAGCAAAGCATCCATATAATGGATGAAGATATAGTCTATGTAGAACGTATGCTCTCAGCTTACGTTTTACGGTCGATGGTGACACCTTGAATATTTTGCTGTTATATTCAAGAGCATTTATAGAAGCAGCAGAGAATATCATATCTCCAAGGCAAATGTTTATCTCAAAAAATGATGGACGTTGTAATATGGATATGATGCATTCTAGAGATACAATTATTAATGCTAATTCTATGAAATCATTATGTGAATATACAGATGATGAAATTGCTAAAATTAAAAGATTACAAGCAATGATATAAAATAAAGAGGGAGTTTATAGCTCCCTCTTTATTTTTTGATGGAGGAATAAAAATGATAGAAGCTATTTTACTATTAATACTTCGTATTGTAGTACAAGTATTAAGCTTTAAAGCAATATATAACTGGTATATTCCAGAATTATTTAATGGATTTCCAGTATTAAATAATATTCAAAGCTTTGGAATTATACTTATTATAAATTTCTTATTAGCCGATAAAGCATCTCATATAACTAATGAGGACGAAAGCATATATATTGTATTCACTAAGAGTTGCATTAGATATTTATTATGGGTAACTGTAGCATTTATAATTAAATGCTTGTTTATCTAATTAAAGGAATTTATAATTATATATTATATAAATATATAGAGGAATAAACTTCTATATAATAAAAAGAAAATGGAGGAAATAAAAATGAGAAACAAAAAACAGAAAAATTTACAGACTGCTAGGGAGGTAGAGCATATGTGTAAATGCGGAAATCATTGTGAAGATACAATGGGTAATGTAGAAATGAAAGCTGGAAATCTTGCTCACTTTTTCAGTAAATTAGATCCAGATACATCTGTTTATACAGTTGGCGATGGGCATTTTTCAATTGCTGCTTCTGATGAAGATATTGCAAACTTAGAAGCTGCATATTGTGATGATTGTGCAGAACAATCAGAGCCTGTAGGTAAAACTCAGGTAAGGTATGGCGATCATAATCCAGCAGCGCTTGCTATTTATGACACCGGTGATTTCGATAAAGATACTATTGATATGGATACAGATTTTGCAATGTACTTATCTGCAGGCGTCTCCAGTATGCAGAACGAAATTAATAATGTCATCAATAATCATTTTGATCGCATGCTTGATAATTTATGCGATTATCAGAATGTAAAAAATGATAGAACTAAGGTAGAAGTAGCAAGGGTTATTAATAAACATAATCAGGGAGTGGAGTTTTAAAATGAATTTTGGCGAAGCTTTAGAAGAAATAAAGAAAGGCGTTAAAGTATCAAGAGATGGCTGGAACGGTAAAGGTATGTTTGTATTTCTTGTACCAGCAGGAAGATTCTTAGCTTATACTAAAGCAGCAATAGATATTGCTGATGAGGATGGTAAAGTTAATTACAATCCTTATTTTGCAATTAAAAATGTTAATGGAACAGTATCAACATGGGTTCCAAGTGTAAATGACTGTTTAGCAGAAGATTGGTTTATTATGGATTAATAATAAAGGAGGTATCCTTAGTGATACCTCCTAATAATTTTATGAGGTGATTAATATGGATAATAAGGAAGTAAAAGAAATTGAAAATTTATGTGATATGGTCTATAATAAATGGCATAAATTAGGAGCACAACATAATGAAGAAGCACATGATATAATTATGAAAAATTCATTTACGGCAAAAATTTTAACTAAAAAATTTGAAGCCTTTGATGTTGGTATAGAGCTTCCAGATGAGTTATTATTATTAGGACTTTTTAGCGGAGAAAATCCAGGATTGGTTCAGTTTATATTAATGGATCTTTTACAAAGCATTAAAGATAAAAAGGGATTAATACCTAGAGGATATGAAATTACACCATTGGATGTTGCAAGTGCATTTCCGTTTAAATGGCCTATTTTAGAAGATCCTGAAATTTTTAATAAGTATCTATCCGATGATATTATTAAAAATAAAGCAACTGATAGCAATGATAATAAAATTAATGTATGCGATACAAAAGAGTTTTGGATGCAAGTAATGGAGGCTTAATATGAAACTGAAACTTGGTGATATAATTGAAGTATTAGACCTTGTAGATTATACAGTATCTTATAAAGGTACTATTAAAAGAATCGAGCCAGATGATGAAATTCCTGATTTATGGTATTTATATGTAAGAGCCAATGACGAATTATTAAATACTCAAAATGATCCGAGAATTGGGAGTTATTGGACTATTGTAAGGGCTAATGATGAACGAATAATTAGTATTAGTCCGGCTACATTATGAAAATAAATACGGAGGTAATAAAATGAAAATTGACATTGAAGGATTAAATAAAGTTAAGTTGGTAAAAGCATTATATGATGCTGCAATACCAACAGAAAAAACAGATAAGAATAAAATAATTACTCTTGATGATATTGCTTTCTTTGTAAATAAAGATAGGAAAATTAATGTTATTAATGGTAAAAATATCAAATGCGATATTGGTAGGGATAAACTTTCTTCTGGGGTTTATGATAGATTTAATGGTGAATTTGCTGCCATTAACGCTATTGAAAATTTGAAGAAACAGTATAAAGAGATTCAGCTTCCAGCATTACGTTATCTTAGTCAGGCTATTGAATATGTAAGAACAGTAAACCCTAATATTATTGGTACTAATTTGGTATATGCAATGTTTAATGGTCATCCTATTTATTCTGATAATCTAGATGTAGATGAAATCTATTCTAGAGTATGTAATAATACAGGTAATAAGCAGAAAGAAATAGAATTAGACTATGAAAAGGCAGAAAAGGAATTTCAAAAGAAAATTCCTACTTTAGCTAAAAAGTATAATGCTTTAGCTAAAGGTGTTATTGCAGATGATAAATTAGATCAGTGGTATGAAATTGTACCTGTAAGGTTAAGGGATTTATACCATGGTATGGAACTGGATGCAACTCTTGAAATTATTAAAGAGCTTAATAAAGCTACAGATTCAAATAATCATTTTGCAGAAGCAAAAAATATATTTAATAAGCAAGATCATTCAAGTCTAAGCTATGGCTTAATGTGTGCAATGCTTAACATGTTTGCACCTAACGGTGTAGAATTTGTAAAATATTGTAATAGCTCTGAGGAGGTATCATTATCATGAAAAAAGCAATGTTATTCAGCGGTGGATTTGATTCGACATATTTGCTTAATGAATTAATGCAAAAAGAAAGTGAAGTTACAATTGTATGCATTGATTCTAATTTACTTGGCAAAGAAAAAGTAAATAGAGAAACTGAAGCTAGAAAGAAAATCATCGATTATCTTAAGGCTAAATATTATAAGTGCAAACTTAATGTTATTAATGCTAATATTGGTATTGATACTGAATGTGGCTATTGGCCTAATGGTAATTGCGGTTTATCTCAACCATTAATGTGGTTACCATATATGTGCTTATTAACTAGCGATTGTGATGAAATAGATTTGAGCTATATTTGTGGTGATCAGGCATTAACTCACATGGATGATCTTATTAAGATTATTACATCAGCAGCTCATTTTCAGCATACTACTATTGGTGTGAAATTTGCTCTTAGATATTATTATAAGAAAGATATTATACACTACTTATACAATAAGGATAAATTCTTATTAGAAAATAGTACGTCATGCGAAAATTTAGATAAGGAAGATTTTTGTGGTGAATGTGTACCATGTAGTCATTTAATTGCTGCATTATTAGAACTTGTAGCGGATAAATACACATATGACGATGAAAGAATGTATTACATTAATTTCCTTAAAGATAAATTTGGTATAGATGCTCATATTACCAGAATTAATGAATCTAAAAAAGATGGCGGATTAGTAGTAGATAAAAAATGTGAAGAAAATGAGAAGGAAGAAGAAAATGAGTAACGAAGATAGAAATTTAAAAGCAGGAGATATTGTAAAGCATTTCAAGAGAGAAATGGTATCTAATGAAGCACTGGAGATAATACCAACAATATATATTTTTAGAATTATTTCTATGGATGCACAGCATACTGAGACTGGAGAAAAGTTTGTATGCTATCAGGCATTGTATGGTGATGGCCAGGTATATGTTAGACCTAAAGAAATGTTCTTGTCTAAAGTTGATAAAGAAAAATACCCTAATATTAAACAGGAGTATAGAGTAGAGCGTGTTTAAGGAGATAATTACTATGAATAATATTAAAGAAAGAAAATGCACAAAGTGCAAAAAGAATGATTGCCGTGCAAGTTTAAATTATTTTGCGACAATTGTAGCTTTTAATTATGATAGGAGCAAATGCTCAATTATTAAAGAAAGATGGACTAGAGAATAATTTGTAGAAGTATTAAAGTATAATGAATTCATGCTGTATGACGAATCTACTGATACTATTTTAGCTCCCGGAAAAATGAATAATGGGCGTTATGGGTATAGAATTGATAATCCTAATGGATTCATGATAATTGCGTTTCATAAATGGGATGCCCATACAGATGGTATTATTATGAATCATTTTAATAGATGGATTAATAATATGATTCTGCATGGTAGATTTAATGATGGTAGCGGGATAGATAACTATGTTCCTAAATATTCATCTACAAAGCGATTTATTAAGCTGTATAAAGAATACAGTAAGTTAAAAATATCATTTTATAAAGCACTATATAGTGATTAAATATGAATAAGGGGAGAAATTCCCCTTATTCAAAAAAGATTAATAATTACTATTATATTTTTTCTATTTTAAAATATTTTCAATTATATATTATATATGTATATGAAATAAAAATACAATTATGGAGGATATTAATGGAAAAAAATAATTATTTTAAGAATAAAGAACAGAATATAGTTCATGCCAATGAAATAATAAAATTAAATTTTACAGTGCCTAGCACAAATATATCTATTTGGAGTACTACATGCTATAATGAGCATACTGCATTTCCAATTAAATTAATTAAACCATATAATTCTATAATTACATTTAGATGTATAAATACGGTTGACGCTATAAAAGAAGCAATAACAAACAATTCGAATTGTAAAGTAGCAGCATTAAATTTTGCTTCTTATAAACAACCCGGTGGATTATTTCTTCAAGGATCAATGGCTCAAGAAGAATCATTATGCCACAATAGTAATCTTTATAGTATACTTAATCATTTTACTGATTATTATAAAGAAAATAATAAGAATTTAAACCGTGGGCTTTATCTTAATAGAGCATTATATATACCAAATGTATATTTTTACGATGGTATATATTGTGATATAATTACATGCGCAGCTCCAAGTGTAGGTGCAGCATTGAGATATAAAAGAACAAATTTAGATGAAATACGTGCTATTTTATACGATAGAATACAATTTGTTCTGAATATTGCTGAGACAAATAACGTTGAAGTATTAATTCTGGGCGCTTATGGATGTGGTGCATTCGGAAATGATCCGGAAATAGTAGCAAGTGTGTTTAAAGAACTATTGCATACTGAATTTAATAATAGTTTTAAAGAGATCATATTTGCTATCCCAGGTGGAAGCAATTATAATATATTTAAGAAAATTTTATTAGGAGGATAAAAAATATGGAGACAAAAATTATTTGTGCATTTCCTGCTTGTGGGAAAACATATGCTTTTAAAAAATTAAATGAGAAAGGCTATAAGGTTATTAATCAAGATATCAATCAATTTATTTGGTGCCATGATTATAATCCGGCTAATTCAGATAAGATTGAGACTTATCGTAATCCAGAATTTCCAGAGAATTATATTAAGTACATTAAAGAGAATATTGGGAAAGTTGATTATATCTTTGTAAGCAGTCACAAAAAAGTTAGAGATGCTTTAATTAATAATGGGATTCATTTTACATTAGTTTATCCTGATAGAAAGATGAAAGCCGAATGGGTTGGTAGATGCTTCTTGCGTGGAAGCGGCGAAGAATTCTGCCAGCTCATTGCAGACAATTGGGATAAATGGATTGATGAATTAGATAAAGTAGGAAATTGTGTTAGATACATTCTTGGTAAAGAGTACCCAATTAATTGGGAGTACTCATGCAGATATTATTACTTAGGAGAATTAATCGAAAAAGGATTAATCTAAATATATATTAGGAGGTGAGTAAAATGAAGATTGTAACTAAAGAAACTTTAGGTAAAATGCCAATAGGCACAGTATTTACCACATGGCAACCACATTATGCAGATGAAGATTTGCATATAAAAACAGGCGGACCTTATAATGATGGGCCATCATGGAATGGTGAATTATTACTTTGCCCAGAACCATATAATATTTCAGATATTGCATCATTAAATGAAGATATTCGTAGTACAATGTGGATTACAGATAACACCGATATTGATTATAAAGATAATCAATTATTTATGGTATTTAGTAGCGCAGAGATTTTAAATATGGCAAATGTATTAATATGGGCAGCTAACGGATGTCGGGGAGAATGTAATACTAATAGTATTTCATTTTTAGGCAATAAGATACTTGAAGAAAAAGATTATTAATAAATTCATATAAGAAAGGAAGTATATATTATGAGTAAAAAGTACAATATTAGAATTTGTAAGTGTGGAAGAATTCATGCTATCCCAAATGAAAAAATCAATAAATGCTTGAAAGACAATAAAGATTTCCTTTTAATCTGTGCAGGTTGCGGAGCTGCAAATATTATTGGTGCAGATATAGAACCAGATATAGAAAATCCAGGGAAAGATATATATGTAATGTATTGCTCGGATTTTTCGCCATACGATAGTAGAACAATTACCGAAGATATTTTTAAAGGTAATGATAAAGAAAAACCTGTCGGTGAAATCTTATATGATAGGGGTTATATGGTTCCTATGGAAACTGGAATGAGTGCAACTGATTATTATAATGGCGTATTTTCAGATAGATGGTATCCTAAATTTATAGAGTTCGATACTAAAGATGCCACTCTTGAAGAAATAATGCAGCTTATTGATAGCTATAAGACCGATAGAAAAACTGTTTGTATGGATAGATTTATTAAACAAGTTCCAGATAGTATTTTGAGAGAATTGTCTCGATATGCAATAGATGGATTAGATTGGAAAGGAACAAAATACGAAACAGGCTCTAATAATAAATAAAACTAAGGCGGTGTTATATATATATATATAATTATGGAATTAACAACAAAAAATATTCTATAAAAGAATTTATAGAATTAACTAAAAAGAATCCTGATGAATGGAATCATTATTGTGAGATAATCATCGATAATGATGGGCAAGTAATACTTGCCCGCCCATCTCATCAAATATGCTTATTACAATATTATTGCGATAAAGAAAATGTAAAGATGGAGAATATTGAGGAATATATTCCTATAGAATTTTCACCAAGCCATTTTGTGGTGGATAAATATGATTTAATATCAGTATGGTATGGGTCAATTTTATCTTCATCTAAAGGACCAAATGAAGCTCAATTAAAATCTTTAGAGCTTTTAAGAAAAAATAAATTGATTGCGCCCGGATATTTAGTAGCTAAAACTAATGAATACCATCTTTATCTTTATAGAAAAAGTAATGAATTATTAATGGATGAAGTGAAAATCCCTGAAGGGTTCATAGAAACAAAAAGTGAATTGCCAGCATTAGGCAAACACATCATAATATTATCTAAAAATGGTGAAACTTATGAAGCAATGAGAACCAATAGCAGTTTTTATGATTGTGGATATTGCTATGAAGATTCTAATTGCATAGACCATTTAGCAGAAGATACTATAGCATGGAAAAATGTGAAATGTAGGAGGAAATTATGAATAATTATCAGATGATTAAAAACTATAGCTTAGAAGAAATGGCTGCCCATAACGTAAAGTATTATGATAATAAATATCATACATCAGATGGCGAGCAGCACTATACAAAAGAAAATGCAATTAATCATGAAATTGAATGGTTGAAAAAAGATCAGTTCGATTTATCATTATTAGACGAAAATCAACAATTGATTAGATTGTATATTCTATTTTATAAAGGATTTAATAGGCAATTGAAGTTAAATAGTACTATTAACGAGGAGCAATTCAAATCAATTGCTTATGATATCGCAATTAATGATAATTGGTTAACGGAGTTCTTCAATAGTCAATCTAATAATATAGATAAATTTTTCGCAGTATTCACACAAAATGAAGGTTATTATAAAGATGGAAAATATATATTCTCTACAGACCACATTATTGAATACTTATTGCGCGAAATCCAAGAGATTGCAAGGGTGCATCCATATCTTCATGATTTCACTATTAAATGTGGATACGATCTTGATGATAGGCCTAGAAATGATAATGGTTATTTTGGCTCATATGCTATGCAAAATAACGGTATGCAGCCTTATCAATATATGCAATGCATGGACCCATTTTCATATATATCACTTACCAAAAATAATGGTTATAATTATTAAGGAGGATTATCATGATAGAAATTAATGAGCAACAAAAGAAAAACTTAACTGAAACCAATAATAACCTTTTAGCCAAGCTTGAAGACGCTATTAAATTAATAGAAGAATCGCAAAATATAATTAATAATTGCGGTGTTAATTCTTACTATACTACAAGTATAGATAGTCGTTTGCAGACTTGTAAAGAATATGCATATATGGCAAAGATTAGAACTTCAGAATTTTCTGAAGAGGTTGAAACTGGTAGATTATCGGATCAGGGATTCTTTTAATATAAGGAGATTTAAAATGAAAGAGTTTAATTTTAACATGAGCACTGCATATCTCCCTTATAAGAAGAGAGCATTAATACCAAATAGTATGCTTATTCCTATAGGAACAAAAGTATTTACTGTGTATTTAGGAAGCATTGAGGAAGTACAAGTAAATAAATATAACCAAAAAATGATTACAATGTATTATAATACATTGTACTTTCTTAAAGAGGAAGATGCAGAAAAAGCAAAGAATAATATCCAGCTTATTAATATGAGTTGGATTGATAAGTTTAAGGGGGTAAAATTATGCAAATAACATTCGATCCAAATACAATTGATTACAAAGATCTTGAAGAGGCAAGAAAATGTAGAGTATGCCCTAGATGTGGGTGCGACTATGAAGAAATTGATTTCGGAAACGGTGCTAAGAGATTTAATCTTGTTCCATTTTCGTACCGACATGTATTTCATGGTAAAAACGATGGGTTGTTAAAACGTATATTTAGTAATTTATGTATTACCCACGAAATATATCGCATTTATAATTTCAAATGCCCAAATTGTGGATGCGAATGGGAAAGCGATCCTATTAAAATTGCAGATGAAGCTGGTAATATCATTATGAATGATAGTATATTATGGAAAGATTAATCTAAGGAGGAAAAAATTATGAATAAAATCAAGTTACAAAAGGATATAATAGTTGAAGGTAAATTCTGGCTTAAAAACGGTGCTGTAATAGAAGATAGTATTACATTTGAAGCTGGAAAGGATAATTATGACGAAGCTCAAAATACTATTGATTCTATTAATGAAATAGCAAGAAACTCATTTATGCATGATGATCCTTTCAATATATGGTTTGGAAGCACAGTCATCCGTGGTACTGATTTATCGGCATATAAATTAAATATTAAAGGCGGTGAAAATTAATAATGGCGTTTAAATTAAGACAGTATTCTGCATGTATTATTGATATTGTAGAAGACTTTTTAGAAGAGCATAATATTAATATCGAGAATGATGAGAAGCAGGATTCAGACAATCCAGCAATTATCTATGGTACTGATTATGATGCATTAGATAGAAAAATAACAAATACCTTAGATAAATTAATCTCCGACTATAATAAAAATATTATTGCTGCAGTAGTTATAGATAAAGATGATCTATAATTTAAGAAATAGAACGATGGTTAATTCCCTCGTTCTTTTTTTCTCGTTGGACATATTTATAATTTGTAAAGGAGGTTATAGATATGGAAAAACCTACTCATGTATTTTCAGGAAATATGAGAGAAATAAAACCACATGATATAGATAACAGACAACCTAGATTATTAATGTCTAGTGTTACAATCCCAAGTCAATATCAAGCATATGCAGTATGTGTAGAATTTGCAAAAGAATGGTTTTTAAATAAGTTTGCTCATCATTATTTTAATTCAATATATGTAGATGGTAAACATTCGTTTGATGAGTTTAGAAAATATAGTGATATAGATGAAAAGCTTAGAAGAGTCAATCCAATATTAGCAATTATTCCATCAATAGATATGACTAATAATAGAGGATGGATAGATTCATCACCAGAAATACCAATGCTATTAAGACGTTCTAGATTTGAAGGAACATTCTTTTTTGATACTTCTACTTGCAATACAAAATATTTGCAAATTATGTTTAAGACAATTTTGATGAATTTTACGTTCAAAATGCGCGTAAATACGAGAGCTGAGGAACTTGATTTATTTGAATTCGTAAAAATAATGCATCGTGCAGGATATACAGAGACACAAAATTTAACGCTCGATATTCACGTTCCTAAGGAAATAATTGCAGAGATTGCATGTAGTCATGGATTCACTGTAGATGAGCAATTAAATGTAAATAAACCATTAGAATTATTAAGATATTTAAATGCTCATTCGTATATACCATTCGTATATAAATTAAGATGCGCAAATGGAAATAAAGAATTCTTTATCAAAGTACCGAATTGCGTTGCTCATATTAAATCAGAAATGCCAGACATGGATGATGGTGAAAGACAAAATACTATTTTAACAAATTATACTATAAATTTTAATGTAGAAATTGAAATGACAGCACCATATTACTACACTTATTATTCTCAATGTGAGCAGAAATATATTAATAGTAAACCTACTAACAGTGATGGAATGATAAGTGTAATGAGAGCTATAAAAACTCAAGTTCCAGAATTAGACGAGCATAATTGGAAACTTACATCTACAACTGAATATATGGTTGATGAATCAGATATTGGTAAATGTATTGATATTGATTTTACAGATTTATTTAAAGGCTCTGATATTGAGCAATTGATTAATCACGCTAATTATATTCATATAAATCCATCATTATTTATAAATATTAAATTATTTAACGATGGATTAGAAAGAGAATATCATATGGATTGGAGTTCGTTAATATGTCATATGAAATTATCATGTGAGAATGTAACTACAGTAATAGGAATATATTTAGATATGGATTATGTAAATAATACATTAGCACAATTAAAAGATCTCACTTCTAGCAGAATACATTAAATTATTTTCAATTATATATTATATTTATAATATATAAAAGGAGGATAATTATAATGAAAAAGAAGAATGCTAAAATTTTAAAAGAAAATAGGTTTATTGTAGATGCATTAGGAATTAAACTTAGGCATAATAATTTTGATTATAAAACAAAATTGCCTAAGAGAAGAATGGATTGCTCTACAAGAACAATTTCTAGACTCTTGAATATGCCATATGATGATGTATTAAAATTACAATTTAAGATCGCATATGACTATGGTATGTTACATCCTAATTATGATGATATTACGAGAGATATTCTTATATCATATGGGTATAAAAGAATACCAATGATGACAACTCATCAATCCATAGCACAATTTATGTATGAACATAAAGAAGGCAGATATGCAATAGCTGGAGCGAAACATATATTAGCATACATCAATGGAGTATGGTATGACGATAATCAAAATTTAATTGCCCCAGATTTATATATAGTTCAGAAAGTAGCTTATGTGTATGAATATTGTGGTGAATAAAAATACCGGTAGGCAAAACGCCTACCGGATTATTTTTTATACATATAGATTTTTTATAATATTATTTCCACCATAATATGTAATTTTATTCGTTGATCCACTACAAATATTATCAGTAATGATACTATTACTAATATTATCTGTATGTATCGGACAATTAATAAATCTACAATTTTTAATAATACATCTAGAAGCCGTTATCCAAATATGGCAATTTTTAAATACTACATCTACAATCTCTGATTCGTTACAAATTATATTAACTAAACTATTAGAAAAATACATATCACTAATCTTACAATTATTATCAATACTTACGCCGCAATGATCGATTTGTGTTCCAATACCAACCCCACTAATATTGCTATTAATTGGAATTTTAAACTCATTGATTCTATAATAACCTTCACGAAGATATGTTAAGCAATTGCTACATAAATATTTAGACATTAAATCTTTATTTTCTTCATTAAGATATACATTTACATCATTAGCAGAATATTTAGTAGGATTATTATAAATACCTATAATATTTTTTGCAGTCTGTTTTGTAAATAAATCTTCTGCTCTACAACCACCAACTGTATCACTATTACCACCATTAGCTTTAAGAGCTTCTGGTTTGTTTCTAATGTAATTAGGTTCTCCTTCAGAAGCGTTCCAATCAGCACATCCTTTATCTATAAATTTCAATAAAAGATTTAATGCAATGCGATCTTTTTCTGTAATATGTAATCCATTTTGCTCATGAGATTTTAATTCATCTTTATCAATAAGATTCTTAAATAAATCAATAGCATCTTTATTCTCACTTGTAATTTTAATTATTTTATTAATTGCATCTGTAGCGTCTTTATTATTAATAATATTATCAATTTGCTGATTCATTGTAATTTTTAAATTATTAATAATATCATTTTGCACTGCGGTAAGGGTAGTTTTAGATATCATTTTTTCTTTAATTTCTTCTTTTTCTACATCTGTAATGAATCTATGTGTAGAATCTTGAATGATATCTTCAGGATTAACCATGTTTCTAATATCATTATTAGGAATAATATTTCTTGCTTGCTTATTTGCTTCTGATACTTTAATATCATCTTCTAATAATTTTATTTGATCTACATCTTTTCCATTAGCATAATTATTTATAGAATCTTCTATACGTTTAAATCTAGAATCAATATATTCCATTATTGTCATTCTTCTCATAATTATTCCACCTTCTTTTTGTAATAATATCTTGTATATTCAGGCGTTTTTTCTAATATTGTTTTATTATATAAAGTCTTATCAAAATTAGGAAAAAACTTATCCCCACCTATAACTACTTGATTTATTACTGTTATATAGTAATTATCTACAGTAATATTATTTTCAAGTATATCTTTATAAATACTAGCCCCTCCAGCAATATAAATATCTTTATTATCATTCATTGATAAAAGTATTGAAAGTGCTTTCTTTAAAGAATTATATGATTCGCATGGTATATTATGTCTTCTTGTTATTACAATAGTTTTTCTATTTGGTAAGGGCTTACCAATTTCATCATATGTTTTTCTTCCCATTATTACAATATTATTAGTAGTTAATTCCTTAAATTGTTTTTGCTCACCTTTAATATTCCATGGAATTTTACCATCTTTACCAATACATTTATTTAAATCATGAGCAACAATTACATTTATCATATTAATCTTTTCCTTCCAAATAAAGTACACTAGTAGCATTTACTACTAGTGTACAAGTATTTTTAAAAATATAAAGTATAAATAATACTAATAGATTTTTCCATATCACTTAATGCATCATTTGGAATATTAAGTAATGAAAATGGTCTAATGTCTTGTAAATATTCATATTTATTTGTTACTGAGTTGCCATCGCTATTCATTTTAGTAACTTCAACAGTTTTCTTCCATGCTGATATTAAAGAAATTTGGTTAATCTTAGCATTCTCTAATCCTTTATGAGCAATAAAGAATTCCCTACAATCATTATTAGTAATCTTCAAATGGCATTCTACATAACTTCTAGCAGCGTCAGCAGATGCAGTATTTTTATATACTGTACTTGAACTAATACTATCGGTAAAAGTACCAACAGTCGACATATAATTTTGTTCAAGTCTAGGGCTATTAGAAAATTCTTTAAAATAATATGCGTGTCTTATCTGACCATTATTTAAAGTAAGTTCAGTTTTTCCTTTGTACATAGATTCGTCAACATTATCTGCACTTACTAATGGATATCTAAATGGTACTAAATTATCAGGGGTTATCCAACTACAGTATTGTACATCAAATACATCTGAAATATCTAATCCTGCACCTCCCTGACCAACACAAAATCCACATATAATTCTTTGCGTTTCATCATGAACAGATCCTATTATATCTCCATTAGCATTTTTAATTGCCACTGTAGGATATGTAGTACCATCTGCTCCTTCAATTACCCTAACACTAGATCCATATGGAATCGCATCGTTGTTATTTAATTCTTTATCATATGTAGGGGTTGATTCTAGCACACTCCTATCTAAATTAAATAACTTCATAGCTGTTAATGCTGAGCCTGCAATTACTGTTTTATTATGTAGTGGCTCCCAGATACGTTCTCCAGTAGCATCATTAAAAAATTCTACTTTAGAAGTAACCTGTTGAGGATCTATAATTTTATATTTATCATTTGGGCGATAATGGTCACTCAAGTATTTAATTTTATTCATTTTTGTTGCCTCCTAATATATCACTAGATTCTGTAAGATCTTCAATATCCTGAGATCCAAATACATCATTATCATTTTCATCTGTAGTAAGAACAAGATCGTTAGGAATGCTTATACTTAATCCAGATTCATCATTTACAATAAGGTTTCCATTTTCATCTACAGATGCTTCAATTTCATCATTATTAAGGATTAAATGAATATTTTCATAATTATCAGTATACTTAATCATATTAGCATCTCTAACAATAATTCTAACCCTATCATCTATATTTACTTTATCGCTATATCTATTAGAAATTTGTACTAAATCAGGATATTTATCACTATATTTATGTCCAGCACAATCTGTAGCATCCATTGGATTTACAAATGCTGAATGCGATATATAAACATGATCTGGATGAAAATCCTTATTTCGATACTGTTGATCTTCCAATATCTTCACCGCATTTTCTATAGGATCATCAAATTTATAAATAGTATTAATTCCTAATAAATGAGTTTTCCATGATTTAAAGAAATTAATAATCTTACTAATATACTGCTGAATATAATTTGCAGATACTGCAGGGAAATATGAATATAGATATCCATAGCTGTAAGTATCAACACAATCATCAATAGCGTAAGTAATCTCAATAATATTATCTGCAATTTCTTTATGCATAGAGTCTTCATCTAAAGATAAGAAATACATTAATCTTTCATATAATACTGAATCTCTAGTTTGTAAGAAGTCAGTATATGTTTTAGCATAAGTACCGTCTTCTAATTTAAATGCTTCTTTATTGTATTCAGATACCATCAATGAATCATATAATTTTTTATAGATTTGATAAGTATCGTAATCAGAACAATTTTGCATCATTGTAATTAGATATTTATATATGGCTTCATTAGTTTTATAAATCTCTTGTAATTTATCATATGATGGTATATCTTGTGGAATATAATCTTTATTAAATGATTTCATAAATCTTACATTACTAATGATAATATAATCTCCTATATCTATCGGATAATCTTTGAAATTATATACTAGGAATTTAACTCTAGGGCTTTCATTTCCATTAGCTGTAAATACTTGATCTACATGGAATTTAATTCCTTCTTTTACATCATATATTCTACAAGTAGCATCGATGCACGAATCATCAGCGTCGCAAGATATTTGTAATTGGCCAGAAAAATTAGTTTCAACATCCATAGCCATATAGTATTTAATACCCTTTTCAAGCTTAGTATCACCAATATATGTTTCTGCAGAAAGATAATATCCGGAGCCAACAGTATTAGGTTTATCTTCATCTTCTTCTGCTACTGGATTAAGTTCTGGCTTTTTATAATACCAAGTATTTTCACCATTCATACCTATATTAGTATCTTGATAGGATGGATCATTATAAAACCAATCATTCTCATCCCATATTTTATCTGTCTTTTCAGGATTATATTTATCTTGATCTTCAGTAAATTTGTATCCAGCATTAACTTTCTGATTAAGGGTAACAATCATACTCTTAGTATCTTCGTATTTAGCTGTAGTCGATAAAGCAATTACGTAATTAGTATCACTATCAATTGTATAACGTACTGAGCTATCAGGAGCATATACGTATCTATTATCTGATAACGCATACCTATCATAATCATACTTATCATTCATTATAATATTATATTCAATTCCTAATGGATGCTTATATTTAGCAAATTTACATAAATTTTCTACTACAAGATAATATTTATCACCAGATTTATAATAACAATTATTAGGATCTATAAGATCACTTTCTGGAATATAAACTCCGTCACTATTTTTTACATATCTAATATCTGTATGGATTACATAATTAGTTCTATTATAATAATCTGTAAGTTTTTCATAATATATAGCTGGGTTATCTGTAGGATCATAGTAATTAGTCACTTTATTAGTTCTTATATAGCAAATTTCTTTATCATATTTATAAGTACCGTCATCTTGCTTTCTATAAAAATCTGTATCTACAAGATTAATAAAATGGCCATCTGAATGCAAAATATAACAATCTTCTGGCTGTACTTCGTGATTTTCATAATTAGGTAAATCTTTAACTAATACATATTGTTTTACACCATCTTGTTCTACAACCACATAGCAGTTATTAGGATCAAGATCATATTTACCATCTATTAATATATAATAATCGCCAAATTTAAGAATTTTATAATTATTATTATCAGTATAAAAATACTTATTATCAGTAATTTCTGTATAATTTTTACCATTATAAGAATAATAATGATCCGCAGCAAATATAAATTTACTATCCAAATCCTTAATAAAAATATTGCCACTTACTAATGGCGAATATTTTGTTCCATCATAAGTATAATATTCTGGAGAATAAGTAATATAATCATTTCCCACTTTATGGTATTTTTTATATATTACATATGGCTGATTACTGCGAGTAATATATTCATTATAATCCATTATATATACAAATTCACCCCTACCATCTAATACTTCCATATATTTTTCAGTAATTTGTATTTCTGGATCTTCTGGTTCTGGATTAGATCCAGGTTTGTAATCACCTCTTATATCATCTGGTTGGTATTTATATTTACCTAAAGTAAATTGTAATGCTCTATAATAATAATCAAATACATCATCTGTAGCCGTTATTGTTGTTGTGTTTGTATTATCTGATGTATTTTTACTAGCATTATTATCTTTCTTATTATCGCCTTTTTTATCATCCTTATTTACTATAGTAATTATTTTAATAATAATATATTCATGAGTACAATCATTAATATCGTTTATGAATTGTTTTTCATATAGTGCATAATCAAATGCATATTTGATAATATTATTATATGCCGATGGTATTAAGTTTGGTTTAAATATATCTTTTTGATAATATGAGTTATTTAAAGAATAAAAATTCCTTAAAGTAATCACTTGATTAAATCCATGCTTCTTTGCTTCTTCCTCATCGTATACAATAAAATCATCTAATGACATTTGGAATTGTGATAGCCATTTATCTAGCGCATCCATATCTGCCTTAAGATTAAATGATTTAATCTTCATACCATTATCAGTAAATTCTTTAATATAATCGTAATTTCTCTTTTTTATATTTTCATTAATATCAAAAATATTCTCTCTATCTGCTAATTTTAATATATTACCATCTTCATCTTTTGTAGTAAAAGCTAACGTATCTTCCATAACTTTATTTAAATCACCATTAAAGTTATAGCCTTTTACATACAATATTTGAGTTGGAGAATACATTATATTATCTTTTATTCCATTATAATAATACATTAATGCGAATAAATAGCATACAATATCCATAAATTTAAATTTATGGCCTACTTTAAGATATGGAATTTCAACAGTAAGTTTATCCTCACTATAATAATTATCAAATATCATATTATAAAAATATGATACTTGAAATGCCATATTTGTCATTTCAGTAACTGTTTCTACAGATACATATTTAGAAAGAACAGCGTTGAATTCATAATTACCAATTTTCTCTTTTAAATCTTCATGAACTAATCCACCATCCCAAGTATTACCCTCATCATTAAGAGTTATTTCATCATACGTAGAAACATATTCAGGGTCACTCTTATAATCTGTTAATGATTCATTTACTGGAACCTTAACAAATTTAAGAGCCGCTTCACTTGTATTTGCTCCTATTTTACTAAAATACTCTTGAGTATGATCATTATAGCAATAATGGTTATGATCATAGTCTTTTACCTTATAAAAGTAATCTGTTTCCAATAATGGGATAAAATGATAAACATTTTCCGCTTTTCCAATTTCTTCATATAATCCTGTTTTATTATTTTTAGCTACTGTCACTGCATTTTTCCATTTATCCATTATATATACATCTTCAGCATTATTAATAATTTTCTTTTTAGATATTTCCCCATTATCGCTTACAACGGATATTTCTTTAAGATATTTATCTTCTCTATAGTTACGATACTCTAATAATTTAGTATATCTTACTCCATTAGCGTCTTTATATTTACCATTAGAATCATCTATTACATATAATTCATCTAAATCATAACTAATATCATTATGCTCTTTATAAACATATTCACCATAATAACCATCAACAACATGCTCTTTAAGCATGTAATATCCAAATACTTTAATATCCGAGAATCCAAATAAACTACAGATATCTACCATATTTCTAGTACTAGATTTATATTTAAGCAGTATATTAAGATTTTTAAGCATTGCTTGCTGATATTTTATTGGTATTTCAGAATAATATGGAATACCATAAGATTCAAATAAGTATTTAATACATCTTGCATCAAATACTTTTCTATTTATAAGCATATCTGAAATACCAGATAATATATCCATTATAGTATTTACTAAGATGAAAATAATAATGAATTTATTATAATAATCTGACTGAAATTTATATGCATCGGAGTATACAGTTTTTATGACATAATCTCTATTTACAACATATGCATCTACAAATTTATCTTTCATATCATTATTATCAATAGTCGGTAATGCTAATAATTCAAAATTACCAGCTTTTCTTGCTCTGTATAAATTAATCTTATTATCTCCTAAAAATCTAAAATATGAATATCTTTCAGAATACATAGTTGATTTGCATAATTGAACATATGCATCTAATACACCAAATTCTTCCAGTATACCAATATCATAACTATCGTATGAACTAATTGGTGCATACCAATGGGATTCTGGATATATACCCTCAGGAATCATACTTATTAATTGCTTTCCAAATTTATGATAGTTTATAGGATCTATCTGGCTTTGTAATAATGTGTCTTCATATTCATAGCTGGCACCATCAATAATTGGTGATAATCCTATAAGGGTTCTATAATAATTATTAATTTCATTAAAATTATCTACGTACCAAGTCATCATATCATTAGTTATATTTTTTCTAATTTCGTTAGCCTCATCTATAGGTAATCCATTCAAGTATGAATTTAACAACTGCTTATTTTCAGAATATACTTTTGTATTTGTATATTCTTCAATTTCCGTATTTATTACCATTTTTTGAGTTTCAGTTGGAAGATATTTATATAATTCATAGTATCCAATAGTATTATTTTTACATTTATTATAAATATCTGTATTAGCATATTGATGATAATTAGCAGAATACTTCTCTCTCATATCTTTATTAAGAATTGATTGTAATGATCTATTAGCATCATTAACTGCAAAGAACTCTGTTAATGCCTGTAATCCTGCATTTATAATATTATTTATTGTAGATTCATCCATGATTAAAGATAATGAATCTCTTAAATCATCTTCTGGGAAAAGATTATATAAATCCTTATAAGTTGCTAATCCAGCTTCACAGGATTTATTAACTGAATCATAGGTTATATAATCATACCAATTATTTTGGCTTACTTTGGTAATGTATCCTCTTTCTTGCATTATTTCATAATGACTTAAGAATACGTTACTCATTGCTTTACTGATATTATCTAATTCAATTTTAATAACGTCATCAATACGAGCGTCAATATATTCTTGAAATTTATCTAAAGAAGAATTTATATCGTCAATATTTGCATCTTCGTAATTATTTAAGTATTGAATTAAGATTCTTTTTCTGGTGTATGCAGGTAAAGCATCAAACAAATCATAATATTTAGCTTGACTATCTTTACATTTTTCATATAATTCTTTATTATCATCTAACCATGTTTCTGGAAGGTTTTTAACATAATCAGTCATTATATCGTAATGATCAATATATACTGTTTGTGCAACTTTAGATATATTATTTAACTTAACTGTTCTTTCATGTAATCCTAATGAATTTAAGTACGCAGAAAATGCACTCATATTATTAGCAAAAACATCTAAATTTGTTGATTTCGTAATATACTTTTCCAATATTTCTTCTGGAATTGTATCAAACATTTCATATTTAGCTTTACCTTCAATACATGCTATATATGTTTCACCAGCTTTATATGATTCTGGAGTTTCATGAGATAATGCATCATCTTCATCTTTAATAATGCAATTCAATGCAAGATATTTTGAATAATAAATTAGATTGTCAACAAACGGATTATCGGTTATGGTTTTTTCTACATTTATCAATTTACCCAACCTCCTTCTTTAAATTAATACTATGTGCAAAAGCAAAAAAAATAAGTAGAGGAATTAACCTCTACTTATATTATAATGATCTACATCAACTGTACCATTTGAATAATGTGTTTCTTGTCTTACTAATTGTCCTTGCTCATATGTACTTATTTCATAGAATCCGTCATCATGTGCTTCGTATATCACATTACCATCCTTATCCTTTTCTAATGCTATAACCATTAAAATTCCCCCTTTTATAATTTCCAAATAATCATTCTCTCTTTAGTCTAAAACATTACATTAATAATGTTAATGGAGGTATTAATATGGATATCACAATGAATAATAATCCAATTATTTATGATCCAAGTAATGAGTTTGGCATATGCTTTGCACAAACCAGAGATACATTAATGGATACCGAGATATATAAAAGATTTATATATAATATTGATAATAAATTTAGAAGGTCTCAATTTTGGAGGGATTATAAGCAGCATCTTTATGATTTAGGATTATACAGAGATCAAAGGCATGCTTCAATTACAAGTGAAATGGTCAATCTAGAGGCACATCATAATATGATTAGTCTTGAATATATGACAATTATGATAACTGAGCATATGCTAAATTATAAAGGATGCGTTACTACATTTGAAGTATTACAAGAACTAGAAGAGGCTCATAGAAATAACCAAGTATGTATTATTATCTTAGATGAGACCGAGCATCAAAAATATCATTCTGATCCATCGGAATTTATAAGTATTAGGCAATGCTTTGGATTCCCATTTGATTTTATAAGTAAATACATAGATGGTATGACTCTTGATATTAGTTTTAAATTATTATTACAATTAAAGCAAGAAGAACAATATAATGGATCATTTAGTCCTAGTGAAGTTAAAGCTAGAGATCAAATATTATCATGGCAAATGTATAATAATAATTATTAATTAGCCACACATAATATTAATATATTATATTATGGAGGGACTATTATGGACAAATTTATTATTATTTCTATTATTATTGCAATTTATTTGGTTATTTTATTAGCATGGAGAAGTATATCTAGGGCATTAGATATTGCATACCAAAAAAATAAAATAGAGTCAGATAAGTTAATTAAAGATACACAAATTGATAATACTATTATTGAAAATTTAGATATGCTAATTAAAGATGTAATTGAAGAATATGTTATATTTGAGTTGAAGCCTAAAAACATATACTATATTACTAATAATATAGAAGCTGAGATGCGTGAATATATAGTAAATGAAATTACTGAACGTTTACCAGTACTCTTAATGAAGAAACTTGAATTTATATGCAATTCAGACCATATTGGCGACCTAATTGGTAAGCGTGTATATATGGCGGTTATGAATTATGTATTGGAATTTAATGTAAATAGTGAAGAACGACCAAAAAATTAATTTAGGTAGGGATTTACTCCCTACCTATATTTTTTATCATTTAATACCAAGTAATTTACACATATATTTATCTACATGATAATTACAGCCTTCATATTTATATGCCATAACCCCAAGCAAGGCTGCATCTAATGACTCATATATTCTATGAATATCACTATAGTCAATATATGGATGAAATACTAACGTTCCAGTAGGTGTAATATATTCTACAATTTGATAATCACCAACTTCATACGTATTTATAATTTTATCTTTATGATGATATTCTCGTTTAATAAAATCCATTTTTTCATCCGATGTTGCCGGTCTAATATCATCATTTTCTACCGATATCTCTTCCAATTTTGACGTGCTATATGCACCATGACCGCATGGTAAAAATCTTTTCTTTTTTGAATCTACAAAATCCTCTACAATCATTCCCAATTCACCGTTCCGTACAAAAATATTACTCATATTAAGTTCCTCCTTTAAATATTGTTTATTTTATAATTATAAATAATATTAAATAAAAATAAAAGTGGAGGGAATTACCCCTCCACTTTATTAAACCTCAATTGGTTCATAATCTTCAAAGATTATTTCAATACCATGCTTTTCAGCATATTTAATTTCTGTACTAGCACCCGTAGATCTCTCCCAATTATTAAGCATATATATTTTATTGCATACTGATAGAAAATGTAAATCAATTCTAAGAGCATCATCATAGCTAACAGAGTCCGGTATCAATTTTGCTATTTTTGCCGGATTAATAATATTCTTGTACCCAAGAGATTTAAGATACTTTTGTGCTCTTTTAAAATTCGCACGATAATTAGGTACATTGCTAATAGGGCCGCTAATAAAAATAGTATCCTGTGTATTGATATTACTACCCTTTTCCTGCAAACTTACTATCTTGATACCAAGTTGTTTTGCAGTTTTATATACTAGCTTATTGGTTGGTACAGCCTCCCATCCAGCCATTAAGTATACAATATCTATACCAGATAATAACTCAATATGCATTAGCTTTTGCTGAAACGTAAACAGCAACAATTCTGGAACTGCCAAATGCATCACGATATATGAGTTCCATTCTACGTCTTTACCAGCATTTATTAATTTGTTGCACGTATCCAATATTTTATTGTATATATCTTCACCACCATCAATCGGTGTCAATACGCATACTTTATTCATTTTAGTTACCTCCAAACTCATCATAATGATCAGCAATATAATGTGCTATCACATCAATGTTGTGCCTTAATCCATATACAAATATACAATCTCCTACAAGATTTCTGTCGCCTTCAAGGACAAATGTATCACCTTCTTCGCGTAAATAAATTTTATATTGCTTGTCCTTGTACTTAAGCATGAATGTTTTCTCGCCTTTAGTGGTTGTTCCTAAATATTCTATTGTAGGAACATATCCTGCAATACAACATTTAGTAGCGTTAAATCTCTCGATAGCCTCAGTAATCATATCAAGACCAGTAAGCTTTAAATTATTATAAAAGTAATAAGCGTCGTTAGTATCAATTGAAGCTATTACTTTATCTATAATCTTTAATCTTTCTTGTTCAGCTTTTCTTCTTGCCGCAGCTTCTTTCATTGCTTTGATTTCCTGGCCTGTATAGAAGACCATTTTTTCTCTTGGCTTTGACATATTGTTATCTTGCTGTGGCGATGGCTTCTTATAATCAGGTTGATATGTTCCATTAATCATAGCCCCAAATTTGTCTATAAAATCTGGGTAGTTGATTGTGGTACTATTAAATATATCGGCAAGCTGAGCTCTATAAAATGAATTAGCTCTCATTTTTCTTAAAGCTTTAGCTTCAATTTGCCGTATACGGTCTCTTGTTACGCCGTATTCTTTGCCGGTTACATCTAAGGTTTTTAACTCCACAAACCTTTTATACAGGACATTAATCTCTCTAGCACTAAGGCAATCGTGCATAGACTGCAAGATAATATCGCTTGCGTTACTCATTGGGATTCTCTGTACGTAATACACATCATCGACATCAAGCATATCAATTTCTTCTTCATTAGCATACTCTTTTATGATTTTCTCTACTTCCTTATTATGAGCAATATAGTAGGAAAATGAATACCTATATCCATTATTCCTAGCTTCTAAGAACTTATCTAGCCCGATGAGATATAAAGTTTGTTTCATATCATCATCAATGATATTATTATCCTCGATATATTTCTTCACATCTTCCAGTACCATTTCTGTTGTATAATTCTCAATTTTTTTCATCGGTAATTCCTCCAATTATTTGTTTTTAGCATTGTAAACTTCTTCATACTTATTTTTTACACTAATAAGTTTGCCTTCACTATATTCATACGATAAGTATTTACCATTAGAATTATAGTATTTAAATAATTTACCATCGCAGTTATATTTAAAGTATTCCTTTAAATCATTAAGCTGCCTTTCAATTACTTTATGGTCATTATCTCTTCTAACTACTTTGCGTATAAGCCTCCCATTTCCATCGTAGCTGAAGAATGTTTCCTGCTTGTATACCTCTCTCTTATAAGTAATATTATTATTTTCATCATACTTGCATATTACTTCATCACCACTAGCACGATTTAATGTATGAGTAATATTACCTCTTGTATCATACCAAATTTGCTCCTCAGTATCATCGGTACAAATAAGATTTCCATCCTCATCATATTTATACCTAAAATTAACTTCGCCAGCTTTATTTTTCTGACAAATTAAGTTTCCGTTGGTATCATACACTTCCTCATAGCAATAATCATTATCTTCATTAAATCTAGAAAATGATATAACTATTTTATTACTGAAATTACTAGCTTTGTAGTGAGCTACTAATCTTCTTGGATTTTTCATCAGTATCCCTTCCTTTCTCATTGACCCCATACTCGTTTCCCATCAGGTGAGTGTGCTTCCTCATATCCATTGGAATTCTTGTAGTATGCTAAATATCCATTTTTATAGTATCTAAATTCAGCCCAATATCCATTAGACTGCTCCATTCTGATAAGGTTTCCATATTTATCGTATGTATTTTTTGTTTCTATCCCATCACATAAAATATGTACGATATTACCATTACCATCATATTCAATTGAATCACCGGTAAATACATCTGCGATTTCTGTTGCCGATTTAACAATCTTCATATTTATCTTTCACCTCCACAATTATAATATATAATTATAAATTTTAATATTTAGAAATTCATAAAAATATGCTGAGAGGTATCACCCTCTCAGCACATATTTATCCTACAGGCTCTAAATATAAAACTTTCTTATTATGCTTAATTGCATATTCTATTTCTGATTTGGTACTATCACCAATATATCCATTTTTATTAATAACAAATATACTATCAGCCATATCTATTTTTCTTTTATGTATATCATCAAGCATAATTTTTGTTTCTTTATTTGCAAATACTTCATTATCACCAGAATGCCCAAACAATCCAACTGAAATTACAATATTTCCTTTTAAAGTAAGTTCTTTCTGAGCCTGCATAAATTCATCTTTAAATCTAGTGCTGCCACATAATGTAATAACTGGATATTTCATATTTCAATCCTCCGTATAATATAATTTAATATTACCGCCCTTTATTGTTTCTCTCATATTAATAATTCTTTGGTTAGATGATCCTCTGAATTTAAGAGATATATCTTTCAAATCCTCAACAAATCTTCCGTCCACTAAAACATCTATATTATTAATAATAATATTATAGCATATTCTAAAAAATATACTCTGTCCCTTTTCATATTGATCCTTTAATTCTTCTAAAGTGTATCCACTATAAATCCATATATCTTTCGAATCACCATATTTTTTTCTACATTCTTTAACTAATTTACTAACTCTATAAATATTGTTAAAGCATAAGGGTTCTCCGCCTAATATGGATAATCCAGTAATATAAGGATAATTTAAAGAATCTAGTATTTTATCTTGAATTTTATCATCATATGTATTGCCATAATTATAATCCCAAGCTATTTCATTAAAGCAACCTGTGCAATGATGTGGGCAACCAGATACAAATAGGGAGGTTCTAACCCCCTCCCCATTTGCAATATCACAATATTTTATTGTAGCATAATTCATATTAATCACTCCATTAGATTTTTATAAATGAAGAACTCTATCTTTTATTTCTTGAGTTCTACCTTGATTCCAAAAATGTGTACCTATATAACCGCATGTTCTTCGTGCAATACACATTTTATGCTGATCTCTATTATGACACTTAGGACATTCCCATACAAGTTTGCCATTATCATCTTTAACAATTTTAATCTCGCCATCATATCCGCATACTTCACAGTAATCAGACTTAGTATTGAGTTCAGCATATATAATATTATCATATATAAATTGAATAACTGATATTACAGCTTCTATATTATTTTGCATATTTGGAACTTCTACATAGCTTATTGCACCACCTGGAGATAATTCCTGAAACTCAGATTCAAATTTTAATTTACTGAAAGCATCAATCTTTTCAAATACAGGAATATGATAACTATTAGTAATATAATTACGATCAGTTATATCTTTAATGATACCAAATCTCTTTTGAAGATTTTTAGCAAATGTATATGTTGTCGATTCTATAGGCGTGCCATAAAGACTAAATGATACATTTGTTTTTGCTCTCCATTCATCGCATTTATCATTTAAATGCCTCATTATGGATAATGCAAATGGTTTAGCTTCTGAATTTGTATGTGATTTACCTGTCATGTATCTAACACATTCAGATAATCCAGCATATCCTAAGGAAATTGTACTGTAGTTATCTACTAATAACTTATCGATATTTTCTCCCTTTTCTAATCTAGCCAAATTTCCATCTTGCCATTGCATTGGTGCTATATCAGATGGTGTTTTCATAAGATAATTATGATCAATCATTAATGCTTCATAGCATAAATCTAATCGTTCATCAAATATCTTCCAAAATTCATCAATATTTTTTTGTGATGATAATGCTACATCGACTAAATTAATAGTACATACTGACTGATTAAACCTTCCATAAGTTTTATAATGGATGTAATCAGGAGTTAAGAAGGACCTACATCCCCAGCCGTTATAATACTTAAGCATAGAACGTTAAATAAGTATTATATCGTTGAACTAGACTATATCACATGCTTATTTCTTTTACCAAAATAAGACATCCTATCTTTTCGATTTAAAGGGGTTTACTCTACCCATCACCCTACCATATAAATGGTTCTATCATACTATATGGCTCTACTCTACTCACTTCCCGATATCGTATTTCTCGAATACCAGCGCTTTCGATAGTCGTTAGACTTTTATTATATACCTATATATTTTATAAACGCAATATTATAATTTAAATAACCTTTACTAATACCAAATAGCCAATTATAAACTGTTCTTCTTGTTATTTTTAACTTTTCTGCTAATTGAGTGCCAGTATCAAACCTTTCAATAATTCCATTTATATAAATTACAAAAAATGGTTTATATTCTTTAATACTATCACCATTAATTCTACTATACAATTCATTATATTTTCTGTCGCACCATTCAAGATTTGTATAATAATTATTTAATTTATTTAGATCTTTATGATTAACTTCTGGTAAATTATAAGGATTTGGTATAAAATGCATTGCTACTAATCTATGCCTAAAAAATCTTTGCTTCTGAGGAGTATGATTTTTACAATATAAACATATTCTAGCGTATCCTGCAGAATTTATATCTCCAATTAATAAATTACCATTTAACTTATTAATCACTTCTCCATATTCATTTATTGCGTATATATTTTCCCATCCTATAATATCAATCCACATATTATTTATCCTTTCATTATTTCATATATGCGCTAATAATATAGGTATATAAATTTAGTAAGGTAAGTTATCTTAATATCAGGTCAGTATATTAAGACTTTCTCCTTTTAGACAGGTTTGCTAATATTATCACTAATATTAGGCACAGGTTTTGTTTATGCATGGGTATGCTTTAGGCACAATATCAGCCATTTTTAATTTATACTTCTTAATAATATCTTTAGTTTCATCAGGAATAATATATTCCTTATTAAATCTATTATCAACTATATTTTGAAGCTTATTGCATTCTTCATCAGTGATATTTTTAAATACGTTTCTTCCCCAAATATGCTCATCACCCCACTGATCTCTACGATCCTTAATATGTAAGAGTTTTTCTGTAGGATACTTTAGCTCTATTAATTTCTTCTCAGAAATATAATCTGGAACCATTCTCTTTGCAGTGCATTTTGCTGCTAACTCTGTAAGATAAAAATATTTAGAATCTTTTGTTATATTATCATCCTCTAATACGTATATAAGTTTAGGGAAAGCAGGAGTTATCCAAACACCCTTTTTATTCTTAACGCCCTTGATTCTTTGCTTTAATACCTCTTCAATTACCATTGCAAGGTCTTCTTTTTCTTGCTCTGTTTCCGCTTCATTAAGATACATAAATAAAGTAACAAATGGAGCTTGACCATTAGTAGTTGCAAGTGTAATAATCTGATATTGAATAGTCTGTATACCACTACTAATTTCTTTTCTCAGTCTTCTATTTATAGCTTCTTGCTTATATTCATCTGGCACATGATCTTCTTCAACAGCTTTAATAATAGCACGACGACTAGCCTCAACAAATTTTACTAAATGGTAAAGAGATACTGATTGACCGCCATATTGTGAAGATGCAACTTGTGCCATTGCTTGGGTTGCGATATTACATGCTGTTGGAAATGTATGTGGAGTATCAATTTTTGTTTTACTGATAACCGTACCATTTTGAAGCATATCATCAACATTATCCAAGCAGCAATTAGTTTCTTTACAAATTTTATAATCACAATCGTGAACATGAATTAATCCAGCATCATGAGCATCCATAATATATTTAGGATATTTCTCTTGTCTAACCATTGCTTTTGATACTTCACCGGCAATATAATCTCTTTGCACAGATATAATATCTGAATCTTTATTTGAGTTTTCCTGTTTAGTTTCCTCATCCTCATTATTTACAATTGCATTGACTTTATTAAATAAATTACCATTATCTCTATTTTCTTTCTGCTTATATCTATATAATACGTATGCTTTGGCAACCTCATACTTATTATAATACATGATTAGATTTTCTACCATGTCTTGAATTTCTTCTATATTTAAAGCTCTAGAAAATTGTTTTGCTCTTGATTCTATAGCATCTGCAATATTATTAATCTGATCATCAGATAATTTATTTTCTAATACTTCTTTATTGGCTTTTGAGACAGCCACTACAATTTTTGTTTTATCAAAAACTGCTTGCTTTCCATTACGTTTAATTACATACATATTATTTATAATACCTCCTTAATATTAATTTAATTACTTGTCCTAAGAATTATAAAATTTAAGAGAGTGGAATTAACCACTCTCTTATAAAATTTCTAATAACATAGTTTGATAAATAGTCAAGCATTTCTTTATTACTATTAAATTTAATTCATTAATGGCTTATCCTTAGTAGGTTTTGATAAGTCTTCATCATCCTTATTTGTTACTGCGTCTTTATTATTAGCATATTTTTTAATTTCCAATGAAGTAATAGGATCGCTTAATAACACTGTATTATTTGATGGTAAAATTTGCAGGTGTATTTTCAGTATTAGCTTGATCACCATTAATATCCTGTAATATTCTAAATAATACATCCATTTGAGTAATAATATAATCAATTTTCTTATTTAAATTATGCCTTTTACTATTATCATATTCTTTTTTATTATTAATAAAATCTGTATAATTATTGTTTTGCATTTTTAATTTTTGCACTTGCTTCTTTTTACTATCTCCGGATAATACGCTAATCGGTATATTTCTGGTAGATAATTCTTTTTCAAGATCAATAGTCTCAGTATGCATAGGCTGATATTCAGGGTTCTTCATAAAATTATTATAATGCTCTATGATAATTTCATGTGGAATCTTTGGATATTTATCTTGCTCTGAAGTAAACATCATAGCGCCACCGTAGCATCGCTCATTTATAACTTTAGTATTATCGACCGTATATTCAACTGCCCATAATGTGCCATACCATACGTTAGAATAAAACACATTTATTTTAGCATATAGGCGACCACTGTCAGGGCATTGTAATATAATAGTCGGATTCATAATCATTTTATTACTAACTTTTTCTGCTTGATTAATATAAGATTTTGCCATAAAATTATCCTCCATTTATTTATAATTAAATAAATGTAGTATTAAATATTAATTTATAAATTAAATGCTTCCTCAATATCCAAATTACTAAACTTGACAGTCGTATTATGGAATTGTTTCATGGAGGTATTCTTTAGTCTAGAACCAAATATATCACTTGCTAATCCCACATTAGAAATTCCTAAACGATTAAATAAGGTTCCAGCACATTTTTCGCATATTCCATTTTTAGATTCACATAATGAGAAGTATCTCATTTTAACAGTTTTCCCAATAAATTTATCTTTAGTATCAGATGTAATTTCTACTAAATTAGATCCTTGTTTAACAAAACTATACATCCAATTCTTAATATTCTTTTTAGTAAGAGTCACATCTATAGTTCTATTAGTTCCACAATCAGATCCTTTAGGTAATACTTTTACATGCTGTAATCCATAGAGGATTTTCTTTTCATTATATCCGCCCTCTTTAGTTTTTACAGCACGGCTATAAGGGCCACCAACTGCAGCATCGTTTGCTTTAACAAGATCCTCTTTAGATAAGCCAGACATATATGATGAAGTGACCATATTAAACGACCCATCAGTTAATTTAACAGTGCCACGAGAAACATACATGTTTTTGAAGTTGTTTCCCCATGATGAACGAGCGCCAGAATTAAACATGTCGGCAGATGGATCATCTTTTAATAATTCCTTTGCATAATCAAGAAGTTCTTTATCAAGAGCATCCATTGCTTTAATATCTTTCTTCTTTATAGCTTCTCCATATTTATCTTTTATTAACTGTTTCTTCCTAGTCTCGATTTTATCTGAGATTAACAGAAGAACCATTGTATGAGATGGTGATAATGCTGAAGTACAAGACATGTAAATCTGAGATTGTATTATAAAATCTTTCAACTGCTGTACAGTAATCTTATCTTCCAATTTAGCATATGATACTAATTCATTTATTTCATCATACTTATCAGCAGTAATAGACTCATTAATATATCCTAATACATCAGATATATCTTCTATGCAGCCCTTATTAAATATATATAATCCAACTGTAGTTGTAAATTGATTTTTATTCTTCTTAGTTTTACCATAAGATCCCTTAGGAATTTCAATAATATCATATGTATTAAATCTTGGGCCATCTCCAAAATCGGCAAATAAATCCATTATCGTATTTTTAGCCGCAGCCTCATCCTCTGTTAAGGATAATATATATTCTATGTCTTTCGGATTTGTAATGTGCTTAGGCTTACGTATTACGTGCTTTGGGGCATTAATTCCCATTATAAATCATCTCCCTTCATAAATTTAAAAATATATAGGGTGGTAAAACACCACCCTATTATGTATTACTTAGAACCCTTAAGAAGATGATATGTTGTAATAAGACCAACTTTTCCATCCTGTTTTTCACCAACAGATTTCTGGAATTTCTTTACATATTTAGTTAATGTAGCATCCCAGCATCCTGTTACTGGAAGTTCTTTATATCCATATACGTCATGTAAAGTCTTTCTAAGCCAATTGATTGCAGTAATACAGTTATGAGCTTGACCAGACCAAAGAATATGAGTAGATGCAAATGCCTGCGAATTAGCACCAAATTTATTATCTACAGTAAGAGTCTTAGTATCAAAACCTTTATTCATAGCTGCCTGCCATTTACCAACTCTAGAATTATTAAGATAATAATTCTGATCACCGATATATGATTTAGAATTACCAGTATCTTTATTTGCAGGTACTTCTTTAGATTTAGTATTAGAATACTTTGGTCTTATAACACAGCAAATAGAATTAGCAAGTCTAGTCCTACGCATTACACAACCACCATTACTATCATTACCAACAGAAGTATTACCCTCTATAGTATAATAAATTCCATTTTTAAAGTCCTCAATAAATCCTATATGATCAGGAATTTTATTATGATCCCAATCAAAAATTACAATATCCCCATATCTAGCTTTAGATTTATCTACCGTGAGTTTATTTTTAGCAGCCCAATTTTTAATAGAAGGGCAATAAGCACTCTTTTTTCCATCATAAAATAATTTAGAAGCTCCGCACATTCTAAAAATATCCCATATGAATGCAGCACACCATCTATACTGGTTACCACTTACAGATCTACCATAAAAATGCGTGTTAAAAATAACATTATTACTATTAGCAGGTTTCTCTTTAGTACCTACATAACTAATAGCTTTATCTATAATTTGTTTTGCTGTTGCCATTTTAATACATCCTCCTTGCTATAATTTTATTAAAATGTTAAAAACAATAAAAGATAGTAGCAATTAAGCTACTACCTCTAAAGGATTTATGTATTCAATATTTATACCTAAAGATTTAGCGTAATTAACACAATTTGCAGTTCCACCTTTATTAGAACCATTATATATTGCAAGTAATATATCATTTACTCCTGTTAATCTATCTACCATATATTCATTTCTTTTTTGCATCTTATATGGTGCGTATTCACCATTACATACATAAACTATTTCATCGGCATATTTTAATATGCAATTATATATTTTTATAGAATCCTCATTCCATTTTAACTCTTGTCCCTTAAATGGTATTGCTGATACTAAATGTATATTATAACCCTTTAACTTTAAATTTACTGCGACTATAGCAAATATAGTATCAACCCCTAAAGCCATACCGGTAATACATTCTACTTTATGCTCTTCATCCTCTTTTATGGCTTTAAGTATACGATTATAAATCATAATATATAATGCCATATATCTAGGATCTCTTAAGTTATATCCATATAATTTATCATATCTATGACCAGTTACAGCTATTTTAATCATATGCAAATTTCACTCCTCTTTATAGTAATTTATCATCATGTAAAAATAATAATAAATTTCAATTATATATTATAATATAAATAAAAAGAAATGGAGGAATTTAATATGGAAAAACCAATATACGTTCATTACGGGCATAAGAAATTTTACAAGGAAATGTGTGGACCTATAGAAAATATACAATTATTTACAAAACCTAAGGGGGGGGGTCTGGGCATCTAGAATAGATGCTGAATTTGGATGGAAAGATTGGTGTATTGATGAAGAATTTAGAGATATTGATGAGAATGATGCATTTATATTTAAATTAAAAGATGATGCCAAAGTATTATATATTAATAATACTGATATACTATATACATTACCAATGACACAAAATAAATTATCATTACTGGGCATTACTATATTTTTGGATTTTGAAAAATTATCTAAAGAATACGATGCAATTGAAGTAAATATTAGTGAATGCCGAGATTTATATTATTCATTATACGGATGGGATTGCGATAGTATATTAATAATGAATTCAGATATAATAGAAGAAGTAAAACAGTAGGGGCTTAGCCCTACTGTTTTTATTTTTTGTTAATTAGAGTTTATTATACAGATTAAACGAATATAATGCGAAATTAATACGGTTGCAGATAGTTACTTTTACATTCTTGATTAGCCTTCCTTAATGTATTATTTTTTAATTTTCCATTATTACTATAGAAAGCGGTATATCTACCGTTGGTTTAGTTCCATATGCATATAATGTAATAGAACCATTTGCTTGGGTTATTTTAGCAATGCTTGCTTTCATACATGCTTTAACTTGATCATCATTCGCATTAGAACCCAATCCAACTTCAACTATATTACTTGCTGTAACTTTTGGTATATTAATAGTACATGTGTATGGAGCAGCACCGCCTCCCCACCAACCAGCATATGCAATAGCAGTACTACTATAAGGAGCAAATCCTAATTTTTTCCATTGTCCCCAATTACCACCCTGCCTGATTCTATAATGTACTTGTTCTGTAGTCATACCTAAAGCTAATTGTGTAGTATAATTAATATCCGCACCCTGAAGCGTCATACCATAATACCAATTAGTACTAGGCATATTACTACTACTATCAGCATACTCTTTAAATACAGTTCTTTCTGTTGTTGGGATATCATTAAAATTTCCAACTACCCTAGGAGTTCTTACAGAATCGGCTGAAGATGCATTGCCAGTTAACGTTCCTTTAAATGTACCATTTAATACACCAGATATTGTAGATTCCCCATCTTTAGTGCATGACCATTTAACACCATGAGAATTATCGCTATCTCCTGCAGGGATTAATTTTAATGTAGTATCTCCACCAACACCCTTAATACCAACTGTTCCAGGAACTCCAATATCACCAATCTGAGCATTATCTCCAATTTCATTCATTTTCCCGCTAGGAAATTTTACCGGATTATCGAATACCGCCTTAGCATCTTTTGAAGGTGGCGGATCAACTTTTTGTTTTAATGCTTTTAATGCTTCATAGTTATCATTAACAGCTGATTTTATTTCATTCATATCGGCAGAAGTTACTTTATTCTTATTATCAATATCCGGCATTCCAACGATATCTTCTTTATTAGTGTAAGTAATCTTCTTCATTCATATCACATCCTTTTCTAATATAATAATGCATTACGCATGCAGCATACGACTAAGCATATGCTGCAAATGTACTTATAATGTAAATTATAAATAGAATATCATTTACTACGTATTGTCATTAATTATATGTAGAAAATTATTAGTTCTTGAACTTAATCCATTGAGAACCATTGCCGTAATACATTGGTACATCCCAATCAAATGCTGTATCTGCAAAATAAAAACAATCATCAAAGCCTGTTAGGAATCGTTGATTATTTTCAATCTTTGGTGCTGCAATCTCTGTAGAATACTTTCCTCCAGAGAATAAATTACTTTTATCAATAATAAGAGTATTAGGATTATACACATTTTCCGGCGCAGTAAATTTAGATATACGAACTTCTTTAATAAAACTACTTGATGAAGACGTATGTGTCGAATCGAGTACATATATATCATTATTATATATTGTAAAATGAACAATTTCACCCGTATATGAACCGTGAGAACTATCAATTACAGGGTGTATTGATTTTAACGATAATACCTCGGTTTGTGTATCAGTATCGTAATCATACATTGCTAAATACCCAACATATCTGCTGGTGTATTTATCTATGGTTTTGCCATTTATCATATATTTGGAAAATATTACATGGTTTTTACCATCAAACATATTAGTTTCATATGCAGAATTTCCATCGAATATATGATATGTTTCATCGTCTTTACTGCTACTGTTATCCTTATTTTTAATTAATACCATGCTACCATACCTATTAATAGTATAATTGTTATTCATACATGATACAATCATTGTTTCCGTTGAGCCGTTTAATTTATAAATTCCTTCAAGTTTCGCTATAAACATTTGGCCATTAAGTATAAATGAGAAATTTTTTGCATTTCTAGTACTAATTCCGTTAAATGCTTTATGCTCATATGTATTAGTACCATAACTCAATTGCGTGATCGCGACATTATAATATATTTCACCATTATATACATCAGTTATACTTGCATTGTTATCTTCCATATTATCTTTTGTGCAGATAAGCGTTATTGTTTGACCATTCACAGCATACCAATAATTATCATCTGTAAGGATGTATAAATTTCCATTTAAGAATGCAATCTGACTATAATAATTGTGATCATTGGGTATATTAGTAAATGGTAATATAACACTTAGTACTCCAGCAGCAAGATTCTTTTTATCAGCATTTAAATATACTCTTTCATATTGGTTATTGGTTTGAACCCAAATTCCTTCTTTCTTCTCAGGCTCATCTAATTGCGTATATAAATTTAATCCAGCGGCATCACTAGATGCCCCCCCCCCTGATTGGAAGTCTATTAATAATTGGCATAATATTTCCTCCTTTTAATTTGCAAATAGGGGCAATATTATACCCCTATTTTAATTTTTAAATTTTATCCATTTAGAACCATCACCACAATACATCGGTGCGTTCCAATCAAATGAAGAATCTGCAAAATAAAAACAATCGTCAAATCCAGACACAAATCTATTTTTATTATTAGAAGAAGTAACAGATTCTGTTAAGTTTGAAAATGCAGTAATATATTTGCCGGCTCCAGTTTCGCCACGCTGTAATATTAATGTATTAGGTTCGTATATTTTTTCAGAAGCTTTAAACATTTGATTATTTTTAAAATAAATACCGTTATTATAATATGTTAGACTATAGCCATAGGACCAACTACCACCTCTTATCTCGATTGGTAGTGTTCCCATAATAGTCCATGCATTATTTACAGGATTATATCTACAATAATATTTTTGATGATCATATCCACCAAATACATATACATACCCATTATATGCCATACCACAAGATTCATCTAACCTATATGGTCCACCACTACATTGGGTAAATGAGTGACCATTATATAAATATAAGTAGTTATTTATTGAAGAGTAATCAGCCCCAGCAAAATAAATCGATCCATTACATACAGTCATCGTATATACGCTAGAGTTCCATATCTTTCCTTTATTAATAGCTTTATCATTTATAATATCATACTCATATAAATATGTATTCATATCTTTGTATATACAAAAATAAAATGTATTATCATATATAACCATACGGCTCAGACCGCCTAATGCACCACGTATTACTTTATATGTAATATTATTGCTTGAATCTATAATTATAATGGCATGATAATTTTGCGCTGTCGTATAACTATCATTATTAGAAAAATATATTTCGCAGTATATATATATTTTATCATTGTAAAAAGCACAGTATGTAGCACTTACACTGCATAATGTGTTATAGAAGTCAAGCCCTTCAAAAGCACTATTAGGAATATTAAATTCACCAGTAGTCCATTCATTGTTTTTTCCATATGCATATTGCATTGAACGTCTACTATTATCCATAAGCGACATTATATACATTGATCCATTCATTTCAGCTCCACAAAACCAATTGATTGGATATTGTATATTTGTTTCCCATACTCCATCACTACGAAATATATTATCGTCTGTAATTATTTTCTCATACTGATTATTGGTTTGCACCCAAATTCCTTCTTTTTTCTCAGGTTCATTGGGTTGAGTATATATATTTATAGCACCTTCAGATGCCCCCCCCCCCAATTGGAAGTCTATTAATAACTGGCATAATATTTTTCCTCCTTAAAAATCATCTTATTTCATATAAAAAATAAATAGTATACTGGTGCAAATTATATTGCACCAGTACATTTATTCTTAATTATTATTTCTGCTTAGTAGAATCTTCTGTAGTTTCAGAAACATCATTCTTAGTATCCTTTGACTCCTCTGTTGGTGCTGATGTAGCCGGATATGTAAATCCAGTAATCTCCTTATAATCAGTTTCAGATAATTTTCCTACTTTTACCAAAGTAACCAAACGACAAATTGGCCAAAGTCTTGGGTAGTATTTCTTTGATAAATCTCTTGCTGTGAATGCCATAATATATTTCCTCCTTAAGCTAATACGTTTTCATTTAAGTCAACACCGGTCATAAGTGCAAGATAATCTACATCTGCACGTAACTTATCCTGCGGAGTTACAGTTGGTTCCGGAACCGTTGTGATCTGTTCAATCTGTTTCTTACAATTCTCTTCATAAGTTCCTTCAGGATCAATCGGTTTTCCATACTGAGCATGTTGAGTAATCCAAAGGTTTCCACCTAAATAGATATCATATCCATCGTCAAGAATCTCATACTCAATTTTCTTGTTGTCTAAAGTTTTTCCACTATCAATCTTAGCCATATTGAATAGTCTCCTTTCACCATTTGATTGTAAATAAAAATATTTATTTATTAAATTGTTTTAAAAATTATAAAATATTACTTACTGCATAACCAAGATACTTTGGTAAATGAATCATCAGATTCATTATAAATATAATGATTAGGCTGATAATACTCTGAAATAGCATGCAATTTATCATTATATACAAAAAAACAAGCATACCCATGTACATCATATGGAGCATCATTTAATCTGGTAAAAGATTGCCCATCGTAAATATAGTGAAGCTCATTTGTATATGATTGCGAAAATATATGTATTTTATCGCGGAACACAACTGGACATGGCGTCATATATTCCGGTAAAGTAAATTGTGTATAACTAATACCATTGAAACTATATGAATAATCTGAGTTTTGCAAAAATATATATAGTAAATTATTATACTCAACAGCATCTGATATATATCCATTATAATCAATACCTGCCGTGCCTGTACAGGTTTGCTGCTTATAATCATAGAATGCACCATAATAATATGTATATGAATCACCCCATGCCCTTGATAATGAAAATATTTTATTATTAAACGGTATAAATAAATAATAATACCCACCAATACAAACCATATCGTATATTTCAGACAACTTACTGGTTTGTGTATTATATTCATACATATCTCTATTAATAAATATATATAATTTATCATCTAAAACTATTGGATACATACCCTCGGATGCACCAACATCTAGATTATAATTAGTAATATCAGTCCATGCAGTACCATCGTATTTAACCCCATAATATTCATTTCCATTAGCAGAACTATTATACCACCCATCAAATCCATATAGTACGCCATTATAAATAGCATAATGACGTATAATATTAGCAGGAAATATTACATTGCCTCCCTTTATCCATTCTCCGGAAGATGCACTATTTAATACCCCCCCCGATTGGAAGTTTATTTAAAATTGACATAATTAATCCTCCTATAATATTATAATATTTTATTATTCGTATGCTCGTTTAAGAACGCCATTAATATTGCCATTATTTATATTATAAACTTTAAAGTTATATATTGCTGTAGCAGTATAATTAGTAGTATTAAATTTATATAATATATATCCACTTGCATAATACAAATATTTATTTTTGTAATTAAAATACATTACTGATAATCCTTCACCATTGTTAAAATATATGCTCGTATCTTGAAGCACTAACCCATAGTCAGCAATACCATAGTATATCCACATAGCTCTTCCGTCGTTAATTATTTGATATGCCATCATTTCAGGAATATCATTTGTAACTGGCTGTATATCAGTAACTGGGCATAAACTGCCCGTATCGCTCTCACCACAGTATTTAGGATTTCCATGGTTAATAATATATGTAATAGATCCATTATCATTAAATATATACGAAAATGTGTAATTACCAGACGTATGAACACCAGCATTATATACATATTCGTCGCCCTCTAAAGCGATAAGTTGATTATTATATAACACTGGATATAAAAATCCACCGTAGAATCTGCTAGCAGACACATAAGCTGAACTATTATGGTATATTTGATTATTATTTACTGTAAAATACCACAAATACCTATATGGGTAGAACAAAGTACCTGAAGTACCAGAATCGTCAGATGTAGATTCGTATATATACAGACAGAATATATTATTTATCTCACTTACTACCGCAGCTTCTGCTGTATGGTAATCATTAGGGCCTAAATTATCTTGCAAAGTATAAACTTGTGTTATAATATTTTGTTTATCAGTTATTACAGCTATTAATTTTCTAATACTAGAATCACTAGCTTCAATAAGATCTGTATATATAATAATATCTTTAAAAATAATAAGCGGAATTCTTTTTGGAATGCTACCATACCATACAGTTTTATAATATTTACCATCATTAATGGCATTAGTTATTTGTTGATCAGTATATGGTTGTAGCATAGTGTAAGTATTATCGCCATTATTTAAATATATAGTATACATATATTCATCATTACGATTATCATATACGTAATCACCATACTTATTCATAGTAACTATACCTTTACCAGATGCTATAGGTATATTAATAGGAATGATGCCATCATCAATCTCTTCAAAGGCAATATGTGAATTATAAAGAATATTTCTTTTTTGTAAATTATTTGATTCACATAATGCGGGAATGGCATTTATCCCCCCCCCCGGGTAGCTTATTTATAATTGACATATCTTTCTCCTTCTAAAATTAAATTAAATATATTTAATAAGGACCACCATCTATAGATGCAGACATATTAAAGAATTTATAATTTCCGTTATTATCATCATATCCATAATAGCTTACTATGGAAATTCTACCATTATAGCTATTAGTATTATATATCATAGTTGAAACTTCCGATTCTCCAGTAGTCACTACATTATTTTCGCTACCATTAAGATAATATTTATTATTTTTAACGTATAACGATTTACTGTCTGAAGACATATAATATGTCTTTCTACTATAATCATCTATAAATATAACATAATAATCATAAAATCCAATATTAAGATTTTCTTGTTCCGACGAATAACGATAATTATATAAATCATCTTGTAATCTATATATACAATTACGATATTGATCGTAATTGTCACTACTATAACTATATACATAATGTGCTATATAATCATTATTAATGTACTCGATATTTTTAATATAAATTGATGTATATAATCCGCATGTGTCGCTAGTTAATGTACTAGTAATAGAACTATGACCATTTATTTTATACACGTATATACGATAATTTGCTGCTGCATCGGTAATAAAATATTTATCATCTGCAAGATAAAAGCTAGGAATTTCATCCCATTGAGCAGAACCGCCAGGATATCCAACTGTAATATGTGTTCCGTATTGAGTATTCATTTTCCATGTTGCATATGTATTAGGCGAATTGGCATATATCATAAATAAAGAAGATTTATATGTATTATTGTATGGCTCTTTAATACTAATGAAAAAATATGATAAATCGTCAGATACCCCACATATTGATGCTCCTTCATTGTTATATTTATATTCTTCATCCATATTCGGACCTATAATCTTACTCATTTCATATTTACCATTATTTAATTCTAATACGCATATATATATTTTATAATAGTAATCATACTTTAACGATATCGCAAATACAATGTATTGATCGGTATTAGCGAACATAGGACTACTAATATAATTAACTATATATGTATTACCATCATTTATTTTAGAACTATAATTATAGTTAATTAAATAAGTATGAATATCTTGAGTCTGCGTTATGGAATCACCATTGTATTGATAAATGTATTGATCATTATTATAATTATAAGCGTAAATATAGCTACCATTTTTTGTTGCTGATGAAAAAAATATATTGGATGGGGCATTAATAGTAGTAATTGTACCATTGTCATTAAAATTATAAATATTACTGCTACCGAGAAAATACTTCCCACTTACCCCACTACTACTATTCATAGGAAAACTAAGCATCCTATTTATTCTATTTAGTACAGGCATCTTATCGCCTCCTTTAATTAATAATAAAAAAGAAGGCAAAACGCCTTCTTTAATTTTTAAATCTTATCCATTGAGAACCATTTCCGTAATACATGGGCGCTGCTTCAAAAGAACCAGTGCCATAATAATAACAATCATCGAATCCAGAGATAAATCTATTTACTCCGGAAACACTTTTAGTTAAATCAGCAAATGCTGTCTTATATTTTCCATTATCCTCACCACGCTGTATTATTAATGTATTAGGATCAAATACATTATATGAAAGCGAGTATTTAATTACTTCATGAGAATAAACATTTGAAGCTTGCATGAATATATAAATATCATTATCTACTGCTAAATAATATGAATTTTCTGGTGAATATCTGAATGCTGGATCAGCTAATTTAATAAATGAATTGTTAACGGTATTATATTTATAATGATATTTATATCGAGTGCAGCATAATAAATGTAATTCATTATTATATAATAATAAGTAAGGGGTATTATAAGGAAAGTTATTAGTATCAATATCAGGAATAGAAATTCTTGTCCACACACCATTGTATCTATATAAACCATAATCACTGCCACCGTTCACGTTTATATCTACATAATATATGCATCCATTATATATAACAACCGGATCAATCGTATTATGACTAAAATAAGTAGGGCCGGTTATTATTGACGACTTACTTACAAAATCATATATATTAAATGAAATAGTACTACTATTATCATAAAATCCGATGCATAAATGATCATTATACATAAATGGTTTACATAATATTAGATTATGCCCATAATCAAAATATGATACATTATATATTTTAGTTGTGGTCTTATTAATTATATTATATTTATACACAAACAGATTACCATCTCCATATGAAGATGAACTATACCCTAAATAATACAAATAAGATCCAATATTACATATATTGCTGCTTGTATTTTCCCATACATCGTATAATTTACTACCAGTATCTGTAATAGTCCAATTATTAATATTTATAATATATATATGATGATCGACATACATATATACTACTCCTGCGTATTGATATAAGTATCCCATACCATTAGGCGTATTTACAATATCACTTACGCTTGCCCATACATCATTATTTTGATTTAATATTCTAGCATCAGTAATTATTTTTTTATATTGACTATCGCTTTGTATCCAAATGCCATCTTTTTTCTCAGGTTCATTCATCTGAGTAAAGATATTTAATCCAGCGGCACCACTAGATGCCCCCCCCCAATTGGAAATCTATTTATTGTAGGCATAATATTTCCCTCCTTAATATATAATTTTTGGAGGCAATATTATGCCTCCATAATTTAATTCTTAAACTTAACCCATCTAGAACCATCACCATAATACATCGGTGCGTTCCAATCAAATGCAGAATCTGCAAAATAAAAACAATCGTCAAATCCCGAAACGAAACGATTATTATTGCCCTTGATAATTTCAGAATTATCATTTATAGCTGTTAAATAAACACCGGAATTTGAATTTCCCCTATTAATAATCAATGTGTTAGGAGAATATACTTTTTGTGGTGATTGAAATTTAAAATGCTCTGCATTGCTAGTATTAGAAGGGTTTCCTGCAATCATGTGTAAATCACCATATATAACACATCCATTATTATAATAATACTCATGGGGTAATGTACTTATTTGAGTAATTGTATTTCCATCTGTGATATAATGGGCACTTTTTAGAAATATATGCATTATATTATCTTTAATACATGCGCCACCATTCATACTATTATAATTTGGAATTTGTAATTTTTTTGATAATGTATTAGATTTAATATTCTCTATACTATTAGTCGAGTATAATATTCCATCGCACAATACATATACATTACCGTTAAAAATTCCAACAAATAACCAACTGCCAATAGTTTGTTTATTTTCATATGCTGGAATAACTTCAGTTACAGAGAAGTTATTATTAACTTTACAAACATTAATAGTATGCTCATCTCTATTATCATGAACGCAATATAAAATATTATTATAAGATATTAAATTGCATTGATAAGCCATGTAATTATAAGAAATGGCTACTCTTTCTGCATTTAAATAATTAGAAAAATCATTATTTTTGTATCTATAAATATACCCTAAAGCGTCATAAAATTCACCACCAAATGCCATATATAATTGGCCATTATAAAATATAGCACTACCTTCATTAGATAAAAAATATTTTGGCGATGAACCCAATAACGACCAGGTTCCATTATTATATTTATATATTCTTTGCCGAGCATCTGTTTGTTCAGCGCCAACACCAAGTATTGTATAAATTTCATTATTATATGAAACACTACATGCTGCATATGCAGCTTGAGGTAATGGAGTATCGCTACTCCATACGCCACTTTGATAATTACTATATTTCTGATTAATTAATATATGCTCGTATTGATTATTAGTTTTAATCCAAATACCATCTTTTTTCTCAGGTTCATTCATCTGAGTAAAGATATTTAATCCAGCGGCAC